AGTCATTGTTTTAGTTTTTGTAGGAGTTTTTGTAGGTGTTGGAGTTGGGTTAGGAGTTGAAGTTACATTAGGTGTTTGTGTTTGAGTAGGAGTGTTTGTCTGTGTTGCAGTATTAGTAGGTGTTTGAGTCATAGTCATTGTTTTAGTTTTTGTAGGAGTTTTTGTAGGTGTTGGAGTTGGGTTAGGAGTTGAAGTTACATTAGGTGTTTGTGTTTGAGTAGGAGTGTTTGTCTGTGTTGCAGTATTAGTAGGTGTTTGACTTCTAGTCTGAGTTTTAGTTTTAGTCTGTGTTGCAGTTTGAGTCGCGGTTGGCTCAGGAGTTGCGTTTACTGTTTTAGTTGGGGTTGATGTGTTAGTTGGAGTTTTTGTTGGTGTCGGGGTTTTTGTCTTAGTAGGTGTTATGGTAGGTGTTACAGTAGGGTTAGGTGTTGGGGTTACCTCAATGAAAGACTCAACACCCGTGGATGGAGTTAATGAACCTAACCAATAATCTAAAATCTCATATGTTTCTGGTCCTCCTGTTGAGAAAATAGGTCCGTCAGATAAAACTTTATCTATTTGAGCCTTTGTCATTTGCTTTTGGAAAATTTGGTCTTTTTTTCCTTTTTCTCTAACTAACAATATTACTTGGTAATTAACCACACATTCTGAACAACTTGAGTAAGTTATTTTACCATCAGAAAAATAAATGTTTGTATTACCAGATGTAACAACATTACCAACAGTACCACAAACAGTAGAAGTTTCATTTATGTTAGCCAATAATACAGTACCATTGGTTATATTTGACGGAGCATAAGTGAATCCAGTGATTCCATCACAAGTTATAAAATTATATAAATCAATTTGTCCCCCTGAACGTAGTTTAACTAATTTACTTGTTGGAGTATCAAACGAGCCTCCTACAAGAATATCATCAATTGAAGTATTAATTAATTTGTTAACGTTATTGTTAAAACCAACATTCATTACAAATGTACTATCGTAGGTTCCGTCAGAGTTTAATCTAATTATATAATCTAAACCACAATGATTACCATTATCATCGTCATAACAATCAAATAATCCTGCAACAACAATTTTACCATCAGATTGTAATGTTGCCGATGTTACACCTTCATCAAATCCATCTCCGGCCGCGAAAGAATTAACTCTATAACCGTTTGGATTTATTTTTATAATATTTGTAGCAATCGCCAATCCTTGGTAATTAATTAACCAATTTTCAGAGTCTCCTCCTCCAAATACAATTAATGAACTATCCGATAAAACTATAATATCAGTTACGTTAGGCGTTGATTCATCAAAGTTAAATCCTCCTTTAAAATTAGAATGAACAGTTCCATCTAAATTTAATGCCACTATACCTCTAACATTAGTTCCGTTATAGTTGGTAAATTTACCCCCAACGATTATAACTCCGGGTTTCCACTCTTTAATAATATTCACAGGCCCGTCTAATCCTATACCGGCCTTATTGATGAAATCATAATCGAATTGTCCGAATGAATTAGTTTTTACTATATTAGTACCACCATATCCAAATGGAGGACATGTATTGTTTACGCAAAAACTGACTATACTTGACTTAACGTTTGTTCCAACGGATACTAGTCTTCTTAAACAACTTTTTATATATTTTCCAGTACTAATTTTGAGTTTTTTTGTATATCCTCCGCAATCAATATATTCGATTTGTTGATTAGTGAAACCAGTATTTATGAACTTATAGCAATAACAATCACCATAAGCAGATAGACTTACCGTATCACATATATAATTTGAAGATGAGCCTCGACTGCCTCCAACTCCTGAATCGTATAATGAAAATGGATTCGTAATATTTCCTGTTAACTTGTAAACGTCAAGAAAACTAGTATTAACAAATATTTCGTTATCATAAACAAATATACCTCTTAAGTCAAAATTTGACATTGACGATTGGTTAGTTTCATATAAAATTAGTCCTGAAAAAATATCAATCTCATATAGTTTTTTGTTGTATCCGTAAATTAATGTGTCATTATTTGTTTTTATAATATCTCCGCAATTTTCGTATGGAATATTTTGTGGGAATGTTATACCGTAAAAACCAACACTTTCAACTGATGATTCAAAAGTTAAGCTATCACCAGTTGCTGTTATATCAATCAAAGCAAAGTATTTATCAACAATATTTGTAACAAAATTTGGTGACCCAACAGTAAAGTAATCTACGGTAGTCACCAAATATTGTTCATTGAACACCGCCAATGATTGCCCAATAATATTATGATAATCTCCATCTGGTGATATTATTGGTTTTATTACAGGAGGATAACTTAATGAAAAATTAGAATCCAATATTTCATATTCATGTATTTCTGAATTACCACTTATAGATTCACTATAACATTCCACACATTGACTGTCAAATCGATATAGTGAACATGAAACCCAAACTTTACCAGTTTCAGTCACATTATCATAAACGTACGCAATATTTTTTGGTTTTTTTGCCGAGCCATAACCTAACTCATGATAAGTCAAAACCGTTGTTGTTTGTGCAGTTACGTCATACTTACTAATGGTATATGCAACAGTTCCGACATTCCCACTTAAAAATAAAACAACACTTGGACATGATGAACCGGTGTGAGAAACTGTGTATACATTTGAATAAACAAGGTCAGAATAACTTACGCCGGCTAAATTTAAATGACAAGTTTTAATAATTCTAAAGTAAACATTAGAACTACTACCTGAAAATAAGTTCCATGTGGTAAATTCATAACTACTAAGCCAAGTATATTCACTAGTACCAAAAGGGGCTAAGACGTATTGACCTAAAGCACTGGTTTCAAAATTATCAACAGACCATTCTACCGCAAAAAAGTCGGTGTCAGGATTGTATAATGGAGTGAATCCTATAGTATATGATGAACCATTACTAGTTTCTTCATTATATGTTACCGAAGTTATTGATATCTCGTTACAATCTAATACCGGTAATTCACCGCCAATAACTACACTTCCATCACGTTGTGCTGATATCGTATTAACATTCGTAAATGAATAATTAAAATTGAACGATGAATCAATTGTTCCGTCAACTTTTATTTTTGCAATATTAGAAACTGAATCATTATTATAGTAATTGAATTTACCCCCAACCAATAAACTGTCATCTTGTTGTACTTCTATTGATTTTACATAAGAATCATTGTTGTAAAAGTCTTGGCTAAGTCCATTACCGTTTGAAAATGGTGAATCTGAACTAAAAACTCCAAAATCAAAATATCCTCCGGAGTCAATAGGTATATCGGTGGTACCCGCATTACTGAATGTCTCCGAATATGTATCACTACCATCACTAATACCTCCAAAAGGGTTTATTTGACCTACTATTGCGTTTTTATCTACTTTTAAATCAACTTTTCCTGGATTTTCTTTATAGAAAGTATAAGTATATGACAATAAACTACTATCAGTCGCACAATTAATACTTCCATTCCATTTTGCACCGTATGGGGCGGTTACCACCATAACCACATTATCAGGACCACTACCGTCCGCATATATGTTATAGTTTTCAACATCACCGTTAAATCGATAATTAGTTTGGTCTAATGTGAAAGATATCTCGGCAGAATCAACACCGTATGTACCATAATAGTAGTATTCGAAAGTAACAGGAGTACCTAAATATGATTCAATATACACCAAAGGAGTAATCAGTCCAACTAAAGGGGTACCGCTCTTTTTGGTTATTGGAATTGTTACAACCCAAGTTGTATTTTGATAAAGATTTAAACCTGAACAATCATAAGTACCACAAGAACAAGTTCCTGATATTGTTGTTGGGGGTAAATCATAATAACAATCAACCAATTCAAATACGGTCTCACCTGAGTTATTTAAAGCAGGATTTATATTCAAACACACTTGATTTTCAATGCTGTCTGGAGAATAACGTAAAGTCATAATTCCTGACTTAAAGTATGTTGATTTTAAATTAACCGTTTCATCTATTTTTAATTCATATATATAATTTTCATTTTGACCATCCAAAATGAAAACATTTTTCACAGATTCGGCTTGAGTCCTAAATGAAACATCACAACATTGAGGTATTTGAGCAGCTCCTGTTATAAAAACATTAAAATCACCCTCAATATATTGAACCACAGGGGCTGTGTAAGGGTAAGTCAAATTAACTTTATGTAAAGGTACTGACGTAGAACCAACCCCCATATAATAAAGTTCATTATTTGATATAAAAATACCAAGAGGATTACCGGCGGAGACTGGTATCGGTATATCTATCTCAAGTTCACCACTAGGATAGTTAAACTGACTAATATAAGAGGGAGAACCATTGATATCGTTAGTTACTACAATTAACTTACTATTCGTGGTAAATATTGAACCGAGCAAAGGTCTTCTATCTGAAAATAGTTCTATTACAGGTGTATAAATCGCAATAGGTAGTGATATGTCCACTTGTAAAGCATACACACCTTCAGTAAATGAACCACAATAAAGTATTAAAGTGGTTTCATCAATAATTGTCATATTTAAAAACCACCCTCCGATTGGAGGAGAATCAAGTTGAATTTCTCTGTTATATGTAATTGTTAATGGACTGTATGTTATATTATATTCTTTTATTAAATATGGGGTAATTCCAGCGCCTGTACCGATTAACAAAAACATTTTATCTAGCGTACGTGATATTTGAATCGGTAGATTACCTATAGAATAGTCAGGGTAAGTAAATATTAATGTCCTTGTATTGTTTATAGGATTATAAGAATACACCTTATCTTCTGACAGATAGAAAACTCCACACTGTGTTTTTTTAACTGGTTGCGCTTTGGGTATCAACGAAACATCGTTACATTGAGGTATTTGACACATACGTTGAATATACGGTGTAATATCCATTATTCGGATAAAACTTATATCGTAAGGGTGAAACTTATTTATTTTATATAAAGTATTAACTCCTTGAAAATAAGTGACCAAATGGAGCTCTCCATTTGATATAAACAAATGACTTAAAAATAAGTTAACCTGTAGGTCCAATTCAAGTTCTCCGTTAATATAATTGTATTGAGTTATATATGTGTTACCACTATGTGAGTTAGCGATAATTAACTTTTTATCGGTAGTTAATATTGGATTACCTCGTATAAAGCTGGAACCGGGTATAAAATCGAATTTTCTAGTTATTACGGCAATTGGTAGTTCTATATTTACTTCAATCACAAAAACCTCACTGTAAGAAACAGAAGAGAAACTTATCAAAGTATTGTTATCAATTGCGGTCATTACCTCGAGCCAAGCTGTATTTGGATTTAAATCCGCATAAATTTCTCTATTAAATGTTATAGTCAGCGGACTATAAGTAATATCATATTCTTTAATAAACGTATCACCTGAAATTCGACAAGTTAAAAACATCTTATCTAATGTACGAGACACCGACCTTGGCTGGTTAAAGTTACTGTATTCCGGATAAGTGAATATTGAATAACTTACATTATTTACAACATCGTAAGTATATACTTGGTCGAATTGTAGGTATAATTCGCCACACTGTTTTTTCTCGTTATACGGTACAAATTTTGAAACATTCGTGATATTAATTGTCGGTGAATCAACTACAAAATTACTTGGAGTTATATTCACACATGGCTCTGTACAATTCAATGGTGTAATTTCCATATTATCTTTTTTTTATTGTGATAACTATTTTATTTTTCTTTATAAATATCTATAAAATAAAAAAGGAGGTCTAAGTGACCTCCTTTTTTTAAAATACATAGTTTTTAATTTACAATGTTTGGTATCAAATTACCATTTGTTGTTATACAAGGATTTGTACCTCCTATAAATCTAGGTGATGACGCACCATAAGGACCTATGTTAACAAAATTAGTAGGTGCTGGAACGTTATATGAAGTACCAGCATAATTTCCATTAGTTATATTTATCGGTCGATATGCGAATGGAATATTACAATCATTTGCCCCTGACCCTATACCAAATAGACTATCGTTATAAATAACAGGACTAAACTGATGACCCACACCATTCCAAGGATAAGTTCTTATAAAGTTTATAACGCCTGACGCGTAATCATATTGTAACAAACATTTAGCGTTATCAGTTTGACCCCATCCTTCAGTTGCCAGCATTTGCATACCCATTATAATTAAATTTCCTTCATCTGTTAATACCATGTCACCAGTAACTACTACTCTTCTATTGGCAATCATTGTAATAATTCCTTGAGTTCCTGTGGTTACAAATGTATCACCTCCAATAGGTAATGTAAGAATTTCAGTAACTTGAGCATTTGTCAAATTTAATGGGTCTGCAGGATTACTAATATCCAACTCAACTATTTCGACATGGTTTGTTACTCCAGCAGGTTCTCTACTTGTAATAAGAGTATTATTATTTCTAACTGCTAGACCTTTACCTATAATAAAACCTAAAGGTAAATTAATTCGTCTAACATAAGTTACACCGAATATTCCATCTAAAGTAACACTCAAATTATATTCAAAAATGTTATATTGAGGATTAGAACTAGTTATCTGTCTGAGTGAAATCCACATTTTACCAGTGTTACTATCGTAATTTAGAGTGTGAGCTATATCCATACTGTATCTATTACCAGTACCTCCAGCCCATGAAATACCTGGTGTGAAATTAATTTGTTGTAAGCTATTACCTGCCGGATTTAAAGCGTAAATACTAAAAATATTTCCCGCCACTGGAGAGTCATTAAGACATGGTGCAAATATTACAAGTGGTCTGCATCTAGGGTCAACAAATGTGAATTCCCAATCGTTACATTCAGGGAACGATGTGGCCCCTCTTATTAGACCATTTGTTGGCATTTGTGTATAAATTTCTTGTAAAGTACCTCCGTCCTGACTTAAAGTCCAAACACTCTCACTAGTACCAGCACCTCTAGTTATATAAAACACACCATCTTGTATGAATATATCAGATTCAACATTAATATTAAACAACATATTTAATCCCGTTAAATTAAAATCACCATCAAATGTCGCCGTAACATCATCGGTAGACCATTGCTCAATGTACAAGCTAGTATTATCTCTACTTGTGAATATTAATTTACCTGTTGTTGTTCTAAGGATATCACCTGAAACAGTTCTTCCTGCTTGTAAAGTTAATAATGTATTACTAGTTATTGGGTTAACTGTGTAGTTTGATATTAAAATACTTTGGGTTCCATTAACCGTTCTTGATACATAGATTCTGTCTCCTGTCAAGTTCAACCCTAAACCTTCGCCAATACCCGTTACATTGAATGTTGTGGTAGTTGGTCCCGAAATAATACTTCCGGCAACAAAATCGATACCCCAGTATTGGATTGTTGGATTCGCGGTAAATAAATTGTAACCTAAAACAAGTATATTGTTGTCTTGAGACGCGGCAACATCAGTATATGGGGTTGTAAATACTCCAGGTAAGAATAACGGTATAACTGTATTATTTGTTACATTATATGCCCATAAACTATTTGTATTTGTCGAATTAATTAAAACTGAACAAGGTGGTAAAGGTGGTAAAGGTGTTTGTGAAGGTGTTCTAGTCATAGTTGATGTCATTGTTGGAGTTTGAGTTCTAGTTTGAGTTTGAGTTCTTGTTATAGTTGGAGTTTGAGTTCTAGTTTGGGTTGGAGTTCTTGTTACAGTTGGAGTTTGAGTTCTAGTTTGAGTTTGAGTTCTAGTTTGAGTTTGAGTTCTAGTTACAGTTGGAGTTTGAGTCCTTGTTTGGGTCGGAGTCCTTGTTTGGGTCGGAGTCCTTGTTACGGTCGGAGTTCTAGTTCTTGTAGGAGTTGGTGTTTTAGTCTTAGTAGGTGTTGGAGTTGGTGTTGGTTCGCAAAAAGAGAATAAAGAATTACATGAGGTACCTAAAAAAGTAAATGATGTGTTATTTATGAAATTGACTGTAATTGCCGAAGTCCCGTACATTTCAGTACAAACAAAATCTTGCGGGTTTCCATCCGATAATATTCCTATAATTTCTGAAGCGTTACTGTTGGGTAATTGACAAACTTTATACCTATATCCGCCAATGGAACCCGGAACTGTATTGATTCTCGTCGCCCGAACGCATTGACATGGACAAACAGTATCTCCGTCATTATTTGTTTGACACAAAATCTGGTCATTTCTGATACTTACTCCTTGAGAATTATTAAACGACGAAGGAGACGGACTAACATCCAATATTTCTTGGATACATAACCTAAATCTACTTCTAGGTGGTACATTTAGGTCATAAGCTTCATTTACAATATCACCACTACAATCTCTATATCTTAATCGACCCCAACCACCAGTTACTGAAACTGTGTTATTGAAAACAGGTGCATTATTTGAAACTTGTACACAATAACAAGGTAATGGTGGTTCTTCCCATGGAGGACAATTATATTCTTGAGCCCCATTATTTATGGTATAAGGTCCAGTACAAGCTGAAAATGTAGAAGCTATTGTTACATTACTTGATGAACTAGGAAAAGTTCTAGAACATATTTTTACAGGACTTGTCTGAGTATAACCAAATGATGGGAACATTGGAAATGGTTGAAGTGCGTTTCCTGTTGCACAATCAACAATTCCGGTTATTTCACCAGTTTGGTTATCTTCATTATATGCACTAAAACAAAAACAATTTGGTCCTGCACAACTATTATTATTAACACATGACTGTACTCCGTCAGGCCCCAAAGGTGATACCACAACACCCGCTCCATTAAATGTGAAATTTGTAGTCGCATTAACACATACTCTAGCACTACCTTGTGGGTTCAATGTTACAGAATTTGGATTTAATGAAGAACAAGCTGTGAAAAATGCCTGTCTCTGTGAACCCGCCGAATTGTATATCATGTAACACTGGCAATTAGTTGGTGGTGGTTGTATTTGACAAACAGCGGTTGCGGCATTAATATAAAACTGAGAGTCCAAACTTGTTAAACCATCTGAACTAACACATAGAGATTGTAGTCCTTGTGATAAAACCGGTGTAAATGTAATAAAACTATTGGGGGGATTATTGAAATCAGTAGTTGCAACACCAGGTACGTCATTCGGTAAAAATGTCATCCAACCACAAACTCCAGGGGATGGTTGTTCGTACTGACCAGTGGTGGTATTAACGAACACCTGACTGGTTAAATAACTGGGATACGAACATATCTGTTGTGGAACTCCTGCGGTTAAAGTAACAGACTGAGTTCCTAATGCGTTGATGCCTGTGGCACACACCCCAACATTCTTACAATCGAAATATCTCAATGAGATGGTTTCGGGATATGGAATAACTTGTTGAGGTGTATTAGGTGGCCATATATATGAAAATTGGTCATAATTAGGCGAATCAAGAGGGGGATTATAAAGTACTGTGTAACAATAACACTGGTTACCACCACCTAATTTTTGATAACCCCCTTGTACTGTTACAGTGAAAGTATTGTCATCATCTGTTAAACCTGTGGTTACACTGGTTATATATGTTTGGTTATCGTTGTTTGAATCCCCATAAGTTGACATAAAAACACCTGAAGAATCAATTTCAGAAGGTATTTGGTCGGGTAAAATGAGACCTCCTGATTCGGACCCTTGGTCCAAAGTCAGGTAAGAATTTGCGTTAACATATACGGTATCATATTCTTTACCATAAAAATTAAATTTAAAACCTTCAGGTAAATCAATCGAGAAGGTATTTCCAGTTGGCGCTCCGCTATAATTCATATTTTAATTTTTCTTTATAAATATCTATAAAATAAAAAAGGAGGTCTAAGTGGCCTCCTTTTTTTATGTAATAATTAATAATTAACTTATACTTGTAACATTTATAGGTAAATCAACAGTTGGACATGCATTAGCAATACTAACCCTTCTTGGTGATGAAGCCCCCATTGGTCCTGTTAATGTGTATTGACCAGGGAAAAGAAGAGGAACCGTTTGATTACTCAGTGATGTAGTCATTGCAGTAGGTGTACCATTATATCTAAGTACTGACCATCCGACAGGATTTGCTCCCGCTGTTGATTGTATTAATACTCGGTTGTCATATGAGAATACAGCACTATTAATTGGATTTGAAAGTCCGATTGGGTCCAAACGACGAGCATGTTCTAATGTTCCGGCCAAAGTATATTGTAATAATATTTGGTCAACATTACCACTAGGGTTAGCACCTAACTTACACTTGATAATTAATCTATTGTTATCCGTTAATGTCATACCTCCTGACACTACTATTTTTGAACTAATATTAATTGGGTTATTGATTCCATCAATAGGTGCATCATTAAGTGTAATAACAGAGCCATTGGCGGGTAATGAGAATAATGTTGTCACCTGTGCGGTTGTTAGGGTAATGTTATTACCTGCGGCAATATTAAGTTGTACAATACTTGTAGGTGTTGCAAAGGTACTTGACACCTGACTATATCTACTAACAATTAACGTGGTATTATCTCTAGCCGCCATACCACTACCAGGTCCCCAATTTATAGTTCCGGTCATTAACGCGGCTCCGATAGTTATTCTTCTATTATACGTAACAGTAAATCCAACTCCTTGAGTAAAGAATAAAAACCATTCATCGATTAAATAAGGTGCCGCTACAGTAGAAACATATGCGTTACTATTAGTGTGTAAAATCCATAGTCTACCCGTATTTGTAGTATAGCTTAAAGTATGAGTAATATCTATTTGATAACGAGCACCGACATTGTGGTTAACAGTTATTGTAGAAGGTAAATTTAAATTCAATTGAGTATTACCTAATAAACCTGTTGAATACCAAGCGGTTATTGGTCCTGGTTGAGTTCCGTTATTATTTGGTGCAAACTGGTTATAACAATAATCAACATATATTGGAGCACATCTTGGGTCAACCGGAGGAGCGCATTGCCATCCAAAAGGATAAGTTTGAGTTGTCGCACTACATTGATAATTTTGGTCTACTATTGTTAGATTAGAAGGTATAAAATATAATGAACAAACTAATATTTCAGGGTCATTAGGAGCTATAAAAATATCAGTAATTAAATCTCTGTTACAATCATAATATTGTAGTTCAATGACATCAGATGTATTATTTTTAACTGAATAGCAATTACAACGGCCGGGACAAAGGAATTCCGTATTACTTATTTGAACACAATTTCCATCAGAAAGTATACCAATTTCAGCTATTATTCCTGGATAATTAAAATTACTTGGATAAAGAATTCCTTGTTGTACACATGTATACGGTAATGTTTCTCCTGGTAATATAGGAACTGTCACCAAAGAATTTTGTCCAAAACCTGGTTCAAAACATTTTTGCCATGTTAAATTTTGAACAGTTGTACCGGTGTTTCTAAATCTCACACAACGACATTTTTCAGCAATCTTAAGTACCGACGGATTCTTAACATAGAATGGTTTTTTATAAACACTAGTATCAAAAAGTGTCCTGTATTTATCCTCAAAATTCAATAATAGAACAACTTCGCTAGGACTAATACTCCTAACGTTACCATAACCATTCTGTCTATTTCTTAATGGAGAAGTTTGGGGGGTAAAGGTTCCGTCATATGCAAAATTATCGTCACCATTAACAATTCTAACATTTGTAATTAAACCTGAAACATAAGAATTAAGGGATTTATTAACCCCAACTTTAAATATAGTTTCAGTACTTGCGGTTAATCCACTTGTACATCCTGTAGTAACATCATCACTACCATTAATGTACATAATTAAATTATCTGTACCACAATCATTCACAACCGCAATATTATACCACTCATTGGCATTCAGTTCAGTTGTTGATGTTAATAAATTACCATTATAGTCAAATGTTATGAAATTATCATCTCCTTCGAATCTAATCTCCCATCCATTATCATCACCGTCTTTAAATGAAATAATACCACCATCTGTACCGTGATTACCTAATTTAAACCAAAATTCAATTGAAAAATTACCAGTTAAATTAAAATCTTCAGAATAATTTGAGTATATAAAAGTACTTCCATTCAAATTTAATGAACCTTGACTATTTGGATTAAAAGTTAAATTGGGGCTTCCATCTTGATTTAACTTAAGAATATTACCAAAATTAAATAAGTCTCCATTATCCACTGTTTGTAATTCTGAACCTCCTACCACTATAGACCCATCAGTTAATTGTTTCAATTCACTAATCGTAAGAGCGTCGTAGGTATTTTGTTCAAACTCATCATCAACAACTGCCGATTCTAAACTTGATAAACATTGGTCACACTTTGAATATATTACAGAACTATTTAAAACAGTTGTAACTCCAGAAATATCCGAATAATTTCCCTCAGTTAAAGCGGTTAAAATAACCTTACAAGGAGAATTACCATAAGGTAGGTTAATAACCGCATTTTGATATAACAACTCTTGCTTACTTAAAATTATACTTTCGGTACCACCAGAACAATCCGAAATTAAATAATAAACACCCTTAGATTCAATAACTTGTTTAAAAGATTTATAAGGTACATATTCTATTATATTAGGTACTGTCCATCCAGTCTCTGTATATCCTGATATACCAGTTATTAATGCAGGTGTATTAATGAATACTAAATCCCCAGACGAGTCGTATACAATATCTATATGGATTATATCACCTTTGATATATCTACTATCAGCAACTAAGGTTAACGTATTTCCGCTACTTAATGGAGTTAAACCTGAAACGGATATTATGTTGGTTATAGCGCTTAAACATGTTGTGCATGATGAATATTCATAAATAGCTTCAGTATAATATGTCGCAGCGGTTGAGGTTGATGCTGTAAGATTTACCCCACAAACTCGTTGATTTGGACTCGATACGTTAAAAATAGTGTAATATTCACCTTCATTTAAAACATAATTAGAACCTACAACATAGTTTATTGGGTTACCTGTGAGGTCTATTTGTGTACAGTCCTCAAAATCATAATAATAATTAAATGCCATGTTGATTAATTTTCTTTATAAATATCCATAAAATAAAAAAGGAGGCTCTCGCCTCCCCTTTATATATAAAATTTATTTTTTAATTTACCGAAATCTTTCTGATTTCTACTGTTCCATCTGAGTAATGGATATGAATTATATTAAGTCCCTTTTCAAGTATCGCTTCATCAATGCTACCGTATCTAATTGGTTTTTCATATAAATTACTAAACTGTCTAACCTCAACAAATTTAACTTCAGGTGTATCAATAACATCTCCATTGTTAACCGCAGTTGCAAGTCTTGTTACAGTACATTCAACTTGGTTATTTGCAAGGTTACTATCACCTGTTCCCCCATTTACAGTAAGAATTCTTAATCTGAAAGTGTTTGTTGAACCGAGTGGTAAAGCACAACTGTTCGCACTAAAACACGCGGATGCCGATAAATAAGATACACTTACTCGATTAGTTGGTGTTCCTCCACCCGGTAGATAAATCCACTGGCCCGGAAGTAATGGACCTTGCCAAGAACCTGGAAAAGCACCATTTGGGGGTATAGGCCAAGTTCTGGTTGCTTCAGGAATATTCACCCACATTCTGTCCCAAGTAAATGATGTAATTGGAACTGTTCCTGTATTTGTAACTTTCCACTGAAAAGTAACTGTGGTTTGAGTTGGTGAAATTGTGGTCGAAGGTGTTGATGGTATAGTTAATGATACTGATAGGTCGGCACCAGCGGCACTTGGTTGGGTAACGTTGAAACTTGCTTGTCTTGTATTATCATTTGGATTAGTTTCTGAAATAGTTCCCATAAAATTAGCCCTACTGATAATATATCTGAGCCCCGTAATGTTACCAACATTATAAGTTATTGTCTCGACATCTGTTGCTACACCACCACCTAATGTACCACTTGTGGTACCTATGATAATATCATCAGAGTCACCCCAAGTTGTATTAGTTGATAATCTATGCTGAGTCATTACTTCAACTGCCGGATACGTTGGGTTCTGTGTTGCAATTGTTGCTGAAATTGTAATATTAGAGCCAACTGTAACAGTTGCGGGATTTACAGTTAAAGTGTTAATTAAAAAGTTATGAACCAAAGTTGGTGGTGGTGGTGGTGGTGGAACAATTCCTCCTGGATTTGGTGTTGCAATAATAGCATCTCTTAAATTAATTCTACCATAACCAAGTTCATTACTTCTTGTTGACAGTGGCCAAGTTGAGTTATTTGTGTAACTATATCCCCCAACTTTTTCAGCCGTTGTTGCAAGTATTTGTAAAACTTGGTCATCAGTTAATTCCCAATTCTTGTAAAAACAAAACGCAGCAGAAGCCGCAAATATCGGGCAAGAGAATGATGTTCCACTTATTGAGGTATAATCACCTGTACTATATCCTGCAGTTCCTGGTCTATCGACAGTTCTAATTTGTGTGCCAGGGGCGGATATATCACAAATTTGACCAAAGTTAGAAAAACTAGCTTTAAGGTCAGTTGATGATGTTGCTCCGATACCCCAAACTCCACTATAATTAGCGGGGTATTGATTTGCAGTTCCTGAAGAACCATTACCTGATGAGGCAACCACAACCATTCCTTTTCCACCTCTTGCCGTTGTTCTTGCCGCTTGGAAAGCTGCGTCAAGGGCCGATGAATAAGATGAACCACCATATGACATTGCAATTGCAACACAAGTTGGATTAGCCATAGCCGCATTAACGCCATTAATTTGAATCACATCTGAAGTAGAAAAACTACCTCCAGCAAAAACCTGAGACATAATGTTAACAGGCATTACCTTAACCTTATTATTACCAACACTACTAACTCCAATACTGTTGTTTGTAACTGCAGCGATAGTACCTGAACAGGTTGTTCCGTGTTTATCTTCGGCATTTACATAAGGAATGTTCGTAGTACTGTTAACGGCATTAAACGGATTTGTTGTGTTACCGGCCAAATCAGGAATAGTTAAATCAAGACCTCCATCAAACATTGCAACACTAACAGTTGGATTAGTTGCCGGAACTAAATCCCAAGCTTCATCAGCATCAATGTCTTTGTCACTCGTTTGACGTAAGTGCCAACATTGATTAAATTCCACATCATTTGGAATATAATCAAGTTTCATTTCAACCTTTTGGTCTTTATAGACCTCTTTAATAAACGGTAAGTCTTTGGAAGACCTAACGAATGAATCTTGAGTTAAATTTTCAGGTAGTAATACAACATACCATCCAAGTTGCTCAAAATTAGCAACAATCTGAGCGTTACTTCTCTGAATAAACGCCTGAGTTTGGGATTCCATACCTTTTTGTGGAACCACCATTACTTGTCTGTCAATATTCTTGGATAAGTCATATTGACCATATCCGAGAATAAAGGATAGACAAAGTGTGAGTAATAAAACGATTTTTTTCATTTTTTTATTGGTTTAATTGTTTATTATCATTTGACCTTGTAAATGTTGTAGTCAGACGATTTCGGCTCTTCATTTTTGAAGAAATATTTTTCTTTCTTATTTCCATAAGTTATTATTTTTGTAAATGAGTCAGGTACAGTTGCCCCTGTCGATAATACTTTTGAATTTTTACTATAATTCATCCTGATTTGAACTGAGACTGTATTAGTTTTTGCGAGTTCTCTCTCGTGAACCTCAAGAAGTCTCCACGTACCTCGATTTAGTTTCTCATGTTGGAGCGTACAATTAAGATATGAGAAAGTTTGTTTTAAATTTTCTTTATCACAATTAAAGTCAGCAGCCGGGGCCAAATGACCTTTATCGTATACATTATTTTCATAGTCTTCCTCATTTGAGGTGACAATTCCTTTTACAGGATAAAAATCAAGACCTTTACGTGATATTGTACCGTCGGTACATAATACCTTATATTCAACCCATTTTGGTTGTTGTAACTTTTCAGAATACACCACATTGAAAATAGGTGTCGTTACATAAACCGAATCTCTAAGTTGTGCATTTGATAGTAATGGTAGAAAAAACAATAAAAAGAAAAACTTCATATGTAAAAAACATTTACATATAAATATCTTTATTTAAGTTTAATGACCTTTATCCAAAATAGGTTTACGTCGTTAAAATTACCATTTTCGTCTATTTTTCTATCACAACTTGGTCTTTACCTACTTTGAACTTATAAAGGTCCGATTGTCTGAATACAGTTATTACAACAAGTTTCCAATAAGTACCAGATTCTCTCTCAGCCGAAACAGCCATAGCAAGTTCCCATCTGTTAGAAACAAGAACAAATGGTTCACTTTGTTGAATTTCACCTGTCAGTATTTTTTCCGCAATATCTCTTTTAAAATTTTGGATAAATTCGACAATTTCCGCATTAGATACAGGTCTTTGATTATAATCATCTAAATCTCTTCCGCCACTTCTGTAATTTGAATGTTTTGTGGTTATGACATCAAAACCAAAAGTAACCTCAAAATTGGTTGCAATTTGACCAATTCTTTTTTCAAGGATAAGATGTTTTTTTATACTTTCTCTAAGATTCATATTGTATAAATATTATAAATCTTTTGTTTAAACAAAACGTAAAAAAAAGGTCAGATTTCTCTGACCTTTTTAATATTACTAAGATATTAATTATCTCAATTCTCTTAAATCAAATGTACGAACACCATCAACTGTAATTCTGGCATAGAACCTGTTATTTACCATTTTTTTGGCGTAACGAGTCATGATACCTTTGATTGGTGTGAAGTTGAATGGATTGTACATGGTTGGAGTTAATTGAAGTGGTACATACGGTGCGTAAATGTAACCAGTGTCAAGTAACGATGTACCTTTGTGACCAATCAATACTTGGTTTGGTGGGAAGTATGGGTCACGATAAACCTGGTAACGACCAGCCAAAGTACCCACTCTTTCAATACCCATGTTGTATTGGTCTTGCTCAGGAGACGCATTTGAAACGTGGAAATATTCCAAGTCATCAAAGATTGCTGAAACTTCAGATGATACAACAATCCAGTTAGCTCCACCACGAAGAGTTGACTTGTGGATTTGAGCTGACAATTGGTTGATTACAGTAATCAATGTTTGGTTCCAATCTTTCTGAGTGTAAGATGTAGTTTGAGAAATTCTTCTCCAACCGTTGTAGTCCCAACGTAAGTTCCAAGCGGCACCCTTACGAAGGTCACGAAGAATTTCACGGTCAATTTCAGCAGCAACTTGCTCTGACAATAAAGCTGTCAATTCAGCTTCAGCGTCGATGTTGTGGAATGCCGCAACGTCTTGTGCAAGTTCTGGAGACCACTGAGCTCTTAACTTTCTTTCAGCAACTGAAACAGTTACAGACTCAAGGTCAAAAGAAACCTCACCGATTTGGTCTTCGAATTCTAAGTTCTTATAACGTCTGAATACAGCGTTAAAGTCATTAACACCAAGACCGCTAATAGTTGTACCTGTGTAACCATCTAAAGATGTTGAATCACAAGTAGCACAAATTGGACAAGAAAGGTCAACTTCTAAGTAGATGCAACCTGTTGGGCTACAAATATCATTATAAGAACCACCATTTCCGTCAGTTGGCCATGTTGTTGCAGTACGAACATTCAAACCTGAAACGATACCTTGACCATATTGTTGAGTAACAACTCTGAACAATAATGAATTTGGATTACCAGCGTCGTCCAATAAGTTTGTACAACCACCACCTTGGAAGTCATTTGTTGAGTAAATTCTCAAGTCAGACAAGAAAGTTTCTGAGTCATACTCATTACCATCAGGACCAATCAATTTACCGTTACCTGCGTTAGCAAAACCACACATAGAAACGATAACTTTTCTAACATTCAAACCTTCGAATTCGTTAGTATAGTCAATCAATGTTCCGTTTGACCAAACTTGAACATTTGTAGTAACTGTAATTGCAGACCACTGACCTTTTGAATAGTCAAACAAACCTGGAGGGTCTAATTGACCTTCGTTACCTTCATAGAACAAATCATAAAGATTCTTTTGGAATTGGTTACCAGTTGTATATCCTGATGTTGGTGAACCAGGGTAGTTACCAGGAGCACCTACAGGACCCAAGTGAGAACCTGAAGAACCATCATAATTATTTAATGGTGTTTGTGGGTCAAAATATGGGTTACCACCCGCATAAGCCTGAATCTTAGGTACGAAGTAGAACAATTTACCGATAGGTAAGTTCATAGCTTGTACTGATACGATATCATTAGCAAGTAATTTTGAGAATACACGTCTAACGATTGGGAATACAACAGTTTCGAATGAACCTGAAGAACCGTCAGAAGTTGCTTCGTTAATCAAGTAACTAGCTTGGTTTTCATAAAGCTGAGCTACGTTCTCTTTTAGGTGGCCCTTAAGACCTTCAAGGAACCCTAATTTGTCCCATTTGTTAATAGTATCTTCTTTGATAACTTTAAGGTGCTTAAGACCAATGTTACCAACAAGACCTGATTCTAATAATGCTCCCATTGTTTTAATTTTTATTTAATTTTGAGTTTATTTTAATTTTGCCATCAAGTCTTTCATTCTGAGGAATTGAGGATTTTCATAAGTTTTTGACTCAATTAAGTTAACCGCAGAACCTGTCGATGGAGTCGATTCAATTTTACGCTCGATTGACTCATTCATTGGTTGACTTTGTACAGTTGAAAGTTCTTCCTTGATTGTTTTATACAAATTCTTTGATTCTTTAAGAGTTTCAACACCGTCAAATCTTTTCAAGATGTTAATTTTTTCTTGCTTAGATGTTGAGTGTTCGGTAAACAAACGTGTTGCATAGGCCAAATTTGAATTAAAAACCGCAACTTCGTTTAATTTATTTCTGAACACGTTAAGTGCCTTTCTGTACTCTTCGTTTTTCTCTCTAAGAATTTGTAATTCAGAAGAATCTACAGACTCAACTTTTAAGTGACGTGGAGCCGCTTTTGGTTTGTTCAAACCTTTTCTACCCCATCTTTTGCCACTACCAAGTGTTCTTGATGCTTCATTTGATTCCACTTTCTTTGGCTTGTGTTTAAATTCACCATCAAGAGTTTCCTTATCTTTGTATACATTAACTTTTTTAGCGTTACCTGTACCCATAGTTTTGTCAGGATTCTTTTTAAGAACTTTAAAACCTTCGCCTTGATTTGGATTTTTATTATATGAGAATTTTGGTTTACCCGTGTTCTTACCTTTTGCTTTGAACGCCTTTTTAGACTCTTCTAAAGATTCATTGTATTCGTCATACTCTTCCTCTTCATTGTCTTCATCAGACATTTCGATTTCGTACATAATCCCTTCATTTTCTTCTCCCTCCTCTTCATTATCGGAGTCATCAGACATTTCGATTTCGTACATAATCTCATCACCTTCTGAATATTCATCGCTAAATTCCATGTCATCGTCCGAATCCATTTCTTCTTCGTCTGATTCTTCATCATCAAACATTCTAGAAACAATGTCTTCAATTGATTCGTCAGTAGAATATGGTTTTTCCATTTCATCGGATTCTTCTTCCATTTCCATAGATTCTTCCATTTCTTCTCCCTCATAGAATTCTTCTTCCATTTCTTCGTCAGATTCACCTACAATCATGTATTCATTTTCTTCATCTTTGATATTGATGTTACCAGCATCGTCTTTTGTAACGATGATGTTGTCATCAGGTCCCATAAGTTGAAATACACGAAGTACTTCTTCGTCTGACTTGTCGGTAAGGTCGATTGGTTCTTCCATATCTTCCTCTTCGTCATCAGTATCCATGTCCATACCCATTTCCATGTCATCAGAATCCATTTCGTCATCTGTTTCCATTTCAGGTCCTTCCATGTCTACATCAGTCATTCCAATCTCTTCTTCTTCTTGTTCAGATAGAGATTCCTTTACTAGTTCTTTGATTTCTTCCTTCATAGTAGAAGCAAGTATTCCTTTTGCATTTTCAGCAACCGCTTCTTCCAAGTTTTTCATTTGGATGATTGCCTCTTCAACAATTGATTTTTCTTTTGCCATTTTTGGTTTTTAATTTTTATATAAATATTGTACAAATTCAAAAAAATTATCTATAATTGATATTTTGAATTAAATAAAATAAAAAAAGGAGGGATAAACCCTCCTTTTCTTTCTTATTGTTATACTAAGATTATTCTATCACCTCATCAATCTTACTTTCAACAATTGCAGTTATTCTCCAATCTTCAGAATAATTTTCAAAAACTTTAGTCACTTTTGCCTCTACATCTGTTGGTGAAAAACCTTTAACTAATTTTTCTTGTCTTAGTTTTTTAATTTTACCTGTCTCTGTGTCAGGCATGTCTGTTGTAATTTTTGCTACAAAATATTTTTCGTTCATTTTTATTATTTTTAGTACTTCAAATAATCGTTCAATTTTTTCATTAAGTCAAGCGATTTGTTTGAACTTTCATCAGAAACTCTTTGAGACTTCATTTTATTCTCTTCCTCTAAGTTTTCTTCAAAATTAAATCTATCATTTGGTTCTAAGAATAAATAAGCGCCAGGTGTAGATGGTGACCACACAAGGTCAAAACAAATTATTTCAAAATCATTCTGAACTTCATTATGTTCTCCAACCTTTTTTAAAGACCCAACTCCACGAGATGAAATACCTAAAGTAACACCTTGTCTTAACAGATTTGCGGCTTGGTCTCCCTTAGTTGAAACAATTCCTCTTTCATGAAACCCTGGTGAAGTTAATAGTTTTAATTTACCCATTAAAACAGGTCCTTCCCACCATATTTCAGTTATTGCATGTGAAACTCTATCTAAATCAACAAGTGAAGATTCAGGGTGGTTAAGTTCAGATAACGCAATACCCTTGTCAATCATTTTTTTATAATTATCCGCTTCTCTCTTTAATACTTTCTCAGGATATACTCTTCCGTTTCTATTTGGGGTATTATACTTTTGTAATACCGCATAGAACTCAAATGGTTTTGAGTGGTCAAGCATTCCCTTAGATTCACGTATTAAATCCGCATTACGTTGTTCGGTTGGTGATATATACCCTGCGTCGTATTCAACAAGTATTCCCTTTCCGATTTGACCAGGTTGTATGATTTGATGATTCATCTTTAATTTTTCTTTATAAATATTAAAGATTATCGGTTTCTGTTTTTTCTACCTTAGTTTTTTTAGTTTTGGTTAAGTGAAATTTAAAATATTCGTTATTTGTAAAATTATCTTGGAATACTTGTTTACATACTTTTTTTAAAGCATCTTTAATTCTCCTTGACTTGAAATCCGTTTCTGAACCTGATAAGTAAAAATTTATTTCTAAATTTAAAAATGACTTTTTTCCTTTTTGTAAACCACTAGACCTTAAATCTAAATCAACTATAAATTTGTTATCAAATAAAATTTTATCTAATGATTCTAAAACTGAATGTTTTATTGCCCTACTTAAGTTTAAAACTATCCTATTCCAATTTTCTGAGTTTATTTTGGGGTCAACCCATGTTTGAATGTTGAGGTATACTGATTTGAAATTAACCGAATCAACTGTGCCATAGATTACCTTGGCTGTTTTGAACCCCTGAATTTGTGAGGTCTTCCCCTTTTTCATCAACTTTTCATATTATACAAGTTTATTTTTAAAAAAAATAAGTATATTTGTATCGATAGTCAAAAAAAAATTCATTTAGAGATATTTCTTATATATGATAATTGTTAAGTTAGATAAACATACGAACATTGAGAAGGCACTTAAAATTCTCAAGAGCAAGGTTATTAGAACAAAACAAACCGCTGAGTTGGTTAATAGAAAAGAATATACCAAAAAATCTGTTAAAAAGAGAGATATTCTTAAAAAAGCCAAATACGTTCAAAAAAAGAAAGATTCCGAAAATTAAAGGCTTTCGTTTAATCCTTTTAATTTGAAGAATGACAATTTGTTATACGTCTCAGAATCAACTTTTGTTATTGTTTCCTCAACTCTATTTAAAGTGTCAGTATCTGTCGTGTTTTCTTTTAATGAAGTTAATTTTGATTTAACCTCATCTTTAATTGACTCAAATTGTGGTTCTAATTCAGAATCCTCTGTCTTTAAAAATTTAATTAATTCCTGTCTATCAGATTCATTTAAATTTTCGACATAATTTGAAAATGTTTTATTTGCAATATTAACCATTGTTGATATTGGTAAATTAACAGTTTCTGTCTTTTTGGTTTCAGGTGATTTAATTAAATTTTCAGAAATAATTTTTTTACTCTTTAAACGAGATTCAATTGTTAAAACATCAGTTGAAAATAAATTGTCAATATTTTCATATTTGTTGTCACACTTAACATTTGAAACCCAAGATTTCAATTTAGAGATTGTAGATTCGTCGATTTTATTTACGGTATTTTCATAAACTGTAATACACTCATAAATGTAGTCATTAACCAAAGATTCATTTAAACCTTTATTAGAACTCATCTCATCGTAAAGATAAAATAGTTTACTAATATTTTTATTACCTAAAACCAAAGACTTAAAAGTCTTCATTTCAGATTTAAAAGTATTGTTAGAATAAGATTCAAGTAACTTTTCTTCAATCTTTGATTTAATATTTCCGAACTTAATCATTTTCTTTTTTATTATAAATATCAATCTCTCAGAAGTTTTTCTAGTTGAGATTCCATTTGACCTAATGAATTTCTTGCTTTAGATAAATCTATGTAAGAATCTTCTTCAAACACAGAGTCCGATTCTAATAAAATATTTAGATTATCTCTATTTTCTGATTCGGGAGTAATTCCGGCTTCACCTCCTGGTGGGGGTGGAGGCGGTAATTCGGCCCCTCCAGGTTCAGGTCCTAATCCTCCCATATCACCTCCCGGAGGTGGTGGAGGAGTCGCTTCAGATGATGCGGTTGCCCCTGTACCCGGACCTCCATATAATTTATCCACATTATCAAATACACCTGTATGAGCAATAATTGTTGCAGTGTTTGTTAACTCGGCACCTACCGCTTTTTCAATTCTTTGTTGTTGTAAATCAAGTTTAATTTCTTCGTCAGAGAAACCTAAAATATGTTTCTTAGCCCAAGAAACCGATACAGGAGCAATACCTTCGATTGCCGCAACTGCGTCTTTGTATAATAACATCTTTTCTTTCCAAACATCAATTTTAAGTAAATCGGCTTGGGTTGATGGGTTAGTTAATCCTAAAGTGAAATTAGTTAATTCGTCCTCAAAACCTAGTAAAAAAAGATGAATAATTGCGATTTTGTTCATTTCCGCAATCATACACTTTTGAATTCTGTTAATTGTTCGAGCAAAACGAATATCCTGTAGTGATAAATTTTTACCTTCACCAACAACTTCCTCAAATCCTAAAAACGCTTTAGGTACACGAAGTGCGGTCAATAATTTCTTTTGGATGTATTCAATATCCGCAATTTCAGACAGGTTTTTAGCTCCGTCTAATGTTTCAATTGGAGATGATTGAGCCGGGTCACGAACAGGGATAAAATAATCTTGGTCGACCGCCATTTGATTAAATCTCAAATCAACATTACCTGTTTGACTATCTACAACTTGACTTCTTTTAAATTTGTTAGCCACACGTTGTACATATGCCTCAACATCTTTATCATCCATGTTACCAACAAATACTTTAAATACTCTTCTTTCAGGGGCTCTTGATGTTCTATATATCAACATTGCATCTTCTGACAACAATAATTGTTTCCAAATGCGACGAGCTTTTTCTAACATAGAAGTACCATAAGGAAGTTTTCTATCGTCGCCCATTAATCTAAAGTGAGCTATCTCCCACGAGTTAAACTCCATGTCTTTTGCTTTCCATTTAAATCTTAAACCTCTATTTTCTTTTGGGTCCTCAACATTTTGACTTTTTGCCGGCATACCTCTTTCCAAACGTTCAATTTCAATATTTGGAAGTTGCATACATCCAACAACACCCTTATCAGAATCCAATTTTAAATACACAAAATTATCACCATACTTACAAGTGTTTCTTGTCCACATTGGTAAGTTTGTGTTAATATCTAATACATTATTAAATAAATCAGTTAAAATACCTTTAATTCTTTTTGACTCAGAATAAATCTGCAACATATAACCATTTTGGTCAACTGTAGTGGATTCTTCTCCGTATATGTCCAAGGCAGCAGAAATCTCTGGCGTATATTCCATTGATTCGTAATCATAAAATGATGCCAATCTTGTTGGTTCGTAATATACCGCTTGGGTATAAAGATTACTTTCAATTTTAGTCCACTGATTTGCAAGATAATATGTTTGTTGAGCCTGTAATAACTCTTTTTCATATTCCTGTTTTGAGGTAGTCTTTAATAGTTCTTGTTTGTCAAACTTATATGTTGGGTAATCTTGATTAAGTAATGCGTTCGGTCCAAACGCTCTTGTTAATCTTTGCCATACGGTTAACTGTTTATTATTTTCCATTAAGTTAATTTAAACACTTTATCAATAATATAAATACTATCTACCACCAAATAGCCAACCGTATTTCATATAATCTTCTTTGGTTACATTTTGTTGACTGTTTTGATTCATTCTTTCATTAAAATTAGGAATAACAGGATTAAACGCAAGTTGATTAGTAACATTTTCATTATTACTAACCGACCAAGATTCAATCATGGCTTTAGTTTGTTCTGTAACTTTAGTTAACTGACTAAACGATGATTCTGCAACATATGTTGCCATTGCGATTGACATAATTAAGTCATCGTGGTGCCCTTTTTGGTGGTCAGGTCTTCCGTTAATATAAACGAATGTGTTCATTTCATTGAATAATCTACTACTGTAAATTTTGAAATCATGTCTCATGACTTCCTCAAACGAAGCAATAATTTGAACTCTTTTATTATTAAAATTAATACCTGGTATTTTTTCGGCAGCTTTTGGGTCCCATTTCCATTTATTTGCAACATCAACACCGTCAACATATAGATTTTTAAATCCTATTTCTTGCATTTTTCTTGCAGTAGAAACACCCATACCACCGGTAATATCAATTACAACAAAACAAGAATACATGTTAGCCCACTTATAACAAACCTCAGCCATTGTATCAGGAGGTAATTTACCGACGTACTCGGCAACTTGTTCTCTCTCATCAAAATCTATAATTTGAAAAGAACTAAAGTCTTCACTGTCTCCCCTACTAACGTCAACTCCCATAACATATTTGTGACCGACAACAGGTTCTTTCCAAATCCAAAGAGCGTTACCCATCATTTTATTTTGGGGTTCTCTTATATAATTTTCTCTAACTCTTTGTAACAAATTTGAGTCAAATACGTTATCACCAGAACCCAAAAAGTTACATTCCAACTCCTGAGAAACTTTACGTTTGTCGTATTTTAATTTCTTAACCATCCCCTCAAACCAATTTGAACATGGTTTGTATCCCGTATCCATAATCAGTTTAAGTTCTTCATAGTTTCTATCATCGAAAGGGATACTTTCCCAACTTATAATATCATCATGACTATATTCTTCTTTGTTTAACAAATAATGAATAATATCCTTTGTCTTAACAAGATATAAATCTCTAGTATATCTTGGGTCTCTAAACCAATACATCTCTGAAATCTTGAAATCATTCATATTTCTTAATGCTTGGTCATAAATTTCATAATAAATTGGGTCATATCCGTTAGGTGTTGACACAACGATTACCTTACCACCCGTAGATAGGGACGCCATACAAGCTGCCCAAAAATCAGAATCAGCATCGATAAATGCCGCCTCGTCAAATATTAATATTGTTGGTGTGAATCCACGAAGTGCGTCCTTTGATGTTGCAACGGCCTTTACCTCACAACCATTATTTAATTTGTAATGTTTTTGAGAATCTTTTTCTGCTGAAAATCCAGCTCCCACCCAATCAGGCCATTGAGTTATAAAGGCCCTTATTTTATTTGCCATTTCTTGTGAAGTGTCAAGTTTGTTGGCAATAATTAGGATTTTTTCAGGTTTATTTTTCTTGGCAAACGCAAGTTTTTTTGATACCCACGCAGCGGTTACTGTGGACACACCTGCTTGTCGATATTTTAATGCAATATTTTCGTTAAAGTTTTCATAGTCATCAAGTAACGAAATTTGGTCAGGAAATAGTTCTAAGGGAACATATTTCGAAACGGTATTGTCATAAGTTTGTAAATAGGTACGTAGTGCGTATGGAGTATCCTTCATACACTTTACATACTCCAGCATTAATTGTTCTTTTGTCATAAGACTATATTTGTATATAAATATTAAACCCCCAACTAAGTGGGGGTTTTAATTATAGACCTAAACTTGAAAGGTCAACATCGTCGATATCATCGTCTTCCCATTTGGAAGACTCTTGTTCATATTCTTGTTTCTTTAAATCTGAAACAATCTCATCAACCATTCTTTGCATCGCCTTTGTTCCTGATGGGTCTCCGTTTAATACCGCTTTAGCGAATTTGAAAAATTCTTCTGCCGGTAATTTAGAAAATCTCATGAACAAATAATGTTGAATATGTTTCTTATCTTCATCAAATAACTCGATTGGATACGCTTCGGTGAATTTTTCCCAAAATACCGGACCTAATCTCATATCCCATATTTCTGCGGGTAGGGTGTCTTCAGCTCCCATAACCATTTCGGCTTGACGTGGGTCATCAGGTAAACCGTGAGTACCAAATATTTCATAAATACCCTTAATCAGTTCGTGAATAAGGAGTGGGAATGTCGCGGCTCTCGCCTTTACAGTTGGTGGGTCGGTTTCAGGGTCAACACTTGTTTGTCCCATCTGACCTCCACCACTTGCCGCCATACCTTCCATATCAGGCATTACCCAATAAAGGTGGTCCATAAGTGATTGGTTAACACCATATAGATTTACTAAATTTGGGTCAAGACTAGTTAACTCATCTCTAACTAACTCAAACATATAATGTCCTTTTTTAGATGCTCCTTGAATTAATGAGTTAATGAAACGTCTCTTTGCCTTTTCAAGATTGAATTTTTCAAACTCATCTGCAAAATCTTCCAGCTCTTCTTTATGTTTAAAGGCCTGTTTAACTTCCTCTTTACTTGGTTTCTGAGGCGTGGACCTCATTCCTTCTGCGGAAGACATTGGTCCTGAAACTAACTTTGCATCAAATTGCATCGCCCCGTCAGGAATTCCCATTTCTTTTTTAACCAAATCAACCGCCAATCTTTCGAGATATTCTTTATTTTGAAATTCAATTCTCATTACTTGTTGTAGAGACTGCATGGCCATACCCATAAGTTGCATGAGTGGATTACCTCCCTGTAAAGGTGCGGTAGTACCCAAATATCGTCTTACAGTGTCGACAGAATCTTTGAATCTTTTTGAGGAAACTAACTCGACAAAGTCTCTGTCCCCCTTTGGTAAAGCCGGATTTTCAGAATATGGAGTTTCTTTACTAGTTATTTTTCTCTCGATGTCACGACCCATCCTTTCAGGACCTTCGTAATCAATAGGTGCCTCATTAAGTTTTAATTTTAAATTTTTCAATCTATCACTTTCTTTTTTTGTGAGACCTTCTGTTACCAATTTTTTTTCCAAATTGGTTTTTTCGTTGATAACTTTTTTCATTTTTGGATTGAAACTCATATTATTTTAAGTTAATACCAATTGCACCGAAAGTTAACCATTGTGGTATATCCTCGGCTTTTGGAGCTGGTTTATGTTTTGGTTGATATGGGGTCTGTGGTTTCGGTCTTTCTGGTTTAACGTCAGGTTTGACAGGGGTTTCTACTTCTCTTTCACCGGCTTTTGGTGCTGGTTTATGTTTTGGTTGGTATGGGGTCTGAGGCTTTGGTCTTTCAGGTTTAACATCCGGTTTTACAGGAGTCTCAACTTCTTTTCCCGCCTCATTAATCATATTCACTAAATCTTTTTTACTCATCTTAGGTGGTAAATGTTTTTCTACTAAATTACTAATTTTCTTTTCTAAAACACTTTCGCCAAATTTAACAACAGGTTTCATATTATACGCAGCTTTTTCTAAATTATTTGCTAACACTGATGATAATTTTTTTGTATAATCTCCCATTCCAAATTCTTCTTTTGTTTCTTTTTTCTTTTTTTCAGGTAATTTACTAAAATTTTTAGTAGAATCAGAAAATTCTTTTGCCATCTTACACCACTTTTTCTGTTCTTTTGTTTTACCATCACCACACTTGTACCAAAAATATTTCTGTTGTTTTTTTGATTCAAATTTTTCTCCTAAATCTTGAGCACCGAATGTAACCGCCATTTCAGGGTCATTCATAGCCAATAAAACATCCCCATCGTTAGATTCCTCTTCACTAGTTTCTTTAGATTGTAACGCCAAGGCGATATCGGTATCATCATCCTCATTCATTTCACTCTCAGACTCAATTGCCATACCTCCTGAAGTTGGTGTTAAAGTAACCGGTTTTCCTCCTACTGTGGCTGTACCACCTTTTGGTCCGACAATTTGGACCGTGGTTGCGCTTGTGGTAACCTGTTCTTTATTTTCCTTTTTAGATTCATCTAATCTTTGGTATAAAGAATCGACTTGTCTTTCATTTAAAGACGAAAGCAAAGAATTACTAAATCCGTGATTTAATAACTCCATTATTTTTTTATTGGCTTTCATATTGTATTTTTTTTTCAAATTCTAATACGATGTCTCTTTCGTATAATTTATTTTTAACGGTTTCTTCTGGTTCCCCAAATCTAAAAACTAAACGCTTGTGCCTATCAAAATCAATGGATTCACTTTCGTTTTCCCAACACAAAGCAATTACACCATCAATTGCATCAACCATTGAAAAATAATCAGAGTTTTGAATCACGGACATTGTTATTATGTCGTTTTTCAAAACTCCAACTTTTTTTATATATTCTAAATCAGGTGGGAGGGGATATCCGTTTGATGGTTTTGATTCCCATGAATCTCCCCACACACCTTCCAAATCGTCAGAAAAAATAAACTCGTATATGTTATCTCCCTTATAATTTGGTCCTAATTCATTTACAAATATCAAATAACTCATATAACCTCACCCTTAGGAGTAATCTTAATTTTAGATTCATTTACTTGGAAAACCAAATTTTTGTTCTTTGTTTTTCCTAACAATTTAGCATCAGGGTATTGAGTAATAAGCTTCTTTGATTTCAAATACTGAGTTTCACTTTCAGAAACATATTGAACTCTCTTAACTAATTTTTTACGTTCAACTTCTTCTGAAACCACTTTTGGTTTTTTATTTTGAACCTCTCTTTTTTCTGCCTCGTCAATTTGGAAATACTTCTTTAAAATTTTATCAATTTTAGATTCAGAGAAAATACCCTCAATCATTTCTTCCATTTTGTATGCGTGGTCGTCACTAATTCTTCTATCTTTAATTTTTCTATGTCTTGGTTGTGATGGATAATCAAAATCATCAGACTCTTCATCATCAAACATTGAGCTAATATCATCCATTGACATTCCCATATCTCCTTCCGCCATTTCACCTTCAGGAGCCACTGGCATTTCCTCTTCTTCACCTTCAGGACCCATTCCCATTTCTTCATCACCCATGTCAGGTTCCATACCCATATCTTCACCACCTTCGAACTTAGACATAATTTCTTCCTTATCCTCAGGCTGCAAAGTATTCAAATCCAAAGCAGAAAGAACTGAATTAATCACGTATTTTACATCATCTGATGTCATTTTGTTTTCTTCATCAGCATTTAATGTTCTTAATTTTTGACCCAATTTTCCAGTCAATTTTTGAATTGTCTTAAATGTTACAATTTCATCGTCTTGACCCTCATCCGCCATATCATCCATAGGAGGCATTTCCGCTTCAGGTTCTACGGGAGCTGCCGGTACTTCAGCCTCGGGTGCCGGAGCAGATACAGGTGCTGGTGCGGGTGCTGGCGCGGGTGCGGGTGCTGCCTGTTCATTGGTATTAAGTTTTAAATAATATTTTTTCTCAGAGTCTTCGCTTTCAGTAAACAATGAAATATTCTTATCTTGACCTTCGTTAATATTAACTTCTTTAGCAATTAGATTTAATCTCTTAAATGCCGCAGAATATGAAGAATAGTGTTTTCTATTTTTCATAGGTTCAAGATAATCATAAGACTCATTAAGTCCTTTTTTAAGGACGTAACCATTCTTTTCTTTAACTATTTGATAGTTAAACCCATCGGCCAACGTAATTTTATATTCATTAGATGAGTCTTCATTTATTGGTTGTGGGATGTGCTCGTTATAACGTGCAATTTCCATGATACGGTTAATTTTATCCATACCTTCTAATTTCTCACTACCAATTGGTCTTAAATTTCCCATTTTGTTTTTTTTTAAAAAATTAATTTTTATATATAAATATACGGCGAAATATAAATATTTAATTTTAAATTAAGCCGCGTTAATTCCAAGAACGTCATCAATCTTTCTACCACCCTTAGCAATCAAACTATTACCACTATCAACTCTACTTCTAATTGCGGTTTTTGCTAGTATATTTGGATTAGTTTGACCTTTCTCAACTGATTTATTAATAACTCTTGCAAATTTTCTAAACCATCCTGGACCATTCCAAACAGCATAAGCGAAATGGAAAGTTAATCTTGAGTCGCTATCAACAATTTTTTTAGCTTCAGGTGAAAGATATCTATCCTTGAATTCATTATAGAATGGCTGAATTATATCAACAACTAAATCAGTTAATTCTCCCTCCAAACTTCCTCCTCTATAATTATATTTCCAAGTTTTTGGATTTTTATTTTTATCAATTATACTCCAAAATTTAATTCCAGGTGCGCTTGTATTGTATTTACCTCCGTGTCTCCTATCGATTCCAAACATGGTTTCACCAGACCTTCCCATTCCTTTTGTACTATGCCAATTTGGATTATAATAACCACCTTCCAAATTGTTGATTACATTTCTTGTAATTTGTCTAAAATCAACTGAACCTGATGGAACAACAATTTTTGGTTCTTTTTTAACAATTAATTCGGTTTCCTTTGATTTTATAGGTTCTAAACTTTTAACAGGTTTTCTTTTAAAAATAACTTCTGACATTTTTTTGAAATCATTTGAATCAACTTTTCCGTCAACATTCAACCCATTTTCATCTTCGAAAGATTCTACGGCAGTTTGTGTTTCTTTTCCAAATTTACCGTCAACTCCAAATTTAGGTAAAGGATAACCCATTAAAATTAAAGCATTTTGGAGTATTTCAGTATCAGGATTAAAAGTTTTTTGACCTTTTGGTTTTGGTTCGTTAATTAATGTTATATTTTTTTTCGATAAATCAACTAAACTAGATATGACATTTGAATATTCCTCATCCTCCTCTTGTTCTTTTAAAGACAGTTGTTTATCGGTGTGTTGGTTTTCAAAATTAAATAATTTTTCAATATATCCATTTCTTCTTAGAACTTTAAAGACCAAATTCTCATCTGAATATTCCCCATCCTTTTCTAAACCGCATGTTCTATATTTTTTTAACTTATCTTTATATTTTTTTATTATTTTTTTAGCCCTTTCTAATGGCTCATCAGACGCATTTTCAATCACACTATCAATAATATCCATCCATTGTTGTGATTTAACTTTAATAAGTTCTTTATCAACTTTAACTGATTCTTTTTTAGGTTCGTTACTCCATTCATCAAACAACACGGAATAAACGCCACTACTAAAATGAATTTCAGTTTCATTTTGAACGTATAACTCAACGTCATAACCGAAAATCTTTATATTATGTTTGTCGTTATATAAAGTTTTTTTAAGTTTAAATAACTCTTCATATAGAGGTAATTGTTCTTCTGAGAATTGAGAAAAATTTGCAACTATGTGTAAATCAATATCAGAAAATTTTGACCAATTATAATTGGCCAGTGAACCTGTCATTATCACATCAGTAACAATGATGTCAACACCCAAAAATTCTACAAAGTCATTGGTTATCTCCAATAGTCTTTCACGGACCTTTGGATTCATTTTTTGTCCGTCTTTGGACCAAATTTTTGGATTCAGTTCATCTTGTAGATGAAAACTTGAAAGAATATCTTTTAAACTACTCATCAGAGATAAATATTTGAGTAGTGTTAATTGTTAAATTTTTCTATATTTATACGTCTTAGAAATCTTTGAATTAAAAAATTTTCCTTGTGATTCTGACATTCTAAACTGAGTATAAACTTGGTGGGGGACCTCAGAGTATTCATATTTCGCACCTGTATTGAACTCAACCAACATTTTTTTGGTTTCAGTATCATATTCAGTTTTTTTAAGATTACTTGACTGAATTTCATTAATAATTTTTGTTCCGATAATTTCTTCTTTGATTATTCCCATAACTTTTTTTTTAAAAAATAATTGTTATTATTAAAAAAAAAATAGTTATGACCGAACCAATGGATAATGACGGAAAGAGCAAAAGCAAATCAAAAGGAGATTCGTCAACTCCAGTCCTTGATAATTTCAGTAGAGATTTAATAAAACTAGCTGAGGAAGGTAAATTAGACCCTGTTATTGGTAGAGAAAGAGAGATAACAAGAATCGCTCAGATTTTGGCGAGAAGAAAAAAGAACAATCCAATCATCATTGGTGAACCAGGTTGTGGTAAAACCGCTATTGTTGAGGGATTAGCCATTAAAATTTTCAATGGAGATTGCCCTAGAAATCTTATGGACAAAAGAATTGTATCTTTAGATATGACATCGATTGTTGCGGGAACTAAGTATCGTGGTCAGTTTGAAGAAAGAATGAAGGTTATCATCGAAGAATTACAATCGTCACCAAATATTATTGTTTTTATTGATGAAATTCATACAATAGTTGGTGCCGGAAATTCATCAGGTTCGTTAGATGCGTCCAACATATTTAAACCAGCACTTGCCCGTGGGGAGATTCAATGTGTCGGAGCAACGACGTTGGATGAGTATAGAAAGAATTTTGAGAAGGATGGGGCTTTAGAAAGGAGATTTCAAAAAGTTATTGTTGATTCTGCAACAAAACATGAGACATTTCTTATTTTGAAAAATATCAAGGATAAGTATGAAAATTATCACAAAGTTAAATATTCTGACGAAATTTTAACCCTATGCGTTGATTTGGCTGAGCGATATATTACAGATAGAGAATTCCCTGATAAGGCTTTCGACATTATCGACGAAGTGGGTGCCAGAAGTCAAGTTGAGATTAAAGTACCCGAAGTAATTGACCAACTAAAACAACAAGCCGCCGAAATAAAACAACAAAAAATAGAAGTTGTTAAGAAACAAAACTATGAAGAAGCGGCAAACCTTAGGGATAAGGAAAAGAAAATTTTGGGGAAACTAGAGGATGAGAAAAAGAAATTCGATGATGATTTGATATTACAAAAAAAGGAAATAACCACTGATTTAGTTTATGAAACGGTATCAAATATGACCAAAATACCTATCTCTAAATTAAATTCAGATGAAACCAAAAAATTGGCGTCATTAGAGGAGGAACTTTCAGGAAAGGTTATTGGTCAGGATTCCGCAGTATCTAAAATCGCCAAATCAATTAGAAGAAATAGATTAGGGATTAAGGACCCAAACAAACCAATTGGTTCATTCATATTCTTAGGTTCTACAGGTATTGGAAAAACATTGTTAGCAAAAGAACTTGCAAAACAAATTTTTGGTAGTGAAGATAATCTTATCAGAATTGATATGTCCGAATTCCAAGAGAAACATACAATATCTCGATTGATTGGAGCTCCTCCAGGATATGTTGGTTATGATGAAGGCGGGCAGTTGACAGAACAAGTTAAGAATAAACCATATTCGGTTATATTATTTGATGAGATTGAAAAAGCCAATAAGGATATTTTTTCAACCTTACTTCAGGTGTTAGACGATGGTCACGTAACCGATGGATTGGGAAGAAAAATCAACTTTAAAAATTGTGTCATTATTATGACCTCGAATATTGGAGCCAAAAAATTACAAGAGTTCGGTGCTGGAATTGGTTTTAAGAGTGTTAACTCTTATATTGAGGAAGAATATAAGAGAGATGTTCTTAAAAAAGAACTTCAAAAGTTTTTCGCTCCTGAATTTTTAAATCGTATTGATGAGGTTATTGTATTTAACAATTTGAAAAAAGAAGACATACAACAAATTGTTAAACTTGAACTTGATAAACTTTGTAAGCGTTTAGTAAATTTAAAATACAATATTTCTTACGAAGAAAATGTTGTTGAACTAATATCTGAAGTTGGTTTTGACGAGCAGTTTGGAGCTAGGCCTCTTAAGAGAGCCATTCAAGATAAAATTGAAGACTATATTTCTGAAGAAGTTCTAAAGGGCAATATTATCGAAAATGGAGAATATCGACTATCTGTAGACAATAAAGAAATAAATATTATTGAAAATAAACCTATTACGGTTAAAAAACCAAGAAAGAAAAAAGGGGAATAAATCCCCTTTTTTTTATGCTAATTTTTGTGTTGATAGTTGTTCAATTTTATTAATCAGAGTTGAATAAGATTTGAAGTGGTCCATAGCAGCGTCGATAGTATTAAGTAAATTACTTTTTTTATCCGTTGGCATTTTAGATGTATCCACTTTAGTCCTGAGTTGATATAAATCGCCCATGACTCTAACATTAGGTTCATCTAATTTTTTTAATTTACGAGTAATACCTCTTAAAGAACTTAAGTATTTAAAATAATCATAACCTTCTCCTCTCCAAACACCCTTTAAACCTTGGTATATGTCACCTAAACCTTCTTGGGTTTCTTGTTCCTCAATTACTTTTTGTACTATTTTTTCCAAATCGGATTCTGACAATCTTATAACTTTTCCCATGATATTTTTTTTTATAAATATCTTAGAAAAGTAAAAACTGAGAATCCTTACGAGGGGTCAAATAATATTTTTTATTACCCAATGACTCAATCATTTTTTTACCTGTATCAACACCATTGAAAGTGTCCTCAATCACAACGTATTCTTCTTCAGTGTGATAATTGTAATATCCAATTGAAATGTTTATACAAGAGAAATCAAACTTATTCTTTAGTGCGTAAACGTCGGTATAAGGATGAGACCCATACTTTTGTCTACCTTGGAATGTTTCTTTTATTACATTGTCACATTTTTTAAAGAATTCTTCTGATTTTTCAAACAATTTAACCCCCATACAAAACTCAGTTACCATCCAGTTAAACGGAGCGTCAAATTGAATCGCATAACCAACGTCAGAAAAGAAATTTGGGTCAGCCTTTCTTGAACCGTGACATCCTGTTTCTTCTGAAACAAAAAACACAGCCTTTAAATGGTCAAGTTCTTTTAATAATTCCAAACAAGCAAAAACACCACATTTATTATCACCACCAATACCGGTCGGTCTACCGAAATCGTTATAAGCTTTCAGGGATGGTTTTATTTCACCTTGATAGTTTTCCAGTTCTTCTTCTCTAATATTAATAACATCGATATCATGTACGGTATCGGTGTGAGCAACTACACAAGGATAATAAAAATTATCATCTGTAGTTTCACCCTTTGTCGCATAAACATTCCAATGTTCATCAACAGAATATTCAATGTTATTTTTGGTTAACCAATCAATCAAAAACTCAATCATCAAATCTTCTTGATAAGTTTTTGTTGGTACGGATAAAACAGATTTAAGTAAATTTAGGTCTCTTTGCATATTGACAAAGATAGGTCAAGTTTGTGAATAAATAAAATTAATTTAAAATAATTCAGGGTGATACAAAAAGTTATAGAAATCATCAACCTCTACATACCTTTTTTCGACACCGTAAAAATTGTTTTTGTCAGGTTTATGTAATATTTTAATTTTTCCATCTTCAAACCCTTCAATTTTGAATATTTTATTTTCGTTTTTCTTTCCAAAAGTTTTTTGTGCTGGAAAATTATACCATTGACCGGCTCCGTAGTTAAGTTTGTCCAATAACTTATAAAATTTTTGCATTTTTTCAAGTTCTTCAGGGTCTGTATTCTCAACTAACCTATTATATAACCTATCCAAAATTCTGTTAACCTCTCTATTGAACCCATCTCCATCCCAATTCTCGTTGCCCCAATATGCATAATAATCCTCATATAAATCTTCGTCAAACTCTAAATTATTTTGTCCAACGAAATTCTTAAACATGTCAATCAAACTATCCTCGTGAGGAGTTTTTGTTTTGTCCCAAAAATAAATTAAACTACTAACAGTTGTAAGGTATACTTCTTTACACTCTTTTTCAATAATTCCAAAATTATCAAATTTACCACATAATTTTTTATTAACATATTCTAAACAACCGGCCTTTAACGTTTCGTCATAATAGTCCGCATAATAACCTCCAATTTCACTAGCCTCATTACTAAAATTCTGATAGAAAAATTCACCAACATCTTCATTATTACCAATTTCAAAATAAGCAAGTGGAGGGTTAACCAATTTTATAATATTTTTAAATAAAGTTAAATTTTCTTCATTAAGATAATGAAGTGTGTACCCTTGTCTCATCTCATCATCACCCCAATAAGTGTCAACAAATAAGTTACCTGAATATCTACTTTCACAAGCGGCGATTATTGAAGCATTATTATTGTAATTGTCTTTGTCATCTATGAATATATTCATATATTCTTCCTCAGTGAATCTTAATTCAACTAAAGACTTTCCTCTATTTTTTTCATTTACTCTTGTAACCTTTACAATTCTATCATCATCGGCCTCTTTAACAAATATAGGGTTTAAATTTGAATCACGAAATTGTAAAAGCGATTTATATAGTTCCATTAAAAAACTTTTTATATAAATACTTGGAATACCGATAAACTATTTATATCTTTGTATCACGTTATTTGAAATATGGGGGTAACTTGGAATTGACTAGCATGGTTGATTACTCGGAGCATGTCGAGGCTGAACTAACCTTGTAAAACTGGTTCACATGATAAACGACAACGTTATCAACAAACTCTCTGCAGTTGGTCTTATCCGTACTGAGGAGAACATTTCAGTAGCCTAATCTAGGATTAGCCTACAAAACGGGTCGGCAGACACACAACCTTGGAACAGAAGTCGTAGTTGCGGTGTGGTTTCTACCCTAAAAGAAACAAAACTCGTTTGTGGTTTTAAGAGCTCAAAAACCAATATTTCGGAACATTGAGAATCGATGTTGACCTAAACATGTAGGGCTTAGTAGTTAAGATGAGTAGGAAGGGGTTCGACTCCCCATACCTCCACACTTTGTTAAATTAAAAAACCCCTCTTCGGAGGGGTTTTGTTTTTTTATATATTAACGTAATTTATAACTTTATCAAAAAGGTTTTTTCCAAACCCTAAACTACCTCCATCAAACTTTTTATCAACTCCATTTTTTCTTACTGATATATAATAATTATTTTTTGCACCAATAGGGTGATATATTGAAATAACTTTTTTACTTGTGTCGGGGGTATTACCATTGTAAAGTGTTGTAAATCCGCTCGCATTTCTTGTGTCCTCAACTCTATAACCCAATTTATTTTTTAAATAACTAACTGGGTCTACATCATTTACCAAAGGGTCACTTTTTCCATCCTGTTCATTTATAACCCTTTTAACCAATCTTACTAAATCTGATTCTGTAAGTCTTACTATTTTTCTCATTGTATTAATTTTTTATATAAATATATAAAAAATAAAAAAAGGTGAGTTTCCTCACCTTATTTTTAATAGTCCATAGTGTCCACATTAACCACTACGGAAGGTTACGACCAGTCAAGTTGTGATTCTTACTTTATGTTGCCTGCAACAGGTGAAACCCACTTCTATTTAGTTGCGGAAACCGGAGTTGCACCGGATGTCTTCAGCTTATGAGACTGACGAGGAATCTGTTTCTCCCTTCCACAATGTATTAGTTATAAATTAAATATATAACAACACAAATATACTAATAATATTCACATTTGTCAATTTTTTTTTAAAAAATCGGTATTTTACTTTTTTTACGGATATTTATTATTATGAGACCAAGATTAGATGAAACAAAAAAAAGAGTTAAAATATCAATTACTCTTAGTCAAAAAATTAATAATAAATTAGAAGGTGATATTATTAATAAGTCAAAATTAATTGAAAAATTATTATCGGATTATTATGACAAAAAAGATTTGCAGTAAATGTAGTATTGAAAAAAATACTAATGAGTTCCAAAAAAACAAATACTCCAAAGATGGTTTCAGGAGTGAGTGCTCTGAATGTTCCAAAAAAATAAAAAAACTAAAATCCAAAGAGATTATTAATGGTTATTCAAAAAAATACAGAGAAAAACATAGAGAAGAACTAAATGAAAATTTTAGAATTTATTACCTAAAAAATAAGGAAAAAGAAAATGAACGAAGTAAAAGTTATAGAGAAAAATTAAAAATAAATAAAGAAAATGTATTAGTAGAACAAAAAGAGCCTTCAATTCCTTGGAGGATAAAAAATAAAATTTTATTTTACAATAAAAGAAAAGAAAAATATCAACAAGATGTAATTTTTAGACTATCAATAAATCTTAGGAATAGGATGAATAGTTTTCTTAAAACTAAAGGTTATAAGAAAAATAGTAAAACTTTTGAAATTATAGGTTGTTCTCCCCAACAACTATTGGAACATTTAGAAAATCAGTTTGTATTGGGTATGAGTTGGTCAAATAGACACGAGTGGCATATTGACCATATAATCCCCTTGTCTTCGGCTAAAGATGAAACTGAAATATATAAATTATCTCATTATACAAATTTACAGCCATTATGGAAGGAGGATAACCTTAAAAAAGGTTGTAAGATAAATTAACTAAGCCTGAGATTACAGCTTTGATTGAGTACCTTTAGAGTCATTATTTTTTCTACTCTTATCCACAAGATTTTGTCTTGTATTACTCATTGCCAATTGGTAAGGCCAATCAATCCTTGACGATACAACTACTCTCTTACTACTCAGCTCTCTTCGAGAATGCCTTCCCAATTAATCCTTGCGAGATTAGAGGTTTTTCGTAAAAATATAGTTCAACTTGGGGTCTCACTATGCTCAGAACATCTCTAAGCTATGTGGGCAACTTCCGTTGTACCGTGATGGACACTTTTCCTTTAATTATTGTTCATAATTTAAGATTTGTGTCGTGGATGTGTCAGAGTAGTGGTCCACCGTAAGCTCCGCCTCCTTTTGGGTGACGGAATACTAAACTACTCCGTGAGATATCCCTATCTCCATACTTTCAGATTACTTCATAAAGAGACCTTGGTAGGTCATCTTTAGGGGTAGTAGCGACACCACTCGTTCTCCACCTTACCTTTCGGTTTTAAGTCCCCTTCGGTATTGGAATCCGCAATATTGTAGTTGGAAGCCACATTTCTTACTTGATTCCTATGGGTTATTCTTATTGTTCTTCCGAACTCAACTTGAGAATCCACATTCCCAGGTCACAATTCCACTTTCCCTACAGTGTTACCCTCGGTACTAAAGGTCTTGTGATATCCCACTTGTGTACTCGAGCTCCATTTCTGAAGCCGCAGTCTCCTTAACACGGGGGAGACCACTTTATCCTACTTTCGTAGTTTATTTTAAAGGACCATACACGGCCCAAAATCTTTCAAAGAACTTTTCGGTCATTCCCGAATTGTTTTACAAATTTAAGTCAAATTTTTCAATCTTCCAATTTTTCTTAAACTTTTTTTAAGATTCGAGACTTGTATCTTAATCGTTGTCCGTCTCAAATCCTTTACAAATATATGGTGACTTTTTCATTTCACCAAATTTATTTGTAGTTTTTTTTTAGATTTAACTTTCCGAGTATCTTTCATCACCTGTAGGTGTCAAATCTTTTACAAAGATAAGGATAAATACTCACCAAACAAGCAAAATCGTAAAAAAATTACAGATTCATCAAATTTTTAATTCTATCAACATCTTCTTTAACGATAGAATTCATACCAAATTGACCAAACGCCTTTTCAAACCCTTTCATTAAAGGGTCCAATTTTCCACCAAACACATCAAGACCTTTAGAGTCCGGAGTTAAAGTTTTTAGAGCATTAGATAACTCAGGACTCATTTGTTGTTCGTCATCCTCATCAGGTGTCGGTAAATCTTCTTTACCTGAAACTTTAGTAGTATCTGAATCAGTCGTATTTTCACTATCGGGTGTCACTCCTAATTTTGAGCCATCATAATATGGTTTTGGATTTACTGTTTGTCCGTTTTCATATACCTCAAAATGAATATGGGGGCCTGTCGAACGACCTCTACCAACATCATTTTTACCACCTCCAGAAATCGCAATTACCTCACCCTTTTTAACATTATCCCCTACTTTTTTAAGTAATTTACTATTATGACAAAATCTGGTTTTAAGCTTTTTTCCATCAACCATTCCGTGGTCTATTGCAATGGTACCACCGCAAGCGTTATTTGCCATTTCACTTTGAATGACAACTCCGTCGGTCATTGCTAGTACTTCAGTTCCTGTGGGGTGAGCAATATCTAATCCTGAATGTTTTTTGACCTTACCTAATGTAGGATGTACCCTATTACCAAAAGGGGATGTTATTCTACCTTTAGAGGTATTTGTTATGTAAGAAAAATTTGTCATTATACTCTAGTTCTTAAAAGTTGATTTTCTGCTCTCAACTTTTCATTTTCTTTTCTTAAGAAATCCACCTCGACTTCTAATCTTGAGAGTGAAGTGGTTAATACGATGATGTTTTCTCTCATCTTATCTTTTTCTTTGGATGATTCGTCAAGTAATGTTTCTAATTTAACAATTCTTTCTCTTAAATCATCTCTATAAAGTTCCCCATCTTTGTGTTGATTCTCTTCTTGCCTTTGCTTCAACAACATTCTTTTCTCATAATATTTCCAAGCCGCGTTTGAAGTTAAAACCGTTATTAGTGTAACGAGAATTGTAACCAAGTGTTGCTCCATCATCAGTTTTTATTAAGTCAGTTATTATATTAAGATAAATATCAAAAACAAAAAAAAAGTATGACATAGAGTCATACTTTTTACAAATATACGAATGTTTAATTAAACCGTGTGGTCAATATTAACCCTAATACAAGTTTGAGGTTTATTTTCATTCATCAAAAAATTATTAATATATCCCATAATATTCGCCGAACCAATTGGATTTGCCGAGTGAACTACGACCAAAGGAAATTTAATTTTGGTATTTCCTTTTTTTGAGCGACTCATTTCAATCCTATCAGGATTCATTTCATAAAAATAATCAACAATCCATTTGGTACAATCATAACCTGTTTTTTCGGTTATATTATTATAATCCAATTTGTAATTTGGTGAAACATTTGTGAAATATTCATTCATGGCGGTGTCACCCAAATCGTGGTCAAATGAAATAGTTTCAATTTCACCAAGTCCAATCTCGGTTACTTTATTAACAAATTCATCATAACTTCTAACGACAATCCAGTCATTAGATAGAGGTGTACGAACATCATCCAAATAAATCCTTTTCATGGTACAAAGATAAGTGATTTATCTAACTCTCACAAATTTTTTGTACTTATTATCTTTTCCCTTAATAACTCTCATTTGTAAATCGCTATTTGGGAGAATTTGTTGCCAGTCTATTACCATTTCGGTACAAGGACCAAGATAGTCTCCGTGATTCAAGTGAGCTTGGACCGCAGGTTGTGCCACATAAATTGTAATCCATTCTCCGTTGCCTAAATTGTGACAAATTGCGACTCTGTTGTTTCCACCACCACCTTCTTCTTCCTCTTCATCGTGATTAATATGAATTATTTGCTCAAATGTAGATTCATTTCCACAATAATCAGTCGCCGTGTAATCTCTTATAATACTGTGTGAGGATACTTCAGTGTCAACATAAGTTACATTAAATGATGAACAATTATCAGTAACTGTAACAAATAAAGTGTCAATATTATTACCTTCATTGACTTCCAAATATATTGGTCCATTAATGACTGGTGGTACTGTATCAATTGAAATTATTGTTTGAGATGAGTATGAGGTATTTCCACACTGGTCATAAGCGGTCCATAGTCTGGTATAAGTTATTTGACAACTATCCGTAGTATCAACCATATCTTGATTAGTTATTACAATAAAACCACAATTATCGGTTGCAACGGGCTGGTCAAAAACCGGTACTTCATCACAACTTATAATTTTAGTTGGTGTTGGTTGAAATAATGGGGATGTTTCATCGACTACGTGAATTATCTGAGACTCAACAGATTGATTACCGAAATTATCAAAAGCTCTGTAAACTCTAAACAAATCATATGAATTGTCACAATAAATATTTGTAGTTTCTTCATACCAAGCAATCTCAACACTATCATCACACTCATCAAGAGCAACAGGAAATACAACATTCAGGTCAACATCGCATGAAATTGTAACCTCAGGCTCGAAGTTAACAAAATAGGGGTTAATTGAGTCATTCTCACATTGTGAAAACAAATTAATCGATAATAAAGTAAATAAAGTTAGGAATAAATTTTTCATAGTTTTAGTTATTGAGTTTACCCAAAATATAAATGATTTAATCTAAAAAATCAAAGAAAAAACATTATAATCATCATGATAATAAATAGTATTATCGATGTGATAAACAATTTTCCGCTATCTACAAAAGGTTTCTTTTCCATATTATTATTTTAAAAAAGAGGTCGGAGATGGAGTTAAACCACCCTAAAATGTTTTGCAAACATTCACCTATTCGCTCGGACATCCGACCTTATAATTATTTTTTACTTCCAAATGACTTAATGGTGAAATACCAACTTGGTTTTATATGTTTTGGGTCTTGTATGACAACATATATTCTACCATTTTCCAATCCCTTATTATCATCAGAAACCGCATCCTTACCAACGGTAACTGTCCAAATATATCCTTCTTCATCCTTTACCATACTTTGGATATACATTGAGTAACGGCTAAACCATTTCTCAACCATAAATCCATTATTGGGTAACCCTTCTGAACTTAATGTAAGTTTATTTGGGTATTTAATTCCAATCAATGTTCCCTTTTTAGAGATATCAACATAAATGGCGTGTTTACCCTGTTTAACTTTTTTAATATCCCAAGTTATTGAGATAGTATCAGGAGCAACGAATGTGCCTTCCTCAAAAGTTTGAACAAGCCATAAGTCGGACTTAAAAGACACAGGGTCTTTAAAAGTTTGTGAAAAGGCATTAATGGTTAAAATTGTACATAGTACAAAAAATACGTGTTTCATTTGTTAGGTTTTATAGTAAATATCTTAAACAAATGGCGAGTTAGATATGAACTATAGTTTTTCAGTTGTAGTCGGAGTGGGAGTTGAACCCACGACCATCACGGTATAAGCGTGCCGCTCTCACCACCTGAGCTATCCGACTATATTAACTAACAAGGTACCACCAACTCTTACCTTTTCTTGGGCCGACTAGTCAACAGTCGTACACAGCCTTACTGTGATACCAAACCTCCTACGGACATCACTCCGTTTATCTTCGTGTGGGGCACACTATCCGTTGTATTTGTTTCGGAACGCGAAGTCAGGACAGGACTCGAACCTGTACGATGATTGGGAGTTGATTAACCTTGCTAATAGTTTAAGGAGATTCACCTTCCAACAAAATCATCACAGCTGCGTCTACCATTCCGCCACCTGACTATTTTTTATGTAAACAGATACAATAGGATTAGTATAAAAGGTATTAGAACGTAAAATCCAACCGGGTCAAATGGGTGAAGTATTTTTTCTATTTCCCTATGTGTATTAATAAACATCTTTTTCATAAATATTACTTTTTGTAGTCGGTAGGGGATTCGAACCCCTATGACAAGAATGAAAATCTTGTATCCTAACCCTTAGATGAACCGACCATGTTGGGTGGGTTAATGAGTGGTTTCCCCCACCTCTTTTTACTCTGTATCAGTATACCCGCTAAGGTAGCATCAACCTGCGCCACTCTGTGTTTTAGGTAAGGGGAAGATGGTCGAGTGGACAACCCCTTTTACGATTGGCATTACTTCAGGTGAATACCTGCCAACTCCGATTATACCAGTCGGTATCCACTCTCAAACTATTGGTATAATCATTCCCCAATCAACCTATAATGTTGTCGGTGGGGGAGGAACAATAGCGACTTGTTCCCTTAGAGCTCTACTTGTCGTTTATCCATCGTGTTTTAAAAACACCGTAGCTACGTTTGACTTGGATATATCTAACTTTCGTCTGCCACCCCACCCTTTAAATGATTTCAAAGAACTTCTACAAATATACGGCTATTTTTCCAACTGGCCTAATTCTTCTTTCAATCTTTCCAAAAAACTTTCTTCACCATCATCACCTGATACCAACCAATCAATACGTTGAGCGTAAACCGCAGCAACTCTCAGAGCTTTCATACCCTCCTTGAATTTCTCGATTACTTCATCAGGGTATTTGTAATGATATAAATCTTCGGGATATTTCTCATACCAATCATCCACACGCCATCCTTCTTCTTTGAGTTCCTCTCGTGTTTTTTCACGACCATTTTTCTCAATCAGTTTCTCAACCTCATCGGCAATTTGTTCAATATGCCATTGTTTGTAGTCAAATGCTCCTCCTGACATTTTATATTTCTTTTAATTCTGATTTAGCACATGATTTACCGAAACTGAATGCTCCTTGACTATCGTGGCCATCAGGAATTTGATTATAGTATTTTCCATCGGTCATTGATAACTCAAGCCATACCGCCTTTAATGGGTTAAGTTTTTCACCACATCTTTCACACCATATTGTCTGCTCGTTCTGTTTCATTTTTTTTGATTTCTCGGGTTGTTATAATAACACTAGATATTGAAAGTCCGCATCCAATTCCAAGTAAATAACCATGTACAGGTTCTTTAAACATGAAGGATAAACCAATCATAACCCATGCTAAAACTAAAAGTAATCGATTTGTTTTCATTGGACAAATTTAAGGACATTTTCCTTACCTGCCAAAAGTTTTTGAGATATTTTATTAAAAGAATATCCCTGTTCAAACATTCTATGTAGGAAATTTACATCGACCTCATCAAGGTCAATAATTCCAATTAAGTTTTCTTTTTTGTACACTCCGATGAATTCCATAGTTGTTATTTTTAAGTATACAAAGATACAACAAACTATGTTACCACAAAATTAAGTTATTAACAAATTTTATTCATTGGTTATGTAATCCTGAAAGATTCTTTTATCAATAACTTGACCTGTTTCATCATACATTCTACCATACAACCTTTTACCCTTTCTATATTCTATTTCAGAATATAACTTCCCGTCAGGTCTGTAAATTTTCCAAATACCATCTTTAAGACCTTTATAATACTGAGCCGTAGACCAAAGAATACCATTTTCATAATAGGCAACCCAGTTACCATCTTTTAAACCATTTTCATTGATGTGACCTATTTGGTTAACACACCCGTTATCGTATTTGGTTACGATTTCCTTAACCTGAGAAAGGCCTGTGACCCACACAAACAAACTCAAAAAGAAAATAATCTGTTTCATAATATTAACGATATATTATAAATAGATTAAGGAAATGTTAATTCATATTAACAATTTTGACAAATGAAAAATTTAACATATCTATTACTTATGAAGACAATATTCATTACAATAGTATTTAAACTCCTAATCATCGACTCACAAACAAATGAAAATTTGGTGGGCGCAAGAGTTGAAACAGACAATAATACTTACTTCACCGACCTTTATGGTTATGTTGAAATACCTCAAGGTGAGGAGATTAAGTCCATTTCATACATCAGTTACGAAACAAAACACAATATCGAGGTAACAAAAGATACCATAATCGATATTTCACCTCTTTAATCACGAGACCCTCCAAGCAAAGTTAATAACTCGTTTCTTCATTGTTGCGTCAGATGTGTTTCCAACGACTTGACCATCAATGATTGAGAATGCGTGACCACGAACAACAACAAGATACTTACCAACAGGGTATTTCTTAATGAACGTACTTGTGGTCATATTACGTTTAACCATTTGACCTTTGGACTTAACATCGTATTTCATATGTCCGTACTGGTCACCCAAATTTGAGAATGATTTTCCATTAATCATAATTTTATGGTCAACCATATGACGCATACCACCGACAAAGTTTCTTGTCCCCTCAAAGTTTTTACGGAACCAAATCTTTGCAACTAACTTGTGAGCTTCATCATAATGCATTTCAAATGCCGACGAGATTGCTCTAACAACACAGTCATTTTTTTCGGTTTTAGCAATTTTTGAATCAGAATATCCAATAATTGCCTCTTTGGTGGGTATGTATTTGATTTCGTTATTCATATCACAAATATACGGCGAACATTCTAACCCACAAAATTAAGTTATTAACAAAAAAATACCACCCTAAGGTGGTATTTTCTTTTTGGTTGATTATTGAACCACAAATTTGTTTGTGGATGAGACATTACCATTTTGGTCAACGGTGTTAAGAACATAGATTCCCGAAGAAAGTAATGATTTAACATCAATAACAACCTTACTTTGGTTTACATTTTCTTCATAAACAATTTGACCTGATAAATTCATAATTCTTAGTTTTTGACCACTATAATCGTTCAGACCAGACAAATCAACATTAATAATATCTGTAGTTGGATTTGGATAACATTCTATCTTATCTCCGAAATCAATTGGGGATGAGGTGTCATTAACATCGGTTGTTGAATCGGCCGAGTTGAATATTTTTCCTATTTCTTCTCGAGTTAAAGCTCTGTCCCACATACCAATATCGTCAATCTTACCATAAAAATATCTAAAATTCACCAATTCTTTTCCAAAATACAAACTAGTTGTTGAGTTATCATATAATTCAATGTTCGTATTTATAGAATTAACCAGTTCCCCATTTAAGTAAAGTTTTAATTCGTTTCCGTCATAAGTGGAAACCAAATGGTTCCAAGTATTTGGGGTAATCAATGAAGGGTCGATAAAAGACTCCGATGCTGTGACATAATCGGGATTGTTTTGTAAAGAAATTCCGGTGTTAAATGTTAATTCGTTGTTATTAAAATCCCAAACATTATGAAGTAAGACGTACCCAGTTGAATTTTCATTTTTTCCTTTTCCCAAAATAGCCCCATATGATATTGAATCATATGTAAGATACCAGACACTTATGGTAAAATTTTGTGTTAAATCCAAAGTATTATCATCAATAACCTCAATATAATCAAAACCGTTAAAGGAATAAGCCTTATCATTTTCTAAAAATCTGTCAGTAGTTAATGTTGCACCGTAGACAGTTCCGTCATTAGTATAATCACTTTCATCCTCCGCATTTCCGTTAAATGGCCACCAACCCACTAATCCTTCGGAAGGTACGTAACTTGGTACTTGGGAGATTAGACCACCATTAATAATTAATAAAGATGCAATTAAAAAAAGTTTATTTTTCATATTTTTATAAATTTAAATTATTGATACAAATATAATACGTAAGTTTTGAATATTAAAATTATTTTTTCTTATAGAAATCTTTAGTTATTAGGTATACAAGTCCCATTCCAACCCAAATACCAATTAACAATAATTCTAACCCATTCATAGTAAATTAAAAATTTTAGTAGTCAAGGAAGGATTCGAACCTCCACGGGCTGTCATTATAGTGACCACACGCATTGTGATTTTTTACCCCTAGTGCTATAACCATCTAGTACGTCTACCTTGAGAGTATGTTTCCGGAGACTCTCAGTATTCCGCCACTTGACTATGTTTTAACTGGTGCACCTTACAGGACTCGAACCTGTGACCTTCTCGTTATGAGCGAGCTTCTACTAACCAACTGAGATAAAGGTGCTTTGGTACCCGGAGAGGGACTCGAACCCTCACGAGCGATTGCTCAGCAGATTTTAAGTCTGCACTGTATACCATTTCAGCATCCGGGCGTTTCAAATAACTTCTACAAATATACGATAAAAACCTTAACCTATCAACTTTAAAACCAAAATAATTAGATTTAAAGTTATTACAGTGATACCAAATACAACCGCAAAACGGTACATAAATTCTTCAAATGGTGTGTTGTTATTGTATTTCATTTTTGTAATTGGTTTTTTATTGGTATTAAACATATCTCTAATTACCTGATTTCTTGTCTCATCAGTTTTATCGATATAAGGTTTTTTTCATTGGAGTTCTATCTCCATACCGTCCAAAATCTCACTAATTATATTTGACATTTCTTTATCAGTTGGAGATTCTACAACGTTCTCAATTTCATTAGATACACTTTCGGAATTAATTGACGTAACAATCACATTATCCACAAGTTCTAGTTCAATAAAGTCATTTGAAAACTCAATTTCCGAAATTTGTGAATTATTATATTCTGTAAAATTATCATAAAGTCGCTCAGAAAATTCTTTAAGTTGTTCTTGAGTGAAAGAATAGGTTTGTTCACCCATAACTTCTTTCTTCAGTTCCTTAACTTGTTTTGCAATTAACATAGTTTGTTCATACAATGAATCAATCGAACTCTTTTTTTCTTTAGACATATTTTATCGTTTTAATTGTGATTACAAATGTAAGTATGTTTTTCCAACTTTCAAAATATTTATAGTAAAATAAACTTTAATTTTTAAACAATGGTACAAAAAGAACAAATTTTGGGTTTAGTTAGACACGGACTTACTTTTTTAGGGGGAATTTTAGTTGCTAAGGGCTTGGCAACAGAAGGTCAAATTATGGACATAATTGGTATGACTGTAACTTTTGTTGGAACTGTTTGGTCAGTTTTATCCAACAAATAATATTTCAAATATTGGGAATTAAGGGGAGTTGTTAACTCCCCTTTTTTTGTATATAATCGTTATAGACCTCCTCAACAGTAAAACACTTGGTCATATCCTCTGAAGTTTTTGGATACCGATATTTCCAATCGTGTTGTCCGCACGGTTCGTATACTGTTGGTATCCAATATGCAAAATCTTTAGATTCTTTACTCATAATTTAACTTTTAAAATTGGCTCATTATCGTATTTTTGAATTATTTCATTTACCTCATCAATAGTCATCCAACCCAAAACTTGGTCATCTTCTGACAACCTAAGCATTTCACCAGTTCGGTCAAACATTGCAACTTCAAAAGTCGTTTCACCATCTCCGTATAAACCTTTTCTACCACCAACCACAGAAATTGTGTATCCGTTGCCCAATTCCATTTGAGCCAATTTTCCACCCATACCTACAGGGTGTGGTTTAAATATCAAATCATCGAATGTTTTCATTTTCTAATCTTTTTTTACATTTATTACAAAAATCCATAGTTACCTCGGCGTCATTATTAATCGCCATCAAACATTTTGGGTTATCACAGTGAACAAGTCCCAAAGTATGTCCAACTTCGTGTAAAACAGTTGATTCATCATAATCAGTATGTTCAACAATCACAGTATTACAACGTAAGAACGTACCCCCACGAATTTGTTGTCCTTTGTTAACAACATTTTCATTAGTCACGTATATTGTTTTAACACCGTGACGATTAAGTTCAAATATACATTGTGATACATCCAAATCACTACCACCATAATACATTTTAGATGTGGTTGGAACTCCTTCCTCAATTATACATTTATAACCAAAAAACTTGTTCACATATTCCGCAACTTTGTTGACATCCTTTTGGTTGTAATTACCTAACCCCTTAATTCGGACCGCAGATTCGACTTTTGGTTGAATTTCATTTGATTCCTTTTCTTTAAGGATTTTGACGTAATGTTGAGATAGGGTGTCGTCAACATTTGGCATTTTTTCGAGTTTTCGACCAAGACTTTCAAGTTCAGGAATTCCGCTCTCAGACCAAGGTACGACTTTGGTCGGCTCATTGTTACATGAAAATAAAGTAATAACTGTAAGGATAATAAGTGTGTGTTTCATGGTACAAATATAAGGTGACTTTTTTGATTTTACAAATTTTACTTATCAACAGTGTCCTCAATCATCCATTTTTCCAAAACTGAATGGTCGGATTTCCATTCTTTCCAATTATCAAAATCTAACAACCTTTTAAGAGTTTCGTTTGGGATTAAGGTGAATCCATCAGGGGCAATACCTCCAAACTTATAATAATGAGAATTTTTAATCTTGTATTTAATCGGGTCTTCCATCTTTTTAATATAAAACCCCATAAATTATACAAACATCGTCGTATTCAATCATAATAACATTCCCACCCTTATTGTACATATAAAGCTTGCATCTTTTTCTTTCTTCATCAACCGCAAACCAATATGACCCATTACCATCCTCAGTAAAATATTCAGGTTTTAATGTTTGATAGAATTGAATGTCCTCGGTATATATTGTTACTTCTTGGTCATCAAATTTAATTAGGATATCTCCGGGTAAACTTTTTGTTTCACCCCACGTAAATTTGGAGTAAGCATCATCTCTGACACCAATTGTTAGACTGACGGCCTTTGCCCAAACTTGGGAAAATGAAATGATTGTCCAAAGTGATAGGACTAAAGTTAGGATTAGTTTTTTCATACCACAAATATAGTCAATAATTTCCAATAAAAAAATAACTTAATGGATATTTATATAAAAACTATCCATATGACTAAAGAATTTTTAATTGGGAAAATTAATAGTGGTTTATCTCTAAACCAAATAAGTAAGGAAACAGGTAAAGGACTAACAACAGTGAGATATTGGGCAAAAAAACATAATGTTGAATTTCCAAATAAACCTTTTAAACAAATGGGGAAAAAGGTTTATGGTGAAACTAGATTTTGTCCTAGATGTAAAAAAGACTGTGATACTTCTGAATTTTATAGTAGAAGGGGTAAAGAAAATTCATCAGTGTATTGTAAGCAATGTACAAATATGCAAACAATTGAGAGGCAAAGAAAATTGAAAAAAGAAATGGTAGATTATAAGGGGGGTAAATGTGAAAGATGTGGATATGATAAATATATTGGAGCTTTAGAGTTCCACCATTTGAATCCTGAAGAAAAAGATTTTACTCTATCACATCTTAAAATATACTCATTTAACCAAGTAATAATTGATGAATTGGATAAATGTATGTTACTGTGCTCAAATTGCCACCGCGAAATTCACGGTGAGCAATTGAGTTACCAGTATCCCCGACAGGATTCGAACCTGTGGCCCACAGCTTAGACATACCACTATAGTTTTCACTACCCTTTCGGTTTGTGGTCTGGACTATATCATCACCTTCAACTTAATTTGTTTAGGTGCTTCCCACTTAGTCTCTACACACTTCCTCATTTCTGAGGTTTGGCTCGGTATTACCATCGACATTACTCGGAAGGTTTCACCGAATTCGAGAAGTTCCATCTGATTATTTCTAATCAGACGCCCCCTTTGAGGCTGTTGCTCTATCCTACTGAGCTACGGAGACATATGTTATTCACACCACAAATATACGAACATTTTCCAAATAACCAAATAAATTATTTTTTCACATGTTATTTTTTATGTGATTAAAATTTTGTATATTTGAGATATTGAATAAATAGATGGAAAAGGTATTAGTACTAAATTCGGACTACACCCCCATTAACGTAACAACCGTTTTTAAAGGTTTTAATTTGGTTAATAAGGGTAAGGCGGAGATATTAAAGTCTCACGACCAGCCAATTATGGCAGGTTTAAGGTCATTTGTTCGACCTCTTATTATACGCCTTTTCAATTATGTTAAATTCAGATATCACAAATTAAAAATTAATCGTCATAGACTTTTTAGGCGGGATGATTATCAATGTGTTTATTGTGGTAGTAAAAGAAATTTAACTGTTGACCATGTTATTCCTAAATCACGAGGTGGACAAAATACTTGGTTAAATCTTGTTACTTGTTGTTCTTCATGTAACAGAACAAAGGACAATAAAACACCGGATGAAGCCGGAATGAAATTACTCAAAAAACCATATGAACCGACAATATTTTCAGACGTTGTAAATCCTCAAGTTGAGTTTGTATGGGAAGAATTTAGAAAATCCTTCATATAAAACAAAAAGGTGTCTCTCGACACCCTTTTGTTAGATTTGGAATACCCCCTTTCTTTTAGTGGTTTATCCCATTGCAGAAACTACTCTGCTAGGTTTCTTAAGAAAAAACTTTGTCCTTTAAACCTTGTTCTGTATCAGTAAATTTTTGTCTAACATCAGATAACATAGGACAAATTGATTCTGCTAATTTTTCTTCGACTGATTGGGCGAAATCACCTTTTTCAATCATATCAACTAAAGTATTTGAAAGAATATCATAGAAACCTCCAGATACTCCAACACCTAATCTAACTTGGTTAACGGCTTCTTCGGCGATTGATTTTGATAATAATTTTGTTGTAAAACTACAATCACTAAATACTTTAGGAATGTCACTTAACGCTAAGTTACCAATAGTTGTTGATACCACTCCTCCAACCCAGCTATCAGGATTTACCCCTAATATTGATAGAACTTTATCTACTAATTTCTCTTTAAAGAACTGACTTACTCCTTCAGTTGAGTGTCCTAAAACTCCACCTAAAAAGTCAAATAAACTTTCATTTAATAATGGAGAATTAAAACCTTGTGAACGAAGGTACATAACTTCCTCGAATAATTCTGAACCCACCTTTTTTTGGTTCTCAACTGAGTCTAAATTTATGTCCTCAGTTATGAATTTAATTCTGTTTTTAATTATTTTGGTTTCGTTCTCGTTAACTTTTTTTTTTGGACCTTTATAGTTTTTAAGTCCTTCTTTAATTGATTTTTTCAAATCAATCTCGTAACTATCAATAACTTCTTTTTGTTCGATGCTTTCATTTTTTCCCTTAACCGGCATACAAACTTTTAATTCATTTAATTTGTATCCTGCCGGACATCTCAAACTATAAGAATTTCTATAAGGGTTCAAACCATATAATTCCTCATATTTACTCTTAGCAAACATCGGAATTTTATCTTGAGCGGCACATCTTCTAACATAAATCTTCATGTTATTCTTCATAGTGTCTTCCATGGCTTTGTTTTGGGACATGTGAGTGTATAAAGATTGAATATATTGTCTACATAAAGATTTTTCAACATCTTGACTTTGACTATCAATTTCAACTTGCTTAACGTCTTCGTCCGCAAGTTTTGTATCTTGGACTCTCTGATACATGAAAAATGGTTTTGAAAAATATTCTGAGTATTTACCATCTTCAGCGGTTCTTAATTCAATTGAGTTCCAAAATAAACTTTCAGTTGCTGGTGGTCTTTCAATTTGATACCCTCTATCTTTGTAAGATTGAATTATTTGGTCTTGTTGTGGTTTATCAATATTAATTTCGCCCTTTTGTTTATAAACCATCGCAACTCCGACTTTAGGGAATAAAGTTGGGTTTTTGGAATTTAAATCTATGACCTCATATTTTCCTTGATTTGTTTCATAGTCAGATGGTTTTTCTCTAACAACACCTTCATATTTAACCAAATCTTCAATGTATTTTTGTTGGTCAGGAGTGAATTGTTCCATTGGAGTTTCCACACCAACTGTTTGTTCTAATGCCTGACATTTCCATTTTCCAGTTTTAGAAGGTTTATCTGTATCTTTGAACTTAACTTCTGCGGTCATATCCGCATAGAAGATAACGGTATTTCCTTTATCGTTTGTGCCATACCAAACTTTTTTACCTTTATAGTTACCTAATCTTCCATTTTTTAACCATTTAGGATAGCATCCATTTTCGGCAGCGGTTTTTAGTTTTGTTCTGTCATCCATGACAGCGGATTGTTCCGTTATAATATTTCTTTTTTTCATTCGGTTAAATTTTTTAAATATTCAATGAATCAATGTCATCTTCATCAGGTGTCGGTAAATCCATATCAGGTTCAGGCATTGATGATACGTTACAAATTTTGGAAACATCAGAATCCTTAAATCCACTACCAAAACCAACTCCGTCTAACGCCGCCTGTGTTTTAGGCCCAAATTTACCATCAGGAACTAAACCTCCTAAACATGTTTGAACCTCTTTAATTGCCTCAGAATAACATCCTCTTGTGTAAGTACCACTACATGGTGTATAACTACCTATTGCAGGCGCATTTTGAGCTTCACCTGTTCCTCCATCTTGGGTTTCACCTGTTGCACCATCTTGTGCATTTTGTTGTTGTAATTCCGATAATTGAGAATCGGATTCTTTAACTTTATCATTTATAGGAACCCATACGTATGAAACCAAGTCAGACCCCGTAGCCTCACCCGTAAGTGCATCCTCTAAAGTAGTTCCATATACATCATAAAACACACCACTTAATGCGCAAATATCGGAAATAGTATTCATAGATTTAATGGCCTTTTTAATGTTTTCTTCATTTCCAGAACCGAATCCTTCGTACCAATCCTCACCTTCAGAATTTTCCCAAATTGTATCGGCAGCCTTTCTTATTTCTTCTTGACTATTGGTACCTTGTATTTTTCCCATGTGAGTTGGGCAACCTTCAAAAAACATTTTGAGTTTTTGTTCCGCGTCTCCACCTCCCATTAGTGAACTAATCCAAGATGTGAGTAATGTAAATGCTGCGGTATCTATTGCAAAACCTGCGGCTCTAGCTCCTAAACCTCGTTTTACCGCAGTGCCAGCTGCCGTAGTGGCGGCTTTTTTTCCTAATAGTGAAGCCCCTAATCTTCCTAAAGCCGGTAATAAAAACCCCCATTCATTTAAAATTTGTGGTTTTCCAACTTCTTGTACATTTTCGGTTAATGTTTTTTTACTGTCGTATTTCATCATGAGAAGAGCTCTTTTTAATTCTTCTTCTCCGATTTTTCTCTTATTATCCATGATTTAGTTTTTTAATAAATATATCTTACTTATAATAAATTCATAATAAAGTATTAGCCTTACCTCTTGTTAATTTAACAATTTCACTCCACTTTGTAAGTCCTATTTGATTAGCAGGCCCTGTTCTTGCAACACCACTTTCCCATTTTGTTACCGTAGGATACGCCGGCTTAGCTCCTCCACCTCCCGAGGCAGGTGCTGCAGCGTCCTGTTCTCCCATTTCTTCTTTATCTGATGACGGAGTAAACGATTTCATCAGAGAAATGATTGAATCAATATCGTTTTTCATATAAAATAAATATTTTGTTATTCAAAAATTTCCTATATTTGTAAAATATTACTATTATGAGAAACATATTTTTGATTTTTATATTATCAAGTGTATTAGTATCTTGTTATAGATACGAAGAGCCTTCATTAGTTAGTCTAAGTGGTGAATACATCATCGATAAAATAGTTGTTAATATTACTGAGGGCCCTAACACTGGGTCAGATACTACATATCTACCTGGCGATGTTTTTGTAAATGAAACCGATAGTTTTCCTCTAAATTACATACATGTGGGTCATACCAAATGGCATTTTGATTATAGTGTGGTTTCTTTTTTACCTTATGTAAACCCCGTAGGTCAATTAGAATGGTCCGAACAATATTTCTATAGTTTGGTACCGGCTTACAATCAATATGACTTGGGATACATTGACATTAATTTGATGGAAAGAAAATTAGTTTTAAAAGTTGTAGATGATTCCGCAGAAAGTCTAACATTTAGAACTACAGGTCAATGGGTGTTTCCCAATATTTGGCAACAATCCTCGATGACGTTACATTTAACAAGAATTGGACCTTAATAAATTTCTGTATCAGGTAATCTTGTACTGTAAATTAAATAATATTCTTCTAAAAAAGATATTACTTCTTGTTCGTCAATTTCACCTTCAGAAAAAATATCCTCAAAGTCATCTGCGTTGAAGTCTTCTTCGTCATCAAATGATTCGTCTTCAAATAGAGTTTTATAAACATCTATTTTGTCATCAAGAAAATTATACCCGAATCCTTTAATTTCATCAAACCCTATTTGGTCTGTTCTAACCTCATCATCCAAATCAGAATCAATCCTAAATGTCACATCTAAAGTGTGGGATGATTCATTCACATAAAATGAAACTAAATCTTTAATCTGCATAACATTTAATATTTTTTAAATCTCTTAAACATGTCAAGAGTTTTGTTAATCTGCTCTTGTAAAGGTTCAACAATATCCTCATCTATCTCCTCAAACATTTTTTCCAAATCAATTTCATCAAAATCATCTTTATTATCATCAACAAATATGTCTATTTCACCTTCAGGACTTACCAACATCTCCGTTTCATCATCCTCAAATGTGCCGTGGTCTAAATCCTCAGAGCCGTCACCAATCATATCCAACTGTTCACCAACACTTACCATGAATTCTTCATCTTCAAATGTTTCCTCAGATTCAACTGCAGAACCTGTAAACACATCCTCATTAATTTTCATGTTTGTATATGATTTTACATCACCTTTGTTACTAACTGTGATACCGGCTTTATCATTAGCAAAATCTTGAACATATAATGGTTGTTCATTTGGTTGACCGTATTGAGTTGCAAACCCATCATAAATTGTTTTATGTTGGTCAAGAATATTGTTTTTCTCGGCTTGAGTCATTTTAAAGAAATATGAATTCATAGTTTTGTTTTTCTAAATAAATATATTGATTGATGTGAAATTATTTTTTATATTTTATACATGAAAACTCCAAAAAAATCTACTCAACCAATTTATAAAGATAATAGAGGGTCATTTGTTCCAACTAAGTTAGAAGACAATTGGATTCAATCTAATTTAAGTATTAATGATAATCCATTTACATGGAGAGGGTTACATTTTCAGGTAGGACCACGAAGACAATCTAAACATGTTACTGTTATTAAAGGTAAAATTGTTGATATTATTGTTAGTTTGACCGGAGAAAATGTAGGTGAAGTTGAAGTTTATGAATTATCCGAAGGTGAAAGTTTATTTGTCCCAAAAAATTACGCTCACGGATTTTTAACATTAGAATCAGGTACCATAGTTAGTTATTTTGTTGATGAGATTTATTCAAAAGAACATGAAGTATCAATTCATTGGACTAGTATACCGGGAGTTAGAAAAAGAGTTGAGTCATTACTTGGTAACCACCAATTAATTATAAGTGATAAGGATAACACGGCGATTGATTTTAACGAATATATAAAAAAATGATAGTAGATATTAATGAATACGCTGAAGGTGCTGTCTTACTTTCAGATTTAGATAATGCGATTATTGGTATTGTTGAGGATTTTAACGGTAGAAGAATTTTATATTCAAAAGAAAAAATTTTGAATATTTTAATGGTCAGAGATGGTATGACTATGAGCGAAGCTGAAGAATTTTATGACTATAATATTTTGGGTCTTTACGCCGGAGAACAAAATCCTGTTTTTTTAGATTTAAATATAACTCCTATTCCTGATAATGATAAAATATCTTATTACTCAGAATAGATGCATGTAACTATCTAAAACTTTTTGAGAATATCTTTGGAGATATCTATTAATTTTATTCAACTCAACTTCTTTACCTTCGCTTTCTAAAACCTTAATAACCCCTGACACCATTTCATGTTGTGCCATGTTTGCCATATCCAAAACCTCTTCACATATTTCACTGTCAATATCCTGATAAGCAAACATATGTTCCATTCGGTCTCTTCCCATGTAAAGAAATGAAGCTGCGGTAAACATATTTACCGCACCACACTCTCTAACTTTTCTTAAATACTCGTTTAAGTATCTCATTTTAAAATTGGCAAACACATCCAAATTACCGTACAAAGCGTTGTGTCTTTCAATTTCACCTGATTCGGTTATTTTTTTCTTTTTGAATTTACCTCTATTTTCTTCGGTGTCCCAAACATCTGTAGTTGACAAAATGTTTAAAGTTTTACCATTATCCCATTTAACACCATAAATGTCCTCATCCATTACATTAGAAACTCTCTCCACAGTTCCCCACGTCCCCATGGGGATTATATCCATTTCATCCTCCATATGTAATATTTGGACCCTATCTCCCACCTTTAATTTTGGATTTATCATATTTTGACTTTAACAATAAATATATTTCAAGTATTTATTATTGTATGAAATTAACTGTAGTAATAAACGAAAGTCAAAAAAAAGTTTTAATCACTGAATCAATCGCCGATGAATTGATTGGTGTTTTAAAAACTAATTACGAAACTGTTAAAAATATTATTGAGGAAACTTCAAAAGAATTTGGGGGTCATTTTAATATTTTGATATCGTGGGGAGCAACTATTGGTGGTTTAATTGAACCTTTATCAAGATTTATACGTGGTAACTATTCGGGACTATCTGACGCGGAATTAAGTATAGTTTTACTTGGAGTTATTGCAATATATTTCCAAGACAACAAATCAAAAGTTAAAAAAATTATTGAGGTTATTAAAGAAAAAGGTTTAGAGGAACCATTCAAAATGGCATTATATAAAAGTCAGGAATTTAAGGATGCCTTTATAAGTTTCATGGAAAGCCTAAATCTACATTTATATAAAGTGACAAACTTAATGTCTTACGCTTTTTTAGCTCCGATTTTATTTTATTTAGCTCAATATGCAACAAGTGGTGAAATTGACAGTTCTACTGTAAAAGAAATTTCAGATAGATTGTTAACTTCTGGACTACTAACTGTATCTTCAATAGGACTTAGAAATTCAATTAGTAAAATAATTAAGAGATTTTCTTCTTAGGATATTTCATAATTGCAGATTTTATCTTTGCAACATCTTTATCAGATAATCTAAATCTTTTTGAGTTATTTTCAAACCAATCATCAACAACATCAATCATAGGTAATCCCATAATTTTTGATTTTCTTTTGAGTCCCCTATATTGTGATTCAATTTCGTTCGGTTGTAAAAAATATCCAACATTAGAACCTCTATAATCAGTAATATCAAGTCTACCCTCAACATCCTGTCTTAAATGCTGTAATTCATGTGCGATATCGTCATTAAGATTTCCAACTATAGAATGTAATGATTTTTGTAGCCTCTCAGGTACATACTGAATTAAAATTTGTAATTGTTGTCCTTCAGAAACGTAACTTGACTGTATAAAAAAGTCAGCACCTGACTTAATTTCTTCAAAATCGACCTGTCTTATGTCTAAAAAAACATCAAACTCAGGAAAATTCATTATCTCATAACTTTCTTGACCATTTAAGTCATAAGGTAACATAATTTCATCTGTTTTACCTGATTTTAAAACCGTTACAATATCTCTAATTACAGTTCTAACCGCCAAATTGGGTACTTTTTGTTCTCTTAAAAGTTCATCCTCGTCAATATCATAATCAAAAACAAATTCATCAATAACAACATTTTCATAATTTTCTGTGTCGAAGAATTGGAGCACCGAAGATAAGTAATTTTGAACTCCACGTTTGAACGTCCACATATTTCTATCTAAATGACGTAATATATCTTCCTTTTCTACTTTTCTAAGTTGTAAAAGGACAAGTCTACTAACTCTATCTTTGATATCGGTAATAGTTATTTTTACCCTCATGTGTGGGTATGGCTCACCAACTCTTATCATATTTCTATAACCCAATAACTCAATCTTGAAATTAATATTACCGTTTAAATTTTGTATAAGTTCCCCGGTATAATTGAAAGTATTATCTTTTAATAGACCATTAATCCTATCTATCGCTTTTTCACTTAACATATCAATAAATACTCTTTGACCGATAATAATTTTTCACTTATATTTTAGTGTTAAACAAATAATATGGATAAAAAGTTCGATTTCAAAGATATCACATTGGTTCCTGAAACCATCTCATCAATTTCGTCTCGTAGTGAGATTAATATTTTGACAGATTCTAAACATTTACCCCTTATGGTATCACCAATGGATACAGTTATTGATTACACAAGTTCTATCGATTTTTGGCAAGAAAACATGGTTCTATGTTATCCAAGGGGAATGGAACCAACTTATACAGGTTTCAAATCGATATCATTAGATGAATTTGAGAAATTAATAAATACCAAGTGTTCGGTACTACCAAAAATACTGGTTGATATTGCCAACGGTCATATGGAAAAACTATACAATTTATCCAAAAAGTTTATGGAACAATACCCATATGGTGAATTAATGATTGGTAATATTGCCAACCCAAAAACATATGAAAAATTCGCCGAGATTGGTGTAAAATATATTCGTGTTGGTATCGGTGGTGGTAGTGGTTGTTTAACATCGGCAAATACTGGTGTCCATTATCCAATGGCATCCTTAATTAAGGAATGTTTTGAAATTAAAAAACAATGGGGTTATAATTCTAAAATTGTCGCAGATGGAGGCTTCAGAAATTACGATGACATTATTAAAGCTCTCGCTTTGGGCGCTGACTATGTAATGTTAGGAGGTATGTTGAATAAATCTTTGGAATCATGTTCAGACACTCTGTTGTTTGGTAAGTTTAAATTATCCAAAGAACGAGCAATTAAAATTTGGGAAAAGTATCCGTTTATGAGAAAGTATTTATACAAAAAGTTTAGAGGTATGAGTACAAAAGAAGTACAGAAAAAATGGGGTAGAGGTAAAATTAAAACATCCGAGGGTGTCCATCGGATGAATAAAGTCGAATACACATTAATGGGTTGGACTGAAAACTTTAAAGATTATTTGAGGTCGGCAATGTCTTACACCAATTCAAAAAATCTTGAGTCATTCAAATACTCTGATTTTGTTTTCATAACAGAAAACGCCCGTAAAAGATACGATAAATAATTACCAAGTTCTACAAGCCCAATATCTTGGTTTCCATCTTGGCCCAGGATTGTCGCAATTGTGTCTCGCTCTAAAAGATTTTCTTCTTTCAGGATTATTTTTCTTGATTGTCATTCTTTTTCCTTTTGCCGACTTACCACCAAATCCAAAGTTTACCTTAACAACTTTTCCTTTGTCGTTCTTAACATAAACTTTAAACTTTTTAATATCACCTTGCATGATTTTACCAAGTTGCACTTTTCTACCCTTATACTCGGCTTCATTTAAAACATCGGTAGATTCAAAGTCTGTCTCAACCACACTTCCATATTCATCTTCATATATGATACCTTCATTCATCTGAGCGGTAACCATCTCAATAATTCTTTTCAAATCTGATTCTGTCAATCTTATAATTTTATTCATGTGGTATGTTTTTTAAATAAATATCCCTATATTTGTATCAAATAAATTTCCTATGAAAAAATTTTTGATGATATTTCTAGTTGTAATTAGATTATACGTATGTTATAGAGTAGTTGGTGGTTTAATTATGAATTCAATAAACCCCCAACAACACCCATTAGACAATATCACATGGTGGATTTATTATTTAATTTTTGACATTTGGTTACAACAAATCATACCAAATAATGTTTCCGAATCTAATGATGAATCAGAAAATAGTTAATTTATTTAGATGAAAATTTTTGAGATAAAAAAGATAGACCAAAGAAAAAGGCCGAAATAAAATACAAAACTAAATTTGCGTTCCACAAATTTCCTGTTAGTAAAATAAGTTGATATTGAACCAAATCGAAACCGAAAGGGTTGAAGAACATTCCCAACATCAAAAACTTTACCGATAGGTTCCCCACAAAAATTTTCCTCCAAGTTGATTTTACTATCTCCATCACTCATGGTTTATAATTTACTTTTTATAGAACGAGTCTAAAATACTTTTAATATAAATATTGTTATCGAAGAATAATTCACAGTCAAATAATATTTATAAATAAAATTGTCATGAAAAGAATTACGATAAACGAAGGTGAACTTAGAAAAATAATCAGACAACACCTGATAGAAGAAATGGGAATGGATTCTAAAGAAACTCAAGAATCTAAACCAAAATGTATGACCACCAATTCTATTCCATTAACTGAACTTGTTGGTGAAGCCGGTGATTATGATTTATATTCTCCAGGAGTGACAAAAAGAAAAAGAGGTGTTAATTCAATGGTTGATACTTTAGGTATTTTAAATAATTTGAGATTGTTTAAAGATATCACTGATGGTGGAGCTCATTTATCATATGAAATGATGAATAATTTAAATAAGTTCAGAAACAAAAACTACTATGACGAAACATCTGGTGAATGTCATAAAGCAATGGATAAGGTTATTGAACTTTATAAGGAAAATGAACATGGAACCGAATTAGTTAAGGACATTGAAAGGGTTCTAGCACTTCAAACTAAGGATGATGAATATACTCCATCTCCGAGAGCAAAGGAATATTTAAAGAGATGTTTAGTCTTAGTTAAAGGAAAATAAACCTCGAAAGAGGAGTCTTAGGACCGTTATGTTACATAACAGGAAAAGGGGAAGTTCGCTACTGTCCCCTTTTTTGTTGCCCGAATATTTATATAATAAATAAATTATCTAAAAAATAAAAATTATGGCAAAATCAGGTAGTGCTGTTGGGTCTAAAGAAACTTTTGGTACTCGTAAAAAAGGAAAATCTAAAAGAAAGTATGGTCCAAAAGAAGAGAAACCCAAAGCTTACAAAGGTCAAGGAAGAAAATAAACTAAAACTAAAACTGAAAAAATGAAAAAAATTGTTGCTTTATTTGTTGAAGCCATTCTATGGTTGAAAGGTATTTTTAACGATGAGAAAGGTAATCCATCATCAAAAAGAATTGTTGGTATGGGATGCGCGGTTGCGTTGTGTCTAACTATGTATCACAATAGCTTTTCAACTGTGGATGTTGCTCCCGCCGAATATTTGGTCGACGCAGTTGCTTTATTGGCGTTTGGTTGTTTAGGTTTGGCTAGTGTGGATAAATTCACAGCAAGACGAGGAAAAAAGAAAGAAGAGGATTCCGAATAAAATTAACCCCACCTTTAAGTGGGGTTTTTTATTTTCGTTTTTTCTTAACAGGTTCGGGCTTCTTATCGATTATCTCAACCGATATCGGACCATTCTTGAATTTATCCAAGTCATAAGTCCAAATTGAGATTGTGTCCTCGGTTTCGTATTTTCTTGTTATTTTATTCATAGTACAAATATAAACAAAAATCCCCACTTAGGTGGGGATTTTAACATTTTTCTACGATTACTTAGGTTCAACTTCCTCAAAATCTACATCAGATACTTCTTCATTAGTAGGTTCGTCACCAGTACCTTCAGAAGCGGTCTGACTATAAATTGATTGAGTGATTGTTTGAGAGGTTATTGCAACTTTTGCCGTCGCGTCTCTAACTTTCTCAACTTCCTTTTCTTCCAAAGCGGTTTTTAATTCGGATAAGGCCTCAGATAGTTGAGTTTTTTGCTCATCGGTCATTTTCTCATCCAAATCTTTTAAAGTCTTTTCAGTTTGGAATGCCATTGAATCTCCTTGATTCATAATGTCAACATTTTCACGAGCTTTAGCGTCTGACTCAGCATTTAACTCAGCGTCACGCTTCATTTGTTCAATTTCCTCCTTAGAAAGTCCAGTTGAACTTTCGATACGGATTGATTGTTCTTTGTCAGTCGCTTTGTCTTTGGCAGAAACATTAATGATACCGTTTGCATCGATGTCAAAAGTTACTTCGATTTGTGGAACTCCTCTCATTGCCGTTGGAAGTCCATCAAGGAAGAAACGACCAATTGTTCTATTGTCTTGAGCCATTGCTCTTTCTCCCTGTAGAACGTGAATTTCTACTGATGGTTGGTTATCAACTGCCGTTGAGAAAATTTGTGACTTTTTAGTCGGAATTGTTGTGTTAGACTCAATAAGTTTTGTGAAAACTCCACCCATTGTTTCAATACCAAGTGAAAGTGGTGTTACATCCAACAACAATACGTCTTTTACATCACCTGCGAGTACTCCTCCTTGAATTGCCGCACCAAGCGCAACAACTTCATCAGGGTTAACTCCTTTTGATGGTTCTTTACCGAAGAACTTTTTAACAGCCTCTTGGATTGCCGGAATTCTAGTCGAACCTCCAACCAAGATAACTTCATCGATGTCTTTTGGTTTCAAACCTGCGTTCTTCAAAGCTGATTTACATGGTGCAATTGTACGTTGTACCAAACTATCAACCAACTGCTCGAACTTAGCCTTTGTCAATGTACGAACCAAGTGTTTTGGCATACCATCTACCGGCATAATGTAAGGTAGATTGACTTCTGTTGATGGTGAAGATGACAATTCAATCTTTGCCTTTTCAGCACCTTCACGAAGACGCTGAAGAGCCATCGGGTCTTTTGTCAAATCAACTCCATTTTCATCTTGGAACTCTTTTGCCAACCAATCAATAATTGCTTGGTCAAAGTCATCACCACCGAGGTGAGTATCACCGTCAGTTGACAAAACTTCAAATACGCCGTCACCAAGTTCAAGAACTGATACGTCATGAGTACCACCACCACAGTCGAACACAACAACTTTCATATCCTGACCTTTTTTGTCAAGACCATAGGCAAGTGCAGCTGCGGTTGGTTCGTTGATGATACGTTTAACAGTTAGACCCGCAATTTCACCAGCTTCTTTTGTTGCTTGACGTTGAGCATCATTGAAATACGCGGGTACTGTAATAACCGCATCGGTCACAGTTTCCCCCAAATAATCTTCAGCAGTTTGCTTCATTTTCTGAAGAACCATCGCCGAGATTTCCTGAGCAGAATACTTCTTATCCTCAATTTGAACACGAGGAGTGTTACCTTCACCCTTAACCACTTTATAAGGAACACGCTTGATTTCTTTTTTACTTTCATCAAAGCTTGCACCCATAAAACGCTTAATAGAGTAAACTGTTTTATCAGGATTTGTAACCGCTTGACGTTTTGCCGGGTCACCAACCTTTCTCTCACCACCATTTGAAAAACCAACAATCGAAGGGGTGGTTCTTTTTCCTTCACTGTTTGTAATCACAACAGGTTCACCATTTTCCATAACGGCAACACACGAATTTGTTGTTCCTAAATCAATACCTATAATTTTACCCATAGTTTAAAAAATTATTTTTATTTTTTTTAAAGTATATTAAAAAACTTTTATGGAGTCAACTCCGAATCTACATTATTAATTAATGTGCCAAAACAAAAAAACTGACAAAATGTCAGTTTATCATTAAATTATATGACAATGTGATTATTTTTCGAGGTCCAAAGTATACAGTCTCATGTAATTTCTCTGTAATTTGTCACCAGCTTTGTTAATTCTACTTTTAAACTTCTTAACTAAGTCAAACAACCCTGTTGTTTTTTCAATGTATCTGGCAGGAGACTCACCATGAACTTTCATCCATTTATAATAATCCGTCATGAACCATTTATATAGATTATTTAAGATAGATATGGTTTTTTCAGGATTTACTTCTTGAATTTTACTCAATAATTTATCAATATATAATTCTGAGTTAAAATTTTTCATAACTGATGAATCTTGCCAAAATTTGGTTTTTTTGAATTCATCGAATGACATGATAGATGTTTGACTTACCGCTTCTTGTGATTTGGCATTTATTTCATATGGCTCTGAATAATAAATCATATCAAGAAATTCTTGCCAGATTTTGAATATTTCTCTATTAACATTATAATTTTTACCCCCTACCCAGCTTAAAGAAACGTTGAATTGTTTTGCTCCTGACTCGGCTCTTTTATAACTTTCAAAAAGATGGTTACATTCATGTATTATCGTATCTCTCAAATCATATAGTGCCTTATCTTTAAATTCGTCACTAAAATCTGAACTCAATTTGAAATACAAACTAAATTTAGCAACTAAAGTTTGTGTAACTTCCTCTAAAACATATTTTGGTAATTCTAATGACGGTTCTTTTAAATAAGAACCACCAAAAGATTTTTTGTCTATTGATTCAAAACCACCTCCTGATGTGAATTTAATATTTTTATTACCTTTCGGAATCTTACTACAAATAAAATTAATCTCGATTTTTTCAACAGGTAACTCAATATAGTCATCCATACTGGATTGATAAATTCTTGACATATCTTGTAAACTGATAACAATTTTTTCTTGAGATTCATTTCTTAATTCCATGAATTCAACCGCTTTTGATTCTAATGTTTGATAAATTAAATTAGCATAAGCCAAAGATGCCCTTGACACCCCCAAATCCTCCTTAATTAATGTTTTTAACTGTTCTTCAGACAATAAAACTTTCATATCTATAAATACTACAAAAAAAAATTAAAAAACCTATTTATTTTTCAACTTTGTGCCGTATTTATATCAAAATGATAAACAATTTAATAAATAATAAATAAACGTAAACCTCCTTCGGGAGGTTTTTTTTTACCCAAAAGTTATATGAAAAACACAAAAATTTATCACGAGTTGGTCCAAAAAATGAGGACTTTTTTCCTAAACAAAGGTTTTATTGAGGTTCCTACTCAATCAAGACTATCAATTCTTGCGGCATGTGAGAATCCACACTCAATCACCACATTTGAGTATAAAGGTGAGATTTGGCCGTTACCCCAAACAGGTCAGATGTGGTTGGAGTATGAACTATTAAAGAATCCTGAGTGGCCAGGTGTGTTCTGTATCTCAACTTCTTATCGTCAAGAAAAAGACCCAATCCCTGGTCGTCACGAATTAATCTTTCCCATGTTTGAGTTTGAATCAAAAGGTGGAATGGAAGAATTAAAAAGATTGGAATTGGAACTTTTAACGTTTTTAGGTTTTGACACCCCAGTCGAAGTAAATTACGATGATGTTTGTAGCGAATACGGTGGAGTTAAGATTTTGGAAAACGAACATGAGTCAAGAATGTGGAAAGAAAAAGGTTGTGTTGTATCTCTACAAAATTTCCCACTCAGGACTAACCCATTTTGGAATATGAAGTCAGGTCAGAATGACAAATTTAACAAAATTGATGTTATTCTTTATGGTCAAGAAACTATTGGCTCTGCTGAAAGAAGTTGTGACGTTGATGAAATGAGAGAAATGTTTTATACCATCGAAAATGGCGGATATTCTAACAAATTGTTTGAATTATTTGGAAAAGAGCGAGTTGAGAAGGAACTTGAGGAGTTTTTATCTCACAAATTCTTTAAAAGATTTGGTGGTGGTATCGGTTTGACTCGTCTTGCAAGAGCTTACCAAATGATGAAAGATGAACATGCTGAATTACACATGAATTATGGTGATTTACAGAAATTTTAAATGAAAATGGGGGGTCATTGACCCCCTTTTTTTGGCTTTTCAGATGCGTACTTAACACCCATTATTGTTCCGACAATACTAAATGCGTTTGTTAATAATATACCAAACATATTGCTCCAAGTTGACCCAATTATTTGTGTATCTTGACCTGTGAATAATGCCACAGAATATAATGCCGTGGTAACTATCCCAACTCCAATAATTACAATCAACGCAACTCTTACAATTGTATTTATTAACTCAAATTGAGTTTTCTTTTGTAACACATCCAAATCATTTTCGGCATGTTGTTTTGCCTTTTCAGCCTCAACCCTTGCTTGTTCGGATTTAACCATCTCCACCTTTAATTCTTCCGTTAACCTCAAATTATCCAGTTTCCACTCGTTTAGTTCTCTGTTTTGAACTTCAAATGTTAATTTGGATTCTTCTACTTCCTTTAATGTAGTTTGGAGTTCTTCTAATATTTTTTGGTTTTGGGAGTTTAAATCAGATAATTCTTTATTTTGGGTTTGGATTTGTTTGGTTATATCAAGTCTCTTTTTTCTATTTGCAACATCCTTTTCCCCACACTTTTTAAGGTATTCTTTAAAATCATCATCCCCATCAGAATTAATTACCTTAACAATATTCCCTTCCAAAAATAAGTTTTTGTTTTCGGATAAGGTAATTAATTCTTTCTGTATTTCAGGGGTTAATTTTATCATTTGTAAATTTTAAACGGAGCGGTTCTGTTTTTGTAACCTTCATAATCTTTCTTAAACTCCTCTAATCTTGGTTCAATCTCGTCTGATTTTATAATCCAAAATTGAGCCCCTGACTGAATTGCCTTTGCCTGCTCCTCAGGTTCATTTGAAGATGAAATAATTCCGATTACAACATTATTACCATATTCAAAGTTAATCTTTCTAATAAGCTCAATACCATCAAATGAAGACCCGATAATATTCAAGTCAACAAATACACATTCAGGTTTATCTGCCTTGTTTGATTGCCATTTTTCAAATAATTTGGCGGCTTCATCTGAACTATTTAAACTTTTTAAAGATAATGTTATATCTAAAAGAGAACAACTGTCCTCAAACACTAAATGGAATAAATCCTCGTCATCTACAAGTAAAATAGAATCAATCATAGTTTTTTTTATTTTATTTTTATTTTCAGTTTAGTTCCTATCTCATTTTTCTCACATCTTACCAAAAACTTGTGCTCTTGCAATATTGCAACACATATGTTTAATCCGAGTCCGGTTCCTGATTCTTTTTGTCCTTCTTTTCTTGTATATGGTTTTGATAAATGGTCAAAATCTTCTTGGTCAATACCTCTTCCATTATCTTGGACTATAAGGTTATCACCTTCCATATATATTTTTACAAATTTTGATTCTGAGTCATTATACTTCAATCCATTTCTAATTAAGTTGTCTATCGCCGTACAGAACAACGCTTCATTAACTTCTATGGTTGGTAACTCTTCAATTATAACCTGACTATGATAAGCCGTTGATGATAAGTAATCATTTAGTATCTCTCTTAAATCACATTCAGCTTTATTTAACACCACATCTTTTTTAACCAAATTTGTAAATTCATAAACTCCTTTATAAACCTTTTGTGAGTGTCTTAAACCCTCCTTAATCATTTTAATCGGAGCCTCGATTTTCAAATTTTCAATATCTTCAACTTTCAATCTTCTTTCCAAAGAACTTAAACCTCTTGGCATATAAGTGTTAATACCTGAGTGCATATCGTGTCTTAATATCTTGGCAGCATGTTCCAGATAAGTGTTTTTCTTCTCTATCTCTTGGGATTGTAAAACTTTATCAGTAATATCAATCGCTATTTTCATAATTCTGATAACTTTATTATCATTATCAAAGATTGGGTTATATGTGGCTTGTAACCAAATTTCATCCCCATTCTTTTTAATCCTTGTAAATTGAGCAGATATGAAATTACCACCCTTTAACTTATCCCAAAATTCTTTGTATTCAACTGAATTTGAATAATCCTCAGTTAAAAATATTCTGTGGTGTTTTCCTGTAATTTCTTCCATATCATATCCCATAACATCACAGAAATTTTTGTTAGCATACATTATAGTACCGGTTAAATCAAACTCAATAACTGCATTGGATTGGTTAATAGCATTCATTCTATTTCTAATCTCAAGTTCTTTTTTCTTAACATCTGAGACATCATACCTTAATGATGTAAATCCTTTTAGTTCTCCATTTCCTCTGAACTCGGCTTTAATATATGAATCAACCCAATATAAATGTCCGTCTTTTGAAATATTGGTTACAACTTTATTCCAAATTTGTTTATCTACGATTGTGGTTTTATACATTTCTTGCCACATCTCTTTGGGGTGGTACCCTGAATTAACTATTTTGTGGTCTTTTCCAATGGCCTCTTCTAAGCTCCATCCAGATACTTCACTGAATTTTTTGTTAACATATGTTATCTTACCATTCTTATCGGCTTTACTAACTAATACAGATGTGTCAACAAACTTCTCAAATTCTTTAAATTTATTATATAATCTACTAGTTTTAATGTAGTGTCTAATCAAACTGAAAAAAACGGGGATAAAGAATAAAAAACAAACATATTCTGTTCCTCTTGTTAATCTTGTGCTTGGGGTAAGTTCAACTAAAACCGCAGTTTTAACGACGAAGAACACCAACATTATGACGAATGACAACGAAATGAGTATTTTGATTTTTCTATCCATACTCTGATAAATATCATTAAACTCTTGATAAAATTTTTCGATTTACTATAATTTTACCCCAATAAAAAAACCCGCCAAATTCGACGGGTTTCAAATTAAATAAACTCCAACTTATTCGTTACAGGGTCCCATTCTACTGTTAGTGGTTTTTGGGTGTATTGATACTGTTCATCTAAAACGGAAGCATTAATGAAGTGAGTATCACCATCAAAAACATAACCATACCCCGAATGTATATGTCCGCAGACATGAATTTTGGGTTTAATTGTTTTAATTCTCTTTGTCAGTAATTCACATCCAAGATTATCATACTGACCCATAATTGTATCCAAATAACCAAATGCTGGCCCGTGAGTTACAAGTATATCAATATCATCCGGTATTTCATCCCAAGCTTGTTTAAGTTCCCACCCATCTTTTGGTAGGTTAAACGCCCAACCATTAAATTCAGGTTGCCAAGGACTACCATAAATTTTTACATAATTTTCAGTATCAACTCCGTAACCCAAAAAATTATCTTGGAGATAATCAATCCACTTGTAGGAACCAACAATCTCTTTCGCCATTTTAGGTTCTGTTTGAAATCCAAAGTCGTGGTTTCCAGCGATGAATACCTTTACAGTATAATTATCCAAACTGTTAAACCACTTACAGAATTCTTGGATTTCATGCTTATAACCCCTTGATGATATATCACCAGCATGAATCAATAAATCACCGCCAGGTAAAGAACTTGTTACCTGTTTGTGTTTGTTATGAGTATCGCTGATGAGTGTTATTTTCATTTTCTTACTTGGGTGTCCTCTAATTCAACAGATGTTGGTCTGCCAAATATAAGAACATTTACTTTAAGTTTACCTTTTTCTTTATCAATAAATTCAATGTTCCCCTTAAAGGATGTGAACGGACCTTCAGTTACGGTAACTTCATCTCCAACACTGAATATGTCTGAAAAACTTTTTGTTTTGTTTTCCTCGTGTAGACCAATCATTCGGTTTACTTCTTGGTCTGATACGATTTGAATATTTCCAGCTCTATCAGACAACAAACCTGTCGCTCCGTCAATTTTTTTAACAACTTGTTTTAATTCTCCAATTGCAGATGTTTCAACAAAAACGTAACCAGGAAATAGAACTTTTTCTCGTTGTGTTTTTTTACCATCTTTTGTTGCGAAAACCTTTTCCATTGGAACCACAACTCTTCCGATTACTCCATTGAGTTCCCCTTTGTCCGCTTCTTTTAAAATTCTTTCTGAGACTTTTCTCTCACGATTTGCTTGTGCTCTTACAATGTACCATTCCATAATTTTAATTTTTTAGTCCCACCAACCATCAATGTGTTTGGCGATAAATTTATATGCTTCTTTTTTATCTTTCATGTATTCCTTTTTGGCACTTTTCAGTGCCGCTCTGAATTCTTTTGAGTATTGTTCCTTATCTTCAGGAGTTTTTACATTCTCATGCTCAATATCCAAATACATGGAGCCGGTTCCATCATTAGTTGGTGTCCAGTTGAATTTACTCTCACCCCACTTTTCTGTTATTATTTCATGAGCCTGTTCCTCATAGAATTCCCAACTATCACGGGTCATATGAAGTCTATCAATCGCTTCTTGAATTTCTTCAGCGACTTTTTTTGCCTCCGTGATGTGTGTCCTGTCAGACAAAAAGAAATCTCTAGTATGCTCAAGTTTTTTGATTAAGATTTCAACAATGAAGTGGTTATCATAGTCTTCATCTTTCCAAATTGTAGGAAGCCATCGAAAAACATTCTTTATCTTCCTGAAAAATCTCCTGAACGGATATGTTATGTTATTAAAGTTTACCCCAGCCATTTTTATATTGTGTTTTATCTATTCCTTCTGAAACTATTTTAAAAAATTCAACAACTTTCTTCCAAAACTTTTTCATACGATTAATTTATCAGGGTGTATACCGTTTTCTTCCAAAAGTTCGCGAAGTTTATCATAAACGGCATCAACTCCCTTATGAAAACCATCATCTTCACCATAACCATTGGTTATACTGCGATAAGAATTATGGGTTAGTTCCCAAAGTACAAACGCCATGTCAGTTGCCTTAACACATCTTTCATGGGCTATTCGGTCATCAAAATCGTCTAAGTTAAATTCAAGTTTTGCTTTCATAGTACAAATATACGACAAGTTTTTTAATGAAAAAAGGGACTTAACAAAATTTAAGTCCCTTTTTCTATATATAGGCTCTCAGATGAGAGTGATAGTTTTGATAAATATACCTAAAAATCAAAAATATGTCAATTTTAAGGTCAAAAATAGTAATTTTATTCGTTTTTACCTGAAACTATCTTACAAATTTGGTCTTTTTTTGAATCTTCAAATTTATTTATGTATTTTAACTTAATTTCTTCAGAAATTTCGTAATCCCACTTTTTTATAAACTGTTCAAATAGTCTTAATGAAGAATTCACCTGTTTTCTAGTCTCACAGGACTCTAAAACCGACAATACCCATTGAAACTCTATCAAAATATCCATACTTTTAGTAAAATTAGGTTTATATTTATAAAATATATGAAAACTTGCCTTTCTGTCCTCTTAAATTATGTTTTTTCCAAAGATTTAGAGGCTTTATACGGTAAAGACAGCTATATTATTATAAATCATGTTAAATTTTGTACGGTTAATAAACATTATTTGATTGATTGTAAACTTTTTATGACTGACATCTCTCTTTTTGAAGAAAGTAGGTTGGATGGTCTCAATTTTTTAATCGAGGAAAGTTTAAAATGGTCAAATTTTGAGCATGATAAGTTCGCATTGGTTGCAACTTACGATTTGGTCAGTCAATCTTGAATCAAACCCCTGTTTTTAAATTCATAATATACTTTTGGGGCAGCGTCATGAGTTGTGATACTATCACCTGACTTAATTTTTGAATCAATTTCTTCCATAAATTGACTAAAAACCCCACTTTTGTGTGCGGAGTATAGTATTTCCTCTAAAAATTTCTCGTTTGACATTTTTACCTTAAAATTTAATGATTTAATAATAATAACTATACAAATATAGTAAAAAAAATGATTAAAAAATTTTTTTACAAAAAATATTTGATGAGTTATGATTTTTCACCTATAATTAGTAAAAACATATAAAATGAAAATAGTACAAAACGGTGACTCCGTAAAAGTTAACTACACAGGACGTTTGGAAGACGGTTCTGTATTCGATTCTTCATTGACTGAGGGTCGTGAACCATTGGCCGCAGTATTGGGACAAGGACAATTAATCAAAGGTTTTGAATCAGGTTTGATGGGAATGTCAATTGGTGATAAAAGAACTATTGAAATTGCTCCTGAAGACGCATACGGTCAAGTTATTGAGGGTATGGTAAGTGAAGTACCTCTTGAGAATCTTCCTGAAAATGTTAAAGTTGGTGACCAACTACAGGGGATGACTGAGCGTGGTCCAGTAATGGTAGTTGTTAAAGAAGTGAATGAAAAATCAGCTATGGTTGATGCAAATCATCCTTTGGCAGGTAAGAAACTCATCTTTGATTTGGAGTTGGTTAGCATAGACTAATCACTCATACATCTTATCTTCGAGGTCGGGGTATATTTTCTCAAACATTTTCATGAGAGCCCCGGCCTCGCTATTTGCCATATCTTCATTTCTACCTCCTATGTCCGGTCCGTGTTTCCATTTTAACACGTCTCTTTGATATTCGTGAACCCACTCGTGTGCCAATGTTCTTAGAATATCCCTATAAATTCTTCCTTTTGTTAAAATTTTAATTTCATTCTCATCATTCCTACTACCTGTAGTCATTTTTCCTGTTCTTTCAGAAATAAAAAAAACTTTCAGGTCGTGTTTAAGTGGGAACTGTTTTTGTAAGAATCTCATAAACAAATCTAACAATTTATAATCTTTCTGTGGGATTCCTGAGTTTCTATGAGTAACTATAACTTTCATATCAATTATAAATATATTTAAAACTTATTAGTAATTTTTTTCATATAATAAATTACAGTAAAAGGAATATGAAAAGATAAAAAATGAAATATGTTTGATAATTTTTTCATGGTAAATAAAAAATGGGGACTCAAGGTCCCCATTTAAATTGATTTATTTTTTATTAAAACAATATCTGTAAATTAGCAGTTATTGGTCTATTAGCCAAACTTGGATTTGTCACAATTACTGTTTTATACAATGGATTTACCATTATTGTCAAACGAGAATTTGCGTCAGTTCCCTTAGAGAATGATAAAGTTCTCTTTAAAACAACACCCACATTAGTAAATCCGTTTTCTTTTTGGAAGTTAACTTGTGATTCTCCTGTCACATAACCAACGAATAAATCAGCATTGTAATCTAAGTGATATGTTGCTTCAAAATACAACGCTCCTTTCTTATATGACTCGTTTTGATAAAACACATAAGATGTTAAGAAGTCAATTCTTGATTTAGCATCACCCTTGTACTTTATCACCGCCTCAAGGAAGTGATTGGTCGTATTCTTATTATAGTGGAAATAAGATGTGTCAATTTGAGTAGGAGTATTCTGACTGAAATATATATCTTGAACTCCGATAGATGTGTTTAGGATGTTAAACATAGCCGCATTTTTAACTGTGTTAGCATAACCCTCTCTAAATTGATTGTATACTGCATTAACTTCAGTATTCAAAGTAAACCACTGAACTGGTTCGTAATCAGCAACCATTTTAATTACGGGTTGTTTACCCACGTCAACACCTCTCCACAAATTTGATGTTGATAATCCAAACTCACTTGTAAAAGGACTTTGTTTTTTTGCGGGTCTAAAGAACAACCCTTTTGTTTTAACAGTATCCGCTTGGGCAAACGATGACATTGTTGTTAAAATCCCAAGTAGAAAAAGAAATAATAATTTTTTCATTTTAAAAATTTATAAGTTTATTATAAAGGTAAATATCTAGAAAAAGACATAAAAGTCAATTCAAATAATATGTTAACCCTTTGCTCCAATAATCTCCGTACTCCTTGAAAAGGGATAAATCTGTTTCGTTGTAAGTAAAATTCGTAATAATCTCGACCCTTTCTCCAATTTCGGTAACTATGGGTTTTAATTTTTTTGGGTCAAATTCTTCATCCAATTCTATATCATATTGAAAAAATTGACCCTTGGTGTAATCCTCAATTATCAAAGATTTGTCCTCTTCAAAAACAAATTCGAAAATATAATCCTCAAATTCGTGGTCATTTTTAGATTCCCAAATTAGGTCGTCGTTTTCGTTATAAACCTGAATTATAAAATGTTCAGGGTTATTAAAGGGTCCCAAAAAAGTATCATCAGTTTCAAATATATCATTTTTATTTACTATTTCACTGATAACTTCAGGCTCACAATTATCGTTTTCAACATCCGACTCAAATAATCTCTGTCTTTGTTCATCTTCTAATAAATGAACGTAACATTCTGCACCACGACCACCTACAACTACTTTATACCTCATTTCTCAATAATCATATTGGTGTTAGAAATTGGAAATCTTGCTACAGGAACTGATGAATAACCTGATGGAGCACTTTCGCTATCAAGTCTTTGCATTACTTCATAATAATCTTGTAATGGTTTTACCGTTGGTACATTTTCGAATTTGTAAATTAAGTTTGAGACCTCAGCCGTACCGTCATACACCCAAACTTTTTTTTCTGTTGTGTTAAAAACTAGTGTTTGCATAAATTGTTTTTTTATTTATACAAATTATAGAACATTAAATCAGTAAAATCAAATGTTTTTACCTAACAACCGTTACATGACCAAAAATTATTTCAGGTTCGTTGTCAATTCCCTTCCAAGTGACTTTATATTCATACACATCATTTTGAACATAATAGTCACCACCTCTAAAATTTCCAATCCACTGTCCTTTTGGGTCTACTGATTGAAAAACTAACTCTCCCCATCTATCAAACACAAGTACTTCGATACTTTCCCATCCTGTTCCTTGTGGGAACCAAGTATCATTAAATCCATCGGCATTTGGTGTAAATGCGTTTGGTATGTAGATTGAAGAGCACTCACCTATATGTACTTTAAACTCCATGGGTTCTGACCTACAATCTCCACTTTTACCATAAACTTTTACGGTGTGAATACCGGGCGAATAAGTTTCCCAGTTTACGGTTAGAGTTTGTCCAAAATGGTAAACACCATCAACATACCAATAAAATGTTGTATTTGGTGTGTCAGACTGTATTGAATAGGTGTATTCTTTTTTAGACTCCTCTTCACAAATGTCTATTTCTTGTTGCTGACCAAGCATAATCATAACAAAAAACAACAACAAGATTGTTTTTATGTTTTTCATTCTTAGTCATGTGAAATATTGTCTAAAACAGGAATTGGATAGACGGTCATATCAGCTGTCGCAGTGAATGTACATCCCGCCTCAGTTATGGTGTAAGTCACCGTTTCTGTTCCCTCCGTTTGTGGGCAATATTGACCATTAACAATGTTTGGTCCTGAGAATACACCACCAGCCGGTGTTGCAACCAAATCTTCGCAAGGGTCACCTTCACAAAATACAAGTGGAGTAACCACAGGGTTGATTTCAAGAATAAATACATTCATCGTGATTGGGGGTCCGTCACAACCAGCAGGTGTTGTTGCATAAACACTAATCGCATCTACTATAGGACCGCCCGCAGGAGCGGCCGACCAGTCGACAGTTATTTCATTAGTTCCTTGTCCTGATGTTAAAATACCGGGAGCCGAAACTGACCATACATAAGTATAGTTTGGAGTATTTGGAACCTGATAAGTTGCAAAAGGGTCATTTATACAGACTGTATCGGGATTAATTGTGGTAAATTGAGCAAAAAGTGTGATTGGTAGTATTGCCAGTACAAGTAATAAGAGTTTTTTCATGTTTAAAGTAGTTAGAGTTTATTCTACTATAAATATCTTGAAAAAGACTAATCGTGGCTAATAATTCCAGGTATTATTGGAATGTCGTAAACCTCAACTTCACAATTTGCGTTGTCTGTGCAATTTGTCCCCACAACATGAGCGGTCATCGTCACATTATAGACACCGGGAGAACTATACGTATGTGATGGAGAATATAAATTTGAAGTTTGTCCATCATCGAAGTCCCATAAATAGGCGGTTTGATACCCCTGAATAGGTGGTGTTAAATTTGTAAAATTAACTATGTCAGGAAAACATACATCTTCACATATTATACTTGATAATAAGGGTATCGGGTCAAGGATTATTTGAAGGTCAAGTTCACATCCTGTAATAGTTGTTACACTCAATGTCAAATTGGTGTAAGTATTTGATGGAATAGTAATAACTCTTGTGTTATCTCCTGTTGGTGACCATTGGTATGTCGCAAAACCTTCCGGACCTTCAATCAATGTAGAATCACTTGCCTGACAATAATAAACTTTTGTTTCAATCGGACCACAAGATATTGCGTCGATATAGGCATATCCATAGTGAGCACCTAAATCACAATCACCCGTTTCAAATTCAAGTGTAACACTTTGTCCAACATACCCTGATAAGTCTAATGATATAACCCTCCAATCACTCCAAGCTATTGGTGTTGGGTTGCCCGGCATTGTACAATAATTAAAACCTGGCAAATTAGGTCCGGCCGTCACCATGTACTCGGTACAAGGAATTACTGTTCCGTTTGCAAGTCTAACTCTTGATTGAAATCTTGGTTGAGCCCCATCGCTATGGCCAGGGTCTTGTAATACAACCGCGTAAGCGTACTGTATCAAAGTTGTTGCCGGACTAACAGTAAATGTATAATATAAACCTTCAGCTCTTGCATTGTTTTGGTTGTTTCCAAGACGGGCTGAAAAATTTCCGTCATAAACCGTATTGAGACCTCCGCATGTATTGGGGTCAATACCCGCACTTACAATTGTTTGTCTTCCCGGAAAAATTCCAGCAAAAGGTAAATCAATTGGGCAACAAAATCCTCTTCTCCCTGTCCAGTTTGTAAAATTACCAAATTCAAAATTTGCGTTTGGACATTGGGCAATAGAAATTAACCCACATAATGTGAGTATTATTAAGACAATAATATTCTTAAATCTCTGAACCAATTCTAAATTTTTCTTCGGGAGTTAGGAGACCCTTTCCAAATTTTTCTAATCTTTCCCAGTATCTTTCTTTAACATGATGATGAATCGGTCTGGGTTTTCCGTCCTCATCAATTCTAACAAAAACAATTTTTGTTTGAGTTACAATGTCTTGCTCACCTGTATAAACATTGTGTTTTCTAACTTCGATATAAAGTGTAACAGAGGTATTACCAAATGAAACGACCTCACCATAAACTTTTAATATGTTTCCAACTTTTACCGCTCGTTTAAATAACAACTCATCAATCTTCAATGTAACAATCTTTTGAGTGTCACAGATTTGAGAGGCGTATGAAGCAGCCGCATCATCAATAAGCCCGAGTATTAAACCTCCGAACATATTTCCGTGAACACCCTCGTCACCTTTCTTACAAATGTATGTCGTTATTAATTCCATATCAATTATCTAATTGTCCTATATTCATCAAATAACCAATATAATTTCTTTTAGTTGTTAGTTTTTGTAAGTTTTCGTGAATAAGTTTGATATAATCTTCGTTATTGATTTTACCTTTTTTAAATCTATCAGTGATTAACTCAATCTGTTTTATAGAATCTCGCTTATCGGTGTAACTAACCGTTCCTATATCTTTTCCCATTTTATGTAATTTAATTATTCCCATTCTTCGCTATTTGTATCATCATCTTCAAGTCCATCCATTAAAGTATTGTCCCAATCTTCCATATCATCTGTATGCTCGTAAGCACCATCCGGTCCAATCTGAAAGTCATCTGATACATAAGGTCCAATATTTTCTTCGGCACATTCCTGAGCCATCTTCATCGCATAATCTTTTTTTCTTGCAAATGGTTTCTCGGGACATAGTTCTTCTTTTCCTCTATAAACCGCCCACCACCATTGTTGCTCATCCATCTTTTCAACTCGTAGCATCATATCACGATACTTGGCAACATAATCGTCCTCGTCAATTTGTTCCCACTTATGTTTTAAATCTTCCATCATATATTATTCGTAACTTTCTATTGTTTTACTTATTAATCCACTCAAATCCCAAACATAGTTTCATCATTTTTCTATGGAGCCATTTTGGTTTTTTTGCAAGATAAATTTGTAATCCCATACTCCCACCTAGTTGATAACATCCCACATACTTAGGACCGGATTCAATCGTAAGGTCAGGGTTTGCGGTTAATGTACTACACGTCAAATCAATTTCTGAAGATAATGTTGTTTTTTGTATCATAACTTATATTTTTTTCCATTTATTATCAGAATCCAATTCAAATGTTCCAATGTGGTTTTCCTTCCACTCGGTTGGTTTGATTAATGATAAGAAATATTCTCCACTTTTTCTACGATACAAATAATATTCTTGTCCGATAATTGGTTGAAAATTATATGTTGCATTATACACAATACTATTCCACTCAAATTCCTCAAGTAATTTTTGATATTGTTCTTTTATCTCCTCGTATTTTCTATTGAAGTAATGATTGGTTTTTAAAATCTTTTCATTCTTCCATGTTGATACATTGTCAGGTGATATGACTGGTGCTCCGATGTTTGTTGCATATGGAAGAAGGTGAGCGTAATACCCACGCTCTTCACTCCATACAATATTGTCGGGATATTTCTTTTTTGGTTGTTCGTAACTCATTACACTTGGTAAATCAGAATAGTTACACCATAAATCTTCAGTGTTCTCCATTTGTGAGGGATATTCCGTGTCTTAATCCTTGAACAAAATCTTTAAAATCCTGTTCGGTTGTTATATAATTTCCGATGACAATTCCAACTTCATTTCCAACATCAGACAAATTTCCATTGTCGTATGAAACCTTTGATAAAGATTCTGAAATTTGTTTTAAAATGTGTTGGAAATTATCCATATTAGTTATTTAGGTTTAAAAATTCAAAAAGTTTGGAGAACTTTTGTCGTGCTTCTTGGCTTTGTTCGGTGTAAATCCATGCTCGTTCTCTACTGTCCATCAATTTCATTTCACCATCAATAAAAGAACAAAATTCTTCCCTTGTTAGAACTTCAACCAGCTCATTCCATTGGTCGTAGATTGCAATACCCGAATCCGAGCTTTTGGCCCAAAGAACGGGGCCTTCGTAGTTTAACAGAGTTATTTTCATTTTAATTACTTAAAGGTGCTTTAATTGCTGGGTGTGATTGATAATCTATTAGATAAAAATCATCAGGTACAAAGTCTTTTAAATTTTTATCATATTCATCCTCTCTATAATCCACACCTAATTTAGGCAAATTATAAGGTGTTCTACTAATTTGTTCCTTAGCCTGCTCAATATGATTTAGATATAAATGTACATCACCTAAGTTACCAATCAACTCATCAGGAACCATATTAACTTCTTTGGCAATGATTTCTAATAACAACCCATATGACGCTATATTGAATGGAAGCCCCAATAGTGTGTCTACCGACCTTTGATTCCACATTAGAGAGATTGCTCTGGTAGGTACATTGTTTGTTGTATAGTACAAATGCAAAGCGGTATGGTCATCAGTAGTATCAATTTTTATTTCAGTACTATTCTTTTTAGCATATATTTTTGCTCTTTCATATATTGACAACTCTCTTGTATAAACTTGAAATCCGTAATGACAGGGTGGAAGAACCATTTGGTCTAATTCACCTATATTATAAGCATTAACCATTAATCGTCTTGAGTCTGGGTTTGTTTTGAGTTCAGAGATTAGATTAGCAATTTGGTCTGTACCTCCCTTATTGAGTTCACCTGGGATGTTTAGCCAATTTCTCCATTGTGCTCCATAAATAGGTCCTAATTCACCCCACTGTTCTGCAAACTCATCATCGTTTTTAATTCGTTCAATAAATTCTTCTTTTGAGTATGGTTCAATAGTAGGAACACCATTTGTATCTATTGAATATGATTTTAAATACCTTACAATGTCTTTATCACGAATAACTTTGTGTAAGTAATTCTTATGAGCATCACCATCCCAAATATGACAATTGTTATCAACAAGGTATTTGATGTTGGTATCACCTCTTAAAAACCACAGTAATTCAGTTACCATAGTTTTAAAGGCCATCTTCTTGGTTGTAAGCAATGGAAACCCATCCTTCATGTTATGACGAATCTGTCTACCGAATATTGATAAGGTACCAGTACCTGTTCTATCTTTCTTTTCAACACCCTTTTCTAAAATATCTTCTAACAGATGAAGATATTGTGTTTCTATCCAATTACTCATAACTTTCTATTGTTTTTTCTAGTTGATGAAACATTTCTTTAATTCTCATTCCCAAATCGTATGGGTCGGCATGTTTAACCATTTCTAATGTTAGAATATGATTGGCTTTAAACCATTGGGGTGTTTTGGATTGTTTCTCCTGTCCCCACATTTCCTTATATTTTCTATACGCAACATCATGCATTGTTACCATACAATCAAATCGTATCTCACAAACTCGTCTTGTGTCAGCAACCACTTCGGGTACTGGTGTTATTTCCGTATTATTCATTTTTCACCTCCATAAGTTTCGTTGTAGTATTTTTCTGATTCTTGATTTAATATTTCATCTTTCTGAAACCAATATTCATTGGATAGTGGTGTTAAGTGAGCTTCAATTATCTGCTCCTTCTCCATTGCTTTAGCTTTTTGAAAGACTTCAACTACATCTACAAAAGGTAGTTTTTTTAATTCGAGTTCTAACCATTCTACTGCTGTTTGTTTACTCATTTGTCACCTCCTTTGTATGTTCTGTTATAGTAGCTTATTTCCGCTCCATCATAATTATCACCATCGTGGTCATACCCTTCACAGAATGCTTTAATTATCTGCTCCTTCTCCATTGCTTTGGCTTGTTCAATTTCTTCGCTATACATTGTTTGAAATGTAATGGATAGTTTACTAACTATCCACTCTACTGCGGTTTGTTTACTCATTTGTCACCTCCTTCAATTTCGTTTAAGTGTTCAATTATATTGAATTTCAAAATCCTTATGGCGTTATTATTAAACACCTGATTCATTCCCGCAGCGTTCACAGCTTCGATTTGATTTATCAACTCATTCAGTGCATCCAATTCATGTTTTTTTAATGATATCGCTAACATTTGTCACCTCCGTATGTTTCTTGAAAGTATTGTTCAGTATCCTTGATTATTTTATTTTTCACAGCATTTAAACCTAATGTGTCTATATGTTCTAATTTAGCTTTCATATAAGCCTCCATTATCTGTTCATTCACCATTGCTTTGGATTGTTGAATTACTTCATCATACAATTTAACCGCATCTTTTTTTGATAAAGTTTTATTGTTGGAAATTAGTTCAACTTGCTCAACCATCCATTCAACCGCAGTTTGTTTTCTCGTAACTGTAATTACTTTATCCGCAGATTCAGCGAACTGTTTGCCCGTAGTTTCTTGTTTCATATTTCTTCTTGTATTTCGTCTTGAATCTGATTTATTTTACTTTCAACATATTCTTCAAGTTCCTCGGCAATTTTTATATACGATTCCCGCAAAGAATGAAACTTTTCATCTTCAACTTCTTCAAATGATGAATAATGTCTGAAACAATAATCAAACCCTTCATCTCTCATTTTTACCTGAACATACTGAAAGTTCTCAAGTTGCTCGTATAATTTATCAATCTTTTCCATTTTACAAAAAAGTAACTTTTTATTTTACACTTTAGGAATTTTTCAACACTCCGTCAACTCTACCCTGTTGTGATGTTACGTCAAAATTAATTGAATTTGACCCAATATCCAAAACATTTTGAACTAAAAAATCACACATAAAAACATCACAACTATATGACTTAACACGGTCATCTTCTTTAATCTTCAACTTATCTGTAACCTTTTCCGATTCATCAAGAATATGACTAACAACAATATCTTGGAGGGGACTTTCACCTTTTAATTTTCTAATTGATTTTATTTCAATTGTATCTACCCCATAATTCAAAACATTATTAATCAGTTTTTCTTCATCCACCAACTCACCTGAACGATATGTATTAATGGTATTATTTAGTATTTCCTCTGTAACATAATCGTCATTGTGGTATGCCTCTCCTATTGTTACTACATCGTGGTTTAATACCTCTTCCACCGCGCCATAGTTGTTGAATGGATGAAATGCGGTTGTTTCTACATTGTGGTTTAATACCTCTTCCACCGCCCATCCACCGCAATCGTTGTGAGGTGAAGATGTTTCTACCTCGCAATTTAATGCCTCTTCCACCCGCCATTCGCCATTAAAATACCTCACCCCGGTTGTGTTTACCTTGGAATTTAATACCTCTTTGGATTCCTCTTTAAAGTTAAGGATACTTCCAACGGTTTTAAAAACTTTATCGGGATATTTGGTTTCAAGTTTTTGTTTTTTATTCAAAATAATATTAACCAATTCACCAAATAGATACTGATGTTCTTCACCATTTAGTGAAAACATTGTAAGGGCAGATTGGAAATGAGACCACCTCCACCAAAGATGTTTATCTTCTTTATGGTATTCAAAATACCAATACCTCTGCTCCCTATCGATAAACCAAATACTATCTTTGTAGTAAATGATTTCAACCCGCATAAGGTCTTTGAGTAGAAATTCTACGATTAGTTTTTTTAGTTTATCAGAAAACATTTTTTAATCTCCGATTTGTCGTTCAGGAACACTTGTTGGTTGTTTGAAATCATTTGGGCCTTCAACACTATCCGTATCAATTGTTTTTTCTTTTGATAACGTCATATATACATGGACTTTTACACCCAAAATACTGGCAATGGTTTGAAGAATTTTAGTTTTGAAGTTGAACATATTATTTTTGATTTTTAGTGATTTGAAAACCGAAGTCCCATACAAGGAACCCTACGGCAAATATATAAAGACTTGTGTAATCTCCGGTTTCAATATCAAAATATTCACTCTTTGTTACAGTCAAACTTGGAATAATATGAAATTGGAAATATTCGTCGTGATATGTTTTATGACAAAAGAGTTCAGTCTTCATTTGTGTAAATTTTTTCTTTTAGAAATGTTAATAGTTGTCTTGATTCGCGAATTGTTCTATCCTCCTTTGTGAATAACTCCAACTCATCGTCAGTTGCCAATTCACAAATCTTATTAAGTTCTTCATCATTAATCCGAAAAACTTTTAACATTACACCATCCATTAATCCAAAAATACTATTTGTTGGAACAGTATCGGATTCTTTGTACCCACTTTTTCGTTCTAGCCTTGTCATATAATTTTTGTTTTGATTGGTCAAATATAAATCAAATATCCTCGTTAAAAAAATAAAATTCAGGTAAATTTCCGTTCCTATTATGAAACTCAACTATTGATGTAATATCATTATCGCCAATAACATTATCAGGTGTCAGTTCAGGTGAACTTGACATTATAATATCTCCATTAGCATCAACAACAGTTATAACTTGTGGGTTTGATATTTTTGTTCTATGGTAAACTCCACCAGAATAAAAGGATAGTTTCTTACCCATAAATGTTACCTTTGACGGTATTTCTGATTCCGATAAATGTATTTTCATATCAAAGGGAAATCTCAAATCTATTTTTCATAATCCCGACTTTTTCATCAGGAACTCCGTGAATGTTTTTTCCTCCGTGTCTATTTTCAACAATCATAGAAAAAACTTTGTAGTCATATTTCTCTGCTAGTTTGAAATACCAATCCATTTCCCACTCTTGGGTAAATGTATTTGATACAACAATTGTCGGATGGTATTGTGGATTTTCTTGATTGCGTTTCATTTTATTCTCAACCTCATCCTTACACCACTGATGAGCAATTTTAATTTCATCAGGATTAAACTCATATTCACCAGTTTCTTTATTTACAAAGAATTGGTCGGCTTCACAAATAGAACCACTATGTACCAATGTCTTTGCGAGTGTTGATTTACCACTACCAGGTAATCCTCTTAAAATATACAATGTCCTCATATCTTTTCTAATATACAATCGTTTTTTTCCGCCAATGTTTTAACTCCGTTGCCATGGTCTCTGACCACGAGGGGATACCCAATGAATTCCAATTTGTTTTCAGGAATTTTGTCCAATATAATTTCCCCTCGTGGTACAGTTATTTTTTCACCATAAACTATGTTATATAGATTATGTTTTAGTTTCACACAATAAAGTTCTTCACTCATATCACCTTGAATTTAAAAGCCTCTCAACGTGGTGGTCATTTAACATGTCCGACTTCACATCTCGTTTATCCATTATGGGTACAATTTCCCTCATAACATTATAAGGCCTAAACTCGGGATGTCCATCAATTCCAACATCCATTTTTTTTCCTTGTCCGAACTTTCTGTTTGATGGAAGGTGAACGTGTCCGTGAAGGTGAATATCCCCTTCATTCATTCCATTCCAACTTTGGATTGGGTAGTGAAACAAACGGAATGTCTTCTTATCAATCACCAGTGTTTCGTAATGACTAACACTTGTAAAAAGTCTTTGGATGTCATCCCTGTTTCTTTCAATGTGGTGGTCGTGATTACCTAAAACAAGGTGAATATTCCTACAAATAATTCTATTTCTAAATTCTTCGATTGATTCAAATCCACCAAATGACCAGTCACCAAGACAAATCAAAATATCATCTTGACCTACATTTTCATTAATCCCGTTTAGGATTGCCTCATTCATTTTTTCAAGAGTTGTAAAATCCCTTGTTTGTTCCAATGGAATTTCACCATCTAATGTCCTCCAACTCGTTGTTCCACGGCAAATGTTCTTGTGATTATAGTGGGGGTCTGAGAAAATCCATACCTCAGGAAATGTTCCGTCATTATTTTTCTCAATCTTTATCATGGTGCAAATATAGTCAGGTTATTTCAATTACACAACAAAAATATCATTTTTTGGAGGTATTTATTAACATGAGTTTAAGAGAAACCATTAAAAGAATATTAAAAGAAGAAAGGGCGCCTAGCAAAGTATTAAGAAGAACTCACGAGATTGATAGGGAATTTAAAAGATTAATGAGCGCCGTTTATAGACCAAATTCAATTTGTAGATATGAAAATGGTAGAGAATTGGGTGATGTTGTAACTGAAGCGATTTTAGAAAATCTGTATTATAATACTTTTTATGAAATAGATGACAGGTCCGATGAATGGATAGACATTTCTAACTTTGTGGTTAAATACATAAGAGAAAACTACGGAGAAGAATTAACAAATTATTACAACGATAATTGCACTCAAAAGATGGAAACAACTGAATCAGAACTAACTGAAAAGTGTTGGCCAGGTTATACTCAAAAAGGAATGAAAACTATGTTTGGTAAAAGATATCCAAATTGTGTTAAAAAGAAAAAGAAATGAACCTACAAGAAACTATAAGAAAAGTATTAAGAGAAGAAAGTCGGTTAAAAAAATCGATTGATAATTATATCAGTCAGTTTGGGTTAAAGGATACTGCAAAAATGATAGGTGTAAGTTTAGCTAAATTAGTAGACATCTCAGGTCACCCAATAGATTCAGAAGTCGCTCACGAATTATTAATTGTTAATCTTAAAAATAAAAAATTACCTAGGGAATATAAAAATTTTAAAATTTCAAGTGGTATAGATGGGATTGTATATTGGGAAATGAGTAGAGATTCAAAACATTTTTTACCAGGTATGTACGAACAAATTTCAGTGGTTGCAACTCCTTTTTGGGACGGAAACCCGTGGACTCCTGTTGATATTGATTGGTTTACTTTACTTAATGAAGATGGTGATATAATTGCAGAAAAGGAACCTAGTGGTGATTACTATATACAACTTAAACATAAAACATCTTTTGATACCGTGGATGAACTATTTGAATGGTATTACGAATATTATCTACCGGTAGTTTACTCAACCGTAATGAGAGATTTATTACCGGGAGTATATCAAGAAATTGAAGATAAATTGGATAACGAAGGTGGATATTAATATGAACCTGCAAGAAAATATACAAAGGATTAAGGAAATAATGAATATGGATGTTAGTAATTCAGATTTATTATCACAACTTGTACAACAAGACCAAGTTGAGAGAAAGGAATATATGGATTTTGTAAATAATGAATTAAGGGGTGATTATGAAAAAGGTGCCAAGGAATGGATTAAACTAAAACATAGAAATCCTGATGACATTTTTCTTGATAAGGATAGAATGAACAAATTTATTTACACAAATTTTGATTTTGATTCATTTAATAAAAAAGATTGGGATAACTACTGGTTATTATCTCAGCACGCCGACCAATACCCTGATTTCCAAAAAACCGCTTTAAATATAATCCAAAAACATACAGGTGAGGATAATGACAATTTTAAATATTTGAGTGATAGAATAAGTTGTAGAGAAACAGGTGCCCAAATATACGGAACTCAAAATATTTGTAAAAAATACTAAGAAGGTATTTGTTCTGTAACCTGTTTTAAAAAGTTCTCCATCTTACTAATATTCATCGTAACATTTTTTGGAATATGTGGGGGAGCAATACTTTTTAGTACACTTTTGTTTGTCCTTTGAGCGAGTTCATAGATTGTTTTTCTCTCGGTTCCAACATTATAAAGACCTTCAGCACCATTCTTAATTAACTCAATTACAAGACCCGCGATTACTGGTGTGTAATCGGCATTTGTTACAATATCAACCCAAGCACTTTCATATGGAAATGGATGAGGTTTGTGGGACAATCTACAAATCAAATAATTTTTTGCGTGTTCTTTCAAATATTCATCAGCAAGTAATTTTGTCATCAAATACCAACTATGGTCAAACAATGGTTCGTCCTCCTCCTTTGCATCTTCAACTGATTTTTGATACAAATAGTCGGTTGAAATGTGTACCAGTTTTTTCCTGTTGTCATCACAATACTCGGCAAGGAATGTTACAAGTTCGTAATTTGCTTTCCAATGTTTTTCTTTATTGTCAGAATATGTGTCAGTGTTTGCAATACAATTTACAACCACATCATATTCATCCATTCTATTTTTCCATTCATCAAAATTATCTATTGTAATTTCATGTTCGGCTCTACATAGATAATCCCATCCCGTTTGTTTAACAATTTCACCACCCAACTTCCCTTTTCCTAATACCAATACTTTCATAATTTTCTAAATTCAGGTTTTATATGTTTCCATATTATTTTATCATAATCCTTTTTGTCCCACATTGCAAAGCATAATGCCTTTATAATCGGATTGTAGTTATTCATTGATAAAAACTCGGCAAATTCTTTTTTGGTTGGCTCGGGGTCTTTATCACCAAACTTTCCATATCGGAACCCATCGTGAGTTTTTCCAGCATATTCACTCAAAGATAAATAAGTATATTTTAAATCTCTAACATAACTTTTAACTTTGTTGTAGAACTCATCAGGGACATCTTTGATTATCTCCAAAACATCCCTACCTTCACTTAACATCTCCCACACCGCAGTTGTAGATACGTTTGTCATTATCTTATGTAATCTTAAATATTCCTCACCCTTAACTTTCATTCTATCTCCATTAGAGAAACGAACAACAAAACCTTCCTCATCGTCCTTTATCATTTCCTTCAAAACAGAATAATCATTTATACCATCATACTTCTTTACAACTTTGAATCCAAGATTGGTGATTAGGTTCTTCAATCTAACATCATTACCCTCGCCATACAAATCAACTTCATATCCAGTTTTGGTATTTATCATTCCAAGTAATATCAAATCTTCATAATCATACTTAACAACTATGCGGTTGTCATCATAGATTATCTCAAACAAATAAGTATAATCTTTGTGGAGTTTTTGATAGTCATACTTTTGTAACATCTCAAATCCTTTTACCGCTTGGTCAGAAGTAAATGACCCGCGAGTTGCAAGAACCCATTCACCTTCATAGTAAAACAGAATTCCAAGAGACCCATCCATTTTTTCATAGACATCAAATTCAGGAGTGGGAGTATGTTTATTTTCTGAATCGTTAAAGAATTTCTTAAATGGTCGGGCAACAATATTTCCTTTGTTATCAGTAACAAGTCCACGAGTTTGCATGGTGATGTCATCCCACAAATTGTCATACTGAACTTTTTCTGAGTAGTTCCATATGGTGAGTGGAAGATTCGGATGTATTTGTTTATACATCAAATGCTCGTCGTAATATTTGTTTAATATTTCATTCACAATACAAATATACGAAATACTTTAAATTACCCCAAATATTTTGATAAAGCGATTGCTGCTTCTCGAGCCTCTTTCCAATTTTCAATAACTTTTTTTCCTCTTTTATTAAATGGAATGACTGATGCAATTCCTTCATTATAGATATATTTCATATCTACCTCATCGGCATTTTTTATAGATTTTTGGAATTTTGAATTAAACTCATTCCATTCTTCTTCAGTGTAATCACTTCCAGTTGGTAGATAGTAGTTATCAAAAATTCTATCTCCTATTTTAAACAAAGCACCACCACGATGAGTATACCCATAATAACCTTCAATATTATCATTTTCAATTTGTTCGGTTATAAAATTTTCATACCCATCCTCAATAGTATTCATAAGTCTAATTATAGGACTATAAGTTTTTAACTTAATGGCAACTCCTCCAGGGTATTCCTTACAAACATAAAATTTGTTATTGTAATACCACCAAGCGCTTTCAATATCCCCAATGTAGGTTCCATCATTTGACATAAATGAATTCTCAAGAATGTTTTCGCCATTATTACCAAATTTATGAACCCCAATTTTACCTCCGGTATATTTGGTTATAAGTTTGGTACATTCACTGTTTACAACCCATGACCCATTATTTTTATAAGGAATCATACGGCTAACCAACTTGGTGAATCCCAAATCAAGGTGAACTTTATTTAAAACTCCACTACCACCACCTGTGTAGTGTGGGTATTTTTCAAATTTAAATTTTAACCTGCCAACATATGGCGTTGTATTTTTAATGAACATGTTTTGGATTATTACAATTTCCTTTATGACTTCCCCAAGTCGAACTACCTCCATAAAAAATTATATACTCACAACTATCAATAATGTAAATGGAGTAATTGATGTGTGATAAAGTATCCACATTATAAACGCCCACTTCTTTTTGTTTTTGTCTTCCGGAACAACCAAGCATCATTGTCATAATTGACAATGAAATTATAACAATAATCGTCCAAAATAATCTTAACATAACTTTTTTACCGTACATTACCTAACAAGTGTTACAAAACCTCTTTCTTCTTTATTAAATCCGTCCTTATCACGGTATTCAATTAACCAATTATAAACATCCGTATTACAATAGTAACCAGTTCCACAATCTCCTGTCCACCACAAATTATTTGATTGATATACCACATTACCCCATCTATCAAATATTTTAAGTGTTGGTTGGTAAACTGACATACCACGCAGTTCAAATATATCATTTGTCCCATCCCCATTTGGTGTGAATGAATTTGGTGCAAAGAATCTTTGACAAGACTCGACTTTGATTGACATTAAACTCGGTTCGCTCTCACAACCAATCTCGTCATAACCAATTACTTTGATTAGGTAGACACGAGATGTATCGGGCCATTGAGTGAATAATTGATTACTTGATTCGGGTTGTTTTGCATTTTCAATAAACCAACTGTATGTGTAGTTTAGTGAGTCAGGTGTTAGATAGTAAGCCTCACCTGATTCTAAACATAGGTCGATGTATTCCGAGGCAAAGGTGATTGGTGGAGCGTCGTATTTTGATTTAACTTTTACTTTAACTGATTCTGTAATATCACATCCGTGAATATTTGTGGTATACTGAGGGTTATAAGTTCCAGTCCTTGTTCCAATAAAGGTATTCAGATTCATATATTCCGAACTCCAATCTCCACCGGCAGGATAGGCATTTAATTCCAAACTACCATTTAAACAGATTGTATATTCAGTTGTGTCAAATGTTATATCGGGAATAATAACCTCAACATCACAAGTTTTAATATCACCAATACAACCTTGAGCGGTGATTTCTTGTACAGTGATAGTGTAAGTACCCGGAACATCTCCCCAAATTATTTCACAACTAGATGTTTGGTCCGTAGTTACAAGTCCTCCACCTGTGATATGCCAATCGTAAATTGAAGTTTCATTTCCATTAACGGAGTATGTAACCTCTGAACCTGTACAAGTTGTGTCGGGGCAAGGAATGAAGTTGTGTGTTATATCGGTCATACTAAAATACCCACAACTTCCATCATCACATCCCGCAGTCGGTACAAAATTACAAGCGAGTGGGTCAGTACAACCAGGGTATGTACAACTACCATCATCACAATCTGCATTTAAATCATAATTACAAGCTATCGGGTCGGTACAACCAGGTAAGTTACAACTACCATCATCACAGCCAGCATTAGGATTATAGTTACAAGCAATTGGATTAGTACATCCATAAACCGTACAACCAACCTCTCCGTCAAAAATAGAAACAGGAGGGTCAAAACACATTTCTTGTCCCCAACTTCCCATACTTCCATCAGAATAAGGTGTGACTTCAATATCCAATGGGTCGGCACTAATTCCTGATGCGGTCATAGATACACAAAATTCCCATACACAATCTCCATTCATACAATAATCACCCCAATCGTTACCTGGATTACCATCTAATGGACCTGTCGGGCCTTCAAAGAAATAACCAGGACCCGCAACTAAACCAGTGGCATCGGATGTTACAGTATTAACCCAAATCCAAGTCCCTGTTACATCATCAGCATCATTAGGTGGAGTCAGTGGTACAACATCAACCCAACCAGTTCCAAGAGTTAAGCCGAACCCTTCAAACCAATTTGACCCTTGGTCGTTACCATCCCAATTCGTCATTGTAACACATAACTCAACAACTGTATTTGGTGGGTATGTTAGGTCCGCACTTGGCGGAGTATCTAACGTATAAGTTATATCACCCGAGCATTGAGAGTGGGAACTTAACTGAAATATTAAAGAAAGTAAAAATGGTAATAAAATCTTTTTCATATTAATCATTGTATATATCATAATTTATTAAACCCTCTCTTGCATCATTTCTAAAAACAACAAAGTCCTTTATGATTCCAATCCACCAAATTGAATTTACAATATAGAATGGAGTGAAGGGGTGAAAATCATATTCTGTGTACCCAACCCAATATCCAAAAATTAAGGATATAATAAGACACAAAGTCATTATCCAAAAAAGTGGTTTTCTTTTTAACCAAAAGTAATATGTGATAATAAAATAAAAAGGATTACAAGTCAGTGTTTTCCATTTTTTATCATAAAAATGTATGTCGTGAAATGCGTTATAACTATCTGTACCAATCCTTGAGCCTCTCCACATTAATTCGTGAACCCAAAGTGGTATCATAGTACAGAATATAAAGATTGGTAGAGTCCATTCAGGAATATAGGCGGTGTATGTTGTAAAGTATCTAACAGGTACATAAAATGTTAGAAAACATATCATACCAACTATCCAAAGAAAGTGTATGTTTTTGAATTTATTTATTATTTTCATAGTCCGATAAATCTAATTGAAAAAACTTGTGATGTCAAAATTTAAAACTATAAAAAATTTATGTATCCATCTTTTTTTAATAGATTATGTTGTCTATATTTGTAAAAACAAAAATAAAATTATTAAAATATGGCAACAAAAGGAAATTCAAGAGGTCGTTACGTAACCAAAGTAGGATTCTATGACATTTATGCGAAGGATTCTTATCGTCCTAAAAAAGATGGTTCATCTAAGCATGATAAACCTGAAGTATCGGGTAGTGAATTTAATATTTATCATTCAAAAAAATTGGTACAAAAGGGTTTGAAGTTTAAGAATGATGCTATTAATAAAGCAAAAGAACTCTTAGGTAAGGAATATCGACAGGTCTATAATTTAGTCTAAAATTTTTAACAATTAACCCCTGAAAAGGGGTTTTTTGTTATATTTATAATAAAAAACTATGATATATTTTATTCTATCCTTTATTTCAGTGATTGTAATTGGATTCTTTTTTCAGTGGAAAAATTTCAAGAAAAATTATGAATTAAAAGAGAAAGAATTTGAATTAACCGAATTGGTTCAAAAGACACCAACTCCGACACCTGTTTACGAAAAGAAGAAAAGAGGTAGAAAACCTAAAACAACTAAGTAAAAAGTCTTTTATATTGTTCTTCAGTTATTATAATAGTTCTATTAGTTCTACTTTCGGATTGTTGTCTTTCTTTAGTTTTTAATTTTAATAAAACTATTTTAACGAATTTCTCCATTTTTTGAAATTCATCACTACTTGGTTTTAAATTGTTTTCTTTTACAAAATTATTAACTTTTGATACGACATCTTTTAATTCACTAAGTGAGGAACACTGAGTAATATCTTTAAGTAATTTTAAATATTCTTTCTTTTCCATACTAATAAATACTATCTATAACGATAAATCAAATATTGTTTTGGTCTATCCAAATTAATTCTAACCACATCTCCATTAGCATTAAATGTAAATTTTACCGTTTCCTCAAATCCGTTTATATGGAAAACATTTCTACCCTGTATTTTGGAAATTTTATATTCCAATGTATCCTTACCATACATTTGGCATAGCAAAGAATCTTTTACGACCCACCTACCTGAAAATTCTTTTTCCGCCCTTTCACCGTCATTGTAATCGATAACTAAGTTATAACTTGAGTCAAATTTTTGACCAAATGTCATTACTGACGTAATTAAAAAAATTAAAGTAATTATTGTTTTCATTTTATTTAGTTTTAGAGTATTATATAAATATCATTAACTGTACCATTAAAGTATTTATTAATATGGAAAAACCAAAATTATTAAACTTAATTAAGAAAATATACAAACCAAACTTTAGTAATATTAAACCTACTGACGTATACACTTATTTTGTAACTGAATTCCCATACAAAGAATTTGCAAGCGGAATGAGTCCAGAAGATATTATAATGGCATCGTTCTTACTACCAATGGTAAATACTCCTGAGGTTTTAGATAAACAATATGATTTTATCAAATCTAATTTATTTGGATTTACGTTAATTGAAGTTGATTCGAATTATGCCGATGTTGATTGTGACTATTGTAATGGTGATGGTTACAATTTGTGTGATTCGTGTGATGGCAACGGAAAAATAGACTGTGAGTCGTGTGGTGGTGATGGAGAAAATGAAGAAGGCGAATCATGTTGGGCGTGCGATGGTGAAGGAAGAACAGGTTGTGATGATTGTGACGATGATGGTACCATTGCTTGTGATTATTGTGACGGCTCGGGTTCTGTTGATGATTATGATAAATCAGAGGTTAGTCAATGGTTTTTTGTCTCTTATGATAAAACACTATTGGACAAATTTCTTCTTTTGGATGAATGGGATGAAGTTAATAATGAAATAATGTTATCTAAAAAATCAATTTCTTTATTAAGAAAACCAGAAGTCATAGATGACCCAAGTGAGGATATCGAAACCGGTGGTGTGTATTTCTATGAGCTCTCACTCACAGAGGAACTTATGTTTCAAAAAATGTCAGATAATAGAATTGATATTAATTCATTAAGTGACGTTTCTTAAATCTCGTTAAATGATTTACGGTTAATTCTAATCTCGTTAGTTTCACTATCGTGTATGTCGGTAAAAATCTCTCTACCGTTGTAGTAGTCCCAATCCGCGTTCTCTTCCATAATTCTAACTAAACTATAAGGGTCTCCGTATGACTCAACGGTATCTCTCCAAGTTTGAGTTTGGTAAACTGTCTCATTAACTTCAATATTAAATTCATATGTTTTAAGTTCGGGCTTAATTAGATTGCCAGTTAACTTATCCTCACTTAACTTATCTTTATTCAAATTTACCACCGTCCAAACATAATCCTCATCAATATATTCTATTTTATCTACAACACCAAAAATTTTTAATGATGAATTAATAACCTCAGAAACTTCTGTATTGATACGACCAAACGATATTCCCTCTGACTCACAATTACGAGCAACTTGTTTAATAATTTGAAACATTATTCTATCTGATACTTTTTCTAATTCAGAGGTCATATTCACTTTCTTGTTGGGATATGTTTATGTCGTTTTCACCAATATAATCAGTTAAACTTGAAGATAAATCATAAATTAAATCTTCATCAACAACTGAAAAGATTCTATTCATATAAAAAAGTAAATCGACGGACCATATACCTTCAACTCTTTTTATATCCGTTATTTCAATTTTATCTATATTACTAACAATAGCACTAACACTATACTGTAATTCTCCCGCATCATCGAGTTCTTTATACAACTCTAATCTTTGGTTGAGAAAAGTCTGTAATAACTCAAGTATTACTTGTTTTTTCTTTTCGGATATAGTGAAGTTCATTATTAATATTGTTCTAAAGTATCAATAGGTTCTTCAGTTGATTCACAATGAGATTCTGTCGTAGTAGGAGTTTGATTAATTATTTCAATCTTTTGTGGGGTTCCACAGTCTCCTGAACATTTACATCCACCGCCAATTGAAAAAGTACATCCATAAAATAAAATAGATGTTAAAAGTCCGATAAATAATGTTTTTTTCATATCTTTGTTTTTTTATATAAATATCGTGCTCATATGAATATTTTCTTTTTAGATTTGGATGTTAATAAATGCGCTAAGGACCATTGTGACAAACATGTGGTCAAAATGATACTTGAGACCGCTCAGTTATTGTGTGGTGTTCATCATATGACCCCCCAAGTTACCCCCCAAGTACCTTACAAGTTATCACATAAGAATCACCCCTGTGCAATATGGACCAGAACCTCATTAACGAACTATCTTTATCTTTGTGAGTTAGGACTAGCCCTTTGTAAAGAATACACTAATAGGTACGAAAAACGTCATAAATCACAGGATGTTATTGAGTGGTGTCTAATTAACAAACCAAAAATTCAGGACATAGGATTTACCGAACCACCAAAGGCAATGCCCGATGAATATAAAGTAACCGATGTTGTTGAGTCATACAGAAATTATTATCGTGGAACTAAGATGGGATTTGCGGTTTGGAAAAATGGTCATGAACCAAAATGGTTAAAAAATAATTTGGTGGGAGAAGAAGTTTGACATATATTTGTAACACAATTTAAAACCCATACCCATATGAATAACCCATTTAAATCCTTTGCAGTATTCTTAGTTATTATCCTATCAATGTTATTTTTTGGTTCTTGTACAACAAGTCATCGTGGATATAATTATAAAGCCCATCATAAAAAATCAACTCAAGTTATGAAAAAGACCATGCGGAATAATCGTGGTCACGGAATGTTGGACCATCAATGTACCAATCGTAGACACTAAAACGTTTTCTTTATTGAAGCGGTTACAAATTTATAAGGTGATAATGGTTCATGACCTAAACTTACCTCATAATTTCCAATCTCACCATTCAAAGAAACTTTATATATCGGGAAATTAAAACCTTCCGAATCAATTCTAAAAGAACTTACCTGTAAAGGGAGTTCTTTTATTTTTTTAACAAAATCCTCAGGAGTTGTAAAATTACTTAAACCTAAATCTTCGGTATCACCCGTTAGATTTATTTTTTCAAACTTTTCTAAATAATTAGTTAATTCAGTTTCAGGTTGTGTTAATTGTTCATTAACCAATTTAGTTAATTGAGACTCAGTTAGAATTATTTTCATTTAGTAGTAGATTTAAAATTCTTGTATTCTCCTCAATTCTTTTATTATTCTTAACCCAATTTTTTCTATTACTCTTAGGTTTTGTTTCTTTTCTAGCCTTTCCCATAGTATTTTTTTTAATAAATATTTTTTGGTTTGTTATTTTTGTGTATATTTGTAGAATAAATCAAATCACAATGAAATACATCATTCTTTTCTTCGCGGTAGTTCTTTTGGTATTCGGTTGTTCATCAACCACGAATACAAAATCAGTAATCAAATCTGTAACTTTTGAAGTTAAATGTGATACAATTTACTACCGTATAGTTGAAGATGACGGAACTGAAAACATGATTGAAGAAATTGTGTGTGACACAATTCCAAAATACGAGTATGTACCAAATCGTATGGGCTAGTTATTGTTTTCCTGTCTGATAGGTCCCCTGTATTGCCCCCTTTGCGGCTCCAGTACCAAATTGCGTTGTAGTTGTAGGCGCAGGTCCTTTATACTCGGGAAGACTTTGAACGTGTATCATATGGTCTAAATATGCCGCGATAGTATTTGTACCTAATTTACCATCCACAAAATCTTTTGGTATGTTGTTTGAAATAAATTTAAGTTCAGGTTTTCCTGAAATTGTAACAAGTTCTTGTTGTAAAGCCATTATACTTTCTTCAGAAACACCAGCCGCTTTTGCTTTATTAACTATTTCATTCATGTCCATAGATTTTAATTTTTCTTTAGAGTCTTGGAGTAGCTTAGCTCTCTGTTCTTTGGTCAAGGCACTATAATTAGGGTTAAAATTAGTACCAATTCCAAATTCTTTATGTATGAACATTCTTGCCGGTTTGCTCTCATCATGATACGTTGTGGCGGTAGAGGATGTGACGTTTTGTTCAGATACAACTGATTTAGCCGAATTATGCATCTCCAGTATTCTTCTTCTTTCGTTTTCGTCTATGTTTAAATTAATTTTCATATTATTCTTCGTCTTTACCGATTATTGATTTATCAATCATACCTAACTTCATGAGTCTCTTAGTTAGAGTTTCCTTACCCAACTTTCTTAAATATCTAACAACGATTGGTGGAATATCATCTTTATACTTACCAAACAAGTCAGACATGATATCTGATTCTTTTGGGGTTGGGGTGTAATCGGCTTTTGAGCGAGCCGCTCTCATACCAGATGGGCCCTTTTCATATTTTTCTTCTTCGGCCTCGTTAATTACTCTTTTGATTATATCCTCTAACTGACTCTCAGTTAATTTTATAACTTTTTTCATATTAATACTTTTTATATAAATACTATGGTTTTATCAAATTAAAGATTTTCTTTCAATTCTTCCGTCAGGGTGTATATAAACATTTGCCATATCTCTACCTCTACCAATTGAAATTGTTACTAACTGAGGACTTATTGTTATATCTCCGATATTCTCAGGAGTTACATAATCTTTAGGTAACTCAATCATAGTCCCTTCGACAGACCATACATTATCGTATTTATGCTTAAATGACGGATGAAAATTTTTAGAACCTGAAGACATTTTTTGTAAACTATCAAAAACGCTTTTCATATTTGTTTGTTCTGTGATAACTCTTTTAACAATCCTTACCAAATCAGATTCAGTTAATCTAATAATTTTTTTCATATTATACTTTTCTTAATTTTATATTTGGGGTTGACCAAGAACCACTTTTAATCTCAGATGGTGAATTGTTGTCAACAAATTGAATTACTTGGGATATTTTATTGTTATCAACAAACTGAGTCATTCCACTTTTTCCAGTGATATTATATCCTCCGTTAGCCGGTTGTATATTAACAACATTTATATCTCCCCCAACTGATAGTGACATTCTCACTTTAGTTGGTTTTCCACTTTTATCTGTTATAGTTACGGTACCGTCAGGATTTATAGTTGACGCTCTTCCACCAACATTAACTCCTTCATTTAAAATTGGTCTTACATCACCCATTGTTGATTCCATTAAACCATAAAATCGTTTTTTATATGAATCAATATTACTCATAATTATGTTTGTTAGATTCCTTGGATTTTAACTACACCGTTTTTTCCGGCCAATGCTTTATTTACTTCATCCGCCAATTGGATTGCGTTATTTCCTGTATAAAATATTCTCAAATCAAAATACTTACCTTTTTCATCTTTCTTAGGTTTTGGTTCAGGTTTAGTTTGTGGTAGATTAAGTTGTCGTTTAATATCTTGTCTTACAGTTGCGGTATTATCTATCGCGGTTTGATAATCAATCTTATAATCAGTATCTCTAACTGTATAACTAACATACTGTTGTTGTAAAGCTTCAGGACTATTTCTTTCAGTTGCACTTCCAACAATTACATCAGTTACAAACATATTTTTAGTGTTAACACCGGCGTTTTGTAATGCGGTTTTAAAGTTCATCGCTCTCCTTGTTGCCAAACGTTTGTTGTCAAATCCTCTGTCAGAACCAACACTTGATGCTCCACCAACAATCTCAACAGGATTTCCTATGTTACCAACAGGTGTTAATTCTCTAACCGCTTGTTGGAACTCAGAACTACTAGTATCAACTTGGTCAGACCCTGTTTTAAATAAACCTCCTCTTAATTTTTTTGTTGTGTCAACCAATTTAGAGATAAGTTTATCGTCTTGACCGGTGGTGTTTCCACCCGTCATTTGTTCTTGAACATTATTATTTGAATATTTATTTCTGATTTCGTTTTTTTCTTCTTCAGAAATTATTAATCTTTTACTCATGATAATTTTTTTTATATAAATACTTTAAGTAATGAAAAACAAACTATTGTTTCTTCCAAATACTTGATTTTTTATAGTTACCTTCAGAATCTTGGGTTAGACCTGATTTTTCAATCATGACATATCCTTGGGATTGAAGAAACCTACTTTTATTATTTTCGTCTCTGTCTCTAGCCGCTCTATCAATATCCGTAACAACCAAACAAATATCGTATCCTGTTTTTGATTTACAAAATTCATTTGTGGTTTTACCAGATTCGCTTTGAGATAAAATATAATTAAGGTCAATAGGTTGAGTAGTTCCTGTTGTTTGCTCGTACAAACTTTTTATACGATGTTTTTCCTCTTCGGATATTATTAGTCTTTTCATGTGGATTTTTATACGGCGTTTTTAATTCTATCGTTTATTGAGGATATAATCCAATTATTTCCTGATTTAAAACTTTCTACATCAGGGATATTACCATACGGTTGGGGATTCGACTTTACATCACATTTTTTTAAGTTTTTAGCAATTTCAATTGATTTAAATGGTACGAGTATTATGGTCATTTTAAACTTTGAGAAAAAATTAGAAATGATAGCTAAAAAATGATTTTGTGTTTTAGTTATTATGTTATTAACATTCTTATCATTTACTACGGCATTAGCAGCACCCTTAGTTGCCCAAGAAGCGTCATATCCCTCAAGTAGAGGTAAGATTATTTTATTTAACATATCATATAGATATGCATTGATATCAAATACACCACCGAAAAAAGTGGCATAAACCATATCCGAAATATACTTTTCAAAAGTAGGTTTCAATGAAGTCTTAATTGTTTCTAGTTTTTCATTAAAAACTTTAAAAACCAAATCAGATGTTACATTTTCTCTAAAACTTTTTGTTAAAGAATCCAAATCACGATTTAATCTATTTGGAGAAAATTCTTTAATTACTCCACTAACAATATAATTAATATCAGATTCGGATAATGTACATTGTTGTTCACTAATAATAGGTCTTACGTCACCCATTGTTGATTCCATTAAACCATAAAATCTTTCTTTATATAAAGAAATATTATTCATAAAAGTATTTTATACATAAATATATTCCAAAACAAAAAACCCCATCATAAGAATGGGGTTTTAAATTTAATCATTCATCAATCAAAATAACATTCTTGTTCTTCACCTGTAATCTTTTCTCTCATTACATCCGATTGCATACATTCGTCATAAAGGGAGTCGTACCACTCTTCATTTGTTGATTTCATGTCAGACCAATTATCTTTAATGTAGTCTTTCATTTCTTCTTCTGACATCCCGTTTAGTTCAGGATAATCAGCAACATTAATTTGAATTGGTTCGCGTACAACCATAGTGCTGTAATACTCAACCATTTTAACTGAAATTGTTTTTGGAGTTTCAACCGCAACTTCTTCAGTAACCTTTTTCTTTTTTTCCTTTTTTGGAGCTGACATTTTTGCCTTTTCTTTTTTCATATTATTTTTTTATCCAATATCCACATTTTGATAGAAACTTGTTCTAATTTCTTCAAGTTCTTCTTCGGTTAATTCATCATCAGTTTCAATGTCTTCAATCCATACACTACCGTAATTACTATGAGATACGATGGTAAATTCACGACCATCTTCCATTGTTCCATAGTAATTTCTGATACATAACACAAGGTGGGGGGTTTCAAATTCTATATTCATATTTAATTATTTTTTATAAATTGTATCACATTCATTCCATACTACCAAGAATTTTTCTCCTGTCTCAATGTCTTCTCCATAACCCTCTTCTGTTTTACAGATAATTGTATCAATACTTTTAACAGGTTCTCTCTTTGTTAAAAAATAATTGGTCGAGAAAAAACCAACTAATAATCCCAATAAAATTAATATAATGTATTTCATAATTTTAAAATTAATTATGAAATTTCAGATTGTCAAATAAAAAGAAACTTATTTGATTTTTGAGAATACAACCGATTCGTGGTCAACAAAAAATAATCCTTTCTTTGGACTTGATGGGAATTGACGAGCGGGAGTATCCACGCACTTATTACCTACCACTGTAACTGGAGAATATTTTCTAAGAATTAAAAGATTACCTGACATTGTAACATATGCAACAAGATTTATATCGGTATCTCTTAACACTATTCCACCATTTGTATAAACGCTATACCCACCAGGTTGTTTTTTGTTTGTCAATGGAACATCATTTTTTTCACAAGGTGTAAATTCAACCTGTTTGATTGTTCCAACGGTTTTAACTTGGATTTTTGCAATTTTGTTATCAGGAGATAACATAATGATATCAATTGAAAGTTTAGTATCAATTGGACTTCCTTCTTTGGATTGATAAATTAATTTCCAACCTTTACCCATTAGGTAATCAACAACAATTTTTTCGGTTGTATCTCCCATCATGGAGTTTCTCTTGTTGTTTTGGGTATACTTTTCACGATTTAACGACAGATAGTTATCCCAATATGTTGTGGGATTAAGTGACATGTCACGAGCAATTGCCGTCAAATCAGAGTTATTACCATCAGACAAATTTTTATATATGTCACATAAGTTTTTTCCTTGGTCTTTAAAAATATCAATGATGAATCTTGCCGTGTCAGAATAGTTTGTATTCAACTTATTAATCCTATCCCAGTTTCCACCCTCATCATAAACAAATGACATATCCAAAATGGAATCAATCTCGGATGGATTTTTTCCAATCATTGTTAGAACATCCTCATATTTTTTTCTATCATTATGTTCGGTCCATTTTTTTGCATGAGGTTTAACAATCTTATTGATTGGGTCCTTGAAAATCGCTTTGAGTCTCCAGTTGTTGATTTTATCAAACAAATCTTTTTCACAATCGGATGATTCGTTAATCAATCCTGAATGTTTTTTCATCAAAGATTCAAATTGATTTTCAGTTAATAAAATTTTCATATAATATAAATATACTAAGAATAAAAAAGGATTAGTATTTTAGAATTACAATGAATTTAAGTAATTTTGAGTTTCTTCCGAACCATCAATTTTTTTATTACTTAATACTTCCGCCAATTTTTTAGCCGTTAACCTATCCATCTTACCCAATGACGACTGAAGATTATTTTGTGTCTGAAAATCCTTCAACGCATTTTGTGTTTTGGGACCGAACTTACCGTCAACCCCATCTTTATTTGACCCATAATTACCTAAATTAAAACCTATCATTCTCAATGCCTTTTGGAAATTAAGAACGTTTTTATTAACACTATATTTACCTGAACCCCCTTCGTATTCCGCAACAATTTGACTCAGACGTTCCAAATCGTTCATAGCCTGCTCAGGAGTTATGGGTGGTAATTTATTAAGCGCGTTTTGATTAATAGTTCCGTCCTCGTTAAAAATACTAACTAAACTTTTTGTAATTAGAGGGATACCGGTTTTTCTAAGTTTGGCTGAGGGGTCAACAATATATTTTTTTAAAAAACTCCAAACTTTCATTTTCTCCTTTCCCATTGTAGTACTGACAAGAACGTAATCTACGTCTATAATATCATCTATTTGTGCAGTACCGTTCTTTGTTCCAAACTTACTCCCTTTAGTTAAACCTAATTTATTCATAATAACAGGGGCGTTACTACTCAGTACCACGTTGTCCATTTTAGATAACGTGGTTACTTTATTAATTACAGCAGGTAAAGCCTTGGTACCTGTTTTTGCGGATTTTGATAATCCCTCAACTCCATTTTTTTCTAAAAATTGAGCCATTTCGGTCAAATATTTGTTTCCTCCTTTAGTAAGAGCAATTGTTTCTTTGGTTTTTATAAACCAACCATTTTCAGCAAAACCAGGTATAACAAACCATTCACCCATCTTTTTACCTGTTGTATCCACATTACTACCAGATGATTTATAAAATAAAACTTTTTGCCCGTTTTCTAATTGTGTTTCGATTACTTCTCTACCCGCAACATTTGATTTTTGTAGGACTTTTACTGCCGACGGATTAAATGCAACATTAGTCGGGGCAATGTTAAATAATCTTTTAATTATGTTTCCAGTATCACAAAAACTATGAGTATAACATTTTTCAACTCTGAAATTCTTTTCAAATATTTCTCCGCTTACTTCCTTAGTAACCTTTTTACCGGATAATTCAGCACCCTCCTTAGATGATTTACCAGTTATCTTACCTGTTAATTCAGCACCCTCCTTAGATGATTTACCTGTTAATGTACCCAATAATTGTTTAATTCTACTTGTAAAATTACTAATAAATCCTGAAATTTTATCCCCCCAACTACCCAAAATATTTTTAGCCAATGGGGATTTAAGAGCATTATCTACTTTAGAGGGAATACCTAACAATAAAGTATCAATTGAATTTCCAATAATCTTCAACCCATTTTTTACTACAGGAGATGCCATTCCCGCCCCAGTTTTAACCGCATTTTTAAGAGGAGCCGAAACCGCTTGCAGAGGGCCTGGCAATAATACAAAAGCAAAAGTTATTGCCGCCATAAGATATAAAGAATCTTTTTCCTCGTTACTTTTAAATTGAGCTTCGATTATATAACTAATTGCGTTTAATACATCGACAACCGCACCAGAACCCGGAATAACAAAATCCATACCGACAGATAATAAATCTGCACCCGCATGTAAAATATCACTTATTGTCCACTCTTCGTTTATTGGAACCTGTTCGCCAGTACTTGTTGAAAATGCTTTACCCTCATAAATAACATATTTACCATCGGTTGTGAATTTGCATTCCATTAACTTTTGGAGGGGTCTTCTAACATCTTCACTCAATAAATTATACATTTTGAGGATATCATGTCTTTCTTCCTCAGTTATCGTAAACCTTTTCATATAAAATAAATATACTCAGAATAAAAAAAGGGGATAGAGGGATTGGTAAGAAAAATTTTTACAACAAATCAATAATAGGTTTTGCAAATTCTTTAACAAGACGCTTAGAGTTAATTTGCAAATCACCAAATGATTCAAGGGCAAATGGTCGGCCACCAACCTTTGTCATAAACTCGGATTCAATTCCAGGTTTAAAATTTCCAACAGGAATACTTTCCCCATAACCAGGGAAATCAGATTTATTTGTTCCGAACAAATAATTGTTATCACCACCCTTCTCCAAAATCATAACACTATCCTGACAAAACATCTCACCAAGTTTTTTTATCTTATCAATAAACCGCGGGTCATCAGAAAGATTAACAACAAAGTAACTATCTTCCTTAACTTCAATCTGATTATCTGATAAAAAGTTTTCAACGTAAGTACCCTTAACATTTGTGACACCATACCCCAAAGAGATAAGAGCGGACTTCAAATTCTTATTACGAGATTTGTTGTTTCTAATATTAAGTTTTCTCTCATCTTCTTCATCCATACAATTTACCATAGAACTTCTAAAGGCGGTGATAATTGCACAGTCATATTTTTGAATGTGGGAATATATACGATTTAAAGATGATTCGTTCAGTACATTACCAAACTTATTTATCATTTCTCTCATTTCTTTACTCATAGGATAAAAATATATTAATAAATACAAAGTTAATAAAAAAAAGGCGTAGGGGGTAATCGGAACATAAAAAATTTTTATAGATTAATCAACCAAATAAAAATGGACACCCACACAACAACAACAAAAATCCAATAAATGATTCGAACAATTTCATACTCACTTGTCTTCATCTGTTCAAAGAACTCAGACACAAAACCAATAAGAGCTGCAATTAAAATAAAAAAACCAAATAGAAACCAAAACATTATTTACCAAACAATCTAAGAATCTCAGAGAATTTTTTATTATTAGAATCAAATTGTTTAACATTTAGTGTAACATAGTCAATGTCTGAAAATGTCATTCTAAACAAATCACGAATTTTTTCTTCATAGTCCTTATCACCAGAAGATGTTTCATCCAAAATAATAAACAAGTTAATTGTTAGGTTTTCAATTTGATTCAATGAATTTAAAGTCAAAGAAGAATTACGTACAATGACATTTTTAATTTCAGGAATCATTAGTTTAATAACCTTCAAAAAAATATCAGGTAGTTTAAAATCCATATCATATGGGGCACTCCATGAGGTATATGAATTATATAAAAGGTTACCTCCCGCAACTAAGTAATCACCAGTAGTAGTTGTGGTTAAATTATCCCATGCGGTTAAACCAATAATATTTTCTTCTTCTTCCATAATAATAAATATAGGAAATAAATTTCAAATAAAAAACCCCTCTTTGTGGGAGGGGTTTAAAATAATTATAATTTAATTATTAAATGTTTTTTGTGAATTTGGACAACTGAACGGTTCCGTTATTGTCTCTAACAACCGCAATGTAATTTCCTCTGCTCAATTCTTCAACATTAACCACAGTGTTTGGACCTGAATAACTTGTTGTACTAATCAATTTACCCTCAGATGAATAAATCTCAATTACACCTTGATTATTTGTTGAAACGTTAAGAATGTCATTTGCCGGATTTGGATAAACATCCACACTACCGATTGTCTCACCATTTGAAACAAAACTTGGTTGTTGTGGCAAAAGAACTGCGTCAATTACGTGAATAACACCATTATCGGCAACAATGTCAGCAACTGTAACCATTGCGTTATTAATCATAACACCATTGTTATCAATTGTTACAACAAGTGGAGGGAAGAACGTTAAAGTTGGAATTTCTTGACCATTTGTCAAATCAGTTGACAAAACTGAACCTGACGCAACGTGGTAAAGTAATATGTTTTGTAGTTCTCCGATGTTCGCCAAAAGAGCCTCAACTGTACCGGCAGGAAGTGCGGCAAACGCGTTATCAGTAGGAGCAAATACGGTGAACGGTCCAGTACCACTAAGTGTTTCAACCAAACCTGCTGCAACAACAGCCGCTTCAAGTGTATTGTGAACATCACTATTAACAATTACATCTACAACAGTAGTTGTTGGTTGTGGAGCCGGTGGTAGAAGGATAGCGTCAATTACGTGAACTACTCCGTTGGTAGCCGTGATGTCAGCAACTATAACTTGAGCATCGTTGATGAATACTCCCTCGGCATTAATAGTAACCTCTACAGTTTGTCCTTGTAGTGTTGCAATAATTTGACCATCACTCAAATCTGTTGAAAGAGCTTGACCACCAACAACGTGATACAAAAGAATCTGAGCAAGTGTTCCAGTTGGGTCAGCTAGTAGAGTTTCGATTGTACCTGAAGGAAGAGCCGCAAAAGCCTCATCAGTTGGGGCAAAAACTGTAAATGGACCAGGTCCCGATAAATCATCGGCAAGTTCTGCAGCAATAACGGCAGCTTCCAATGTGTCATGTTCAGCACTGTTAACGATAATGTCAACAACCGTGTTTTGAGCGAATGAACAAATACTCAATACGGTTAGGATAAAAGAAAATAATGTTTTTTTCATATTGTTTAATTAATTTTTCATAATGATAAACAAAATGAATTACTATGTCAATATAGATTTAAATAAAAAAGGGGGTAGGAGATTGGTAACACAGAATAAAAAATTTTGTTTTAGGTTAGTTTTGTTGTATTTTTGTAGTTAAATAATAAACCACATGAAAAAAATAATCGTATTCTCTTTTATTTCTCTATACTTGTTTTCTTGTAAGACAACCCAATTGTCAGTCAAGGATTCCGATAGTGACAGGGTAATTACAGTTTATACTGATACTTCATATGTTGAGGAGCCAGCTCTCACGGTTTATAAAGAACTTGTTTTTTCTCAGGGCGACACCACCGTAATCTATGAAAACGAATTCATTATTATTGATGGAAAAAGTTATGTCGCACCTGAAACTTCGACTTGGTTTAACGTTAAGACGGTAAAAGTTTATAAATAAAATTACTTTCCTAATTGATAAGAAGTGGAAGATTGGGTTTTTGTACCTTGTTGGATTGGAGATAATCTACCAAGTTCACTTTGTTTGAATAATCTACTGTAATTTTCATTAAACTTATCTGTAGAATATGCTGATTTAACCATCTCAGCCGCTTTCTCGGCTAACCCTTGGAAATCCTCAGGGTAATACAATTTCATGTTGGATATCATAATACTTTTTAACTCGTCTTGTAATTTTTTCCAAGATGAATTTAAAACAGATAAATTATCTCTGGTTAGTCCATTACCATAATAAGTTTCAAATGCACTTGTGTCAGCAGCAGTTGTAAATTGTTTATCAGTAATTATTGTATCTATTTGGGGAACATCTTGTTTTGCCAAAAAATAGTAAGATGTTATGTTTTTCATAAATTTTAGGGCCATACTTTTAAGTTCATCGTCACTTTTATCTTTAAAATATTGGACAGCGTATCCATCACTTATTTTCTCTCTTTCTTGTTGGGGAACAATCAAAACTCCCAAAACAGATGATAACCCATTGAATCCGGCAATTATTGAGGAAGATAAACCTGATATTGTATAGTTTTTTTGCCCCGACTCTCTAACCTCCGAACTCATACTCAAAGTTACTTTTCCATTTTTTTGTCCTCCCAATTCATTCATCATTCTTCTCAATAACAATAAACCATTGTGAGTCGCAATAACTTCAGTTGAGGAAGGTAAAGTTCTCAAATCAAAACTAATACTTCCTTGATTTGTTAATTCATTATCCCCAATTTTTATGTAGTCAACATATTGTTTAGCATCATTTGTAGGAGTGAAACTTGAGAGATAATTTGTTGCATCACCAGTACTGGCAAATATTAAATTTTTTAATGTTGACTTGAAATAAAAATTTTCTTTAGTTTTATCCCCTCTCAAACCAAATTTTTGATTTCCAGGAAAGTTGGACATTTTTTCAGGAGATGTAGACGCATTTATAACTCTTTCTTGTTCATTTAATAATCCGTACATTGACCTGATTTCTCGGATTTCGTTTTCACTAATTACAAATCTTTTAGACATATAAATAAATATACTATAAATAAAAAAGGGGGTAGGGGGAATCGGAAACCGTCGAAAAAAATTTATAGAAAAAAATCCCCCACTCTACAATAAGAAATGGGGGATAGCAAATTAACCATAGAATTCAAAGTTAAGTTCATATGGATAAGAGTCACATATTTTCTGAATATGACCAATTTTCTTTTGGGTTGATGTGTATGTTGAAACATAGAACGTATCCATAATCTTAACATATTGTTTTTTCTTTCTTGTACAACTTGAAAGATTTTTAACATTGAAAGAAAAGAACTTACCCAAAGAACGTTGAATGTTTTGAATACCCAAAGAATTGGAACCCTGATTAATATACAAAAAATATTTCAAGAAATTAATGTAGTTCTCGGTAACATTATCACTATCAAAATTCTGTCCATTGAATTTAAATTTAAATCCATTAGGTTTTGTCTTTTTCATCTTGAATGAATCAACAAACTCATATAAAGATTCAAAACTATTGTCCTTCAAAAGATTCAAACTTTTCAAAAGTTCCATATCAGGGGAATCAACTTGAATGGCGGTACGCATACCAACATTCTGATTAACGGTATTAGATTCGGCAGTACCGTTCATCCCCCTTAGTTTGAAGTTATTGATATCATCCTTTTTGATAACATAGAAGTTTGGAGTAAAGTTATTGGTAACATCAATAAAACAAAGAACATAATAGTCAAAGTTATGCCAATTTCGAATATTGGTAATTGAATAGCTAACCCCCTTTGAAAGGAATGAACATTTAACCTCAAAGAATGTGACATTCTTTCTAAAGTCACCTCGTTCCTTATCACTTGATACAACAATGGCTTTAAGTTCACGAATAATTTTATTCTGAATCTTAGGACCATAGGTTGCCGGAAGATGTCCCACACAATCACATATGAATTTATGAAGACTATCTGTCATTTTGGGGTTTGGAACATTTTTCAATCTGTCATAAGCATCTTGCACATACTTCTCAATAATTAAACGTTGTCCGATTTCCATTGTAACTTTACTCATTGTGATTAATTTTTGACAAAGATACCACAAAGTCCCAATTCCCCAAAATTTTTTCCAGAAATTTTTTTTCAACAATGGGGAACCCTTTTAAAAAAAGGGGGTAGGGGGATTGATAACCCGAAGGGAAAAATTTTAGGAATTATTTTAATTCCAAAACATGTTTAACAAATTCAACAAGGGGGATTTCATATTTGATATAAGAATCCCAATATTGTTGTTCGGTTCCCTCGTCATTAATACGGGTAGGTCGTTTTAATGCGATATAATGTCTGATTGTATCATACACCGCCGTGTCCACACTCTCACCATCTTCAATCTGTTCCTTAACTGAACGTATAATCTGATTTATGTCTTCAATAGAAAACCTTCTACGAATGCATGCCGCAAGTTGTGAGTAATTTACAATGTAGTCCATACCTCTTAATAATTCTTAGTTAAGAATAATTTACCCGAATCCCCATCAATATACAAATCATCTTGTTTGCCAATCTCAGGTCCAAGACATTCCATAATTTTATATTCACCAATGGCGTCATTAGGTTCAGAATCAAAATAATAATATTGTGTATTATTTATTACCTTACCAGGTAATAACAGTTTCTTAGAATCGGGAGTTAATTCAACTTCATCACCTCCACAACTCATCCAATATATGGTTGCAGTATTCAAATCTAAACTGGTTTCCAAGATTAATGGTTTAACATCACCCATTGATGACTCCATTAACATAAAGAACCTTTTTCTATATTGTTCAATATTATTCATATCAATAAATATACTAGGAATAAAAAAGGGGGTTGGGGGATTGACAACCCGAAGGGAAATATGTTATAAATTATTTAATCTTATCGTAAATCCTTGTTGCTCTTCTAAACATTTCTTCGGCTCTTTTGTCAAAAAACTTTTCCCAATATTCAAAGAAGGTTCTTGGGTCTTGTCTAACTCTATTACTTATTCCCCTGAAATTATCAACATCAACGCCATTATTCCTTAACTTACGAGCAATAATCTGAAGATATTCATTCCAATTTTCTATGTTCTCTCTAAATTCTTGACCTTTCGCCCCTTGTAAAATTAGGTCCTCAAAACTTTCAATTTTTGTAATGGAATCAATCATTTTTTGAGCCGAGAAGTTTCTCAAAAAATTAATCTCATTAAAATATTCTGTCTTTGATAGTTCTCTCATAAAATCCTCATATGAACTTATACCTTTGTCTTTGAGTTCATAGTATAATTGGGGGGTTCTTGCTTGTTGTTCAAACCTTAAAGCATAATATATCCCCCTCATAAAGTTATTCCACTCTGGGTTCCACTGACTCTGTAAAATCTGTTGGAAAGAATTCATAACGGCCTCCTTTCCAAATCCCACTTTAGATGTACCCTTATATTTTTTATACAACTGATATGAGTGGAAGATTTCGTGAGCGATAACTGATTTCAGTTTTGTTCTAATATTCTCAATATTATCAAGGTCGGACTGTTTCATATTAATTGAAAAGTCATATGAACTTATAGCATAAACTTCACCCCATTTCTTAACTTGTTTAACTTGAAATGTTGATGGTTGGAAAATATGTGTTGCTTCAATCTGTGGGGATGTAACTCCCCGGTCTTCAAACATTCCATCAGGGAATGTAATTAAAGAAAAACTAATTTTATTAATGAAGGTTGGAAACTTCTTCCAATCTTCCATATTGAAAAGTGGTGAGTTTTTAAGATACTCCCAAGACTCTTTTGGACTTATTTTGAAATCATATTTGAATGCTTCCCCATCTTCATACCCTTCAACGTTGATTTGAACTTCTTTGGAGTCAACATTATCAATATCGTTTTTAATGGTATCAATTATAAGGTCCGTATAGATATTGACAATCATATCAATATCATCGGGAATTCCTAAAGCTTCATTTAAGATTAACTTAATTCTTTGTTTTAGATTCATTCTTTTTTTCACTAATAGGAAACATATCTCGAATCAATTTGTTCCTTGTCTCGTCAGTTTTGTCTACGTAGTTTTTTGGAATGTTGATTTCTTCAGGTTTCATAGTAATAAATATATTGTTAATTAATCTTTGGGCAAAGATAAAGCAAATAGACCAAATAAAAAAGGGGGTAGGGGGATTGACAACCCGAAGGGAAAAATTTAGGAAAAAAACTTAGGTGATGGCCCTGAATAAAGTTTTTCAAAATCATTAATAATTTTGTTTTGAGCCTTTTCACTAATTCTTCCGTTAATGGTCTTTTCCAATTTAGATAAGAATTCCTCTTGTCCATCAGGGTTATTTATATAGTCCCACTTAATACTATTTTTGGGTTGTCTATGTCTTTCCCATCTACCATTTTCTTTTTTATAATCAAAATATATGTTTGAATTCCAAAAGATGTTAATTTCAACTTTACCTGTGGATTTTTTTACATGATACTCAATAACCAAAAATGGTTCCCTTACATTATATTTCGCAAGTTCGGACGCCAATTTTTCGGGATAAATAAAAAATGAGGGGTATTGCATATAACCATAGTGTCCAAATCTACCTTGAAACTTGGAGTTTAATAAATCTGTTACATCATGTTCAATTGATGTGACCACGCTACTTTTCAAAAAACTTAAATCGTCTTCATGTTTTTTGATTAGTTTCATTAATCCTGCGTATTGTGACTCTGTAAGAATAAATTTCATATCAATAAATATATCAGAAATAAAAAAGGGGGTAGGGGGAATCGGGAACCGTCGAAAAAATTTTTAGAAAATAAAAAACCCCCAATCAAAAGAAAGGGGGTTAATGTCTTATTAAATTTATTTGGTATTGTATTTAAAGTTTTCAATTTTAAAAGAAAACAAATATTCATTATTAGTATTTTCAATCCTAATTGGTAATAGTACTTTGACAGTTTTTCCAACATAAGATGATTTCGCCTTTTCCATTTCCTCAGCCGAGAAAGAAGATGTTATAAATAGCCCACTTACTTGCCATCCGCCTGCCGAGTATTGACTTGGTTTTACATAATAAACATTATCGGTAGGGATTACCACATCAGAAATACTAGCCCCTTTAACTACAATAGTAGGAGGTTGAGAATTATTTCTATCGATAAACTTTACCCCTGAGTGAAATACTTTTTGACTTTCTCCATTTACATTAACATAAACCGCCTCATCCCACATTACCCTAATTGAGTGACTTGATTTGTTAGTTAGGTTAAAACTAAATTGGGTTCTTTCAGGTAACCAAATAATTTTAATAAGACTATCTTCGTAACTATATTTAGTTATTCCTCCCTCTTGTAGATTTACAATTTTGGTTTTACCAAATTGTTCTTCTGAATTTTCGGGACTCTCTACTCCTTGGAGTTCAACCTGATATGTTCCTGAATAAACAGTACAGCTCGTTAAAAACATTGTTGCTAACACAACCGCAAATAAATAATTAATTTTTTTCATAATATGTATTTTTTTAATTTACCTAATGATATAAGATAATACCCAAATTGTCAAAATTTTTCCAGAAATTTTTTTTCTACATTGGGGGACATTTTAGAATAGGGGGTCAATATATGGGGAAATAAAAAACCCCACTCTTTTTGGAATGGGGTTTAATTAGTTTACAAAAAACAATTAACCGCAACAAGATTTGTCACAACATTGTCCTTCACATTTTGTTTTATCACAGTGGTCCATACCACAACACTCAGTTTGTTTTACACATTCAGTCTTTGAGTCACAACAAGTGGACCCATTAACACTGGCACATCCAAACAAACCAATCATAAGAAAAGATATAAGTATTTTTTTCATAATTAAATTATAACAAGGTTTATACCAATAAGTATATATCAAATAAAAAAACCCCACCTTTATTAGAGATGGGGTCAGTCCGACAATACTATCATCGGAGGGGTTACATTTTACCTTTTCTTTTATATACAGGAAATTTACCACCATGTGATTTGGAATACCCCTTGAAATATCTTCTTCCATGTTCATCATCAGGGAAAGTATTCTGTTTATCCCCAAAAGGATATTTTGACATGAATCTTTCAAATTCGTCTTCACCATACTCATCAACATCATAGTCACCGAATTCATCATCAGATGGACCCACATTATCAAATTTATCATAATAATAATTCATATCAGGTTTTGCCTTATAATAAAAATCATCATTATCCATTTCGTTAATTATCCTCTTAACAAGTTTTGTTAAATCAGACTCCGTTAATCTTATAACTTTTTTCATAGTGTATTATTTTACATATAAATACCAAAATTTTCCAGAAAATTTTTCCAGAATTTTATTTCCATATTTTGCAAAAGGGATTGTCCCCCCTTTTTACTGACAATATGACGGGGAGGGGGAGGGGGGATACCCCCACTATAGGGACCCACCCCCCTATATACCCCATACCCCCACCTATTATGACAGTCTGACATAGTGGGTCCCCCCTGTTGTTAAATGGTCTCTAATGATGTCATGTCAGAATGGGGATATATACAAGGATTGTTAATAACTATAAGTGTTAAATTGTTTGGTAGTTAACCTTGGGGGTCGTAACTTAGCATGATGCTTTATTGTTTCCCCCACACAGAAAGGCATCAACCAAAGGTACGGCACAGATTAATATCCTCCAAGAGATTTAACAAATAATATTGTTGATAAGTAGATTTGTACAATGGGGAAGTCGCCGTATATTTGTGTCATGGATAACAAACGACTCACCAAGATTATTAGAGAGACAATGGGAAAGAAGTTATTCCCCTTTGACTGTGATGGCATGAAAGGGACCCTTAGGTTTATCTCCATTCATGAGATGTCATACCCTCATAATGATGGGGAGATTGCTTGGGCAAGAATCAATGTTGAAGTGGATATCACCGAGGATAATCCAAGGTACCAAAGAATGGCAGAGAATGGTTGGTATAGCAAGACGGCCATTACCCGAAGAAGGAATAATAATATGTACTATTTTTTCCCCAATAATCTTCTACATACCATGCTGATGTTCTATGGTATCCAAAGTTCACGAGTTCATAAGTTCACCTATAAAAAGAAAAAGAATGATATACAGCAAAACACCAATAGAAACCTTAACCAAGAAACAAATCAAGAAAGTTCTTCAGTTCTGCGCTGAGTGGTGTTATGAGAACATGGGGGTTAACAATAGAAAACGCTCTGGTCTCACATACTCCTTTGGAAAAGATGATGATGGGTTCTATGGTTTTTATTGTCCCGTCAATAATCATATCCATGTATCTCTTACCGAGTGTAAGACTGTTGGTCGTTTAACCTCCACATTCATTCATGAATATACTCACTACTTACAACCTGTTCGTACCAAGTATATCCCCGCTCTTATTACACATGGTTATTGGGACAACCCCTTTGAGGTTGAGGCTAGGTTTGTTGAGAAGAAGTTTAATCGTTATCTTCTTTCTGACCTGAGAGCCAAGTAGTCAGAGTCTGTAGTGAGTGTTCCCTAATCTCTTTGGATAGACCTTCGTGGTCCTTTTCTGTAAGTGGAGTTTGATTATTTATTGAATCAATAATTCCCCCCATCTGACAGTGAGTCATTAAGAGTACTGACTGACGGATGGGTTTCTTATTTCCCGTAAGTTCCATTGTCCTGTATATACAATGTCCGTAGTGAGTGTTGTCTTCATAATTCACAATAAAGTCCTCACCCTTTTTTTCCACACTTGTTGAAAACTTGTTTAAGTACATGTTATAATGATAAGATATAATAGGGGGAAGTCAATTCTGTCATAGTGTCAGGTCCATTTTTTTATTGTTAAATGTGTTAAAAAACTTGATTTTGTCAAAATGTCAGGTGAACGTTAAGATGGGGATAATCCCTTTTGACGTATTTCTCCCACCTTTTACCACCATGTCTTACCACAATTTACCACCACTAATGGTCACGTAGGGTATAAGAAAGGGGATTTTCCCCCTCTGTAGTAGTCAGGAACACTATTTTTTTTACTATATATAAAACCCAGCAAAAAATGTCTATTAATCCCCATACAGCGGGGGAACACGTAGTGTGTTAGGATAGACCTTCAACGAAACCACTTTAGTGGGACATTATACTTCCCCTTAAACATAGACACCTTACATATGGACAATAATATGTGTGGTAAATTGTGGGAGAAATCATTGTCATTAATGACCTGTAATCTCCCACCATAATCACACACCAAAATTATACCCATTAGTATAATACCATATAGTATAATCTTATACATCTCACACATTATTTCACTATGGGTTACTATATGTCCTATACATTGTGTCCCTCATATATGGGGGAATAATTAATAAGATAAACGAATGAACCCATTAGTGGAACGTAACGATAGTGGAGTGGAACGATTACGTAGTAAAATGGGGGGAATGAGATTATCTTATTAATTATCTACCACAAATGTAATTGACATCTTATTACGTCCGAACATTCTACACAGTTGATATATTGAATCAGTTTGGAAGTTTGTCTTTGTCCCCTGTTCGAATTCTCTAATGAATCGTAGTCCGAGACCTGACTTTTCAGCAAGTTCTTTCTGACTTAACTTTAACATCTTTCTCCTCGTCTTCACAAAGTTCCTGAGTTCTAATAGGTAATCATCCTCATTCTCGTTCTTTAGTTGCGTGTGATAGAAATAGTATGGTTTGATTCCCGCCTGATTTAGTAATACATTCCCGTCATTGATGAACTTATTAATCCAAAACAACTCCTTATCATTTGTATATTTGTTTGGGAAGTTTTGTTCTAATATAACTAATACGGGACTTTGTCCATCCTTCTTTAGAAACTTAACCCACTCGTTTACTTTATCACTATGTGACTTCTCATTTATATGTGCAAAGGGTCTATATAACCCCACCTTTGATTGCCCAACATATACTGGCTTATTTGTATTCGGACAATATAGTCCGTAAATCATCATTTGTTCCATAATTATACCCTTTACATTATAAATATATACAAATATACGTATATTATATTAAATATCAAACTAATCGGGTATAATAATATAATGTACGAATGAACGAAAAAGGGGACCCTTTAGGAGTCCCCATTGTAGTGAGTGAGTATATTATATTATTTTCTAATAAAGAACATCTCATTATCCCATCTTACTTTCTTAAGTGCTGATAGGTAATCATTGTCTGAATCTCTATATCCTAATGTAAGAAGTACTGATGACTTTAGACCTAACTCTTTAAGACCTAATATTTCATCTACTTGTGCTGGAACGAATCCCTCCATTGGAGTTGAATCTACTTCTTCTAATGCCGCTGTTACTAATGCGAAACCTAATCCTATATATGTTTGTTTCTGAGCCCATGTTGTTTTCTGTTCTTCATTCATATATGAGAGTGTTCCTTTAACCATACCATTAAAGTCAGCTAACATATCTACACCGATTCCTCTTTGGGTGGCAATTTCATTCATATACTTGTCCACCGATTCTTCATTGATTGTGTCCCATGTGGCAAATACTAATACCGCTGATGAATCTGCCAGTTGTGTCTGACCATAACATGCTGAAACAAGTTGTTCCTTTAGTTCTTGGTTCTCCACCACGATTACATTATATGGTGTTAGTCCATATGAACTCGGGGCCAGTCGTGTTGCCTCTAATATTCTATCTAATTTATCCTGTGGGATTTTCTCCCCATTCATTTTCTTTGTGGCGTATCTCCACTGCAACGATTCGATTATATTCATATCTATATTTTTTATTTTAATTATAGTAAATTCCCCCCGTTAAGTAAAGGTGGTTATTTTGTTGCGTCATTATATTTATATCATATGAAATACATTATAACAGAATCACAAATGGATAACTTTATATTCATGTATTTGGATAGTCAAGGATTAGTTCAAGTTAAAAAGGATAATAAAATATACTTTAAAAAATCTGAGGGAGATGTCACCTCTATAATTGTATACAATAAAGAAAGTGGAGTTTGTATGCTTAGTGACAAAGTAATTAATCAAATTTCCGACTTCTTTTCTATGGATAAATCTGATTCTAAAGTAGTTATCGCTAGATGGGTTGAAAAAACTTTAGAGGTAGAGGTGTCTCACATTAAACCTCTCTCCGCGGCTCAGAAACGCGTCGGTGGTATATGGTCGTAATTTATATCATATGAACAGTAAAATTAAAGCCATTGTTAAGTTGATTGAATCGTTATACTCACCTGAAAAGATTAAAGTTAGAAAGAGTGAATATGATGATGAGATATTAATTGATGTTTATTTTTATGATATTGATGATTCATACATAACCAACCCTAACCATTATAACCCTGACGAATTAAAAGAACGAAATTTTGAACGTGAGATTAGGAGAACAATATTGACTTATTTGGATATTAAAACAAGTGGTTATAGCCCCAATACAGGTTTTCCCCCGTATGAAGTTTATGGTATAACAATAGACGTAATATTAATCAAATGAAATACCTAATCACCGAATCACAAATTGATAAAGTAATCTTTAAGTATTTGGATAACCAAGATTTTATTCAGATTAACTTTGATGAAAAAATATACTTCGTGAACTCAGTGAATGATGTATACGCTCAAATTAAATATGATAAAAATGATAATTGGTGTTATGTACATTATAAATTAATTGAAGAAATTTCCACCTTCTTTTCTATGTCACATTATGATTCTGAACCAGTTATTGGTAGATGGGTTGAAAATAGACTACAAATGAAGGTCACAAACACCGAATGGCGCAACAACACGAAGTGGTTTGCGTTGAGAATACCCTATTATAATTAATATTTATACCATATGAAATATCTTATCACCGAATCACAGATTGATAACCTTATATTCATGTATTTGGATAATCAGGACTTTATTATTAAGAAAATGAATAGTGATAATATAACTTACTTCGTTAATTCAGAAAATGATGAATTTTCGGGCGGATTAATCCAATACTATAGAAGTGGTGGTGAGTGTGTCATGAGTTTTGAGTTAATTAATGAAATTGCAGAATTCTTCTCTATGGAATTTGATGGTTCTAAATATGTTATTGCCAGATGGGTTGAAAATACTTTGGGTAGAAGAGTTAAAGAAATTATAATTAGATAGATATAACTAGTATTTATATCATATGAAATATATTATCACCGAATCACAAATTGATAATGTAATCTTTAAGTACTTGAATAATCAGGACTTTATTGTTGTCGGCGATAGTGTTAGTTTATTTTTTGTTAATTCCGAAAATGATGAATATGCTCAGATTAGATATGATGAAAATGATGAGTGGTGTTTTATATCTTATAAATTGGTTAACGAAATTTCTTCCTTCTTTTCTCTGCGAGAATCTAATTCTAAAAAAGTTATTGGTAAGTGGGTTGAAAATAATTTAAAAATGAAGGTTACCAACATATTCTTTGTCACTGAAGATATGGTTTCTTCTTTAAGAACTCCTAACTAATATTTATATCATATGAAATATCTTATCACCGAATCTAAGCTTGATAATGTTGTTTTTAAGTACCTCGATAATCAGGACTTTATTATAAAAAAATCACCTAAAACGTCTTTTGGGTTTAGCAATATAATTCACTTTCTTAATTCAAGTGAAGATTTATATACTGATTCATTAATTAATTTCTATCGAGATGGTGATTGTTGGATAAATCATGAATTGATTGATGAGATTACCACATTCTTTTCATTGGACTTTAATGATTCTAAATATATTATCGGTAGATGGGTTGAAAATAAATTGGATACGAATGTTAGGGAAGTACACGTTAGATAGAGTAATACGTTATATTTATAATCATATGAAATACCTAATCACCGAATCTCAAATTGAAAACCTAATCTTTAAGTATTTGGATAATCAGGACTTTGTTTATATGGAGTATGGAATAAACGGTTATTTCCTTAATTCAGAGAAAGATGAATACGCTCAAATTAGATTCAATAGTTATTGGTGTACGATTGATAGAAAATTAATGGATGAAATCGTTTCTTTCTTTTCTTTGAGTAATATCGATGCTATTTCCGCAATTTCTAAGTGGGTTGAAAGTAAAACTGGCACACATTATAGTGCGGTTGATGTTCAATCAGATATCGTTGTATATTATTTTTAAAACATGAAATATATAATCACAGAATCACAACTTAAACTTATCTCCGAACTTGAAAGGGATTGGAGGGATTTTCAATATGAGGAACAATACAATAAGATAAAGGATAAAATTATTCCTTACATTGTTGACCAATTTGATTCATATGATGATGGAACTAATAGAATTTTCATATCCAATTCTAATGGTGAAACAATATGTGTTTTTGTTATATATGAGGATGGTATGACAGGTGAATTATATTATAGTAGAGAATTTGGTGACTTGTTTGAAAAGATACTTCCACATCCTTTTTGGTATGTTCACGGTAAATATTTAATGTCAGACGCCTTTAATGTTGTGTTCCCCGAATATAAAGTATTTGATGTGAGAAACGCTAATATCTCTTAATATGAAATATCTAATAACCGAATCTCAAATTGATAGTATAGTATTTAAGTATCTTAATACTCAGGACTTTTATCATCGTGAAGATGGTGGAGGTCATTATTTCTTTGAATCTGAACGTAGTTATAAAGACAATCAATATGCAAAAATTGCATATTATTACATGAGTGATGATTGTTATATAAGTTCAGATATTCTAACCGAAGTTGCAGAATTCTTTTCTTTGAACTTGACTCGTTCTTTAATGATAATTGCAAAATGGGTTGAGGGTAAAATTGGTATTGAAATTAAATACCCCTACTCAGATTACGGTGCTGGTTAATATTTATACGTTATGGAATACCTTTTAAACCAAGAACAACTTTACAAACTAATGAAACCGTTTTTTGATTCAAGATTTAAGAATTCAAAATTGGAGATAAGAAATTATGACGGTGAAAAATGGAAAGTATTATGGGGTCCTGATGGAGAGTTATTAGTTGGCTCTCCCTCAGAAGGTGAGCTCCATAATTATTATTTTAATGGAGGATATTTTAGTAATGAGTGGGATATGTTTAGTATAAAAATTATCACGTTCATAGACATGATGGCACTTTACTTAGAAAAAGAATATGATTTAAAAATAAATTCGTTATCCTAATATGAGATATATAATAACACAAACTCAACTTCATAGTATCATCTACAAATATTTGGATGAGAAATTTTCAGAATCAGATGGCAAAAAAATTGTAAATCCTCATAATCGTGACGCATATAGAATTGCATTACTCCCTAATACAGGGAATGGGGGAATCACATATTACTTTTTTGGTTCAGGCGAATTTGATGACGCGTACTTTGGTATGGAGGCACGCAAACATTATGGTATTGGTAACTTACACATCCATCCTGATATTGTAGAGACAATCCGTCTCATGGTATCAATTAGAGAAACAAAGGTTATGGATGTTGTTGCCGATTGGTTTAGTGAGAAGTTTGATGTTGATATTGATGAAGTATCAATCTACCCTCACAGAAGAAACACACCAGTATATTAATCTTTTTTGTTATACTTAATCAGGCATCAAAACTAGTACGTCTTATTTTACATTTTTGTTGTTTTGAGTCAGTTTTAATACTTTGAGGAATTGATTCATAGACATTATCCCAACTAAGAAGAGTTTTATTATCAATGTCCTTTATAAAGTCCCATCCTTTTGAATAATAATTATTAATTACACCACAAAAAGACTCTGTTGTTTTGGTATTTTTAAGTTCACCTGTAGTAATCATTGAAGTTGACACATTAATTAAATCGTTGTGTATTACACCTGCTCTGTTACCGGCATCTTTATTAAAATTTGGTTTACTTTTACACCATTTCACAAGACCCTTAACTAGTTCTTCTTTCGTATATTCTTCTTTACAACTTGGTTCACTAAAGGTACTTGCTGGCGTGGGTAAAGATAGTCCTATATCAGATAACTGAGGAACTGATGGAAGTTGTTCATTTAAAACCTCCATTATTTCTTTAATCCTTTGTAATTCTTCTTTTAAATTATTATTCATTTTATTTAATTTTAATACCTATATATATTTTCTCCGTTAGGACTTAATACATTAATATAAACTTGTTCTATTGTTGCGGTGTTTCTGTTAATTCCCGCCATTTTAAGTATGAAAATCATATGTTCATTAATCAAATAATGTGGGTCAAACCCTTTTTCAAACATATTGAAAGTTGTTATATCAGGGTCATTTAAATGTATATTCAATTCGATATTGTAAAATGGAAATTCTTCATCCCCATCCCAAACAACTCTTGTGTCAATACGGTCAATCATCGGATATATCTTTTTGATATAATCCGAGTTAATAAGTTTATTTAATATTTTATTGTTGAGAATCATATGTTGTTAAATTTTCCATCCTCATATGCTTCCATAACTAAATCAAAGACTTCCGTCAGTATATCATCAGATAAATTTTCATAATGTACTTTGAAATTACCCAAATTGTTATTTCCACTATAAACATCAACATATACATATTGTTTTGAAAAATATGATATTTCTCTATATTCATCACCCGTTTTATTATATGGAATTGGGTCTTCACCTATATCGTGAACTGAAAAAACTCCATAATCTTTTATAAAATCTCTAATAAAATTAATCATTACTTTGTTGGTTAGAAAATCCATACCAATCATTGAGAACAATTTGGTAAAACTCATATTTGTAACAGTAAGTGTATCTAATAGACCATTCTTGTCTATGTTATCAATAATAGTTTCTTTAAACTTACTTTCTTTGATTATAAATTTCATCTCTTTTTGAGTTTACAATAGGTGAAATCAAAGAACACCCCTATTACCATAGGAAATACAACGAATGATAATAATAATTCCCACCATATACTATTACTCACACCTACAGCTACCGCCAAATAGAAGAATCTTAACATAATTAACTGAGCCAAGTGCCATCTATCTGTGAAAGCCACCAATATTGTCGTACTAAATGGAAATCTTTCTGCGAATCTTGGTTTATATAAACCTAAATACCACCAATGTTTTATATCCTCAGTCTTAATCAAATCACCGTGTTCGGATATCTTATATTTGTTTCTCCATTCCTTCTCTTTAATTCCTGAGTCGGCATAATAATCCAAAAATCCTTTGGTTATACCTGCAAAAACTAAAAAAATAAAAGCGTTAAGTAACATTATTTATTGGTTTTATCTCTATTAATGTATCCGTTTGGATAGTATTTTTTAACACCTAAATAATGTTTATACGAATCCCTAACCATAAGTATCATTGGTATAACAACCAAAGCAGGGATAATCAAACTAACAAAACCATATGTGTAAAATAAACTGTATTCATCTTCCCAAAAACCAAACTCATTCATAAAATACCCAGTTAATATCAATAAACACATTCCCATATGATATTTCCATGTCTTCCAAATGACTGTTAAAAATAATATCCAATCCATGACTTTAAGTTTATTATAAATATCTCATAATATTTATATTTATAGATTATGAGTAGAGTTTCTGAAACCATAATATCAATGATGGATAAAGGTCAAGATATTTTTGACATTGCAAAATATTTTGGTGGTATAGATGAATTATTAGATATTACCAAAAAATATCCTTACCTACAAGCAATGGTACAGTCCAAACTTGGTGGTTATCTTTATTGTTCAGCGGCAGATGAGGATGAAATTATGATTCCGTTTGAATTACCATTTATTATAACTGAACTTCAAGTACTTGATGAAGAAATGCCAGACCATTATGATGCAACTGTTAATGTTATAATACCTGAATTAACAGAGAGTAGAGAAAAACAAATTTTATTGTCTTGGTTATTTGATTATCTTACTGATATGGGGTCTGAGGTTGGAAGTTTTAATGACAGTAAATTAAATATGAAAGAAATTTGGATTCACGTAGACCAAATAAATGGTCAGATATTTCAATTATTGGGGGGTGGAGTAAGTGATAGAGAAGTTTTAGAGGTTATACCAGATAACTATATAAGAGATTAATACTATGACACAATTAGAAATTAACAGAATCAAAAAAGTATTCCACGATAACTATTTCGATTTAGGAATCTACAGATGGTTAAACAGAATGAAGAATTGGCTTAAACCATTTTTTGCATTAACGTTTGTTGCCGTATTATCAATGGCTTTAATTTGGTCTCCATGGCCAATTACTTATTGGGCTTTTGCCTTTATTGGAACAATAACTGTTGGTGGTATTGACCACTTTATTATTGGTTTAAGTCTAAAAAGAATCCTTAACAAGTTGGAATCTGAGAATATCAAAATCAGTCTTGAATCTTTGTTAGATATTTGTTCAGATATCACACCAAATTAAATTTGTCTGTTTAGGTTTTTGTTCTTACATTTGTAGAAAATTAAACAAGTGGTAGGAGTAATATTAGCAATTATATCGTTTTACGTATACTTGTTCTTAATTTGTGTAATAACAATTAAAACCGAAAAAGATAAATAACATGGGAACCATTTACACTACAGTCGACGTTGATGTTGACATTGAAATTGATGAATTTGTTGATTCTTGTACTGACAGAGAAATTCAACTATTAATTAACTATCTTGGAGAAGTGGGTCATTTGAGTCGTCACAAAGTTAAGGATGACACAAAAATGACCGCAAATGAAATTGAGTTCAGTGATAAAATGCTATTGTTATCTGACAAATATTATCAGATGACAACTGAGGAAATTGAGGTTTTAGAAAACCTTTATAACAAATACCGATGATAGAAAGGGAACGTAAATTCAAACTCAAGTATCTACCTGAAGGTCTAACCCCGATTCATATCAAACAAGCCTATCTTATGTTTGATAAGAAGAAACAATTCAGGGTTAGAATCATTGATGATAAGGAAGCATGGGTTGCCTACAAAGTTAAGATTGATAAGACGACAAAGTCTGAGTATGAATATGAAATTCCTATACAGGATGCAAATCACCTGTATCAATCTACCGATATTAAACTTGAAAAAACAAGATATAAAACAACGTTTGAAGGTAACAAAGTTGATATAGATGTATACCCTGATGGTAAAACATCGGCAGAAATAGAATATGAGATTAATCTTGTTAATATTCCTGATTATTGTGGTGAAGAAATCACGGGTAATAAGGATTGGTCAAACTTGAATATAGCAAAGAAGAATAGGGTTGTAGGTGGTAAGTTAAAAAAGGGGGTCAAGTAACCCCTTTTAGTTTATTGTATATTTATTCAATACAATGGCAATTTCAGAAAAACAAATTAAAGGTATTGATTTATCGGTTAGAGCAACTAAAAAGGTATTTCCTTTTGTTAAAGGTTGGGAATTTACACCTGATTGGGAAAAATATTCCACTGTGATTTACGTCAATCTTTATATTGATTTTATTGAGCTTGGTAAATTTTTGAATATGGAAGTTAGAGAATATTGGTTAGAAAGTATTAAAAGTGGTGAAAAGTTTGTAACTGGAGCTTTACTAACTCCGTTTGATTGGGGTGATTATGGTACTGATAATTGGGAGAAAATTTCAGACATATCTCATAATTTGAGGCTAAAAATTAATGATACTTTGTCAAAGGCCTACCAATTTATTCCAGATGATATGAGTATTTTTTATAGTTTTGGTACAGGTAGTTTAAGGTCTGAAAATAAGCCAAGTATATCTGCAGACAACTTCATTTATAAATCTTAATGCTCATGTAACCATTTAATGGTTATTTTACCAATTCCATTATCATCACCAATCAATTTCATCATACTTCTTATTTCTTCATCGATAATAACTCTTAACCCCGCATTAGCGGTTTTTTTACCTCTCCTAAATCCTTTTACAGGTTCGAACCAATAACCCGCCAATGCCCACCACTGACATTTGTTTAAATTAACGGTTAAATCATATTCGGTATCATATTCACCGTAAGCTGTATGTACAAAATAGTTTAATTTACGTTCTTTCACTCTAACTAACGTAAATTTACCCTTGAATATCATTGTTTGAAAGTTAAACTCTTTTCCAACAACATATTTTTTGAACCTTTCTAAACTATTCATTAGACAAATATATAACTTTTTATATTTATTAGTAATGAAAATAAGTAAATTTTTCAAATTATTACCCGATTTTGTTAAGAATATTGATGTAAACGGGATTATTATTAAAACTCATGAAGATGAGTATTTAGAAACCGTTTATCGTGTTACAGGTGAAAGATTTGAGGTACCTGTTTTTACCATAGATAATCCACAAGATTTACCGTATACAAAAGAAGCCATTTTAGAGTTTTTATTAGACGAAGTAACTAAATTCAGCCAATTTGTTTCTGCCGACTTTATAGGTGTAAAAAATCTAATTCAATTTGATGACTCTGTATTGGATATCTACATACCCGAAAGAATTAGAAAAGAACTTTCAGCGTGTTTGCAATCAGTAAATTTTAATAAAGTTATTTATACAACAAATGCGAATTATACGGTTGAGGGGCAATTCACTGGTAATTATTGGTTTGAACATGAAAGTGATGGCCTTATATGGTGGGTGGACTTTAAGCCAATTAAAATTGACGTTGTGGGTGAAGATAGGTACAATGTTATAAAAAGCATTCCCGATAATGAAATGGAGAATATAATTAACTATATTAAATGGGATTACAGCGAAAGATTTGAGGACCCAATTTGGCGTTGTTCAAGAAATACCCTATCTTCGCTGCAATCATTTTATGACCCCGATTGGATGGTTTGGTCAACTTATATTAATGTAGTATAATTGTAAAAAATATCTTATGAAAACCTTAATTATCTCAGTAATCTTTTTACTTAACGCAACATGTCTATTTTCACAATTTAACGGGATAACCGAACAATTTAAGTTTGGTACAAAGAATATTAATACGGGTAAATTTGAGTGGAATGAATGGGTGAGAATCGAACCAATATCGATACATATATCTTCCGATAGTATTATCATCAATTCTTTAACTAAACAGATTTATTACGTTGATAAAATCAATGATAATTTGAAGTCAGGGGAAGCAATGGTTCTTGACGTTCACAATACAAAAAATGAAAAATTGAAAGTGTATCTTTTTACAGAGGATGACTTTGATAGAAAATATTTGATGGTCAATTCAAAAAATGAATCTTGGATGTATGAATTAGAAAATTAAAAATAACTTGTTACGTTGTCATTTATACAGTTATAAATTTTTCTATAATCAGGATATTCACTCAAACTGATTCTTATTTCCTCAACGTCTCCGTCATTTATTAAATCCTTCATGAGATAATAAAACGAACCTAAACTTTCAATCGTGTCGTCATAACTATTATTATGATTATGATTATTTTCTAACCATATAACCATATTATTATAAATAGCTCTTGTTGCTTTGTATCTTTTACCATACAAAGTTCTACTAACCCTGTTACCCTCTTTATCCCAACCTGATTTTTGATATTTGTATTCTTCTGTTTTTGTGTCATCAATAACAAATCCAACGAGTCCATTCATAATATCATCATACCAATCATCAGTCAAAGTATCGTTATAACACATACTATATATGTTATAAAGATTACCCCTAACATCATCTAGTTCTTGGTTAATAAGATACTTTAAAGAATCTTTATCCTGAATTAACTGTGTAATAATTTCATCATCGAGCTCAACGTATTCTTCGTGTCCTTGCTCATTAGCCAAAGTATTGATTACTTTGGGTGACTTATACCCATTATTGATTTGGGTCATACTTTTTAATTCTTTAATGATTTCTTGGTCAACAAGTTCTTTATTTTCAGGAGTTAAAACAGAATACACATCACCATATTCATCATCTGTTAAATCACCATACCAACTACCGTCATAATCAAAATTCAAAATTGTTCTGATGATATTATTACTTACACCCCCTCTACCTTCGTAAAAATATTCACTTAATTCCTCTGAATTTGTATCATAATAATAATCATTACCAATTTTGGTAACATCTGATAAATAATTATCAACTATTTTCCAAACAAAGTTCTTGTCATTTTTATAGAATGAATAAAATAAAGAATTTTGTAAATCTTTTGCCCCGTCAGCAAATGGATTAATTAAATGTAACCAACCTTTTTTTGATAAAATATTAATGAAACTATCCAAACCTCCAACAAATGATTCCAAAAACTCTAAATCTATTTCGTTGTTATTAAATTTATCAACTAAATCCAATATAGTCTCATCCCTTGATGATTTTTTTGGTTCCTCTTGAATGTTCATTTTCAAACTCATATTCATAAATATTGACAATATTGATATTGTTGTGTATAATTCATTTATGAAAAAATATCTTACACTTAAAAATTTAGGATGGCTTATCACCGCAGTTGTGGTGTTTATGCTAGGAATGGGAGCAATTTCAAAAGTTACTCATTCAGAGGAAATGGTTCAGAATTTTACATTCTTCGGAATGCTTCCTCAAATGACATGGATTGGTGTTTTTGAACTAGCTTCATTAGCACTGTTGGTTTATCCAAGAACTTCAGTATTGGGAGCTCTCGGAGTATCATCTGCTATGTCAGGAGCTGTTGCAGTTCACTTTGCAATATTAGGTGGAGTTGGTATCTTTATGCCAATCCTACTTGGTAGTTTGGCATGGTCAGCTCACTGTCTAAGAACTTACACTGTTAAGCCTTAAACTGATAATCAGTAAGTTAAACCCCTCCAATAAAGAGGGGTTTTTTTATTTTAAAACTATTTATTAACATGGAATATGAAATTAATCAAAATAGATTAGATGAAGTAGTTATAAAGTTCTTAGAGAACTACTTTAAAAATGAAGAAATAAATTATTTTCATCCCTATGACTATTTTGTAGATGAAGAAGGTAATCATTTTGAGGGTCTAGACCCAAATAAAGTTATATTCTACATGGGTAAGTACGATGAGGATGACGTTTTATTTTATTGGTATGGTGTAGGTTATTGGACAAGTAATAATCCAACAGGGGATATAAGGAGGTCAAATTCCCCAATGTTATCGGTAGAAGTGCCAATAGAAAATTTATTGGATGAGATGTTCGGGAAAAAGATATGGCACAGTGGTATAAAAACTTGGTTTGAAAGTAAATTCCCCTATAAAGTTAAAACGGTTAGATAATCAAAAATTAGACTATTCGTAATCAACGTCCATACAGATATTATCAAATACACTTAATTCGTTTTGAATCAAATCTTTAAACTCATCTTCAACCCAAGAAGGTAAATATTGTATTCTTCTAACTTCTTCCCAATCATTTGTACCTTCAAACCCAACCATTATTTTATCTATTTTAACATAAACGACACCTTCGTACTGACAATGTTTTCCATTTGATTTCCAAAGACTAACTTTGGTTACATGGTAATTAATTATAAAATCAACATAGTCATCCTTATCAGTATAAGGCATGAGGTATTTACCTTTAAATTCCCTATCACCCTTTAATGTGTGTTTGATAATCTCTAAGTATTTTTCGGTTGCTGTCTCAACCAAAATTTTACCAATCCTATCTCTTAATGTTTCTTTAATTTTAGACATAACATTTTATATGATAATAAATATTTATGATTAAATAAAACAAAAAAAATAAGTTATGTGCTACACAAGAGAACAAATTGAAAAAACAGTCAAATCAAAAGGTTACACTTGGTTTGAGGATGCAAGTAATAAAACTTACGATGTTAACATTGTTGGTGTGAGAAACAATCACCCATCAATTGCAGACAAAGTTACAAATCTTTTTGATGATTGTCTTACTATCACCTATAAGGATGAAACAGGAAATTGGAAGTTCCACTGCTGGAGCGCCACAACAGACCCAGGTAAAAAAGGTGTTATGGAATTTCACAATAAAAAGGGCGTTGCTAGATTGGTACCAAACCAATACAGAGGTGTTTGGAAAATTGACAAACATCAGGGTAAATACGACGCTTTGTGTCAGAGATTAGGTAACGTTACTGTTTGGAGAGATGCTAACAAAGATTTAATTTTTGAAGAAAAAGTAACAGATACTGGTATCTTTGGTATCAATATTCACAAAGCCGGTCAAGATTCTCAATGGGTGGAAAATTGGAGCGAGGGATGTCAGGTATTTAAAAGAGTTAAAGATTTTGACGTATTTATGTCAATATGTAAGAAAGCCGCCAAAATTCATGGTAATAAGTTTTCTTATACTTTGGTTGAATCTACGGATATTGTTTAATCTAAAATTAATCTATCGATACTAATTAAAAAGCCGGTTGTTTCTGTGATTTTTTTAATCAATAATTCATAGATGCAATCGGCTATTTCTCCTTCTATTTCAAACCCATAATCAGGATTGTTTATTGCATCACCCAAATTTTCTTCCTCACCTCCAATCATTAATAAAGTAACTGTTCCATTTTCTACATCAGGTTTTACTATAACATATATTTCACCAATATCATTATCAATTTTATAATGAACAACTTCAAAATCAAAGTTATATCCTCCACAAGAATTAACCGTATAGTTTTTTTGTTTCAATAAGTCAATTGCCTTAGATTTTGCGTTATCACCACCATACCACTTTCTTAACATTCTATAAACGTCGTTTCTACTTATCATAAATCCTCCGAACTCTAAACCAATATTAGTAAATCCAAAAAGTTTGAAGAACAAGTCATCAGCCTTTGGCCCGTTTTTGTCCCAAAATTTAAAAAACATTCTTTGAGCCTTGTCATAAACACTCAATCTTTCTTGTTGATGTTCAGAGATAATAAACTTCATATTGATAAATATAATCAAAATTACTATTTTTGAGTATGGCTCATCCTTTACAACATTCAAAATCATCCGTTAAAAAGTGGGGTGGTAAAGTTGAAGATTATATTGAGATTCACAATTGGTTTGATGAAACCAAGTCATGGATTGGTAGTTCTTATCACAGAATGATGAGACATCACTCTGAGGGTATTTTTGAATGTGAGAAGAAGTTCGGTATGTCATTTGAAAATAGTGATGGTAAAACTGTCTATACTCGTTATGTAGGAGAACAACATGTCAAGGAGGATTGTTACAATTATATACCATCGGCTCGTGAATGGATACAAGCCATTGAGTCCAAAGAAAAACCAATGTGGATGATTAGGACTTTGGACTTAAATCTAGATTAGAATATTTATTGGTATGACAAAAAATCTTAAATTATCAGAAGAACAATTAAAAACTTTAAAATTGTTTTCATACTACTGCGGTAGTTATGGTGCTAAAACGGCAACATTAACAGTATATCTTAATGAAGGTGGTAGTATAGATTGGGTAGATAGTTATTGGTATTCTGAAACAAATACACTAATTGATACTTATGATAAAATTAATGAATTAATTGATTATATTTTAAGGGAAACCGAATTATTGAATTATTATGACTACGATGGCTCCGGTACATTACACTTTGAAATTGATGTTAAAGAGCGCAAAATGAATATTGAAGGTTATCATAGAGAATATTCAACCGATGATTCTTATAAAGAATGGAATAGTGAGGATGATGATTTTGGTGATTTAAAAGAGGATTTTGATAGATTCTTTGAACAAATGGGTGACGAGCCCGGTAAACTAAGTTTTGATGGTAGTGGTGACTCAGGTCAAATACATGACAATATTGAATTATCTAGCGGTCAATCAATGGACATACCATCATTTATTGAAGAATGGTGTTACGATATGTTACAATATCATTTTGGTGGTTGGGAGATTAATGAAGGGTCTCAGGGTTCGTTTTATATTTACCCATCAAGAAAATTGATAGAACTTCAATTTGAACAAAACATTGAGGAAGATGAAGGTGACGGTACTGTTGGTTATGTAGAATTCTAATCAGCGGTTTTCTTACTACTTGAAATTCTCCATTGATAATGTCTGAGTGATATATTATCACCTACTTTTTTTTCTATGTCCTCTAAGAAATTTTCACCGCCAAGACCATATTTTGCTCTATAAAATTGATTGTAGTTTTTATGACCACCAAGATATATTGTTAATACAGGTTTTGGGTAATCGGAGTCCCACGAAATTCCAGCGTCAAACTCAGGACTTATTTCTTTAACCGCTTCTTGAACTTTTTTCTCAATATCATCTAAAAATTCATGATTTTTTGGTAAAAAAGCCGTCTTATATTCTAATTCACCAAAAAATTTTCCCGCTTCTACTAATCTTTTTTCCAAAGCATTCATAGGGGTGATGAAAGCCGGTTGATTTGGTCTTCTTTTTCTGATTAATTTTTCCGCATAAGATTGGTCATACTTTGGACTATTTTCGTCAATCTTTTCAACATCAACTCGAGCAATCAAATACTTACTACCGTGATGTTCCTCCACACTTATATCAATATCTGCAAAATCAGTAGTTGTACTGATATAAGATATTAATGTTTTATCGAACTTTGTCATATTGTATAAATATCTTTAAATTTAAAAACCCCCACCATTGGTGAGGGTTCAAAGATAAGACAATTTAAGTTATTTTAAAAACTTCATTTTATATAAAGTCGAATAGAGTAAGGTTTGAACCTCATCAATTTGGTTTTGTATGTATGATTCTTTAACTGACTTTCTATTTTTTTCAATAACTGAATCAATTTTTTCAAGATATGTTATAACTTGTTCTCCACTTTTGTAGTCTTCAATTTTACCAGTACCATATCCTTTAATAATTCCGTGTTTACCTTGGTGACTTTCAACAATACCATCAATTAAATCACCAATCCCTTCATAGAAATCACCCAAAGCCTTATGTTCGGCGTATGATTCAGTTTGTAAGTGAAATACATGAATTTGATTTCTTGAATGAAGTAGTATTGATAACATTTCTGTTAGACTTCCTGATTTTTTTTCGGTTTCTTCTTGTTCCGATAACAATCCTCTTTTTTTAACTTCTTCAAAGAGTTTGTTTTTAAATTTGTTGTCCATTTTTTATTTATAAATATAAATTTTTTATTTATTCCTCTTGTTTACCACCATATTTTTCCAAATAAAAATTTTCAAAAACATTTAAGTTTTTTATTCCAACTTCATTAATTCTATCTAATATATAATCTATGGAATAATTGGTCTCTAAAAAACGTCTAATTTTATTTTGAAGGATGGAATCAGCAATACCTTCGTTTTTACAGTATTCTTCGGATAAATCTATCTTATGAAACGACAATCCAATCTCTTTTATAAATTTTTCGATTTGTTTTAACATGTCTTCGTCAGCCAAGAACACATCCCATGCCTTTCCAGAATCCTCACTTGAACTATCGCTTGGTACAGTTTCAGAAACTTTCTGAGCCCATTCTCTCTGTTTCTTGGTCATATTAGTAGCCAAAAAGTCATCAACTTCATCAGGATTAAGTAAATATTGAAACTTAACTAATTTTAGTTCAGAGAGGTTCATTTCAATTTTTTTTTTAAAGGTTATTTACCTATAACTAATTCGTCAAAATTTAATTTACCCATACCTGAATTCTCGTCTTCTACGAATTCATCATACATGTAAGCTTTAACAACTGACAAAATACTTTGTTCGGATTGAGCAATTTTACTCTCCATCCAATCCTCAAGTTGTTCTCCGTCTTCCATTTTTTCCCACATGGTATAAGCCATGGTCGCCAACATAAAAAGTTGTTGTTTTGCCATGTATGAACCAGGTTCATTAGACTCACTAACATTATTTTTAACTTTACCGACCAAGTCGGCAAGTTGTTTTTCAGATATAAGAATGTTTTTCATATGGTCTTTTATTATAAATATCAAAAAACAAAAAAAAGGAGATTTCTCTCCTTTTTTGAGCCCGTTTTACCGGTCCACCACTTGGTTTTAATATACCAAGAAAATCACTCATTCAGAACCTCAATATCCTCAATTTCAATCTTTTTGGTTAAGGTATCATACTTGGCATGAACCATAACCTTTGATTGTTTTTCTGATGATTTTGTTTTTACAGTATCTTTTTTTGGAATCTTAACTTTGGTGTCATCCTCAATTTTAATATCAACCTTTTCAGTTTTATTTACTTTATCGGGAAGAATGACAGAATCGTAAAATGACTTAATTTGAACAACCATTAATACAAATAAAGCAGCAACCGCAATCAAAATAAATTTGATGGTTCGTTTCCAAAACTTTACTAATATCAACACGGCAATAGCCGCTGACAATAACCAACCGAATGTATTTGAATCTATAATCATTTTGTTACTAGTGCTTCGATTTTACTTTTTACAATTTCTGACATCTCGATTGAACTAAGAGATGTAGTAATAATAGAATCAGAGAGGAACCGATGCGGTACGTGAACTAAAAATTCAACCCCGTTGAAGAATGATAGGTCATTCTTAAGTTCAATACAAGCTTGTATCATTTTAAGAAACAACTTAAACTGGATAGGGTCAATAAAAGTCTCATTAAGGATAACTCCGAACTTTTCGTTTTCTATTTTGATTGTGTGGGTAATTGTGGTCATGAGTTATAATTTTTACAAATATACGAATAATTTACAATCATACAAATTTTTTGTCCCTATTTAGTTCTCTTTCCTTAATTGTATTACGTTTATCGTACAGTTTTTTACCTTTTGCAAGAGAAATTTCAACTTTTATCAACCCTTTATCATTTTCAAACACTTTATTAACAATTATTGTTAGTCCTTTAATCATATCTCTTTTCAATCCATTTAGTTCGGACTTTTTTAACAACAATTTTTTATCTCGTTTAACATCAGGTGAAAACTCATTAACTTTCTCAGTCAAAACCATATTTTTAATAAAAAGTTCATTTTCTTTAAAAATACAGAAGGCGTCATTTATTGAAAGTTTACCCTTTTTTATTGTCTTTACCTCACTTCCAATCAATTGGATACCTGCAGTGAACGTAGAAATAAACTCATATTCATAACGAGCTTTCTTATTAACTATGGATAGTTTATTTTTCATAATGGGTACAAATATACGAAAAAAACAAAAACCCTAAAAATCTTTGGGGGAATTTTAGGGTTTAGTTTTAACCAACTATTTAGAAAGGGGTGTTGGGCTTATTTTTCGTATAAATATGTATAAATTATTAAAAAGTTAAATTTTAAACAAAAAAACTTAATTATTTTATAAAATAAATCATTTTCATATCATAAAGTATTTATCATTATGATGTTAAGTATAAATAACACTAAATTCAAAGTTAAAGTTTTAGTGTCGGAAAAAGAAACCCAAAAAGGTATGATGGGTAAAAAATTCGACAAAGACTTTAACGGTATGTTATTCATGATGGGTAGTGATGAACATTGTTTTTGGATGAATAACTGTATTATAAATTTGGATATCATTTTTATTAAAGATGACATCATAACAAAAATACATCACAATTGTCTTCCATGTAAAGACGATGAATGTAGGAATTATTGTGGTGAAGGTGATATGGTTTTAGAAGTAAAGGGTGGAACCTGTAAACAAAAAGGTATATTAGAGGGTGATGAATTAGTCTATTAAGACTGACCAATCTTTTCCTGTAATACTCTAACAAATTCTCTTTGTAACATCTTAAGAAATTTAACGTATGGGGAATCCTCTCTCTCGGGGTCATACTTGTATTTTCCTTGTGGTGGTCTATTGGACCTTCCCATATACATTAAACCTGAAATGTTTGTAATACATTTGTGCCCCCCTGAATTGGATTGAATGACATCCCAAGCACTAACCGTAACATCATCTAATATTTGTCTCTCTTCATCGGTCAACTGTTCAAATGGTTTTTCCATCAAATTACCTATGTTAATCAACTCTTCTTTTCCATTTTGCATTGACTTATAGTTCTTACCATATAAAGCCACAAAATCTTTGAAGGTAAATCCAACTGACTCAGGTCCAAAACCTTTAACGTCTTCAGATATCCATTTGATAGTTGATAGTGGTATTTGTCTGTCCTTTAATTGTCCTTCCCATTTAGATAATACCTCTTGGGCAATATCACCTAAGTTAACACCTTTCAATTCTCTATCTTTTTTAAATGGATTACAAGAAGCCTGTAACAGTCCCATTGGCCAGGCAATAACTAAAAAGTCCGCCTCAGGGTTATTTCTAAATGGTGTATATCTATCATATGAACCTGGTTTCATCATACTACCACCACCGTATTGAACTATTATATTATTAGATACTTCAGGATAACTCTTCATTTTTTGAACATAATCCTCCTTATGTTTTTCAAGTTCGGGAATATCAGCATATCCCTTTTCCTTCATAATTTGTCTTATATTAACAAGAATATTAGTTAAAGATGGAGTTGATTCCATAACTAATCTTTCTAAGAATCCAGGTTTGTTCTTAAACGCCAATAATAATTTATTAGCAACCATACCCATCGCCATTTTATTCTTTAATAATGACGAGTCTTTATCAAACTTAAACAAATAATTCATTACTTGTTCAGGAGTAATATCATATTTTGCGAAGTTGGCAGAATCAACTGTTGAAATTAATAAAATATCTTTTTCTGGAAATATTTCTTTAGGTGAAACAATCTGTGATATTGTCTCTACATTTGAACGAGATTGTCTGAAAGATGTTGATTTGGTATCTTCGGCGCCAGCTTGTCTATCGTGGTGGTCAGTATGAATAACGAACATTGGTTTACCGTGGGCAAAATCAACAAGAACCGGCATCACATCACCTGTTGCGTCGTTTTTCTTTATTGAAAACTCTTTGTCACCATATTGAATTACGTGAGCGTCAATTACCTCAATACCATGTTGTTCAAGATATGATTTCATGGCTATGGCCGTAGTGACCCCATCAAGGTCTTGGTGAAAATATATTTCAGCCTTTGGATATCTTTGAGATAAAGCTTTGATATCTCTTATACCACTTTCTGAGAGTATTTTTTTCATTACTTTTTACCTCCAAAAATATTCTTCAATGTTATTAATGAATCTTGAACCTCTTCGTTAACGGAAGACTTTCTTTTTTCAACATACATTTGAATTTTTTCTTTGACCAAAGAATGTTTCTCCTCATTATAAATTTGGATTAACTTATCTTTAAATTGTTCTTCAGATAGAATTTTACCTCTCATAGATTTTTTTTATATAAATATTCACAAAAACAAAAATGGAGGTTATTCACCCCCATTTTCAAACTCTAAAACTTGTTGCCTTTTTTGGTCAACGAAAGATTGTATCCTTTCTGTAGCAATTTTAGTATAATTTTCAGAAAGTTCAATACCAATCCACCTTCTATCTAAAATTTCTGCAGCCACACAACTTGTTCCACTACCATTGAAGGGGTCTAATATTATGTCATTCTTATATGACAATATCTTAATTGCCTTGGTTGGGATGTCCATTGAGAAAGTTGCCTTGGTTAGTGGTCTTGAGTCATTAAGATACTTCCATTGCCCGAACACCAATTCCATAAATTCCTTTTTGTCCTGTTCGGTGTACAACATCTTTGTCTTACCTTCCTCGGTTGTTATTGGTTCGCCCTTCCATTGTGGTTGACCCTTAACTTTCTTAATGTGGTTTTTCTTATATGCAAGTATTACACACTCTTTTGGGTTATAGATATATGGACTTGACGGACTCATCCAACTACCCCAAGCCGTTGTCTTACTTCTGTGGGGACTATCCTCTTCAAGGTCAACAATTCCAAAGAATTTAAATCCAATTTGTTTCATAATCTGATAAACCTCGGATACAAAAAATATACGACCACCCTTTTCTTGACGGTTAATCTCGTAGGGGATATTCAAGGCAATTCTTCCATCGTCTTTCAAAACTTTATAAGCCTCGGTTAGCCAGTTCTTACTGAACTCAAGATACTCATTAATTTCCATATCATCATCATGGGTGTCATATGCAATGTTCACTCCATAGGGTGGACTAGTAACAATCAAGTCAATAGAACCTTCGGGCATTTCACCCATAACTTTGATGCAATCTCCGTTAATTACTTTATTTATATAGTTTTCAATCATAATTTTCATTTTTATCTATAATGTGTTTTTTCCACCACTTCGAAAATCTATTGTTTGGATATTTGTTAGTATAAATTACCACAAATATAAACAATGGATAAAAAAATATTGAAAAAACAAACACCCACCAAATCAAATTCATTTTTTTTCAAGATTTTGAATTTTTCTATCTAAATACCAAAGGGCCTTCTTTAGGTCTTGGAGTTCCTTATCTGAATCTTTCTTGCCCGCTCTTGCCACGTATTTAACCACATTGAATAGATAAGCATCCATGTCAAGTCCCCAAGCCTCACATACTTTTACTACTTCATATGTGTTTTCCTCACCACCGTAATGGTCAGGATGATTCACCATTTCTTTCATAATTTTATATACTTTTTACAACATAATAACCTTTACCATACTTACTTTCTTCTACCAACCCTTCATCCACCATTTCATTTATAACTTTTTCAGTTTCTTCCATAGAAAGTTTTAAAATGTGTTTAGAAATAAACGTAATGTGGACGGGTCTTCTTAACTTATCCAATAACTTTTTTTTGATTGTATTCATTTTCAAAAAATTTAAATTTATTTCTTATTTCATTAGATTCAAATATCATGGCGTCGTACTTTTTATAAATTTCAATCAAATTTAAATCCGACTCAATTTCGTTTATTTTATTTTTTCCGACTACTATTTTATTGAACCCCATTTTCAACAGTTTTATTTTCTTCTAATAACTTTTCAACTTTCATACTTTGGTGTATCAAAGATACTACTTTTCTTTTCATTATTGGTACCAATGTTTCATTTAATGGAAACATTTCATGACAAACAACTTCCATCACAGGTAACTTACTTTCGTTGTTTTTTCGATATGTTGGTGATGTTTGTGAAATAATCTTAATAACAGTTGAATCAGGACTTCCACTAAACATCAACTTAGCATCGGTTCTAATTTGGTTGTTAAAACCCCTTATTTTTTTCATCGTATATCTCCAAACATAAAGATTATCTTTATAAATTGTGTAATAAAATCCTGTCTTACTTGTTAAATTCTTTTTATTTCTTTTAGCATTTACAGTTACTGAGTCATAAGCTAAAGACCACAATGATTTGGCAATATTAAAATAATCAAATAACATTGGTTGACTTACTTTGATTATTTTTTGATACTCGGCAAATTCCTCATCAGTTAAATCAGGTATATCTTTAACCTTCAAATCTTTAATGAAGATTTCATCATTATCTGTAGTTAACTTTTTGTCAGTATATAATATTTTGTTTTGAGTTAACAATGTTTGAATATTACCCAAATGTATTGAAAGTTCGGTAAACATAGGGTAAATTCTCATCTCCTCCAAATTTTTATTCATTTTTTGGAAATAACCTAAAAGTACATATTCTTTTTGTTCGGCGTCGATTGTCCCATTGAAGAGCCAATCGGTATCCATTACAAACGAATTATTATTTTTGGTTTTTTTAGACATGTTATCACAAATATAGTTGATATTAGTGATAAAAAAAAGATTTAGTTAACTCTGATTACGTAGTAAAACTTGTTGTCAATGTATTCACCATCATAACTTCCATCATAAGATGCTAATACTTCATATCCATCACTTTCAGCAAGCGCTTCAGCCAGTGAATCCATATCAACATATTCACTAATATCCATACCAAATTCAGATAAAGAACCCCTCGGGTCACTCATTTTATCTGATACCATATCCTCAATCTTTTCTTCAATCATCTCCTCAGTTATCTGTCCTGTGGATTCTATATTATCAATTTCCTCTTGTGAGTTATCAATATGATTTTGAATGATATCTATTTTTGATTGAATCTCGTTATACTGTTTAGTATATTCATCGGGGTCTTCAATTTTATTTTTAAGGTCTTCTTGTTTTTGTTCAAATTTTTTAACTACTCCTTCTGCTTTGTCAATGTATTCCTCTAATTCCTGTTTCCTTTCTTCTTGTTCTTCTGTGTTAGGTAGTTCACTTTCGTCAAAATAAACCTCAAGATTATTCCTAACATCATCATCATAAAAATCTCTGAAATATTGTTCAATCGCATCGGTATCTAAATTGTCCTCAATAAAATAATCTCTTAAACCTTCAACACCGGCTTCATCAAGATAATTTTTAGCGTATTGAAGTGCCGCGGCATCCATTTCACTTTCATCACCAACCGCATATTCTTCCCCTACTAAATCATCAACACCAATAACTTCAAACTGAGGTAAACCATAATAGTTATAATTCATTGGTACTATGTTATATACATCCACCACTCCTTGTTGGAGTTCGTTAATTCTCTCTTCTATATCACTTATCTTATTATATAATTCATCGTCTTCCCCTTCAGTTTCATTATACCTAATAGTTAATTCCTCCAAGTCGGCCTTTAAACCTTCTATTTCTCCTACGTATTCTCCTGTTGGGGCGAAAATTTTTTCATCATTTATCAAATTTTTATATAACGCTTGGGCTCTTAAACCTATTTCGTCTCCTCCATCTATACTCCATTCATCTCTTTGTCTTCTTTCATCGGCCTCTCTCATCTTTTCCTTTAAAATGGCCGCAAGTCTCTTTTTTTCAATAGGTGAACCTCCATCCCAAATATACCCTTTAACCTTAACACCTGACAAATCACTAATATTTGTTCTACTGATATCTAATCTACCCTCAACATATTTAACATTACCCAACGAGTCTGTTGGTGTATTTGACAAATCTAAATTACCAGTAATCCATATTGGTTTACCTCCGAACATTTTAAGTTTACTCACACCTTTACCATTATAACTTCCAAACTTCATTAGTTCTGTAAACTCTTCAGGTGAAATTTTGTAGAACTCTTCTTCATTCTGTTCTATCAATATATTTTTTACGGTATTTTTAAAACTAAGACTTTTTGTCATAATCATAAATATTTGTTAATTCAAATAAAATATTTACAATATATACCAAATTTAGATATTTATGATATATAAACGTTTAAAAATAAAAAGATATGGGATGCGGATGTAAAAACAAAGGTAATCAGGCTCAACCTCAACCGTTGGGTCAACAGGTTCCTCCACAACCTCAACCTCAACAGGCTCCACCACCGAGTAACAATCAAAATATTCAGGAGTCTATTAGGAAGACAGTGGAGAAATACTACAAAAAGTAATTTTTCGAAAAATTAAAAAAGGGGTTTTGACCCCTTTTTTAATTTAAAGTATTTAGGATTTGAATTTTTTTGTTTATCTATTTCAAAAACATTTTATATGAGGTACATTAATCCAAAATCGAGAAGAGGTATTGTGAATAAGTTTGCGGATTTTATTCTTTGTGAGATTCAGAAAGAAAAAAAATATAAAACGATAATTGAAGTTTCTGATTTCAAAAATTTTTTGATTGTTGCGGGTAAAACTGAATCAAAAAACGTAATCGATTTAACTGAACTCAAAGAAAGATTTTACGAGGAGAATAAACAAACTATGGTGGATTTAAATTATGAAAGACTCAATACCATTGATTTGATAAAATATGATGAGAGTTATTGGAAAGAAACTTACGAATACTATTTTGAATTTCACAGTACTCCTCGTCCGATGTTTCATGATAGAGTACTGAATTATGTATATAATCACAAAGAATTAACCTTCAACAGTTTAGACTTTAAAAAAGAATTAACGTTTGATTTGGAATACAACGATTTACCTGAACCCAATTCTTTTTTCACTGAAAATTTCATATGTGTTACATCAGAATTCCCATATGGTTATGGTTTAGATACTGGGAGAGCCCATATGTATTATTCTGAATATATTTGTAACCAATTATTCTCATCAATCAAGACAGATAAGATTACATTTAAAATCAGTGATATTAAAGACGATAACAGTGATTTAGATATTCAGATTATCTCCTCATCTCCATACTTAACTGAACAAGTTCGTTCAATGGTTTTAGATGTATTTGACTTCAATATACAAAGATTCAGAAATACAACACTTAAGAAGTACGACTTGTCCAAAGAAATTGATAGTCAATTAGAAACCAAACCTTGGCTGATTAAAGATAGAATTTCAGAGTTGTATATTATCTAAACTCTTTTTGAGTAAGATACGACTTGATAGAAATCTTTTTTATTTTGACAATAATCACTCATGAGTTGGAGTAGATTTTTGAACATGAACGCGTTTGGCGTTTGTTTTTCACAACGTATAAATAACTCAATAAGTGTAGAAACAAACTCGAGTGAAAATTCTCCCAAATTATCTAACGTAAAATGTTTTTCATTGAAGTAGTCTTTATATATCAATTGGTAGTTACCCCTCTCTTCAACCGTTTTGAACGGTTCAATAACATCATAGAGTTCAATCCATTCATTTACAAATAAACATAGTTCATCGGGAGCAAACTTAGATTTGATAATTAAATCAACAATCCAATGAGTATGGGATGGTGCTCTCAATCTTTTATTCGGAGCTTTATATTTGACAATAAAATCTAAATCAGGATTCGCACCACGCGAACCCTGATATATAACAACGGTATTACCATCATCCAACTCCCATGAGTTGACAGGTACGTGTAATACTCCTTTTTTTCTAAAAGAAAGGTTCATAACTAACCTAAGTGTTCTTTGATAATACCTAAAGCTTTGTCCAAATCTTCGAAATCTTTTCCAGGTGCGTACAAATACGACTTTGGATTTTCATTCGGAGATTCTATAACCATAAAAGAAGGAACAAAATCATTTCCCGTGGCTTTCACGAAAGCGTCATATTCCTCTTTGTTTTCGTTAATATCTCTATTTACGAACCCAATGTTATTCTCAGTCAATTTTGTTTTAAATTGTTCACAGAATCCACATGTTTTCATTGTGAACACAACTACAATCTTATCCATTTAATAAATTTTTTGCTAAATCTAATATCATATTTTCCTGTAACAATCCCACTTTAGTGTTCATTTCTTTACCATTCGCAAAACTTTTTACGGTTGGCACACTTCTAATACCTAATGACGCCGCCATTTCTCTATTTTTATCGACATCCATAGTGTAAAGTTTTACTTCAGATTTTTGATTTTCCAAATCTTTAGCAACTTTTTCATAAATTGGTTTTAAGATTTTACAGGGACCACACCAACTTCCATAAAAGTCGACAATTAATTTTTCCCCTTTTTGAATTTTTTCCTTTAGTTCTTGCGTTCCTATTTCCATATTTTTTGTTTTTTTATATATCCGACCATCTTCTATTATTTTTCAAATCATAGAAAAAATTTTCGTAGACTTGGGGATATAATTTTTTAAGTTCTTTTATTTTGAACCCTTCATTTATTTTTTGTTTAATTTCTTTTACTAATTCAAAACTGTACTTTGATTTTTTTCTATTTCCAATTTTAATATTTTCTACTCTTTTTTTTCTTTCTTCTTCGGTCATTTCTTTCCATTCCGAATTTTCTCTCCTTTTTAATTTTTCCTCTTCGGCTCTATCACCATATAATTGTTCATAAGTCTTTCCTTTATGAGAATTTCCTTTTTTAGTATTTTCCGATATTTTTTTTCTTATATCATCAGAATGAACATATCCTAAACAACCTTCTCCTCCTAATGTTGAATTTAAACCATTTTTAAAAGTATCATATTTTTCAATATATTTTTTTTCGGTTTCGTAAATAATATTCAAGTCACATTCTTCAATCAATTCTATAGTAAAATTTTCTTTACCGTATTTTTTTATTGAATTGTATAACTTTGACTTATAATCAGTTTTGAGACATCTATACAAATGTTCTTCGAATCTGTGTTTGATTGGATTCACAGTACACCCAATATAAATCAAACCATTAACTAAGTTTGTTATTTTGTATATTTTTCCTTTTTCTGTGCTCATTGGTGTCTTTTGTATAAATATCACCATTGTGCCTAAATTTTATTTTTTATTTAGATTGTGTATTGTGAATTCTGAAACACTTTGTCTATCAATAGTGGTCATGAATGTCACATCGGTTATAGGAGATTCGTCATCTCTTAAAATATAAATATAGATACCCATCGCATCATATTCAACTAATTTCTCTTTTATAAACACACCGTTATATCTAAAAACGGATGAAAACCATATTGTTCTTGATTTAGAAGTTAGTTTTTCAATACGTTCATCGTTATCCATCTTTATTTGAATAAATGACGGTTCATAACCAAATGTGGTTTTAAATTTGTCAACACAAAATTTAGGTATTTCAATCATATTAGAAATTTAAATCATCATCTAAAATAGTAACTAAATCATTACCACTATAATCAATATTTAAAACCTTTTTATCCTCCCAAACTAAGATGTCAGTCGCATTTAATACATACATTTGATATCTTAAACCACTATAACTTTGTGGTTTTTCGAATATTGAGCCAGAAATAAATTCTTTGTTTCCAACTTTACAAACAATCTTAGGTAACTCAAATAAATTGTATTCGGTGGATTCAAACATTCTCTTATCTAATATTTGAAGTGGTATTTCCCAACTCTCCTCTAAATCTTTATTAAACCTTCCTCTGGTTTGTACCCTTTGGATTTCAATTTCTTTTTCTTTGAGGATTTTGTATTCAACCGTGGCTCTTTCCTTTGATTCAGGGTCATTCTTTCTGAAGGAAATAATTAAGGCCTCAGCTCTTTGAATATAACCTTTCACACAATTAGATTGAATGAAGGACTCTGTGTTATACTCTTTGGAGGTTTTAAGTATTACAGGGTAATATGTGTTATCCCCATCCTTAATCGGTTGAGTTAGATAATCCTCAAATCTATCTCCGTAAATTCTACGGAAGGTTCCTTTGGTATAATATTGATTAAGTTCAGTTAAATTCAAATGTTCTTCCCTAAACTCATCATAAGTTGTTGAGTTCCATCTAACATCCTCAAATCGTCGAATGTTTTTAATGAAGGTTATGTGGTCGGAAAATGTGTGGAGGTCCACCTCATTTTTGGCAACCAATTTGAATATCTCAAAAATATTATTACGTTCCTTTTTAGATGTTATAACTGAGAAATCCATACGTGGTTCAGAATTAACTGTACATTCAAATAAAATTTGAACCACGTCATCACTTTGACCCAAAATAAAATCATTCCCGAATAAATTTACGGCGGTTTTAAAAAAGTCCGCATTAAAATGTCTAACTCTGTGTAGTACCCGTTTAATTTTATCCCCACTTAAACCGTTAAGTTTCATAATAGAGTCCAAATACTTTGGTCCATTCTTTTTGTAATCTATAGTTTTTGGTTGAGGCCACATGTTACCAAAGACTCCCCAATTGTTACAAAGTTTTATACCTTTGTTATTTAGAATGGTGCCATACAAAGTCTGTGTAGAGATTTTGTTTTCCTCATATCTTATTTTTGGTATGTGGGATAAAAACTCTCTGAATGCATCGTGACCAATTGTTACGTTTACTTTTTTACCGGGATGGTCCTCAAATATGTGATTAAACAGTAAATTAATACTACTAATTTTATCTCTAACTATGTCAGTTGTGAAAGTAAAAATCCTTACTGACTTTGAGGTTTTTCTTTTCTTATGGAAGTTATTAATTGAACCTACGTACAAACAGTTCTTTTTAATGTTATAAGAAATATAAGAACAATTAGTTGTAATTTTGTAATACTTTTTACCAACTGCTTTTATTCTTGCATACAAAAACCATTTGAGGGTGATTTTGTTCTCATTTTTAACCACAAACACGCTAAGTCTCTTGTGTTCCAACCTACATAAAGTATTGGTTTTATTTACCTCAAAATCTTCATTACTTTCAGACCTCCTTTTTTCATTCCATACCGTTACAGGTGGGTTATAAAGAAAAGGATACAAACCGAAAACATCGATTTCTCCCTCAGGGACTGGTTCCTTAAGGGGATTGAAGTCATAATATTCTATGACCTTATGAGTTTCAAATTTTTTACCAAATACTTCTTCCATAAAATAAAGTTAAAAGTGGGGGAGTTTCCTCCCCCATGTTTAATTAGATGTAGGACTCAGCGAGTTCCCACAATTTTTGGTTAATCATGGTGTCCATAGTCAGGGATGTGATTGGTTTCACCTGACGTGTTTTGTTACTCTGTTGTTTAACAAAACCACCACGAATTAGTTTCTCTTGAACTACATTGAATGTGTTCCAAAGTGTCGGGTCCATGTCATCACGACGGATTGGATTAAGAATACTATCGATGGTCATTGTTGAGATATCCTCGGTATTCTTCCATCGGATTCCCATCGCCTTGGTTGCAAAGTCAACCTGTTTGTCTGTATCCATCTTAACCTCAGTCATACGGTTAACAGAACGTTCTATCACAGGAGTTGACTTGATGAATGTCTCAGTAATCATCTCAACCTCGTCCATTGAGATTTTCATGTGACGTTGATTGAGTGAAATCAATTCTTGTTGTGAAATAACAAGCCCGTTGGAACATACGAGTCGGAATAGTCCTGCTCCGATTTCGAGTTTAGATGTACCATTGTGTGAGTTGGTAATAATAGCCTCAACCAAAGAATCACCGACTTTTGGTAGGACTGAGTTCCTCATACGAACTGAGTGTCGTCCAAACGGACCCGAACCTACTTGATTAGCTTTTGATATTTCCCAACCTGCGTCAATAAATTTATTTACGACATCAATGGTTGGGACCATCATATAACGGTCAGATAGTTTTGGGGATTTTTCTGTGGTGAATACTGATGGTGCTACTGATTGAAGTTCTTGGATTGTCATCATGGGTTATTGTTTTTAATTGTGGTACAAATATATGGCGGAAACTCTATCCCACCAAATTAATTTAAACAAAAAGTTCCGAACTTGTTTTTAACAAATATTTTGTTAATAACTTCCAATTCTTCTTTGGTACCTTTAACACCTTTGATATCCAATACAATATTAATTAATTGTTGATTTGTTAGAGTTACTTCGTCTCCATTTTCAACATTTTCAGTACAGGCTTCCCTTACTTTATCAAAAAAGGTCTCTTTCATTGAAGTTCCAATAAGTTCGGTCAAATCGTTTGGGTTTTTCTCAAAAAATGAGATAAGTTGGTTTAGGTAAATTTCAACATCAATGTTCTTCATACAAAATATTTTTTAAGTAAGATAGTAAAATCCTTCTCCTTCGTCAGACAATACCTCTTTAAGTGCCGGTGGTATCTCAACATTTGGATTTGCTCCTTTAAGGTTGAGTAGGGCCAAATTAGGTATGTCCTTGATTGATTCTGGCAAAGATACTAAATCTTTGTTATTTGCCAAATTCAAAAACTTCAAATTTTTCAGGTCACCCAAATTTTCAGGTAATGTTCTAACAATATTTGACATTAGTAACGCATCAAGGTTCTTAAATCTTGTGATACTTTCTGGAACATCCAAAGCAATATTTTCTTTTGATTTGTTTGTAACAATAAGATGTTCAATTGTATCAGGTAAACTTTCAAATAATTCTTCAAATCCGTATAGAGCAATAAACTTACCCGCCGAACTATCAGGATAATTAACTTCAACTTTATTTCCACCTTTACTTACCAAACCTTTTGCAAATTCAGGTTTAAAGAACTCTTTAAGTTCAGACATTTTTCCATTTAACAATTCAACTAAACTTACAGTTCTATCGTGTCTATCCATAAATTGATTAGATGGGAAGTGAAACTGATATCTTTCAACTGGAAGTCCTGTTCTTTTACCAACTTGTCCTTTATCATCGTTTGGTAAAACAACATACAAAGGTCCATCTTTAATGTATGTATTAAAGTAACTTAATCCAGGTGCGGATGTACACCATCTTGATTCACCATTATCTCCATCTTGGTAACCTCCGAAAAATATTGCGGCATTTTTTCCAATCTCACCTTTATCTTCAATCTTAATCAAAGTCCAATCAGAACCTCTGTACATGATTTCACTACCAGGATATTGGTATGATGTTTTAGCTTGTTCTTTTTCCTCTTTGGATGCTTTGGTCTTTTCTAATTTAAAATCTTTAACCAAATCATAAAGTTCACTAGCGGAGATTTTATTGATATCTCTTTTATCTTGAGGTAACTGATTCTTAAATCTCTCGTACTTTTTAAGGTCTTCGGTAATTTTGTGTAAGTCTTCCAAGAACAAACTTTGATAATCTTTCATCATTCTTTTATACTCGGTAGTACCTTTTTCTATATTAGCTCTCTCATCTATGTCATCAAACGTAGGAGCCACAAAATTCTTCAACAACCATTGAGTATACTTACCAACTTTAACTTTCTCCATTTCTTCCTCTGTGGCAGTTAATATAAACTCCAAGCGACTTTCATTATCTGTAAATCTTGGGCCTACTGTGGTTGGGTCAGCAAAAATAATATGTTTTAATACTTCAAAGGGCATCAATCCTTTTGCCTTTTTACCCTCCTCGTCAGAACCTTTTGCGGGTTTAACCATTTTGTCATACAGAACTTGGAAACGTGATTGTTCCAAAATCAAATTTGTTAGAAGTTGTGTAAATCTCATTTGAATGTTTTTACTTAATAAATATCAAATAAATTAAAAATAATTCATAATAAGTAGTTCCTCTCCCATATTTTGGGTCTGTCCTTTTTTGGCGGCCGCGGCCTTAGCAAATTCTTTCTTTTCCCATCTATATTGGTCTTCAGGAAACCACTCGTGCAAAAGTACGAAATCATAGTAAGATAACGAAAACTTTCCTTCAATAGTTTTCAACACATTTGCCAGTCTCTCGTGGTCGTCACGGTCAAAGTCGTGATTTGAATAATAATTCTCGGTCTTCCAATACGGGGGGTCCAAATAGAAATAAGTTGTTGGGCTATCGAACTCCTTAATGACATTCTCAAAATCCCCCAATCTAAAATGACTTATCCTGTTAAAGTGTTCCACCCAATCAGGCTTTGATAACTTGTCTCTGAACGTAAGATACTTTGATTTATACTTACCCTTCAAATCAATAAACGAACTTGTTTCAGGTTTTGACCCACTGAACACTTGTGTAAGAACATACGCATACTTAGCGGCGACATCATAATCTGGATAGTTTATTGTAAATCCATCTCCAAATATTTCTTTTTGGAATGTGTTAAACTGTTCTCGATAGATTGACGGTGTCTCCTCAACTCCTTGTTGTTGGCAAGGTATATTATTTATTGCGTTTAACAAGACTGTTGGGTTCTGTAAACACATAAACAGATTGTAATTTAGCGGATTGAAGTCATTATAAACAACCCTTTTTAGGTTGGGATATTGTTTCAAATCCATATTAAAGAAACACCAAAACATTCCTCCGAATGTTTCCACGTATGTTTCCATGTCAGTTGGGTAATATGGAACTATCCACTTACCTATTTTTGATTTTCCTCCTATATAGCTTAACATGAGTTAATAATAAACAATAAATTTTAAAAAGGCAAATAAAATATTTATAGATTTGAAAATAACCCTTATATTTTATTTAAAATTAATAATATGTCAAACAATATAATAGATGTCACCCCTGAAAAAAAATCATGTAGTAAGTGTAGCGCACAAAAAAAGTTGGAGACTCTTCCAACTTCTTTGATTGTTTTTACAGTTTATTTTTTAATATCCGCAGTTTATGGGACCGTTAAAATTATCGAGAATATAATCAACCTCTTTTAAACTTAACGAACAATTTTACATAAAGGTCTCCTTGACCTCCATTTTTGAACCCTTTAGATTTTACTCTAAGGGGTTTTGATGTATCAAACTCTAAAGGAAAGTTAACTCTCATTTCACCGTCAGGATGAGGAACACCAACAGAATTTTTATTTAAATCATCTAAATTGAGGTAAGAGTTATAAATTAAATCATTACCCATTTTTTCAAAGTTATCGGAATTAACCAAGTTGACTTTAATAACTAAGTTTCCGTAAAAACCATTGTGATAATCACCTAAGTCATTCATTCTATAGAATTGACCGTTGTCTGAGCCGTGCGGTAATTTGAATGTCACACTTTCCATTTCAGACCTTGTACCTTGTCCGTTACAAGTACCGCATCTCCTTGTCAATACAGAACCTTGTCCTCCACATAAATCACACATCTGTTGCATCATTTGAATGAACATTCCATTACCCATTCTAACTGTAACGAAACCTTGTCCATTACATTTACTACAGGTATTCCTATCACCCCCACTACCGCTACAAGTATTACAAGCGTGTTTACGACTATAATTAATAGTTTTATCAACACCCAAATAAGATTCAATAACCGTAACATCAAGATTTACAACCTTATCAGGTACTTGAGGTCTTTGTTGACGTTGTTGTCTTCCTCCAAATTGAGAGAAAAAGTCTTCAAAAGGATTGAACCCTCCTCCAAACGGATTATTTTTCTGAGCGTCATACTGTCTGCGTTTATTCTCATCACCTACCGTATCATACGCCTCTGATATTTTTTTAAATACTTGTTCATCCCCACCTTTGTCAGGGTGATGTTCTACCGCCTTCTTTCTATACGCCTTTTTAATTTCATCTTGTGTTGCGGTTTCTGAAACACCTAAAATGTCATAATAACTTTCAGTACTCATAATCAATATTTAATATTATTTAATGATTCTTATTATTTAGTATGGACTATAATTTCCAAATTGTTTTATTCAAAAATAAAGTAAAAAAGAAAATAATCAATAAGTTTAAAACTTATAAAAAAACAAATACTAAGTTCAAAAGTCTTATTGATGAATCTAATAATGTTATTTTCCCAGTTAAATATGAAAACGGTAATCCCTCATTTTATGAACTTGCAATATTAGAAAGAAAAAGTTCAAAGAATGATAAAATATTCATCAAAGATGAGCTCGGCAGGCAAATCAAAGTTGATTTAGATGATGATGAATTTACTATCAGTAAAATAATTTCATTTGAAATTGAGGAAGAATTTTTAGACTATCAAACTAAAAAGAAAATAAACTCTAAAGATTTTGTTAGAAAATATCTTTCGGTGGTCGGTATCAAGATGATATCTAAATTAAATAATAAGATTGTGGTTCAAATAGATGAGAGTTACAATTTATTCACTTTTAAGAATAACTCAGATGCTGATAGGTTTTTGGACGATTTAGGTCAATACTTAAGAAAAACAAACAAAAACGATTGTATATTAGTAAAAGATTACTCAACAATCCATAGGAAATACTTATATGATATTTTGGTTACCCAAGGGTTTCCTCGGACTTATCTTCAGAGACATTCAACAACTCATCCAAAATAAAGATAAATTCAACTCCTGATATATCAATTTTGAACTGGTTTAAATCAGGACTTACATTCTTAAATTGTTTTTTGGTTTCCTCAAAATCAATCTTATTAAGCTCAATAACAATAACTTTTCTACCGTTAATAAATAAGTTATCAATAGCGTCAGAAATTAACGCCATTCTTTCTATCATCCCATAAATAATCTCAGGATTCTTTTCCATAGACTCAGTTTTTTAGGAACTACATCCTCTTTTTTTATTTTTTTAATTTGTTGGATAAACTTAAGTTTTTCATTTTCAATGTCTCGTTTATCCTTCTCAATTTCACTTTGTAGCCACTGCAGTTGTTTTGAGCTCGTCTTCATTGTCTTCTAATTCTAAAGTTTGTGTTGACTTAATATCAAATTTGAGATTTTTTAAATTTGTTAGACTTTGTTTTTCAAATACATTTTTTAACTCGTCAACTTTGGATTGGAATAATCTTTCTTTTTCTTCTCTTTCCAAATTATAATTGATAATATTTTTAACATTTCCGGATACTCTCTCTACTTCTTCTTCATTAAACTCAGAAACAAATGAGAATAGTTTTTCACCCGGTGTTTGTGATTCTTGTTGTAGGATTTTATCCTCTTCAACATACTTTTTGGGTAACTTCCATGATTCAGGAAAACTTACATCAAAACTTAAATAGTTTTTTAACTTCCTAACCGATTGTAAATAAGGAAATAAACTTGAAAATTCTTTATATAGACTCATATGATTATCGAAATAAGTAAGTTATGATGTATGATATTGTTAATCCGAGGATAACAAGCTCCCTATCACTTTTAATAACTCTTGTTTCAGAGTTTTGTGACAGGGCGCCTATTAACCTAACTGTTGTTCTTAAAACAACTAAAACTGAAAAAATGAAAATGAAAAAAAATAAATTATCTATATTAAGCATTATCAGTTTTTTTTCTTTCTTCCAAAATTTCACCTCTCAAGGTTTGTAACAAAGCCTTAAGTTCTTGAGCAGATTTTCTAGCTCTTGTCCCAGCACTTTTATTACCTTTGAAGAATTTGGTCGCATCCATTGACAGTTCTTCTGTCAGTGATTTGATTTTTTCTAAAGTTTCCATCGTAATTATTTTTACAAATTTATTATAATAATTAATATTAATTTTTCCTTGATAGTAGTAAAGAGAAAAACAATTTTTTTATTTATTCATATTTTTATCGAGACTTTTATAGACAGTACTTATCATGTCCAAATCAGATTTGGTGAACGGTGTTTTCAAATCAAAAAGGTCTTCAAAAAAATCAGTAACTGAATCTCTTACTTTTTTATTTTCTTGTTTGTAGAATATTTCTTCGAAAAATGAAACCATGTAATCGAAGTGTTCTCCTTTTTTGCTGAACTTGATGTTTTCTTTTAAAAAGTTATCTATGACTTTATTCCAGCACCAAATAAAGTGATTAATCTTATCCTCTTCAGACATATTAACTTTTGTTTCATTCGGTGAATCCGTTTCTCCTAAATAAGTCTCGATTATTAACTCATTTAATGACCTACAAAAATCAGAGAACAATTCCAATTTTTCAGGAATTATGTTGTTACTTTTGAACCATAAATCAACTTCTTCAGGGCTAACCTGTTTTGTAACGTAATTAAAAAAATTATCCATAAGAAACTCTTATGGATAAAATATAGTTAAGATATTTTTAATGTATATTATTGAGTCTTTTGATTATAACCAATTAAATTTTTCATTCTTTCAAACTCTTCATTTATTTGTTTTGTGGTTTTTTCATCAACTGACTCCAATTTCATCAAAATCTTATTAGCCTTTTCTCCATCTTGAGTGTCTTGAACGACTGGTTGTGGTGACTTATTGTAAGCTTTTCTTTTAACCTTCGCTAACATGTTGTCTTTTCTAATTTTATTTCTTTTTTTGTTAACATCAGATTTACCTGTATTTACCCATTCAGGATTGTTTCCAGTTCTTGAAGAACCCTCAACATTGTCATCAACCCAATCCTCATTAGGATGAATTTCATCATAATCAAGATTTTCTAATCCCGCAGCTATAAAATTATCTGTATAATCTTTAACCGCATCTGAAGGTGTGTAAGCCTTTTTATCCATCTTAGCTAACTCTCCGTTTCCCTTTGGAAATATTTCAGGATTCATATCATATTCTCCTTTAGAACCATCTTTCAAATAATCCTTCATTTTTTTAACGACAGATTGTAAGTATTCTTTATTTTCCTTTCCTGAAGCGGTGTGGGCCTTTTGATAAACATTAAGACCTTTAGTTTTACCCATAGACTTTAATTTTTCCTCCTCCTGCAAAACAATTTTTTCAATGAAATCAATCATTTCACTTTCTGTCATTCTAATAGATTCTTTAACATTATACTTTTTACCATCAACTTCAAAAGTTTCATATCCTTCTTCTTTAGCATTAGCCAAAGCGCCTGTAAAAGCATTACCTTCTTCAACTTCTTCATCAGTTTCTTTTTTCATGCTTCTTAATTTTTTGAAGTCAGCACCTGTAATTTTACCTTTAGGTTCTGCAACATCAATTTTTTTCTGCCCACCGTGTAATTTTTCACTTACTTCACCACCCATAAATCTTTCTTCATGATATTTACAAGCAGCTTTATTATATTCATCACTACTTGTATCACAGAATTTATCAATCATACCTGCCGGGTCTGAACCAAATTCCTCTTCTTCAGCAACATAGTCAAAATTATCAGTTTCATTCATAGAACCAGATGAACACTGTTCACAAATTCCCTCTCTCGTTTCTCCACCACATTGTTCACAAACCATTTTATCACCTTCGGTTAATTTTGTAACTAATTCGTCAGCTCTTTCTTCAATAGTTTCGTTAATAATTTTATTTACTAACGAATTAATATAGTTGTTTAAAGACTTTTTCATGCGATTTTTTTATTTATAAATATCTAATTTTTACGTTATAGTTTATCTTTTATCAAATTATATTCGTACTCTATAATATTTTTAACGACCTGTTCACTGATGTTATACTTTTTACTAACATCTTTAATAACCTTGTTGAGAGTGTTATTTTCAAATATGTTTAAAGCTTTAATATCTCCTTGATTACAATAAGGAAACTTTTTACATTTCTTTTTTACTTGAACGAACTTTCCTTGGGGTATCTGTGTTTTTTTGAACGACTTACCTGAACCACGTTCATGATTACCTTTCATATTAACATCTTCAAATCCAGGAGCGTCATATGCGCCAGCTGAGGAAGCGCCCGTGGCTTCATTTGATTCAATTTTTTTAGGAGTCTCTTTAAAGCTTTTCTTAACAAAATCACTATCAGGATTAAATCCTACAGGTCCAACAAAACCTCCGGCCACCCCTGCACCAGTCGCTTCCTTATTCTCTATCTTCTCTAGTTTATCATAATATTTTGGGTCTTCCTTAAGGTGGTCCATTGCAATTTTCTTAGCCTTTTTAAGACCCATCTCATGTTCCATTTCAACTTTCATCCCTTTTTTAAGTTGTCTCTTGAGAATATTATATATTTTGGAAATTTTTTCAGTAGAATCACTTTTAGAATGTTGTTTTGCCAAGTCATACAGTTTTATGTCTTTAACTTCAGATTCTTCAATCTCTTCCTTTACTTTCTTTTTTCTTCCTTGGCAATGGGCTTTTTGGCTAAATCCTTTGGGATTGTTACAATCTATACTTTTTTTGTATTTTTCAGACCATTTTTCTTCAATTTCCTCATTACTCTCTATCTTTTTTTGTAAAACATTAATGTCTTTCATTCCTTCGATAGGATTTGTTGACATAATATTAGAATTAGACAAAATATTGTCTGAAATTTTTGAAGAAAGTTGCTTGAGAATATTCTCGGTTAATTTAATTTTACGCATTTTTTAATCTTGGTTCCCAATATCCTCGTTGAGACCACATAAAATTGTAGAACTCTCTGAAGACTTTTATTACTATTTCTTTAGTGTCACTTTCAAGTTTACCTCTACGGATTTCTTTAGACACTAATTCTAAAATCTTATCCTCATACTGTCTCATAGTGTTACTTCCGATGAAATCCTTAATTTCCTTTCGAATCATAACTTCTATTTGTTTTTTATCTGAATCTGAAAGTGCCATAGTTAAATTGCTAATAGTAATAGTATAAGAAATACTCCTCCTGCGATAGTACCTCGTTTATACCATTTGAATTGTTTATTCTTAGAGTCCAATTCACTTTGGAGTTTTGTATTTACTTTACCGTACTCAACTATTTGACCATCTTTTTGTTGAATAATAAATTGGTATGTTGAATCTTTCTTTTCCAAATAAGTTATCATGGTGTCTTTAAGAGATTCTCTTTCTTCAAGCTTTCCAATTTTTATATAAGCTTGAGTCAACTCGTCTTTACATCCATCATACTTAATTAAATCTTTTATAATCAGTCGTGCAGTCTGAGTACTAATTTCCAGCTGAGTTGTATCTTTTTGAGAAAAACTTTTTAAGCTCAGTATGAGTATACTTATCAACATTAATAACCTTACCATTTGTTTGAATTTTAATATCGTTTATTGTTTGGTCTACCGCCAAAATTTCGTTAGTCACATTGTTTATGTCGGCATCTAATTTTAGTAATTTTTCGTCTATCATTGAGTTTACAGCCGTTGCGGAATCTATAGATATTTGTAAACTATCAATCTTATCATAGTGCGATTGAACATCAGTTTTTATACCATTAGTCAAGAAAACTGAATATCCCACCAAAGCTACTATAACAAATAACAATACTGTTTTTAAAATTTCGTTCATTTTTCTACCTTATTTGTTTTTTTACGTGAAGCCAAAACTTTAGCCCATTTTGACTTGAACTTATCATAATAAGTTTTTAACTTATTAATCATCTCCACAAAATTTTCATCAGCCTTAATCATATCTCCATTAATGTACATTCCTCCGTCTTCACCTATTGAAAAGAAAAATTCAATATCAAAATCGATAATTTTTCCTGACCATTCAACATTGTTTGGATATACGTTTAATTTATTAAAATCTACCAAGTCTGATACCTCATTAACAAACTCATCCATTGTTTCTTGGAACGCGATTTTATCGTCGGTTGTCAATTCTAAATCTGAGGAATCTTTTCCGTGTAAAACCATTATTCCCCCTGATATTCTATAACCCTGACTTTTATCTCTGTCGGGTTCAGTATCGTCTTCGATTTTATCCTCAACAGACTTAGCAATATTCATTTTTTTAGTGATGTTATCTGACGCTAAGTCCGAACCCTGTTCTGTAATAATACCATATCTATTCTTAATCTCACTTATCTGTTCGTTGATGGTATTATTCGAGAGCATACTCCTCGAAGCTTTTAATAATTTTTTAATTTCATCATGTGAATTGTTCATCATTCAAATATTTTAAAAATGTTTCAAAATTAAAGGCCGGACTCAAATCAGTAAAAACACTATCGAAATTACTTTTTGAGGTTACCCCTCTAAATTTCTCAACTCCATTTATACGTGTGTTATGTTCCACAACCTCTCTTGGTATTCCTGTCTCATCTAAAATTTTTCTACACAATTTAGCAGTGTATTCTATTTGAGTTTCGGTATAAGGTTGCCAAAAAAAATAGTCTCTCCATTTTTTTTCATAAGCGTCACCCTTATAAATATCTCCAATCCAGTTAACATATTGATTATTTAATGGTTCTTTTTCTAACCATCCCAAATTTTCCAATGAAATAATTATGGAATTTCTGTTTATGTTTTCTTCAGAAAATATTTTAGAGTGAGATTCGTTTTCTAAAAGTTGTAATATCTTTCCATCTCGACTGACAACGTAGTTAGGTATTTTTTTATACCCACCGTTAAATCTATATTTCAAACTAAGGAGATATTCCTCAATATTTCTTGAGGTGTGTTGTAATATAATTTGTTGTTTTTTCTTCTGTTTACCTGTCGGCTTGAAATCACCGTATTTGATAACTTCTATCATAATATATCACAATTTGTGATTTATTTTCTGTAGGTTAGTCTTTTTACCTGTGAATCAGTTTCTGTTGGTTCTTCAATCACTTCATCTAACTTATTTTCAACCGGAACTTCCACTATTCTTTCAACTATTTTTTCAACTTCGACAGGAACCTCTACAATTTTCTCAACCTCAACCGGTACTTCAATTACTTTTTCAACAATTTTTTCTACCTCAACCGGTACTTCTACAATCTTTTCGACTTCAACTATTTTTTCTATCTCAACAAACTTTTCTTCAACAACTACTTCAGACTTTTTACCACTATCATATTTTGTAAAGAAGTGTAATGATGTTAATGAAATTATCGGAAGTAACCCCCCTTCTAAAAACGCCAACCATCTTTTTAGTGAGATAACATCATTCGTATCGGACCCTAAAGCCTCCCAAAGTGGTGAGGTTAACTCCACCCATGCTTTGAACAATTCACTATTAGCATCGATTTCTTTATACGAATAAAAAATATTACCTATCATTTGTATTAAGGTGACCAATCCAAACATAAACCAAACTCCACCCTTTATTTTATTTGTTGCCGCAACAAGAGCTGTCATCGCACCTACCTCGATTGCGATTGAAAGATAAATTGCCCAATTAATTGGATTGGCGATATCGTACCATGCAACTACGTGAGAGATTGATATTCCGGCTACCAATATAATTGGGACCAAGAACATTGTTCTGTTTGGATTATCCTTAATCCACTGTAAAGATTTCTTTATCATTGGGCTCTTAAACTGTCGATTATCTCTCCAATTTTACCCTGTCTATTTACATCCATGATGTCTCTGTCAGTTGATTGAATCATTCTTCTTTCAGTTTCGAGACCTTCGATTCTGATTTCTTTTCTCAACTCAATGGTCAAAGAATCTATTTTTGCATTGTTTAATTGTACTTGTGTTTTAACCTTATCTACTCGAGAGTTTGTAGAACAAGTTTTCATAAAAATAATAAGAATTAATAGGGTCATTAATCTAACTCCCCACACATCCAAAATGTTTAAAAAATTTTTCATATCAAATTAGTTTTTAAATAAAATAAAAAACCTTCTATCATAATAAATAGAAGGTTTTCTGTTTTTTACATGTAGTCGAACAAAACCGAACTTTCGTTCCTCAGTTTTCTTAGAGCCTTTTCTTTAATTTGTCGTACTCTCTCTTTCGTCAAATTAAAGTCAGACCCTATGTCTTCGAGTGTTCTTGGTGTACCTGATAGTCCGAAATAATCCAATATGATTATTCGTTCTCTCTCATCCAAAACGTTTAACAATCCAACTAGTTCCATCTTAAGAACGTCTTTGTTATTAAACACCGCATCAGGCATATCCGCGTCTTCGTTCTTAATAACATCAACCAAAGTATCACCTTCTTCATTGATGTTCATATCCAAATCAATAATAGACGGTAACATTTCAAATCTCTCATCCAATTTACCACCCTTAGATTCCACCTCTTTCTTTGCTCGTTGTAGGTCCTGAACCACATTTACTGGAAGTCGAATAGTACGAGCGTTGTCGTTGAGGGACTGTAAGATAGATTGTTTAACCCACCAAACCGCATATGATATAAACCTCAAGTTTTTACTCCAATCAAAGTTTTGAATGGCTTTCAATAGTCCTAAGTTACCCTCGGCAATCAAGTCAGGAAAATCCAAACCTTGATTTTGATATTGTTTTGCCACCGTGATAACAAACCTGAGATTACCTTCCAAAATTTCTTGGTTGATTTCATCTCGTTGTTGTTTGGTTAGATTTTCAGATTGAATCATCTTAGCCAACTCACGTTCCCTCTCGGGGGTCATAACCTTAATTTTACGAATATCTTTTAGGTAATGTTGAATTTCTTCTTGATTAATTGGAATACCGGTGTTTTTTTCTTTCATATTATATGTTTGAGTATTTTTCTAAAAGTTGTTTGTCTTCTTCTGTGAGCGAATTTAATCCATTTTCGTTAATCTGGTCCAAAATTTCATCAAGAGTTTTTATTGGTTTCTTCTTCTTCAATCTTGGTAATATGTCAATATCAATCTCATCATCATAATCTTCTATATTATCTTTCATATTTGCCAGTGCCTCATCAAGTCTTGAGAAAAAAGTTTGTGGTTCAACCAAATCCATCTCATCCGAATCGGGTGTTTCTTCGTCTAACTCTTTACCAAACAAATGTTCAAGAGTCGCATCATCAATTCTCGCGTTAATTTCAAAATCACTATAAGGTAACAAGAAATAAGAAATATCAATCTTTTCTAATATTTTAGTAACTTTTTTAGATACCTCTTCGAACTGTGTTTCACTTTTAAATGTAAACACACAAGAGGTATCTCCATAAAAAAACTTTATATAATCAACATTGATGTTCAAAATAATATTGTCACATAACAAATTAACAAATTTGTCTTGATTATCTGTCTCTCCGAATATAAAAATAATGTACTTCATATAATTTTTTACAAAAATAACCAAAATTATTGATTCACAAAACTAATGTTATCAACTTTTTCTATTCTAACAACATTATCTGACCAATTTGTAACCAAAGGGTTGTGTGTTATTACAAATATTTTTTCAAAATATTCTTTAATTTTCTTAAAGAACTCTGAAACCATATCTAAGTTTTCATTTGAAATCTTTCCGAATACTTCATCAAAAACTATGATGTTTGGTTTTGGTAAAGAACATATTTTACTCAATACCGCTCTCAAAGCTAAGGAAGCGATAGTTCTTTCATATCCCGAACCCGATGACATTAACTTTTCAATTTGAGTATTGTTATCAATCATCAAAAACTCAACCTCGTTTTTGTCATTGATTCTAATTTCCAATCTAAAATGACAACTATCTTCAAGCAACCTTTGTAATTCTGAATTAATTAAAGGCATCATTGTTTTCATAATTAGTTTGGAAATACCATTTTTTCCAAATGTTTCCAAATATACCTTATAAACCCGTTCCTTTGACGATTCTTCCTTAATTTTTTCAATTAACTTTTTGTTTTTGTCAATTTTTTCATTAAGACTGTCAATTTCAAATTGATAACCTGTTATCTTTTTGTTGATATCGTCCTTTTCTCTCTCCAACTCACCAAGTCTAATGTCGGCCTTTATTAACAATTCGTCAATCTTATTGTTTGCTTGTATTTTTTCTTGAGCCTGTTCGTATTTTGTAAGCTTTTCATTAAGTTTTTCAATTTTCATATTGAAACTTTCTATGTTAAGTTCCAACTTCTCTTTGATTAACTTATTTTTTTCATACTCATCAAACTCTTTCTTTAGGTTAACAAATCCCTTCTCTTTGTTTGATAAATCATTCATTAAGTCCTCAATTTCCTTTTTATTCGTGAGATATCCGTCAAGTTCTGAGATTCTTGACTGTGTTATGGCCGCGTTCATTAATTCAATACCACAGTGTTCACATTTAATACCACCACTAACAGAACTTTTTAACTTTTCGATTGATGAAATATTGGTTTCAACTTCAACCTTTTTCTTAAACGCTGTGTTGTATTCGTCCTTGACCTCATCATGTTTGTCTTCATGATAGTATTCGCTAGGTTCAACAACTTTAACTTCGGATAATTGTTTCTCAACTTGGGATTTTTGAGTTTCAAAACCTGAAATTTCAACTTTAACTTTATCAGGTTGTAATAAACCAATCTCCTTATCAATATCCATGTGTTTGTTCTTCAACAATCCATCACGATACTCTTGTCCTTTTATAATACGTCCTTGAACATCAATCAAGTTACCTTGTTCAGTTGTGATAAGTTTCTCATTGGTTTTAATAGTCTCCTCATAAGTCTCGATGTCATTCTTAAGTTGTTCACTATTGTAAACATTTGATATCATTGACTTAGAAAACTCAGAATAAATCTCCTTACCCGCTTCTTCCTTTCTCTTTAGAAAGTCTAATCCCATAAAACGAGACAATACTTGACCCCTTGCTGTTGGTTTAGAGTCAATCAATTCCTCAAGGTTTGTTGCCGTTGTTAGTATTGTCATCAAAAAGTCATCCTTAGAACCTATAGAAGTTTTGATAAAGGACTCAGTCTCTCTACGTTGTTCACCAGTGAAGTTCTGTAAACTACCATCGGATAACTTTTTAAAAAAATCTAATTCAGTCTTAACATTCCATTCCCCCGATTTCGCTTTCTTTCTTTCAATGTTACGAACAATAATGTATTCATCTCCATCAATAACAATTTCACCTTTAACCGATACTTTATTCTTATCGGTAAATCTATTAAAGATTTCCTCAGCCTTTGTTGTTTTGGTTGTTTCATTAAAGAAAAGAAATAAAAGTAAATCAACCGTCAGAACCGTCTTACCACCAAAATTTGGCGGATTAGACTCAACTACACTAATACCATTACACTTTTCAAAATCCAACTTTTGGTTTTCACCATAAGATAGAAAATTTGAGAACTCAATGTTTTTAATGTACCATCTTTTGAATGGGGACGCTTCTGACTGGTCTAACACCAATTTGTTATCCACCACTGAATCCAATTTATAAACTTCTTCAAATAATTCCTCATTTGATTTGGATTTCAAATATGACTTTATTAGTTCATGTTGATAGTTCTTATCAAGAATATTAAAAGATATGTCAACAGTATGTGTCGTCTCTTCAGTTATGATTGTTTTGGTTATAACATTCACATTAGTTGAGAAGTATTTTTTTTGGAAATACTGTCTAACACTTTTAATCTTTTCCTGAGTGAAGTTCTCCGCATAATCCTCCCAAACGACTTGTATATAAGGGTTTTCTAAATTTTCTACTTCTAAATCGTGAGTCATATTTTTATAATTAAAATTGGGCGGTGGATTAAACAAATCCATATATTAAATTGGGGTAACGTCAACTACTTCTGAGTTGTTCTCTTCTGTCATGGCTGACATTTGTTCTTGATATTGCTGAAGTTGTTTTTCCAACATTTCAGTATATTCTTTTTCCATCTTACGACGAACACCCTTGAGTAGGTTGTTACGATTTTCAACCTTTTGTTTGTGATTTTTACGTTGTCTTGACTTTGGCATAATATTAAATTTATAAATGATTAGTTTTTGGTCTATTTTCTTCAAACCATTCAACGATGGAGTTAATCGCCCATACCGCTCCTGAAGCCATAAGTCCATCAAAGAACCAAGATATCCATTTTGGTGTTAGGAAAAGATGGTGAGAGGGGGAAATAAGGACAAGTCCCAAGAAAAATCCAACCCATGTAGACGTACACATCATACATGACAATAGGTCAGAAAAGAATTTAAATAGTGAGAATCTAATTCCCAATAAACTTATGGTATTTCTAAATCCTTCGAAAATACTACCATAAACCATAATGTTGGAAAACCCGTAGGCCAACACGAACCACGCAATTAAAGTTGTCATCATTTTATTTGTTTTATAATCTATCTTTTAAATTTGAACTTTTCATGTAGAAAGCATAAGAAGTTTTTGTGAGATTTTCAAGGTCATCAACCTTATTTCTTAATTCTTTTATAACCTCATTCTTTTCACCTAGTTGTCTGTTTAAGTTCATCAGAGTTTCCTGTAATTTACCACATTCAACTTCTTTTTGATTTTCAAGTTTACCTTTTAAAATATAAATCTCGTTTTGTAACTCTTCAATCTTTGTATTATCAACTACAGGTTTTTCGATGAAAATTTCTTTCTCAACTATAACTTCTTTAATAACTTCTTTCTCTAATTCACGGTCAATAACTTCAGGTAATTGACCTTGGTTTAATAAACCATATTTCTCTATGTAATACCCTTTTCTAAAACAAAGTCTTACAAAATCGTCAACTAACTTAATTTCATTAAGGTTACAAAAAGTCATTAAGTCTTTATAGTCTTGAATACTTAAATCAATAGTTAAGGAGTTTTTCTGTTCCATCAATTATTTGGTCATAAGAATTTAATTTGAATGATAGGAAAGGTTTTGGGTTTACCAAATTAACAAACTCATATTTGTCATTTTCCACATCATATATACCATATCCATGTTTTTCAATTGTTTCACCAAAGTTTTGTTGAATTGTTGAGCCAATCATATAAGCCTTCTTGCCTCCAGGTATGTTAAAAACTTGTCTTTTATGAATATCACCACACAAAACAAGGTCACACCCATCAAACTTATCTGACTCAAATCCACTATCAAACTTGTATCCAACATCAGTTGTCAACCCTTGAACTGGTCCATGAAACAATCCGATTTTCTTTCTATTATTTTTTGTAATATCGGGTGGGATATTGTGGTCCATAAGTGAATAAACACACCAGTCAATATTTGCATCTTGATAAACTCCTCTGTTTTTATAATAAACCACCATTTCATTTTGAAGTGAGTCTACTACAGGAGTAAGAGCGTCTAGTCTTTCCATATTATTTTCCAAGAAGTCGTGGTTTCCGGGTATCAAAATAGTCTTTGCAATTTTAGAACACTCGTTTAATGTCCACGCTATGAACTCAACAAGTTCAGGAGTCATTTGGTTTTTACTATGAACTAAATCACCTGTAAAAACTATTCGGTCAGGATTAATTTTTCTCCATTGACTAAAAGCTTCTTCCAATATACTTCGGTATAGGTTATGGTCCTTAAACAACCTAACATGTAGGTCACTAAAGTGTACTAGTTTTTTTATCATAGTTGAGTTCCTTTATCAAATAAAGCAAAATCTTTGTTAACGTGTCCACACTTTTCACACATGTATGTAGGAAAAGGAACAAGGGTGTCTTCAGAACTACCTGTGTAGAGTTTAGACACCCTTTTAATTAAAACGACTTCCTTAAAATATTCACTTCCACAGCTTTCACAAACCTCACTAGGTTGTTCTTTTAAATCAATTTTTGGTAATAAGTCTTCCATATTTTTTTATGAAAACATACTAAACAAAAACCAAACAATCAAGTACCTATCCTTTGATTGTTAAAAACTCAATGGTATCTCTTTCAATAGGATTCGGTATCCAATATTTCAAATAATCCTTTTTGACACCTTGTTGAGCATACTTATTAATAATTGGTCTACCTGTGTTATAAGCACCTAATACTTTTTTCCAATCACCATACTTTTTAAAATGTTGGGCTAACAATTTCATCGATATATAAACATTTAAATCGATATTCTCTTTTAGCTCTTTTTTATTTACGGGAAATCCCGCAAAAAATGAGGCGTACTGTGGCATAATTTGCATTGGTCCAACCGCACCCGCTTTTGATACTTGTTTGTGATTATAATTTTCATGGTTTGGGCCTAAATACCCTGTTTCCATTCGGGCAACATTAAAAGCAATATGAAGCGGTATGTTAAACGAATCCGCATGAATTAAAATTGATTCATACATTTTTTCCGCATTTGTTTTAGGTTGGCAATCAGGATTTTTATGTGTTACTTGAGCATAAATAAAAATTGTTGTAATGAGTGAAAATAAAATTAATAAGTTTTTCATAGCATTTATTTTTTAGTGTTAAGATAAATATTGTTTCATATTCATAGAAAATACCGTATCAATAACATCTTTTGGTACTCTAAACTCCTCGAAATCGGAATTTTCTTTCAGTAGCACAATGATACAACCAAAAAAATTAATATCCTCATATTTTGACCCTTTTAACATTTCCTTAAGTAATTTCCCATAAAATGGTAGTTGTAAAAAGTAGTGACCTAACGCATTGTCAGGGTGTTTTTGAAATGGAGGTTTCATTCTTTTAGTAAATTGATTCTCCTCAAAGTTCTTCGGTTTATTGGTTTTGTAGTCGGTCACTATTAACCCAACACTTTTTTTGTCTTTACTCTCAATAACCCAAACTTTATCGGGTTGGCCAACATATGATAAATCAGGGTCACCTAAAACAATTTCAGTGTCAAGTAAAATAGCCCCTCTATCTTTCATCAGTTTAAGAAAGTTTGTTCCAGCGTTTATCATACTATCACCCTTTAAAATTTGAGTAAAGTCACAATCAAATTCAGGTTTTCTCACTTCCTTAACAATGTTAAAAATTTCATGCGATTTTTTTTCCAAAAAATAGTGAACCCTACTTCCCATATTTGTCGAGTAATCACCCGCGGCTTTCCACTCCGCAAGTAATCTTTGTTGTTCTACAACATCTCCTTTCGCTTTTTTTAATGATATTTCTTCAGCCGGAAATTCTTCATAAAATTTTTTCAGGACTTTACTTACTGATATCCAATTCGATACAAGAACCCCTTGATTATTCATCATAGTGTAAGTGTGGGTCTCCTCCTCAAATGTTAATTGAATTTCTTCCTGTCTTTTTTTTATTATACCGTTAATTTCGTCTCTAATTTTGTTTAAATCCATATTAATCCTTTATTTGTACATAGTATTCATCTATCTGACCCCTCAAATCACATACGTCCTTATCTTTGGGTAGATGAATAATTTTTATTTTTCCGTATAATTTACCCCCATTTAACTCACGATATAATTTAACAGCGTTGTCCCAAGCATCACCATCGAGGGCAATAATGATATTCTTTTTAACCTTATCGTATAGGGTATTAAACAACAACTCTGACATATGTTTACCAAGCATCGGAATACTATTTGATAAAAAGAATCCGTCAAATACCCCCTCAACAAGATACACATCCTTTTTCCAGTCAATTAAGTGTTGGTTAAAGATTATCTTATCCTTTTCGGCTTGAGGGTTTTTATATTTGGCTCGTGACTTGGGGTCCCAACTCCTTGCAATATAATAATTCAATTCCCCCTCAATATTATATGATGGTACAATAATTCTACCAGCGTGACTTCCGTTGTCACAAAATCCTATTGAATACCTTTCGATAATCTCATCGGTTATCCCTCTGTTTTTCAGGTAGTTGTATGCTTGTTTATATACCGGATAGATTGGGTTTGAATCTTTGAATAAAACAAAACTTTCAGGTAGCCTTAACTTTTGTTTTGGTTTTTCCTTTGGTTTTATGTCCTCAGGTTGAAAAAGTTTATAAACCTTTTTATGTTTTTTGTTTCCGTAGTTATCAATTAGTTTACCAAGAGGTCCGTGCATACCGTTTGTTTCCGAACAACTCCAACATTTGTATACGTGTTGTAGGTAGTTGACCTCTAAATTACCCTTGTTTCGGTCCTCGTCGCAGAGGGGACAGTTGAATGAGATTTGTCCTCTGTGTTCGTAGTGCATCTTTTCATCACCAAGAATTTCACGTAGTAACTCAACCAATATTTCTTTTTCATCGGACATCAGGTAAAAATAAGGTACAAATTAGTTCATGTCAACTTCACAAGTTTTGGGTCAGTATTATATTTATTGAAATAAAATTTACTAATGCCAACTGTAGTTACAATTAACGACCTTTCAGGAACAACACCATATGACATTTATATATGTGACAACCCTCAAACACAATGCATTTATATAGACAGAACTGACTCGGCACCATATACATTTGAGATTCCCACAATAATGTTAAACTTTTCTGAATTTACTCTAAAAATTGTAGACTCAATAGGTTGTGAAGTTACAACAAATTTAACGTTATAATATGGCCGTATATTGTGCAAATGATGATTATTGTGTAAGTGGTACTGGATTTCCGGCCTATGATGATGTATATACCCAATCAGGTGTATACAATTTAAGAGATTATTATGTTGGTTCAACTAACGGATATTATATATTTTACGACTCTGGTGGTTTTTGGTGTTTAGCAACGACTTTAGGTGGTAGTCCTTGTTTTTTACAGGGAAAATACCCATATAACGGAGTATGCCCTGATTTAACTTTTGAGTATGTAAACTCGTCAGTTTGTTTGACCCCTACTCCTACACCAACTGTTAATTGTGATGTCTTCAATTTTGAGGCAACACTAATTGATATTCCACCAACTCCAACACCGTCTTATACCCCTTCTTACACTCCAACAATGACAAACACCCCTACGTCATCAAATTTCTGTCCCAATATTTATGTCGATGCTTATATAACAGGAATAACCCCTACTATGACTCCGACACCAACAATGACTCCAACAATAATGATTTATAGAAATAGGAGTAATCAAATTCAGTGTAATTTTTCAGGTGACGTTACTTTTGTCACCATAGATTCTGTTATAAATTGTCCTGTTAGTAAACAATTCCAAGATTGTAATAACGGATTTATGTATTATACCACAAATGTGGTAAATAACCCTTCAGGTGGTGATTTATCCCAATTTATGATTTTCTTAGGAGTTGTGGATGGGAACGAAAGATGTATAACATACATAGGTAATAATTCAACTTATATTGGTACTAATAACATTACATTATCGAGTGGGCCAATTGGTTATTCTAATTTAGGTCAATGTTCATTGTGCGCAGTTCAACTTACCCCAACTCCAACACCTACAATGACAATGACACCTTCATCTCCGTCAATATTGAATTTATGTCCTACATTTATAATCGGAGAAGGAGGGGTGTATACATATGTTGTAGATACTAATACCACAACATCACTAACTATTCCAAATTTATCAAATTGGAATGATATTGGAAATACTCAAACAAAATTATTCATATCAACAACAGATAAAATTAAAGAATGGGATATTGTTTTAAACCCATTCTCTGCAACATTTGTTAGGGAGTTAAATGACACAGAATCTAACGTTACATTTGGTGCCGGACTTTTTGCAATTAATAATAACAAGTTGTTAACATGTAATGTTCAAGTTGGTTTATCACCTCAAACAGTATTTGAAATATATTTACCTTCAGCGGGTCAAACTTCATTAAGTAATTTAAATTATAATGAATTATTTAGTTTACCACCAGGAAGGCTGTTTGCGGGGGATTTATTGGCAACCACTAATAACAAAATTTTAATACTTTCAAGAGAAGGTGATAATACTTACTTATCACAATATTCTTATCCAGATGGAGACCCTGAGGTTGAAATTTTAATATCTCCAACAATATTAACGCCAACTTCTATTTTTGTAGAAAATGGTTTAATATATGTTACAGACAATAACGCTATAGTTTATAATATTGAAACATCTCCTCCGTATACAGTAACGGTAATTACATCACCAAGTATTAATATTTACGGGGCTTCTAATAGTATAAGTTGTAATAACGTATCATTTGAATTTACCCCAACAACGTATTACAAATACAGACTTTGTAATGATACTAATGGACCTCAAACAATAGTTTATCAAACCGAACCTTCGTTAACAACTATAGGTACTCAAACAATATTTAACTTAACTACTAATACTTGTTGGCAATACAACGGTTCTTCAACAACAATACCACAAAATACTACAGACGACATCATAGTTTACCAAGGAAATTACTTTACTGAAGTTTCTTCAACAATATACACAAATTGTGCTCAATGTATTTCAGAAACCGAATGTAACCCTCCATCAAACTTAACAAGTTATCCTTTCTCATTCGCATATAAATTTAATAATGGACCCAATATTAATTGGCCTCAATCTGAAACTGAAATTTGTGATATTATATATTCTTTAGTTGAGGATTTAAGTAATAATGTTATTGATAGTTGGGGTGTTTCTAGTCAACCGATTTATTTAGAATCATTAGAGGTCGGAAGTTACGCGTATCTTAACCAAGCAAATTGTAATTGTTATGGAGATGGTTTTTATTATATTAGGTCATTTATCCTTAATATATACACTATAGTCGAGCTTTCAAATTGTGTCATTGTCAATCTTTGGCCGTGTAATCCTGAAAATGGTACTTCACCATCAAACCCTAATGGAACCGGTGGTTCTGGCGGGTCAGGTGGTAATAATGGCAATACTCCAGATGGAGGCCCAAACCCATCATCCATAACATGTCAATGTACTGCAGTTAGGACTATATCAGGTTTTCAAGGAACTGCGTTTTATACTGATTGTGATGGAAATCCCGCACAAATTACCGTACCAGGTGGAGCAGGGATTGCTGGAGCCGCTTGCTTCTGTCGACAATCTAATACCCCTGTCACAGGTGCGGTAGTAATTGAGGCTTGTCAGTCATCATTCAGTCAAGGTACTATAAATAATATTTGTAATTCAACAATTTTATGTAACTAATGGCAACAGTTAAAATAACAGACATATCAGGTTTAACGGCACCTTATGACATTTATGTTTGTGAACCAAATGGTGAAAATTGTGTATTTGTTTCAAGAGTTATTACTTACACATCAAAACCAATAGATATCACAGTACCCTACCCTTATGAAAATTCTCCTGAAGTAGGGGTAAAATTAGTTGCTTCCGATTGTCAAAATTTTAAATCATTTATCCCTCAAGACGTTTTCGAGGTATACGATTGTTGTGCTGGTATTAATAGATATGTCACCTTAGGTACCAACACACAACCTTTTGATTTATGGCGTATTACAATATGTTTATCAAATTGTTTGGACCCTATTAATTTAGTTGAATACACTTTTTGTGGTTTAGTTCAGGATATTTCTTTTAGTACCGAGGATTACCCTACAAATTTTACGGAATTTTTATTGCCTAATGCAGAATGTTCAACAACATCTTATTGTTGTCCAGGAGGAGCTCCAGGAGCCGTAACACAAACTCCGACCATAACTCAAACTCAAACAAAAACTCCAACAAAAACTCAGACTCAAACAAAAACTCCTACAAAAACTCCAACTCCAACGAAAACTCCTACAAATACAACAACAAGGACTCAAACACCTACAAAGACTAGAACTCAAACAAAAACTCCTCAAAATACCGTAACTCCAACTGTTACCACAACTAAAACTCAAACACCTACCAATAACGATTTACCAACACCAACTCCAACTCAAACATTTTGTGTTACAAAAACTCCAACAAGAACTCCAACAAGAACTAATACTCAAACCCCAACAACAACTCAAACCCCAACAAATACTCCCACAAATACAATAACACAAACACAAACACGAACTGAAACTAGAACACAAACACCCACCAAAACTCCAACTAAAACATCGACTCAAACACAAACTCCGACTCCTGACGTAACTCAAACCCCAACACAAACTAAAACACAAACTCAAACCAGAACTCAAACTAAAACTCCAACTAAAACTCAGACTCCGACTCAAACTAATACCCCAACAAACACAATAAGTCCAACTCAAACTAAAACTCCAACTAAAACTTCGACGCCAACAGTAACCCCTACAAAAACTTCAACAAAAACTCCAACTAATACTAAAACTCCAACTCCAACTAAAACTGAAACTCCAACATCAACAAGTACTCCAACCCCAACACCACAACCAACTGATAGCCCAACACCAACAAGAACATCAACTAAAACTCCAACAAATACGCCAACTAATACATCCACAGAAACACCAACTCCAACCCCAACAAAAACATCAACAAAAACCCCTACACCAACAAAAACTCAAACTCCTACGTCAACTCAAACACCGACTGAAACACCTACGCAAACACCAACTCCAAATCCAACTCTGAGTAATACTCCGACTAAAACATCCACCCCAACTCAAACAAAAACATCTACTCAAACACAAACTCCAACTAAGACTCAAACACCAACTAAGACACCAACAAAAACATCAACTCAAACACCAACTAATACCCAAACACAAACACCAACATCAACACAAACACCAACCAATACTCCAACTCAAACCCAAACTCAAACCCAAACTAAAACTCCTACACGAACACCTGAAGTATCAGAAACTCCAACTCCGACACCAACCAACACACAAACTCAAACTCCGACAAATACCCCAACTCAGAGTCAGACTCCAACCAACACTCCAACTCAAACTAAAACACAAACACCAACAAAAACATCAACTAACACACCTACAAATACCCAGACTCAAACTCCAACAAACAGTCAAACTCCTACAAAAAGTCAAACTCCTACATCAACCCAAACACCAACACAAACACAAACACCAACACAAACACAAACACCTTCATTAACACCAGAAAAGAGCCCTCCCCCAACCGAAACTCCTACGCCAACCCCGACTCCGACTCCGGACCCTGAATGTGATATTTTAGTTGTTGAGATTATAGATACAACTCTAACACCAACACCAACATTAACACCAACAATAACGCCTACTAATGGAGATAATTGTCAAAATTGTTTTGCTTGGACGGTAAATATATTAGAGGAATATATTTTAAGTGCATCTGGTAATACTAATCCAATTATTAATGGACTTATTTATGTAAGATGGGTAGGATGTGATGGATTACAAAAAATTCAAAATTATACTAGTTCAGGAGTTTATAATAATTATCCTAATTTATCAGGTGTCCCTTTAGGTGGAACTCCGCAAGTTTATTATACTCAAAATAATTTTACAATTTATGTAAATTCTGCCTTTACACGTCAAAACTATTGTTATAATATCGCCCCAACTCCAACACCAACACAAACCCCAGTTGGTTGTGTAGGTAAATTACCTGTTATTGGTGGTTATGTAAATTATTACGGGATATTAATAACAGCCACTGGTAGTGGTTATGCGGAACAATTATGGACTCACACTAGTTGTGTATACGAAAACTCAGATACTGTATGGATAGGTTGTAGAGAGAACCCTCCAGGTGGTCCAATTGAATGTACTCCAACATTATACACACTGAATTTTAGTGAACCAATGAATAATTTAGTTTTCAGAATAACTATGTCTGACTTTATTGGTTGGTCAAGTAGAGAAACTTTTGTAGTGACGAGTGATTCAGGTCCGGTTACAATAACTTTAGTTGGTCCATGGTGTTATCAAGAAATTTCAGGTAACACTATTGCAACATTACCAGAACCTGGTACTGGTGGTGGTGAATATAAAATTTCCTCACCAAACCCTTATACTAGTTTAACATTTAATTATTCAGACGGTAGCCCTCTTGGGGGTTCTACGATGGAAATTGTTTGTTCTAGTTTTAACCCGATACCTGTTACACCAACTCCAACTTTAACACCAAATAATTGTAATAATGGTTGTTTTAATTGGCAAGTAACCATAACACAACAAATGTTAGACAATGCAGTTGGAAATTCAGTACCTGTTTGGAATGGTAGGGTTTATTTACAATATTTAGGTTGTGATGGTAATATATATACTTCAGCCTTCTCATCGGCCGGAACATATACAAACTCCCCGAATTCTATAGGGGTTTCTATTAGTTCGTGGTCAAACTTATACTACTATAATAATGGTGTAAATGTTCCATTGTTAAACGCCGTGACCAAAATAAATTGTTATCAAGATTATTTGGTTAACTGCGGAAATCTAATTTCACCTACAAATAACATGGGAAGTAACCTATTTAAATACAATTTAGGCTCTCAAATAGGTCAAGTTTACTTTGAATTTAGCGCTAATACATACCCTGATAGGTTTATAGTATATTGGAATAACCAAATAGTTATAGATACTGGTTTTAGGTCTGATAACGCTCTATTATATGGTCCATGGGTAGAATACTTAAATGGTTCTCCAATTGCCGGAGGTTCTACAGGATTTTCAACTTTTATGAAGAACATTTCTTCCCCATCCGAAGTATATGTAAAAGTAATATCAACAATTTTGGGGTCCGGTTACACATCAACCGCAGATTACAATTTTAGGTTATACTGTGTAAACATAAACCCTCCTTCACCAACTCCAACAATTACCCCAACTTTAACACCTACTAATATACCAACTAATATAAACACAATATTTACTAAATTTAATTCAAAACCTTTTTAGAAAAAATGTTAACAGAAAATTTAAAAAAAATTATAGAGGAGTTTAACCTAAAAACCCCAAATAATGTAGGTGTTGGTTATGGATTCAAAATATCAAATGGTATTGATACTAGAAAAGAATCCATAATATTTTTTGTACCTGAGAAAAAAAAATTATCTAATTTATTTCCTGAGGAAATTTTACCAAATGAACCAATTACTATCGATAATAAAACTTACTTTATGGATGTTGTTGAAGTTGGTGAAATTGAGGTATTAGCTTGTAATCCTCAATGTAATCTTTGGATAACTAATCCTCCTCCTAATAGATTATATATCAGGCCAGTTCAGGGTGGCATTTCTTTAACGTCTAAAAGTAAATTAGGGTTTGTTGGTACTTTGGGATTTGTTGCCGTAGATATTGCAACACAGAGTTTAGTGGGGGTTACAAATAATCATGTGGTAATAAAAGATGCTTTTTACACAACACAAAGAAATTTGGGTGGAGTTATTTTTAATGAATATAATTTAAACGATAACGGCTCATTAGAAGTAGATTTAGCGTACCAACCCGGTGAAAGTCCTTTGGGCCCTCCTCAAAACATTATAGGTCAAGTAGTAAGATACGTACCAATTTACTTGGGGTTCACAACAAATAATAAAGTAGATGGTGCTCTAATATCATTAAGTGGGACTCCAATTTTAAGTTTAACCGAATCTTATAAACAATACGGACTAACAGGAAACACAACTCCAATCCCATTTGCCAGTACCGCAGAAATTGATTTATTATTAAGTACAAATCCAATACTATATAGTAGTGGAAGAACAACCGGCGTAAAACAAGCTCCAACGTGTCCTTTAAGAGTTTATTCTTTGGGCACCACTCAACCAATTAGTGGGTATAAAATGCAAGGTAATATTGTCACGGCTTATTTTTCAGATTTAATAGCATTTGTTAGACCCGAAAACGACCCAAGTTTATCATCTTTATGTCTAAACCCAATAGCTGGAGGTGATTCAGGTTCAGCTCTTATCGCCGACTTTAGTGGAATTTGGAAAATTGTTGGTTTAAATTTTGCGGGTGGAGGAAATTTTGGTTTTGCCTGTAGAATTGACCATGTGGCTAGTGAATTAGGTATTCAAGCTTGGGACGGTTCATTAAAAAATTTAGTTGACCCAACAACAATACAATTTGTAACGGTTACAGGTACAACTAATTCATATATGGTGAATTGCAGTGGTCAAACTTATTATCAAATGGGACTTACAATAACATCAAATCAGTGTAATTAGAAAAATAAAGTATTTATAATACAAAACGTATAGATGCCAACAGTTTTAATAAGTTCCAATAATTTTAATGGTCAAATAGGTGATATTATATTTTATCCTTATACAGGTGGCACTGTAAATATTGGACCTCAGTTAATACCGTATTACTATACTGCGGATTATATCTATGGTACATATGAAGTTTATTTTGAAGGTTATGGTTTAGGTTGTAACTTTACTCTACTTCCCCCGACTCCAACTCCCACTCCAACAAAAACACAAACACCCACTCCAACAAAAACACAAACACCCACAAAAACATCAACACAAACACAAACACAGACCCCTACTAATACTCAAACTAAAACACAAACTCCAACCAATACTCAAACACAAACTCAAACTAAAACCCCAACACAAACACAGACACCTACTAACACCCAAACTAAAACCCAAACACAAACATCAACTCCAACTAATACTCAAACTAAAACCCCAACACAAACACAAACATCAACTCCAACCCCAACTCCTAATAATTCACCTACTCCAACTCAAACTCAAACTCCAACTAAAACCAGTACACCAACTAATACACCGACCCAAACATCAACCCAAACATCAACACCAACTAAAACTAATACTCCCACAAATACATCAACACAAACACCTACACAAACACCTACACAAACATCAACTCAAACATCAACTCAAACACCTACACAAACATCGACTCAAACTAAAACACCAACTCAAACTAAAACACCAACACCCACACCTACTAGTTATCCGCCTGAGAACGCATTTTTCTTAGATTGTTGCCCTCCAAATAATTCTTTTCAAATATTTAATTTACCAAATATAATATTTACAGGTTTGGTAAATAACAACGTTTATTACATAACCAATTCAAGTTATACTGGTTGTGCAACATTTACAACATCAATTAGTACAGCATTAAACAATTATAATTACGGTATAACCGATACAATTACTCTACAAACAGATTGTCCTACCTGTCTGTTGAGTAACTCTATTGTATGTTCAACACCAACTCCTACCCCAACCCCTACCCAAACACAAACACCAACACAAACATCAACTCAAACTAAAACACCAACTCAAACACCGACCCAAACATCAACTCCAACTAAGAGTCAAACCCCTACTAACACCCAAACTCCTACACGGACACAAACTAGAACTCAAACTCCAACACAAACTCAAACACCTACTCCAACGGCATTTTGTCTTGGTGATTGTATTTCTATCTATAGAACAGGTATTTGGAATTCAACATTCCAACCTGACCCTAATTATTTTATTAGGATAATAGCCGTTGACGCACCTTCGTTAACCACAATAGAATTACCAATACCTGATAACTCATATGAATTTGGTTACCCAGCATTTGATATTGCAATGTCTAGTAATAAAATATGGGTAATACAAAGAGTTTTGGATGTTTTACCAGCTAGAATAATAATAAATGAAATTAATTATACTCGTTGTCCATTTGTTGCAACATTTAGTAAGAGATTTTATTATGGTTCTATAGGTCACCAAAGAGGGTTCGCATCTTTTGATGAAGGAGGTTTAAGTAGGTTAGTTCTTGTTGGCAACAATGCGTTTTTCCCAAATCAAGTATTTGAGATAACTCCAAGTTCAATTCCTAATTTAGGGGACGCCACTTCTTCCGCGGTATTAAGATTTAGTTATACCGCCGGTTTTGGAAATAATAATAATCCATATGGTACTTCAGATAATCCTTGTAACCCTAATAGAGGAATTTTTGTTTATGACTTTATAGTAACAGACACTACTCCAAGAAAATTCATTGCCGTTTTAGGTTGCAGTACTATGGAACCAATTGAGGAACAAAAAAGAGTTTTAGTTCAGTATGATTATTATACAGGAGTTATTGAAACATTAGTCGATATAACTTCTTTTTTCCCAATATCGGGTGTTAATCCTATAATGGAAACTGCCGAAGGTTTATTCTACGAGAACGGATTTTATTATGTAATTTCTTATACAGGTAGAATCGTACAAGTTGAAGCTTCAAATCCTTTAAATATATCTTATTTAGGAGATGTAAATACATATTACACAAATCCTTTACAGTATAATCCACCAGACGCCGCAAGTGTTTATTCTTGTGTCACTGAAGTTTTTGCCGTATCTACTCCAACTCCGACCCCAACTCCAACACAGACTCAAACCCCTACGCAAACTAAAACTCCAACAAATACATCAACACAAACACCGACCCAAACCCAAACATCAACCCAAACATCAACAAAAACATCAACTCAAACACCGACCCAAACATCAACTCCAACTAAGAGTCAAACCCCTACTAAAACTCAAACTCAAACACCAACTCAAAGTCAAACCCCTACTAAAACTCAAACCCCTACAAATACGTCGACTCCAACCCCAACTCCAACTAACCCATATCAACCACCAGTTATTTTAGATGATTGTTTTATTTTGGTCAACACCTCAACAAAAATATATTACTTTAACCCAATTGGTAATACACTATCTGAAATAATAATACCAGGATTTTTCAATTCCGAGGATATTGCCCATTACTGGGACCCAGGTTCTCAAACAGGTAAACTTTGGCTATATGGTGGCCCTGGTTCTGGTAATATTTTTATTAGAGAATGGATAATAACTTCATTAACGCCATTTACGGTTGGTTCTTTCAGGGATATAAGTTTCCCTCCTGGTATTTCATTCTTAGGCAAAGGTTTAGTTGCGGTTAATTCAAATACTTTAATTGGTAGTGAAACTTTGGTTAATCCAAATAGAATTATTAAAATCACTCTAAACCCATTCCCTAATAATACTTCAAGTTTTGTGTCGATGTTTAATTTACCAGGAAGTTTACTCACCCCAAATACAGTTACTGGTGATATTTTATTGACCACAAATAATAAAGTTATATTTACCCAAACAAATCCAGGTACTCCTACATTCTTCTATATTACTCAACATGACTATATAACTAATTTAAGAGACTTCCCTGAGATACAGATAGGATGCACAAATTGCCCAAACCCTCCAACACCAAATATTACAGACGCAAATGCTATTTATCAAATAAATAATGAATTTTACTTTATCGACCAAAGTACTGGTGATGTTTTCAATGTAAATTCAGACCCACCATATACAGCAACAACAACTTTTAATATAGGTGTAACCGGAGTTAAAGGAGCCTCACAATCACCACAATGTATTGGTAGAAGTTTCACAGGTTCAAGCCCATTTTGGCAAGTTCAAAATGTGGTCGGTTCAAATCCAATGGAGGTTAGACAAGATTTTGGAAGTGGAACTAAAAAGTTTTATGTTGATTTGGGTGATGGTCAAACTTTTGGTGTTAATTTACCAAATACTACCACTCACACAACAAGTAAAACTTATAATTCGGCGTTATATACCGCAACATTTGCCGATTATCAATTAAACGGAATTTTTCAAACATCAGGAACAATTGGTGCAATAACTTTTAGAAGAATATCAAAAGTAATAGATAACCCAGGCACATTTGATAGTTGGTCATCAATATCTAATTTAAGATTTGAATTTTGTACTTTCTCTAATTTATCAGGTATTGATGTTGTAAATAGTGTATTCACAAGAATAGGATTTTTTAACCACAACAATCCAAATTTAGAGTTAAATTCATTTAATTTATCTAGTAGAATTAGAATTAATAATTTCCAAATTTGGAATAGTAATTTTACAGACTTTAGTCATAATTTATCATCTTGGACTAGTGTTAATATACTTTTCGTTTTATTTGCGGACACTCAATTAGTTAATTTCACATTAATACCTCCTCCAGGTCTTAGAGATTTTCAGGTTTATAACTCTTCAGGTCAAAATAATTTAAAGTTTTTTGATGCTCCAAATGGTTTATTAAGTTGTACAACCTTAGAGAATGTGAATTTTGATAGAAACAGATTAACCGGATGGACTTATAACTTCCCCGCTAGTGTTAAGACCATTAGTATGGTTCAAAATAGAGATACAGGTAACCCATTACTATTTGGTTTATCATCATTCACAATAAACTTAACCTCAAATACTTTACTCCAAACACTTGATTTAAATAATAATAGAATAAACACTTTTACTAACACAATAATATCTTGTACTTCATTAATAACTTTAAATTTATCTTATAACGTATTAACTACTATACCACCTCTACCGAATTCAATACAAACTTTAAATTTAGAAGCTAACGCTTTAACTTCTCTACCTGTGACATTACCAACCAGTTTAATTTATTTTAACGCTAACACAGTTACTGGAAGTGTCGGAGGAGGCATAAACACTATCCCCACTTGGACTCAAACTTTAACGACTAGCCCTAATCTACAAACATTTTTATTAAACGGTGTTTCTTTATCATCGTGGACTCAAAACTTTCCATCTAATGTTAAATTAGTTTCTTTAACTAATAATAATTTAACCACGTTTAATATGAGCTATTTGTCCACCGCATCTAACTTCACATTAAATTTAAGTAATAATTTTATAACAACGATAACTAATTTTAGTTCATCAATACAAGTTGCGGATTTAAATATTTCATCAAATCAAATAAATAACCAATATAACATTTTACCATTAGGAAATACTTTCCCAACATCATTAACTGCATTAACTATGTCGATAAATCCTATTGTAAATTGGTCAATTTCTTTTGCAAGTGCAACTTCTTTAAAGAGAGTTATTGCCGGAAACTGCGCTTTGAATCAAAGTAGTGTTGATTTTATTTTATGTAACTTGGCAAATAGCACCAGTTTAACAAATGGTACATTAACATTATCTAATGCTGTTGGTACCGCTAATCCAAACTCAAGTCCATCACCCGCTGGAATAGCATGTAAAACAACTTTAACAAGTGCCGGTAGAAATTGGTCCGTAACACCATAAAAAAAAACCACGTACTTAATACGTGGTTAAATTATTTAATATTTTATTTTGATTACCAAACTTTTTCTTGATTCATATAACCAAGAACACAACAATAAGCATCCGATTGGTCAAAATTCTCTTTTTTAAGAGTATTGTTTTTAGTATATTGCCATTGAATCTGAGGTTCTCGTTTAGCAACCAAATCCCATATAATTTGTTTTTTATCAATATCTTTAGGTAATCCTCCAAACAATACATGTTTACCTTTGTCGTTTTTTTGAACTAACTCAGGAAACGCATTTTTTCTTGAATTATAAGTTGAAATAAATTCGGGTACTATTCCTAAAACATCGTATATTTCTTTAGTAATCAGAGTATTAAATCTCAATAATGTACCTATGGTATAAACATTATTCGAATTAAGTAATGGCTCTTCGATTACCACATTAGTAATACCTAAATCTTTGTACTGTAATAACTTTGTTCTGAATATTTCAGCCTTAGATAATAGTTCATGTATCTTATTCTCAGTTTTAGGTTTTGGTCTAGGGGATATATGAGTTAACTCTAATAACTCTTTAGACATAATATCAAATAACGCCCATCCTATTGTACTCGTAGATACATCAAGTCCAAGAATTTTTGGACTTTCCTTTAAAGATTTTTTCATAAATTAAAAATCGAACTTTATCAAAAACTGCTGTAGTCCTGTTCTTAAAACAGGTGATTGCATTTTTGATATAATCATAAGATTTTTATCTAAATCGTAAAGGCCAATGTCAGTTATGTACGAAGACGTACCTGGTGTCCAAGTCGGGTTACTTGTATTTTGGAAATCCGCAGACCCCAAGTTAACCTTATATCTCATTTCATATATTGTTGCTTGTATATCTGTTTCTAATGAACCGTAGAAATAATATTCATCTCCAAAATTTAAAGTAATCCCTGTTGGATTAATTGGTACCAATGGTATATAATCATTTAAATCGTAATAAGCCGCCCCATTGTATTCATCATTTGTAATTGTAAATGTTACACTTGACATACCATTTGATGTTATATAATTATTTACCAAATAAGAGGATAAATCGGACGTTTTATCAATAATTCTCCATTCGGATGAATTTGGTCTAGTATCTCCTGTTACTTTTTGAACTAAAACATAAAATCCGTCGGCAATAAATCCATTAACATCCGCAGGACTTTCTTCAGGAGTATTCAAACAATTAAATTCATTACCAAATCTAATTGCTATGTTCTGAGAACCTGAAGTTGAACAATCTAAGTTTGGTCCTTGTATTCTCACATAGTAATTACAATGTAGGAAGTTAGTAAACGTACTACTATTAGTTAATAGATACGTCACATAAACATATTCCGTATTAGCACTTAACAATCCGACATCTGATTCTCCTTCCGTATTACAAGTATTTGGTGTTATCAGTGTTACTCGAGGAGCCGGTAATGTCCAATTTCGATTAGATTTGTATGACATTGCAGCTATTATCTCTTCATCATCAATAATTATAATTTTGTCATCAGGAAACACTTTACCAATTCTACTTGGATAACCATCAGAATTAGGATTTTCATCCCAAAGATGGAAATATCTTAATCCAGGTGTGTTCATATCACTATTTTTAGTAGATTGTAAATATTGTACTTGGAAAAGGTCTAATCCATCGAAGTTAGGTGGGTCAACCCAAAAAGTTTGTCCACTACAACATTCGGGGGATTTGTGCCACATTAACCATGGTATATGTAATCTAAAATTTCGAGCCTCTCCAGTTGTATCTACGGGATTAGTGTCATCATGAGGTCTCATTGCAAATTTTTCACCATAGAAGAAATCAATTGTATAGTTAGTATAATGTATGATAGCAATTGCCTTTTGGTCTTTTGGTAAAACAGTTTGTCTTTCATCAAATGAATTATAGAAAAATACATAACTACTATCTGTCTGACCCGAATCTGAAGCATACCCATAATATTCTTTCGACCCTAAGTACTGTTTTGAACCAAACCCCGTATAATCAACATATGTACTTGAGATTAAACCAGCCGGATTTTCTGACCAAGGAATATTCATATTCCAAATTCTTACATCTTTTTGGTCAACATCACAAACCGATTCAAAATTAATAACATCGTCATTCCAATGAGGTCGTGGTGTTGTACTATCATACAACTGAGTCATACCTGATGGGTAAATCATGATTCTACCATAACAACCATTTAGGAAGTAATCAAAGTTTGGTAGAGGTCTATCAAGTTCTATAGTGTTATTACAGAAAGAAATTATTCTATAAGTTAAAATCGGATAACAATTTGTCATAGACATGACACACTGTGTTGGTTGTGGTGGAGTACAAACTACTCTAGGTGGTGTTGGTAAACACGGGGTACCCGATGGTGTGGGTGTTGGTTTTGGGGTTTCACATGGGTCACATGTATAGCAAGGTTCTGCGGCAGGTGTTGCCGATGGTGTTGGTGTTGGTGTAGGAACTATTTCACAACTACAATTTCCCTCACCAACTCCATTAAAATATATAGTAACAATATCACCGGCTTGTGGTAATCTACAAATACTCTCATTACATGAATCATAGATTACTCCATAAGTTGTTCCTGTTCCACCTGTTAAAGTGGTCATATCGATAATGTAATTTGTATTAATAGATATATCAGAACTAGTTAAAGCGCTCCAAACTAATGGGTCTTGAGTTAAATCGGCGTAAAAAAATCCTCGTAAAGCCGCGGTATTAAAAACATCACTTATTTTAGAATCCATAAATGGAATTCCATATGTATTCCCTTGTGAACCACTAACATAGTAAGGGTATTTAACATATTGTTTATTAGATTCAGGAACCCCAGCCGAATTTTGGGAATTGAACCCGGGTTCTAAAATCATTGTATCGAATTGATTATATGTGTCAGGTAAGGTATTATATGTTACCTCACTATCACCAATTTGGAAATAGGATATATTAAAATTACCCTGTGATAATTTTTTCCTACCTGTATCAGTAAGTCTTGAATTTATTAAACCTGAAGTATTTTTAATTATGTATCCCATTTCTTATAAATATACCATTTGTTTTTTTATATACCTGGTGATGTAGTCGCTGGTTTAGATGGTGTAGGAGTTGGTGTTGGGGTTTTAGTTGGTGTTTGACTTATAGGTGGTGGAGAATCCTGATTTGACGTTTTACAGTTACTACACCCATTAATTCTTAAGTTTGATAAAGAATATAATTCGTTATTTTCGGCAAGATAACAAGGGTATTTACCATTCTTAACATTAGTAACCGTTGTGGTTATAATAATATTATCACCATATGTAACTGATAAATTATACCAATCATTAGTTGTTGCAGTAACATAAACTAAATTTGACTGACAAGATAAAAGTGTGTTAGAGTAAGTATAATTACCTGTTATAGTATCATCAATTGAAATTTCTTCATTATTTTTCAATAATATTGTTCCGAGGGTTAACGAAGACGCCGATTCTGAAGGAGATACTTTATAAACATCATTGTGAGTTAGATTAAAGTTTATTGTAACACCGCTAGGTAATGGCGGTGTGACTTTTAATGTTGTTGTATATTCCACAGTTGTCGTAGTGACGGTATTTACTGTTCGTCTAGATGTAGTGTTCAAAGAAACCTCATATGTTACTATCTGTGGTGGTTTTTGTAATATTATACTTTGTTTAATTATTAAACCATTAACATCCTTAACTGTAACGACATAAGTTCCAAATTTTAAATTTGAAAAAATTGGAAAATTTTGATACGTTGTTCCGTTATCTATGGAATATTGATATGGGGGATTACCTCCTTCGACTTCTAAAACTATACCCCCGTCACTATCTGAAATTGGGTCATTATATGTAACAACCATTTTTAGATTACCTTGTGAATTACAATTTCCATCGGTAACAAAAAGATTATAGTATCCATTAGTGTTGTAATAACCAAATGGTCCCAAATAAACATTATTATAATTTATAGCGTCATTAGTTGCAACTGAATCCAACCCATCTGTAACCCATTGATTATTCACATTATCATAATATATAGACCATGTTCCGACATTACCACAAGGTAATTGTCCTGACCAACTTTGTTGTCCATTAATTAATTCACCTGACACTAATTCAATACTTTCAGTTTCACATAAATCAGAAATAGTAGCACAAATAGTAGAACTAAAACAATTATCATATGTAATTATCGCCTCTCCATTTTTACCATTAACAAACCACTGATTTGTGGGGGGAATTGATGGGTTAGAATTAATTAAAGTAAATGTTGCGTACTCAGGTAATCCCTGTAAAATCCAAGATGAATTTTGTGAGTTCTCACTCCATGAGATTTGGTATTGGTCTAAATTGTCAATCCACATTGGTTTACCATTTGCTTCCCCATATTCATTAAAATAAATTTTATATGGCTGTGTTGCGAAAGAATCTACATTAATCGTCATACAAAAATTACCGTTGTTTTGACAATCTCCAACAACACCATTTGCAATCCCGATACCAGGATTTAACCATTCCCAACCATTTAATGGTGGATAACTAGGGTCATAGTTAACTAAGTCACCGGCAGTTATAGGACCGTCTAACATCCATCTTAAAGAATCGGTATAAAAAACTAAATCATATACCCATTCTCCATTTGCATCATATCCCTTGTAAGCCGGTATTCCACCTGTATATGGTAAAAAAGGTTCAAATTGAATCTTAAATATCTGACCATCAATATTAACTGTTAAACAGAAATTAGATGGATTTGGGACCGGTGTCGGCATTGGTAATTGTCCAACTGAACATGCATTTGAAACAGTAAAATCACCATAATAATCTGTAACCGTGTATCTATAGGAACCTGAGATTAAATTATTGATAATTGGAGTTGAATACCCGTTATCCCAACTTATCGTATATGGAGGAGTTCCTCCACTTATTAATAATTCTATCGAACCGTCATTCCCACCATATGTTGACACATTAGTTACAGAACATAAAACCGACAATGGACTTACAGTTATAACTTGACATTCGTTAACTAAAACATAATTAACTCCACATCCTGTATCAGCGGTTAATGGACTTATCGGTGTTGGTGTTGTATAAATTGGTTGTGAATAACAGGGTTGTGTGCTTCCAGTACAAGTATTACATCTATCGTATTGGGTTGTTAAATCAACTGAGTTATAAATAACTGAACTACTAGGTATTGGCCCTTCAATTACCGTTGCACATCCACTAAATTGTGGTGATTCTAAATAAAAAACACTATCAATGTAACCATAGTATTCAAAACTTTGTAATCCAATAAAATTTTCAGGTTGACTTTCTTTGGGGCAACAAAATTCAAAATAAGTTGGTGGACATTCTGAAAACCAATCAGTTTCAAATGATGTTGAATTAGTTAAACAACCATAACTTAATAGTGAAACATTTTCCCATTCCAAATAAGTTCCGTTTGGATGAACCCTATCGAATGGTAAATAACTTATATTTTGATTGGTAGATAAATCTTGGACAAACCAACTATTATCATCAGGACTCCAATAAATCCAACCATTAATTAAATTACCATTGTAAGTTATTGAAAAGAAATACTGAGGTCTACCATTATACATCCCGTCTTGAGATGCTTGAATTTGACCAAAACATTCAGATGTTATATATAGACCACAAAAAGCCGTCATTTTATGTGAAATTAGTTGTTACATAAGTGTTTATTTGTGACATGATAAATGTGTTAGTAGTTACAGGTGGTTCTATTATAAATTCAGGTGTTAATGTGTATGGTGAAGTTGTTAAAATAGAATAGACTTGATAATTACCCAAATCGACTAAATAAAATACCGAATCATATTCATACATTGTGTACCCTATAGTTGCTGGAAGGTTAATTTCAACTAAAAGATTACTTACCGAATCATACTGTCTAATATACTGGAATCCATCAATATCATGTGTCAATACTATTGTATTACCTGATAAATTAATAAGTAAAGTATTATCAACAACCGTAAATGGAACCGTACTCAAGAAAATACCATTGGCAACATTTCCGTTTATTAGGTCAATTGAAGAGATGTATTGTGATGAATCATTACCTCCATATAATGTGGTAGAATTCACATAAGTTAATGCTCGACTAATTGTTGAACTTAAATTAATTTCTCTGTTAAATGTAACTATATAAGGTATTAAGGATATTACATCATATTCGAAAATACTATTTCCAGTGTCATTTAAAACCCATAATTTACTATTATCAGGACTTCTTGTTGCACCTAAAATAGACGTATATTTATCGCTCTCGGGCAATTCTAAGAAAATTCTGTTTTGAGGGTCAAATCCATAGATTCCATAATCCATGACAACATATGGGAAGAATGGTAATACTGAAGCACCATCACAACTTTCACACGTTATATCATAATCTATCTGTACTGAAACTTGTATTGGAAAATCAATTAGTGATACATTTTGGTCTCCACATCCTGTATTAATAACTACTTGATTTGTATTAGAATTAAAAATAACATTATCAATACCATCATATGTTAATAATATTTGTTCGACAACTGTATAAAAATCATTATCAAATGGAAAATCATTTAATGACTCAGTAGTATAGAATTGCGCGGTTGATGTTATCCCACTTAAGTTAACTATGGCAGTAAAAATAGCTTGATTAAGTACGCAATTATTATCACCATATGTTAAATCATAAAAACCTTCTAATAACATTTGTTGGAGTCCTTTCTTAAGAACTTCACCACTATTGGATAAATCACTGTCACAAACATTGTAAATTTGATATGACGAAATTAAGTTAGTTCCTCCAACATCAAGACTTCTTGTTTGGGCACATCCATTACCATCGGTAACCGTGACATCATATGTGCCTGCAGACAAATTAGTTAAAGTTTTACCGGTTTGACCTCCAACATTATCACTCCAAACTATTTCAAAGGGAGGAGTCCCTTGAGTAATATACAAATCAATTTTACCGTCAACACCATCTTTAGTTTTTTTAGTTAAATAATTAAAATTGACTTTATTACCGCTACCGACATAAACATTAGTAGTTTGTGTACATCCTGATGAATCGATAACTTGTACTAAATAGGAACCCTCATCCAAATACTCAAAAACCATTTCTTTTTGATTTTTAGTGACTGACGGTTTTCCTGTTATTTGATAAGTATACGGAGATACACCATCCCCAACTACTTCAATACCAACACTACCATATTCATTACTACAAGTAATATCATAAACATTAGTATTAATTTGAAAACTATTTACACTTCCAATTGTAACCGTTTCTTCAAATGTACATGGGCCTAAGTCACTAATTGATAAAGTATATTCACCCTCATATAAATTAGAAAATATTTGTGATTGATTTTGAGTAGTGTAGTTTGTAGTTTTTCCATTTTGGTTAGTCAATACATACGTATAAGGTGGTGAACCACCAACTAATCTTATCGAAACTGTTCCATTGTTTAAATCACAAGTTGCGGTTGTGGTGTTTACCGATACAACATTAAGCCCTTTAGGGGATAAAAGTGAAAAATTAGTCGTCACAACGCATGTTCCAGCATCGGTAACCGTCATAGTATAATCTCCGGCGGAAAGATTAGGTATTGTTATACTGGTTAAAAAACTTACATTTGTTATACCATTAGAAAGTTGGTAGTTATATGGAGGAGTTCCTCCACTAATAATATATGTAAGTTGACCGTCACTACCATAGCAAGATGGCGCGGTTTGTAGATTAGTAACATAAGATAACCTAGGCACTTTGTTTACCGTAGTACCTTTTTTTAATTCGACTGAATCTTTATCGGTAACCGAAACTGTATAACCACCAGCACTTAACCCACTAATTGATGATGTTGTTTGTCCATTATTCCATAGATAAGTATATGGACCGTTGCCTGTTAGTCCTGTTATAAAAATTTTACCATTATTTATGTTACATCCTGATTCATTAATAACATAAAAACCGTAATCAAATGTAGTTGAACTTTTAATAATTACAGTTTCAGATTGACCTGTACATCCTCCTCCGTCGTCAGCAATAACGTAATATGTTGACGCAGATAATGAATCAAATATAAAATAATCAAAAAATGAATTCCCTGAAGTTATATATCCATTATAATAATCATATAAATAAAAACTACTAACATTATAGAAATTTGATGTTTGGGCAGTTATCGAGCCATTATTCGTATCGTATGAAGTATTAGATATATCAATACAGGTAACAGTAGTTCCGCTTGAAATGTAGGCTGACCCTATATTTGGAGTTCCAGCGGTCAAACAAGAATCAATTACCTCAAATACATATGTTCCCGCCGATAATGATGTGAAGGTTGTTGCGGTAACATTATTACCTAAATAATAAACATCAGTGGTCGGGGATATAAACTGAATAGTATAATCAGGAGCATTTCCGTTTATTGCAACGCTAAAAGAACCCGAACTTGTGTTAGAACAATCTCCAGTAACTTGTATTTCAAATGAAAGTCCACAATATGAAGCCATTAACTACAAACTATATTAAAATTTATTCCAACGTTTATTTTTATATTAGATAAAGGTCCATTAAACGAGCAATTAGAGTTATATACTACCACTTCCTCGTTATTTGTTAAATAATAACTATATCCTAAATTTTCTAAACTATCTAAACCATCTATTAAAATATTTAACCATCCTTGCTCAGAAGGAGTACTACCAACAGAAGAATATCCATAACCAGTAAAAAATTCTTGATAAAATTGCATTTGGTTGTCTATCAGTATTTCAATTGTCCAAGTAGTAATTAAAGTGTTAAGTTGACAATCAGTTAAAAACAAACCATTAGAGGATAAATAACTTGTTAAAACATTACCTAAAACACCATTAAAATTTTGGATTTGACCCTGCCAAGGATAAATTGGACATGATGTTGAAAACGAAGCGCAATCGTATGGAAATATTGACGCAGTTGTTGAGCATGGGTTACATCTAGCAGGAACCAAATTACATCCCGCCTGTCTTCTCCAAACAAATTTTTGTCTGTGAAATATTGAATTTTCATACTTAACACCAGTATTCCAAATGGTGGTTGCGGGAACCATTTGTTCAACTAGTCTTATCCAATAGTCACCCAAACCATTAACATATTCAATCATGTTTTGATAATTGAAATTGTTATTAGTAACCCCAATACCATTGTCAATATCAGAATAAACTTGAGAACATGGTTCTCCGTTATATCTAGACGTGTCAGTTGTTTTATTTGAATTTAAATATTTCCAAAATATTGACTGTAAAGTTGGATAACCTCCAGTTTTACCGTCGGTTTGGAATTGTCTATTTCTAACATTTATAGTGTTGTGCCAAAATGTTTGAGCAAATTCAAAAAACGATTTTCTTTTTGGTTGAGGATTTATCTCTGTCCAATCGACTCCACCTCTATATGGGTATTCGATGTTTGGATTTGGATTACACCTTGTTGGTCTTTGATAAAATAATCCTTGATTCGGTATAGGATAATTGTATTGTCTTGACATATACCAAACATCATATAACAAGGCCTGTCCTGGATTTAAAAATACATCAATGTTTTTCACATTCAAAACAAGTCTGTCATCCTCAACAACATATCGAGCGTTAAAAGACCCATCAATGTTTACTCTTTGTCCAACTTCATCATTAGTCCAACTTTTATTATTATCAACAATCGATGTTAATTCGTACCCCAAGTTCATAAATGGGAAATTTCTGAATCGATTCAAATAAATTTGACCATATGTGAATGGAGTTAATGATGTTTGATAATTTGGATTCTGTCCCGTAAAAACACTATTTGTTAAATCAACTTGCTCAGGTGACCTATGTTGTGGTGTTGATTCAAACCAACCCGAACCTATTTGAAAATAGAAATTTTCATTGTCCTCGGGAGTTGTTGGATACCCTTCATCATCCATTGGATACTCTTCTCTTAACACATTAACATCCTTAATGACTAATGATGTTGTGTAACCCGTATAAGTTGTTCCAAAAATAGAAAAGACATTTGTTGGGTCTAAAACCGCAGTTTCATTAATATATGTCCCCCCTGATATTTGTAGGTATTGTGTGTTAAATTGGGACATATTTATTTTTTGGTCCGCTACATACACATATTCATTAAATTCAACCAAAGCATCAGGTGCCCCAATTAATCTTAATAAATTCTCAATTGACTTTCTAGTTCCTTTTGATTTAAATAAATAAGCAGAATTTAATACTAAGTTTCTATAATATTGATAATTTAATTCATCTGGAGTTGATTTTACCGCAACTCCCGTGAAGTCAGACGGACCACTATTTTTTTGTCCAAAAACAGATGATAAAAAGTCCTCATTTGTTATCGGAGATATATTCGTTGCCCAACCTAAAGTTTGAGCTAAATTTTTTAAAAGTTGTGATGGTATATCATTCTTAACTGTATAATTTACAGAATTCATAAAGGCCAACGCATTTATGAACATATTTGTTTCATCAAAACTACGTCCATAAATTTGTAAAACCTTTTCCATTTTTTGACCTATCGTATCAAAGTCTTTGAAGGCACCTGTGGTTAAAAAACGGGATATTAAGTTTGATTTAAATGAGTCAAAATTTTGACTTATTTCATCTAATTGAACCAAATAGTTATCAAAATTCGCAGTATAGATATCTAAATTCCATACTCCGTTTGAGGGCCATGTTGCAGTTACATTTGTTATGAAGAAAGTTCCGTCATCCGCCTCTTTTGGACTTCTAAACGAACAAGTATATTTTGGAGTTTGATTTCTATTTAATAAGAAATTCTCAACCTCATCAAAATCCTCATTGTAAACTTTATTAACTTCATAATCATTTGGTCTAATAACCAAAGTATTATAAACAACACTTTCTCCTGAGAATGGATTTCCTTTAACGGTTACAGTTAAAATACCGCTAGTTAAAGAGTTGGTAGGTACAATACTTGATAGTTCATAACCTTCTCCTTCGTAATATAATGAAAATTTGGAAAATTCCACTGTTAAATTTCTTAAACTAGAAACTTCAATATCTTTGAGTGAAAGGTTTCTTGTCGAATTTACTGTAAAATCAACATCAAATGGATTTCTTAATCTTGCTATATCTAAATTAAATGTTGTTATTTCCTGAACTATATCATACACAATATTTGTAGCCGTCGCCCCTGTTTTATAATTTAAACCCATTTTGTGGGATTCAATTGCTGCAGGGAAATAACTAATAATTTTTGTAACGGATGTAGAAATTCTTTTCGACATTGACCCGTATTGAACAAAATTATTTATCTGAGTTAAATCAAAATTTGGATATACTTTAAAATTATTCTCAAAAATTAATTTGGACTGTTCTACGGTTACGATACCCAAATTTTCTAAATTGATTGGGTCTGAAAAAACACCTGTGTAAAATGTTCTATCTACTTTTTCTGTAACAGCATTTGTAAATTGAAAGTTACCTTGCGTAAGACCTCCTCCTTGGACTAATTGAAATCCAACTAAATCATCTGAGAATGTCCCACTGCCCGATGCCGGTGTCGGCGGACAGATAAATTTTTTTATCGCCATTAAGAAATTATATTTGTAAAGTTCTTACTGAAGTCGATATTGTTACCTCTATCTTGTCTAACTTCATATAATAAATTATTAAATTGGTCTCTAACTTCGTATAAATTATATTGTCTGTAAATGTTATTTTGAGTGTCGTACATTGTATAAATTCCGTCATCAATTGACTTGGTTTGATTTCCAAATAGTGCAATTGCTATAGTTGAGAAATCATGTTCGGCAATCTCAATATCAAGGGTTATTGGGTTAAAAAATGTATTTGTGATTATTATATCTTGATTTGGTTGTCCTATGTAAGGTATCGCGTTTGGTTTGTTAGATGGTGATGAAGAAGGTGATAATGTACAAAAAATTATATTTGTGTTATTATCGGTATATCGATATCTAATCGCCTTTGCCGATGTATTAGTTAGATTTTGAACAACTGGTTCACAAAAGAATGAAGAAGTTATAATTCTAAAAAAATTAGGTATTTTAGTTCCATCTGAATTTAAATATTCAACTCTAAATCCAACAAGACCCTGATTTATAAATTTGTTCCTATATTGTGATGGGACCGAATTCAAATCAATAACAAGTCCTCTTACGTTTGGTAAAGCGGATAACACACCGCAATCTAAAATTGTTGTTCTTATTTGAGCAGGTCTAACCATTAAAGTATAAATCCCAATACGATTAAACACATCTGCCGGTAGTTTTAAATTATATAAACCACCCAAAATTTCGACATCAGGATTTCCACCAGTATTCGCATTATTAAAATACGGTCTCAGTATGGACGGAGCATCTAATTTAGTTAAAAGAAAGTTACTCGTTTCATCTCTTGACGGTGTATAATTCAAAATTATTTCAACGTCTTCTGGTGAGACATCCGCGGGTCGTATAGTTCCATAAGTACCTGTAGCCATTTTATTAGAAAATTATTAAACTTTATTATAAATACCTTTTTTTGTGTTTTATATTTCTACGATATTAAAGAATCCATACCCATAATTAACTAAGTCACCCATATTGTCAATCTCACCCAATCTTTGGATTCTTTCTAATGCAGAATTTTTACCTCTTTCAATAAAAATGTTACTCTGTACCTCAGGTTCAAATACAACATTTAATAAAACTTCATTCTTAGTTATGGCAGAACAAACCAAATCGGAACACCCTGATGATTGAACTACGAATATTGTAGTACCGTCAGCATAATCATAATAGTCAATGTCATTTACCGTATATGCCGTAAATAATGAATTCGGAGTTGGGGAATAAACTATCCCTTGAGCACCTGACGAACCAGTAACAAAAACATCTGGTTTAAACTTACCCGCTAATCTACTAGGGTTACCTTTTGGTCCGTATTGTGTTAAATCATTCAAAGTTGATTGAGTATATCCTGTAACAACAAAAGGAATTGATGTGAACTCACAACAAGGTACAGTTGTTTCACAAATCGCATCTCCTGAAAAAATATAATTATACTGAATTGGTGTCGCTGACCAACTACCTGCTGCAGGAATAAAATAAGCGGTACCATATGGGTCACTAATAATAATATCAGTAATAGGTATTGTAATATCTTTTTTTATAACATTATAACCCCATGGACTCAAACCTGACATAGATATTGTGTAAGTACCATTTGAAGAGTAATTATGCGTATAATAATTGGGTGATACCGTTGTCACAGTCAGTATAGAACTTCCGTCACCCCAATCAACATAATAATTAGAAAATTCTAAGTATTTTTTAAATTCTTTATCTGAAGTATTAAAAAAATATACAGTGTTAGGGGTAGATGTATCACCTGTAAATAAAAAATTTAACATTGTATCTTTTTGAGTTATAGCACCATCAAAAACAGAATAGTATCCGACATCAACGGTATTTTCACTTAAAAAAATAGGTATAGTTAAATCAGTCAATAATGAATCTCCGTTTGTCCCTCCTGACAAAATTTCGGTCATAGATGAATAAACAAATGCAGTTCCAGTAGTGACACCGGTAGTTTCAATATTTATATTACAACAAGGGTCAAATGGTATAATATTAGAATATCCATCCTCAACATATGGTATCCCAAAAATATCATTAGTAATAACTTCAGGAGAAATTCTTATGTAATAAGTTCTATCTTGCATTATACTTTTGGGGGATTTACATATTCATACCACATGAATGGAGTTCCATTAGCAATTCTGGAATTACTTATTAAATCGTAAAGTTTATAAGTAAAATTTGTATAATCTAATACAACCTTTCTATAAAAATACAACTCTTGGTCAAACAAAAACTTCATTCCTGTTAATTGAGATTGAGGTATTGTCATCATTCTGACAAATACTCCATTTTTAGCATCAAAAAATTTTATACTCATATAAAACTCAGTCAAGTTTAGAATATTTTTATCTCTTAACCAATAGATAAAAAATCCTTCCTTATCGAAAACATAATCTAACACAAAATTTGGAGTGATTACGTCAGCGGTTGTTCCTAAAATAGAATTTAAAATAACTGTTTCCCTTTTTACAGAATTTGTAGGTAAAATGATAGTAAAATAATTTTTTTGTGTTAAGTTATCCGTACTGTCATAAAAATCAACCTTAAAAAATGATTTTACCACAGGTCTAGTTTGATAATATAATTCTTCGATTGAGAATCCTGCCTGTTGATAACTCATTACCCAATCGGTGTCCACCGAGGTTGGTATGTCAACCGAAGTTCCATTAAAAAAATAGAATTGATACTCTATTGAGCTTTGATTCTCAGTACCATAATAATCGTGAGCAAATCTTGATATTTCATAATCTTTAGGTAGTCCGATGATTTCTTCAATAACCTCATCTTCGTAAATTTCAATACTATCGGTATGACCATTAAAATCCCATTTAATTTCAATTGGTATATCAATTGATTGGTTATTATCGGATAATATGAATCTATAACTATTATTCACAGGGGTCAGTTATTGGGTCAGCTACGTTATTTAATAGTAAATAGTTAGTACCTTCAGGTATCAATCTAAAAATTATATTTTTAAATGGGTGGTGTTTTCCATTTAAAAATGGTTGGTCTACTCCAATTCCATCTGAATCTATATAACCATATGTATATATGTCTCTCCAAATGAATAAATTTCTATTTTCGGAAAAATATGCCCAGTTAGGAATTCCCTCCACATTAGTTGACTCACTTTCTTCAATATAGTCTGAAAAAGCTCGTATTGTGATTGGATGAAGTGGTCTATAATAATACCCAGGGTAATAATAATTTTCGTCGTCAACAAAAACTGAAACTGAAAAATTATTTTGATTAAATGTTAATTTATGATATATGTCAGAGATAACTCTTTCACTTTGTTCGTAGTCATTCCATTCACATAAATCTCCGTCAATAGTATCTCCAGATTGTAATACATTTACATAAAAAAATTGATAGGGTATACCGACTGGATTTGTTCCATATGGCGCCAAATTAAAATATTGACTACTACTCAAATTTGAGTCAGAATTTGGTGAGGACCACCAACTTGTTGGTAATTTTGTAATAGGGTCTAAGGGTAGATTAAACTCATAACCTAGTTTCAAATCATTCATCCATCCAAAATAACCTCTCCAAATAACTGTGTAAAATAATTCGGTAACGGGTCTTTTTTGATTGTCTATTAAATTCAATAAATCCAAATCCTCATTAAAACTAAGTGTGTATGATTGAGAACCTTCTTTTATTGAAAACCTTCGTATAGCATTTGGAGTAAGGGACGACCTTTCTAATTTTCTATTATCCTTAAATATGTTTTGTTCGAAGGCCGCTTTAGACATAATAGCATTTTGGGGGTTAGTCAAAATTTTGTTTCTTCTCACATAATATTTAGAGGTTGTTTCAGTTAAATTTGTATCGATAACAACTCTTTTTGCCGTCCCGATAGTACCATCAATAAAAGTAGTTCCTAAAAAACCAGGATTCAAAAGATTAAAAATATATAAATCACTTTCGAATGTTCCGTCACCTAAAGAATAAACTTGGAACGTATCGGTGGGTCCAGTACTAGTTCCATAACTAAAATCTAATTTTACAAACTCTCCGACCCTAATACCATGTTTTAAAGGAGAAACAAAAGATACAATATCTTTACCTCCATCATCTGAAAGTCTAACAACAAAAGGTATCCCATCTTGAGCGGTCCAATTTAAAGTGTATTTTATTCCTCTATCTAATAAAACCGCACTTAAAGGTTTATTATAATCATTCTCAAATGCATAACTCATATAAAAACTCCAATTGTAAGAACTAGCACTTTGAGGTTCAAATTTTAAGTGGTAATTTGGGGGACTTGATGAGTCTGGTTGAGTATATCCTGTTGCTCCGTAATCTGTCCTTATGAAATCAAATTCAGTGTACTGCGGAAATCCCGCCCATTCCGCGTTACCAATAGTACACTCTATTGCTGCGTCATTTTCGGCATTTACATAATATAAGTTATTTCTAAATGGTTCATATGTTGAAGTACCAGTATATGAGTTTTTGAAAACAAATAAAAATTTTGAGCTCGGTCTAAATTTTGTAGATTTCTGTCTTTCGTCATCAAATAATTGTTGTAAATCTAAATCAATATTTTTATCGTATTCCGTAATTAATTTTGATGTCTGAATAAATGGCACTTTAATTGCCATATCAACATTAGACGCTGATTTGTATCTTAGTGAACCTAAAATTATTCTTATTTCGTTATTATTTCCCATTAAATTTCAAATACATCACTTCTTATCCATTTAGTTAAAAACCTATCAAAAGCACTTTTACCTCTATTTAATCCAAAATAAAAATAATAAGGTCCAGATGGTGTCATAATTCTACCAGTATATACCTCATTAGTTGGTTTAAAATCAACTTTAAATTCAACTTGGTAAATTGGTAGTCCCGCCCCCGTTGGTGGGTTTGCGTCAATTTGTCCCGCAGTTACATTATATAAAAACCCTCCGTGGAATGAATAAATTGAGCCGTCCGCGGGTTGCATGAAACCTGAATTTAATCTATCCATCCCTTGATAATATGATGTGAAAAAAGTATCGGGACCGTCAATAATTTGGGGGGTCCACCAATCATTCCTTTGGTCACCAAAAATACTGTCAGGGTTAGGAGTTTCGTCTCTACCTCTATTTTCTATAGTATACCACTGATAAAAAGGTACTGTTTGTGTAAAAATTGGGTAATCCTCAAAAACACATGGATTGGCCGTTAATCCATCAGGGGTTGTCAAGAGTCTGTGTGGTGACAACCAATCTCTTAGTTCAAAATTCTGTTTATAAAAAACTCCAAAAACATTATACTTAGAACTACTTGGATTTGTATAAACATATCCTTGTGGTGCCGCTGGTACCTCTGTAGGTTCAGGTGTTAAATATTCATCAGTATCGTATGGAAAAACACCTATTTGTGAATTTATTGCGACCATTTGAGCGTAGTCTCCGTCTACCTTATTATAACCTCTTGAGAACAGTCTTCTCACAATATCGGTCGCTGGCCCACCTAAAGAAGATATAATTTCACCAATCAAAGACTGCGATAATAATCGAGACATTATAAATTGATTCAAAAGGTCAGAGGTGTCTTGGTAAGAGGTTGTTGATAATCTATCCATGACATATCCTAAATAACTGTCGTCTAAAACTAATTCTGTAGTATATAATGTTCTTGGTCCTAAATCCATTACTGTCGTCGGAAATAATAAATTCTTATAATTAGGTTTGTTTTTAAATGTACCACTTCCGGGACCACCTTCGCCATTATTAATAGGACTATCTTTACCTATAAACCCGGTACTAAGTGGTGGTACATTGTACCTATACGGAGCCGACCTATAATAAACATTGTTGGTTATATGGTCTACAAATGCAACATCAGGACAAATACAAGGATATGGTGAATTAGAAGGCGGTGATGTATATTGTATTCTATTACCGAAAGGGAACATAAATAAAGTACCATTAACCCAATAATTAGTAAAAATAAGACCAAAAATATTTCTACAAGCGGCAAATCCTAGTCTAACTCTAGCCGCCCATTCAAAAATTAATTTTGAATCCAATGGAATACTTAACATTGGTGTTGTAACCAACACGTAACATCCATTTACTACAATTTTTTGTTTTCCGGGTTGGTCATTATTATAATAACAATCGTCTCCAGCCGGAGCGACTGTTACCATACCAGTATTTTCATCATACTGATAACATTCTAATGGTATTATACCATCACAGCTAAAAGTATCTCCAGCACCTGATAAAGTAGGATTACCACTAACATCCACTTCACTTGGACCCCCTTCTCCACTTCCAATACCTGAAGACTGCACATATCCATCATCATTAACTTCAAATAATGTGAAATTTTGATTGGCGTGTAATGCGTAAGAAAAACTACCATTTATTTGTTCAGAACTGCTTGTTGGTAACCTATCACTCCTCATGACAATTCTTTGTGAATTGTTCATGTTTATGTTAATTGAATACGTAGGAACTGATGAATTGTATGAACGATAAGAATAAGAAAGATACCCTGACGTAACATTTCCGGCCAGACATATGGTATTATTTCCAACATGCGCAGGTTGATATTCACTAGCATCTAAATACATAACCCCCGCACCTTCAACAACTTCATCTTTAAAATAACCTCTGTTTCTAGTATTAGTAGGTTGATTAAAACTATCAAAATCATTTGGGTCATTATCACCGTCGGGATATGCTGACTTACATCCAAGTAAAAAAGAACCTTCAACTTCAGGGTTGTAGAAATATCCTCCTGTCCATCTTTCCCAAAATTGTCTTGTAAACCAGTTATTATCACTCACTCTTAACCCACTTATAAACGCACCTGCCGCAACTGTACCAATTCCAGTGGTATCTCCAATATCTCCACGAATGTAATAAGAAGTTGCCGTAGTGGTATATTGTTGGTACATGGTACTATCAACAGAAAAACTATATGATGGATAAAAAAGATGTATCCCTGAGTATGTGTCAATCGATGTGTTGTTTGTTATAGATGAAGTACCGTGTCTAACATTTCTTATATTCCCTTGAATTGGAATGTTCAATTTGAACTGTCCTTCAATAGTTAATCCAGGTGTTAGCCAACTAGTGTGACCGAATAATAAACTTAAATCATATGAACATGTTTGTCTACTACTATAAGGGTCAACTCCTCTAACTAAAAACACTATACCAATTTCTTGAGCATCTTTCTGACAATCCCATCTAGTCGGATTACCCGAAGCTTCTCCCATTGGAATTGGTCCAGTTGTGTCGGGGTCATAATATAATTGTGTACTATTATTAATATCACCAAGAGGTGCAGGAGCATCATCCCACAAATCATGAACAATGTCCATATAACTACCTAATACTCTACCTCTAATTGTTTCCGAGGTACTACCAGGATTTGATAAAGGAAGATAATCAGCAACCGTTAATCCTGTTATAACTTGAAAGTACTCAATATCACTTGGAAATTTGTAGAAATTTTCGTTGGTTCCGAGGTCACCTGTTGATGCGGTTATTGTATAATTGATGGGTCCTGTGTTTCCAGCACCACTTGCATTAGCGTAGTAAACATCAATATCTCGTTCAAAATGTGTTATATTACCATTCGAATCTAATACAGGAGTACCTAAAGTAGTTCCTGTTGTTGCAAAATTACCAAACTGAGTTTCTTCGGTCAAACTTGGGTTTGTTAAATTTAGGTCTTGTGAAAAATCTTTTTCTACCGGTGAGAAAATCTTTCCTGATTCAAAATTACCAAGTTGACTTGGTTTTACAAATAATATTAAAACATTATCTTCGTGAAATCCAGTATTGGAGGCATTATCAGACGCGAATTTTACTCTGATTCTATTCCTTCCACCTCCAGGGTTTGTTACAGTTGGGATAAAGTATTTTGCCTTAGTATTAAGTAGATTTATCCGTTCAAAAAATGGAATGCTAGTTGTAAACATTTTCCAAGCATCGACATTTCCTCTACCTCCAGCATCAGTTTCAATATCATCTACTATTATATCTTGTTGTATTGGTGCGTGTACTTTAACACCACTTAAAGCCGGACCTCCTGTTTGTAATGCACCAATATTATTAGATATATCTTCACCTGCTATTGGTGTTGTTTCTATTTCAGGAAGCCCACTCCCGCTAGTGTCGTACCAAAGTTGTGGGACTCTACTACATTCCCATTTACTTGGAGAATGAAAATCTTGTAATAGACTAGTCCCTCCTGCCGCTTGTAAAGCCTCATTTAAACCAGGATACCCCAAATCTCCTAAATCTGCGGGTACTTTCTCAGCGGTCAAAGGAGCACACTCACAAAAATTACAATCAGGGTAAACAAAAACAGGTAATTGTAAACCTGAGGTCCCACACTCCTCTTTCATTTTGTCATATGCATCTTCAATCGGATTACATAAAAACTCAAAAGGTATTGCTGCCAATCGAAATGGAAGACCCAATAAGGGTATGTCACCCAAAAGGTTTAAAAAATCAGCAATTCCACAAATAACAACCTTTAGTGCCCCTAATATAAAGGCTAATATACAAAATATAAGAGTAACAAAGTGTGAAAGTAACATTAATACAAACATCACTGGTACCATAAGAGTCATTAAAATAGAAAACAACAAATATATAATGTCATTATTTTTTTGTCCATCATTAGCCGGAAATGTATTTGTTGTTGATTCACATTCACTGTTCAAAATGTCTTTAATTGCCAAATACCTATAGTCATTATTTGAGGAGGCTCTGAACTCAGTTATTAAACTTGATACGGTATAAACTTTACTGTGTCTAAATTCAAAAAATCTGTCCTGACATGTTATTGCCTCTAAAATCATCTGGTTTTTGTCGGGACCCGCTCCGTATTCTTCCCAATCAACACTAAACGCATAAGAAGCCGCCGCCATCTTATAAGTTTCTTGATTAAGAAAAGAATCTTCAGGCGCTCGACAAACTCCAAAAATATCCCCAAGTATTTCAATAACACCTGTTGTGTTACCTGTATCTTCATAATTTACAAGTAATGGGTCCTGATAAGAGGTACCAGTCCATCCCCACTCTTTAATATTAGGAACTAAATAGGAGGCTCTTAGTATTTTACCAGTTATTGTTGGAGGTTGTTGCCAGCTTATTTTAAATCTATATCTAGCCCTTGTTGGTATCCCTATAGATTTGTTTGTCGATATTAGTCTTTCCCCTGATTCACTTGTGTATATATAATCCAAGTTCATAGGTAAATCTATCAACCATGTTCCTTCCTCATCTATACAATTACCCCCATTTTCTAAGTCGAATTCCTCCAATAAAGGTCTTCCAAGGTTGTCCAATTCAATTGTTTGTCTAATCGATATAATTCTACCAGGACCAGTAACCATACTACACAAATTACCTATTTTTTTGTTAGCCTTGCAATTTCTCTTAATAATATTTTCATCAGTATTCGATAAAATTGACCCCATAAAAATTGCAGCAGGTTCTATTTTAATACCGAACTCCTGTGAAAGGTCAAAATCAATTCTAGTTATACCCAAATAACATATTTCAGGTTGACCCCATAATGGTACAACCTCGATTGTTCTATTTGCTTGTTTTATTTGAGGAAGTTCTCCAAGGTTAGTCGAAGACTTAAATTTAGTACCGTTTAATTGCCCTTCAGTCGCAAGGTTCAGTCTAACCAAGTCTTGAGGAGACAAAGAAAATTCTCCAATATCCGACAAATCAACATCCATATGAACTGTTTGAGACCCTATAGGAACACCAAAAATCATAAAGTCACCACTATCATTTGTTTTTGCAGTGAATTTATAATATTTGTCAAAAACCTCAATTAATGATTGATTTATTAAAACATCCTCTCTCGATGGAAATGTTCCTGTTGGCGTATGCCCCCCATGAGATACTTCATAAGGTAGTAAATTATACCTATATCCATCTTCATTTAAATCATTTAAAGTTTTGTATGGATACAATTCAGATATAGTTGGATTGGATTCATCCTCTAATGATAAAGGAATGAATATAGAAACTTTAGCATTCGGTATTCCAAATCCGTTATTTGCACTAACTCTACCTACAACAACACCATAATCAGAACATTGTCTATTATAAATCTGACTTTGTAATATTTTAAGAGATAAAATCTCTAATGACTCAAAGTCTTGTTCTAATAATACATTAACCGCTTTATCAACTCCAACTTGAGTTCTTATTCTGTATGAATTCGACATGAAAAACCTTTTTTATAAATAGTTTATTTGCTATTTTCAAAAAAAGATAGACCATTATTTAGATAAATAAATTATCAAGAAAAATTAACCGTAGAAAGGTTCTTAACTCTGATATTAATATCTTTACCGGGGAATCTAATTTGGTAAATTTGATTTGGTTCCGCAAATATTGTGTCATCCACCAATTCAATCTGTTTTGTGTCCGAATCTAAGTATCTCTGAGACGTTTGTGACGATGAATATTGACCTCCAATTCTATTAAATACCAAAATATCAGATATCGACAATACCCCATTTTCACTTTGGATTAGTCTACGTATTTCTGATACATTAACATTTTGTCCCATCTGCATATTAGCAGGGTCAAAATAATCTGAAACTAAATTTATAATAGAAGAAATTACAACTCCTTGGTTTTGAGTTGAATCTAACACAACATCTATAGTTAACGATAAATCAATCACATTTGCCGTCTCAACTGAAATATAATCATTAATCATTCTGTAGTTTGACAAATAATTAGCAACATTACTTTTCAAAGTGTTTGATATTATCTCAGTTAATTTACCCGAATCATCATAAGATAACATTTTAATTTTTATCTTATTATTTTCTTCAGTTATTGACACTTTTGCCGGTGCTCCATATTGTGACGGCATGGTTCTTATTATAGACTCATAGTCATTAACTGTAACAGCCCTGTTTTGTGCCGCAAAATTAAATGAAACATAATTTCTTACCTCTTCAGTGGTCGGAGCCGGCGCTCCTCCTATTGCCGCAGTAACATTTATACATCTTAATGAATTTACAACATTATTATTTACAGATTCTGAAGGACCATTAACAAAGAATGAAACCGTACCTATTTGTGTTATAACATTCACCCCTAAATTACTTGTAGACCCACCTCCAATTCTATATTGAACAAACATAGTCGTATTAGCCTTTAAGGTACTACCTAATGCAAAATTATTCGAGTATTTGTATAGGTCTAATTTGTAACCATTTCGAGCGAATTCTCTTAATTGTTCGTCCGCAGATTGACTACCTCCACCGAAAGTCATTTTTAAAAACCCTTCAGGTGTATATTCAGTTATAAATTTGTTATTAGTTACCACATATTTCCCAACCTTGATACCTGGTCTGTCCGAAGTTTTAGTTGGGTCTTCTACAAAAACTCTATCCTCAATTAAGGCCTTAACCTCATACCATCTGATGTCATTGTTTAAAAATTCTTGAGCCGAAGGTATGTTAGCATATTGAGTTCCATCTTTAAGTATAACACTAGTAACCCCTAGTACATTTTTTTCAGGTAAAAACAATTCAAAAAATGGTTTAACATCATTTGGTGTTACAACTTTTTTAAACACTTTAGTAACTCCATTAACAACCGTTTCTCTTTTTACTATTGTATAATTAATTAACTTGTTATTTGAATCAAATACAGGAATCTTTAATCTATTAGGAAACCCATCACCACTAATTGGTGATGAAAAGTCAATATCGTATACGGTTTCAAAAACTTGTCCTCCTCCGTTAACTTGAGCTCCTCTTCTTAAAATACCACAATATCTCAAATCTTCCTTATCTCCAAAAGCCGGTACTGTAATCGAAAAGTCAACTAATGCAACAGATGGTCTCTGACCTGGAATTTTTAATCCATAAGTTCGGGCGATATTGTAAATTGATGACCTTTGTTGAGCGTATTGAAGTACTGTTTCTTGTATACTTCTGTCAATATTGAACTGTAGGTTGTCTGAAACCGCCGCGTTTAAATCTAATAAAGCAGAAAAAACCGAAGCATCATTAAAGTTACTTACTAAATCAGGATAATATGTTTGTGTGAAATTTATTAACTCAGTCCTAATCGACTGAAAATCTCTTGTAGTATACGATATTTTTTTATTCGCCATAACTTTTAAATATTAATAATAACGAAATCGCTAGAATTAAAAACATCGTTATTAATTTTATAATCAATTTTTATTTTAGCAGTATGTTCCAAAGTACCAATTCCAGGGACTCTGAAAACTCTTTCATCATTGTCGTTAACATATGAACCTTTATCCTCGTCATCACTTGAAGCTGGTTTTATATCTATTTTAGTTATTGTAATACCGGGTATATATTCTGACACAGTATCCCTAATCTCAGCTTCGATATCGGAAAAAGTAGGACCATCTAATGGTTCGAATAAATATTCATACAATCTTGTTCCAAAATCAGGTAAAAAGTATCTAGTTCCTTTTCTTGTTAATAATAAATGAACCAAATCAGTTCTTATCTCTTCATCATTGGTTGATGATAAATCAAAATAAGTTCCGTTGAAAGAATCTCTGAATGGAAAATTTATACCGTATGTCATTGTGTGTATATTTTATAATAAATATTATTCGGTCGATTTTATATTATAATAATAACAATCCCCATCTTCTGCAACCCATCTATCGGATAAAGTTTCGACTGAAGGTAAATCAGTGTCAACTTTAATCTCTTTTGGTTCTATTGGGAATTTGTTTGTAACCCAATTTGAATCCTTCCAATAAATTCTATTATTGGGTTGGCACAAAAGATAACCGTCATCACCAATTAAAATGTGCCCGCACTTATAATCTGAAGGTTCATCAGAATATGGATTTCTGTACCAATCAACCGTCATAAGATATGTTGCCCAAATTTTTGACCCATCTCTTAAAACAACCTGACACCTTTTTTCATATAAATAATCATAAGTTGTTACAGTTACGTTTTCAGAAAAACAATCCCATAATTGTTTAAAGTGAAACGGTATGTCGTTAGTCGGTTCTTTCATGAATATTTCAGAAATTGGAACTCTTGACCTCATCATTCCATAATCCGTCATTACATGGAATGTTAATATTTTTCCAGCAACTGATTGAATGGCAAAAGCATAAGCCTTGTGGAATTTATTATCATCGTTAGGATTTTTTGTAAAATGTGATACCCTAACTAAACATTTAAATAATTCGATATTTTCATTATATACCGCCATATTAATAAATATCTTAAATAAAAAATCCCGATTACTCGGGATTTATTTTATGATGAACAACCAAAACATTCAAACTCAGAATTAGCTGGTTTTGGTGGTAAATTCATGTTACTATAATCAACTTTTGGTGGTTCAGGTGTAACATTTGGTTTTGACATTTTTGATATGTCAACCGCCAAGTGTTTTGCCCCTGTTGAAATTGCCTTTGTTCTAACATAATAACAAAGTGTTTTTAGCCCCTTTTCCCAACCATAGAAGTGTGATGATGAAATCTTAGATAGAGTTGGGTTACCCATATAGATATTCATCGACTGTGATTGGTCAATAAACGGAGCTCTGTCGGCCGCCATTTCAATCAATTCCTTCTGTGAGATTTCCCAAATTGTTTTATACTTTGGAATAAGGTGCTCAATTCTTTTAACTTTCTTATTGTACTGTTTGTCCTCAGGGTCAAGGTAGTTATTGAAATTAATCCCCTGAACTGAACCTTCATTAAGAATAATTTCATTCTTCAGGTCTTCTCCCCAAATACCGAGCTTCTCAAAATCATTAATCAAGTATTTGTTAACAATCATAATTTCACCACCAACAACACGTCTGTTAAAGATTGCCGAGTGAGCGGGTTCTGTCATCTCATATGAGCCTGTAATTTTAGCAGATGACGCAACAGGCATTTGAGCGGTGAATAAAGAATTGCAAACACCATAATCTTTAACTTCTTCTTTAAGTAATTTCCAATCCCATCTTCCTGATAAATCACCTTCATTGAGTCCCCACATATCAAATTGGAACACTCCTTCTGACATCGGTGAGCCGTTAAAGAAATCATATGGTTTATATTCTTCTGACTTACATAAACGACAACTTTCAGTAATTGCCGCAAAATAAATTGTTTCAAATATTTCTTTATTTAGTTTCTTCGCTTCATCAGATGTAAAGATATAATCCATCAAATAGAATACATCAGCAAGACCCTGTGTTCCAATGGCAATTGCTCTTTGTTCACGACCACCCTTGTTTCCCTTTTCAGTTGAGTAGTTGTTAATATCCACAACTTTGTTAAGAGCCCTTACAACTTTACGAGTTTCCTCGTACAACAACTGATGGTCAAATGTTCCTTCTTTAATGAAGTTCTTTAATACCATTGATGATAGTGTACAAATCGCAGTTGTGTTTTCATCTGTGTATTGATAAATTTCATTACAAAGATTTGACTGTTTGATTACACCGATGTTTTGGTGGTTTGTCTTTTTGTTTGCGTTATCCTTTGAGCAGAGATATGGTACACCAGTTTCAATCTGTGACTCAATAATCTTTGACCAAATTTCTTGGGCTTTAACTTTTTTACCAAGACCTAATTCAACTGCTTTGTTATAGTTTTCTTCATATTCATCACCATAACATTCTTGGAGGGGTTTAACACCCGCTTTCTTAATATCGTTAGGACAGAACAAATACCAATCACCATTGTTCTTAACAGCTTTCATAAAGTTATCAGGAATCCAAAGTGCGGTAAACAAATCACGTGCTCTCAATTCTTCAGCTCCCGTATTCTTTTTAATATCTAAAAGGTCAAAAATATCTTTATGCCAAGGTTCCAAATAAATTGCTGCGGAACCAGGTCTACGTCCTTGTTGGTTAAAGAAACGAAGTGATTCATTAACAATTTTTAAATACTTTAAAAGTCCTCCCGCAAATCCACCTGATGATGAAATTCTACTTTCTTTGCTTCGGATATTTGACATAGATAAACCAATACCCGCAGCGTCTGATGAATATGTTGAAATATCTTTCATCGTGTTCAAAAGACCTTCTCTAGAGTCCGCATCATTATAGTGAAGAACACAAGAGGCGAGTTGTGGAATTTTTGTACCGGCATTAATCATAATTGGTGTTGCCGGTGAAATAAGCTGACTTGATAGTGACTTATAGTATTCGACCGCTTGTTCAAATGATTTAGTTACCCATATTGCAACACGCATATACATATGTTGTGGACGCTCGATTGTCTTACCACTTGGTAGTTTCAAAAGATACATCTCTTGTAATGACCTCCAAGCAAAGTAATCAAAATTATAGTCATTGTCGTGATTGATAACCTCATCAATATTTGACGGACCGTAACTGCTAATCATATTGATAAACTCATCATTAACAATTCTTTCTTTGTAAAGTTCCATCATAGTGTTTGAGAAACTTGGGTTTGTTTCTTTGTGATAAGATGAAATTGCAACAGACGATGCGAGTCTAGAATAATCGTGGTGACTACCAGTATAAGCGGCGGCTATTTCATAAATTAATTTATCCAAATCTTTGGTCATAATCTCACCTTCGGTTGGTACCGAAGTGATTACTTTAATAAAGATTTCGTCCGAATTTACGTTCAAACCTTTTGCCGCTCTTTTAATTCGGTTATATATTTTCTGTGGGTTAAAGGACGAGTCCTCCCCACTTCTTTTTTTAATTTTTAAAGACATCATAGTTTTAAAAGATAATCAATTAAAAGTCGTCCGTAAAGGACAATGTTTCGTTCAACTTTGCTTTTTGGTACTCAACAGTTCTTGATTCAAAGAAGTTACCTTTTGTTTCAACTGCGATTTGTTCCATAAATTTAAATGGTTGTTCAACATTAAATTGTTTCTTACATCCCATTTTAACAAGTAGACCATCAACAACAAACTCAAGATATTGTTTCATAAGATTTGAGTTCATTCCGATAAGTGAAACTGGAAGTGATTCGGTAATAAATTCTTTTTCAATCTCAAGAGCTGACAACAAAATCTCTTTAATTCTCTTTTCACTTGGTTTGTTTTCACAGTGATTATTCAAGAGGTGAATTGCAAAGTCACAGTGAAGATTTTCATCTTTAAAGATGAGCGAATTTGCATTACATAAACCTTGCATAAGTCCTCTTGATTTCAACCAAAATATTGAACAGAATGAACCTGAAAAGAAAATTCCTTCTACGGCCGCAAAAGCCACAAGTCTTTCTTGGAATGATGCGTTTGTAATCCAATCAAGAGCCCATTTTGCTTTCTTTTGAACCGCTGGAAGTCTGTCAATCGCATGAAAACATTCATCTTTTTCTTTTGGATTTGACACATATGTATCAATCAAGAGTGAGTACATTAGACTGTGAATGTTTTCCATTGCAAGTTGAAATCCGTAAAAGAATTTTGCTTCAGGGTATTGTACTTCTCTATAGAAATTCTCCGCCAAGTTTTCATTTACAATACCATCGGATGCTGCAAAGAATGACAGTACATTTTTAACAAAGTATTGTTCATTTTCTGAAAGGTTTTCCCAATCACGAATATCACCTGATAAATCAACCTCTTCAGCCGTCCAAAACGCGGCTTGGTGCATTTTATAATATTCCCATATATCGTTATGTTCGATAGGAAATATTACAAACCTATTAGGATTCTCTACTAAAATCTTTTCCATATTAATTAATTATTTTGTTGTTCTCTTTGTTTTCTTCTTTCGAGTAAATCTTTTACTCGTTGTCTTTGTTGTTCTTCTTTCTGTTCTTCAAGTCCTAAGAACGTTACCGAACTTTCGGTATCGATTTCTAACATACCGTTATCGAACTTACAATTTTCAAACACAATACCATCGTCACCAATTCTTGATTTGGTTATTGCAATTGTGGCCAGTTTCATCTCTTTTTGTTGTAATGTTTTCGCAACAGATATAATAACGTGACCAACTTGAGCCTTCTTAATTGACCCACCCATTTGGTCTGTTGTTACGACCTCTGATGAAATCGAACTTCTGTTACCCTGTGTTGCCGTCCACCCAACCAGATTCAACTCGTGACACATTGCTTCGAAACCTCTCATAACCGAACCTTCACTCTTCCATTCATCACCCAAATTTTTATCAGGAACGATACAGTCAATATAGTCTAATACAACCATATCTAACTTAACTCCATCAGCAATCATCTTGCGAAGTTGATTTTTGATTTGAAGCATTGTTAAAGTATCTGATGGTAGTTTCTTTAAAATAAGACGGTTTTCCATCTTACTTTGTACCTCTCTAACCTTATCCATCACCTCATCTTTTTTAGTTGATAACTCATCGGGATGGACTTTTGTCCAAAGTGTGATGTGTTTACGTTGAATAATTTTTGGGTTATCCTCGAAGAATATTTGAAGTACATTGTATCCCAAATTAAATGAGTGATTTGCAATTTTGGTTAAGAATGTAGATTTACCTACTCCCGTGGGGGCTAAGATAACTCCTAATTCTCCTTTTGCCAAACCTCCTTTTAACAATCTGTCGATACCTGGTATTCCCATCGGAATTGGGTGACGATAGTCTTCGTTAAGTACATCATCCAAATTAGAGAATACATCGGCCATTCCATCTTCTCGTTCTCCAACTTGTAGAGCTTCTCTAACTAGTTCTTCTAGTTTGTCATAACTTTCAAACTCACCACCATCAATAACTTTTTGAGCTTTAGTAATGGCTTTTTGTAGTTCTTGTTGTTTACAAAACTTGAGAGCCTTTTCTTGAATAAAACCACTGCCTTCAATTGGGGAGTCTTTGATTTTTGTGATAGTGTCCAACACAATTTTAGAGGCCAATTCTTGTTGTAGTTCAGACTTGGTTATTTGCTCTAATGTATCAAAAGTAGGTACGTGTTCGTATTTGGAATAGTACTCCTTAATCATTTGCAAGATGATTTTGAAGTACTTATTTTCAAAATATTGTTGTTCTATAACGTCAATTATGGACCTTCCGAACTCTTTATCAATAATGATTTGATTCAATAATTGTATTTGAAAAGAAGACCCTAAATAATCGAAATTTTTGTTTGACGCCATAGTAAATTTTTGTTCGTTTTTGATAAATATTATCGCTTAGTACTAATTCCCGCGAATTCAAAAGTTAAATTTTTCGCTGAAAAAATGTCAGTAAGTGATGAAAGCAAACTTTTTATATGAGGGCGGATATCTACGGTGTATCTTATTTTAGGAGGGAAAATCTTAGCATCAATCTGACGATGACAAATTGTCATGTCCCCATGTTTAATAAAGATGTTAAAGTGTTCTGGTCCGTCGGTATATGACGTATCCAAAATAGATGGGTTACCCTGAATCTCATAAGAATTTTCAAGCATATAATCCACAGTTTTCATCTTCAAACGATGCATGAGAGTATTTTTAAATTCTAAAATAAACTCATAAAGTTCGGATGAGTATTTTGCTTCGGGATTGTAATCACGAACATTAAAATACCTCTGAACGATGATGTTATCGTTAACCATCATCAAAAACTCAAGTTTTGTTAAATCTTGCTCTTTCATAAAAAATTACTTTTTGGTTTTAAATTGTTTTTTTTCTTTTCTTGTTAATTTCATAAACGGTTTTACAAAGTTTACCCAAGCCTCGTCATGTTTTGGGAGAAATTTGAAGAACCCATCCTCCATCATCATACGGATTAGGTTTCTATACCCTCTCCCCTCGGGGTCTAATGTTTCACTATAATATAATTTGACTATTTCCTTACCTTCCTCTGTGATTAACGGATTAGACAAATCCACGATTTTGTTGTTAATCTCAAAAAATTCATTTCCATAGATACCTGATTTTGTTTTACCTGAAAGTAAGTTTTGTAATATTTTGTTTTTTTTGTCCTCAGTAAGTAATACCTCGGCTCTTGTTAAAATATCGTTAAAAGAAACCTCATGGTCAAGTATCTCAGGAAATAATTTGACTAAAGTTTTTTCACCCAAATAATAGATACCATCAATATTATCAGACTTATCACCTGACAATATTTTATATGTTTTTACATTATAGTGGGGTATCTCAACCTCGTGTAGTTTGATAAAATCACCTTTTTTATAGGTTAATCTTTTACTGGGTGAGTATATAGACACGTTTTGTGATATAAGCTGTGTTAGGTCTTTATCACTCGAGAAAATGGTTATAATCTCATCATTTGCAATCTGACAATAATAAGCAATAAGGTCATCAGCCTCATTGTTGTTAATATCAACCTGACGAACAAACATCTCTTCAAGATATTGTTTTACTCTATGTTTTTGTTGGTAAAACGACTCCTCTTTAAAGTCATAACCAGGTTTTCTGTTCTCCTTGTATTGGGGGTATATTATTTTTCTTGTGAGAGAACTCCCTTCACCATCCCAGAATACGACTACTTTATCAAAGTTTTCTTCTTCAATAAAACGTCGGGTAGTATTTAGAAAATGCCAAATACCCCCAACGTGTTTACCTTCGTGAAAGAAATCTTTCACACCATGAAATCCAATTTTTAATAAATTGTTTCCGTCAATTAATAATGTTTTGGTCACCTTTTATTTAATTAAGGTTCGACTTCTTCTTTCAAATCAAAATCCAAATCAGATACACCCAAAATATCTTTCCAATATTCAGCGTGTTCTTTTTTGTAACTTTCGATAGATGCCTTTTCTTCTGCCGGTTCTTTACCAGCCATAAATCCGTGTGGTGTTACTATAATTTTACCATCCTCATAACCTAATCCATTGATATGATTTTTAAGTACAGATACTTTGGTACGAACTGCAAATTTAACAGTTCTCTTATCTTTTGTGGCGGTAATTTTTGTAGTACCAGCACCTTTTTGATTACCAAACAAAAATACCAAAGATGAGTTTAACCAAATTGCTTCACCACCTTTTGCCTTAATTTTTGGTTGACCAAATGGATTATCAGGAAGTTCAACCCAAGGTTGATTAACAATTACAAGTGTGTTTTCAAACTTTGAATCAGCTTTACGACTACCTGAAATTCTTTGGTTAATACCCATACCAATCTTGTCAGCAAGAACTGAAGCATTGTGTTGTTTACCACCTTTACCTTCAAAAGTCATCTTACAAGGAACTGAACCAACTGAGTCCCAAAGGAAAAGCAAACTATAATCCAATTCACCTTTTTCTTGGGCATCCAACAAGTTGTTGATATACTCGGTAATTTGTTCGATGTAATCAAAATTATTGTTGAATAGATAAAAACCATCCCAATCAATCTCACCTGTTGATTCATCCACAACCTCCTCACATTGGAACCCCATAATACGAGCGTGTTCAAATGACCACTTTTGTTCGGTGATAATGAATACAGGTAGGATTCCTTTTTTCTGAGCATCGACCGCCGCCTTTACAAGTGCAGTGGTTTTACCCGTATCAGAGTGACCCAAGAACATATTGATGTGTCCAATCGCCGGCCCTGGTATTCCAACCGCATCCAAAAATTCTGTACCCAAGTCAAAATATCTTTGAGGTTTATATTTTGCCGAAGTAGAGAACTTAGATTTGATTGAATCTAAACCTAATTCTTTTTTCTTAATTGCCATATTAACTATATTTCTTGAATTGTTGTAAAGCGTCTAGCTTATCTTTTGCACTTGCCAATTGGTCAACAAATTTATCCATCTCTTCCAAATGTTGAGGATGTTCTCCGATACCAACAGGATTATTGAAATAGACCATTAATGTTGCTTCAGCTTCTGAAATTTGGGCGGAGTACTTGTTTGTCAACGCCTCATACAATTTTTGCGTAATTTTTTCTTGAGTTGTCATTTTTTTAAGGTATTAAAAACCACCCCATATTTCAGGGGTAGTTTGTTTAACATTTTTTATTAGAAAGGAAGGTCGTCTGATGGTTCATCGTCTGACTGTGGGTCAACGACTGATTTCTTACCACCCATAGATACCGTTTCCTCAATTTCACTTCCGTAGATATACTTACCAGCGTCAGAATCCCAACGTGGAACTTCGCCACGAGCAATAGCTTCGAGATACTCGGCCGGCTTCTTAGAATATACATCACCCCAAGTCAATTCATCATTAACCCAAGTTTCTTTTGTCTCCTTATCCTCATGTAGAGGAGATGGGTCATCGTGCATAATTGTCTGAATGACAGTATAAGTAGCTCCTTTTGGGGTCTTAGCCTTTGTCAATTCAAGAATGATATCTCTACCATTTTCAGGGTCAGTGATATCTCCTTTTTGACGGAAAATTGGGATGATTTTATCCAAGATACCTTCGTTCTTATAGTTATGCTTGAAACGCCAAAACTTAACTCCGTCTTGTTCGTTGTCACGGTCAATAACCTTAACAATATAGAATTTACGTGGTTTGTACTGTTTTGCAAGTTCCTTATCAGACTCTTTTCCTGTTGACATAAGTTCTTCGTAAACTTCAGACAATGGAGAACGCTCGTTGTCATTTTTACCTGGGTCAAAAAACTTCTGCCATTTTCCATCAACTTGAACTTCGTGGAACCATACCTCTTTGAATGGTGAACTTCCGTCTTTTGTTGGGAGTATTCGTAGTCGTTTTTGACCTTGTTTCTCGTTATCCTTGAGGATAGCCGCGAAATACTTTTTCATTCTTTCATCTTGAGACATTTTTGAGGCGTTAGATGAACCGCCTTGTTTTGAATTTTCGTACTGCGAAAGAATCGCATCTAAAGAATTGTTTGTCGCCATAATAATTAAATTTAAAATTGTTTATTAATAATAAGTGTCAGCCTTTGTTTTGTCAAATTAAAAAGGGGTCAAATGACCCCTTTTATTATCTTACCTCGGTGAAGTCTCCCGATTCCTCATCTCCAAAATCTCTAAAACTTTTTTTGATGTCTATAGGTGAATAACCTTCAACATCATCCTGAGTTAAAACATAATCATTCTTTCCCGTTTTTTCCATATCAATCTCTTTATCTTCAAAAAAATCACTAAGTTTCTGATTAAACGGTCCTGAATCTAAACTACGTAATTCAAGTTTTTCCTCCGGAGTTTTTGTTCTATATTTTTCAACTTTAGCCTCCAAATCATTCAATTTGGTAACTATAGAGTCCATATTAGACAATTTACTTTCCAACTCTTCTAAATGTTTAAATAAGTTATCAAAGTATTCTTCTTGTTTTGTTTCAATATTTTTTTGTGACTTAACTAAGTCAGTTATTTCTAACTCTTCACCTTTAGATTCTTTTCCTTCCTCGTCCCCAATTTTTTCAACATCAGGGTCTGTTGCAACATCAACAGGTTGTGGTACCGCCGCTTCAGGGGCCGGAGCACCAGGAGGTGGTGGGACCGCGCCTGGGTCGGCGGGTGCTGGTGGTGGAACTGCTTCTTCTCCAGGAGGTGGAGGTGGAACGTCTTGTTCAGTTATATATCGATTGATATCGTTATATCTTTTTAATTCGTTTAATATTTTAGTATCTATTCCCATTTTTTAACCGTTTAAAAGTTGTTTAACTCCATGTAAAGTTTCAACCTGAATTTTTTTATTGGTATTCATAGTGTTATCAACTCTCTCAATTAAACCATCTTTAATTCTAAGAGTATAACACTCACCCGTATCTAAATCACAAACTTCTTTATAACCGTTACCGTTATCTCTTTCTGTTATTCGAGTGTTCTTACCCAAATAACTATCTAATATCTCTTTAGTACCCATAAGTTTTTATTTATAAATATCTTTTATTTTAGAAATTTCCACTAATATATTGTACAGTTTGACTTCTACTATTATCAAGCGTTACTCCATCGGACAATACAGGGTTCAAAGTTACTCTAAATTTCACAGATTCTACTGGAGTGTCTGAACAATCCGAATCTAATTGAATGTCCTCTAAAGATATTGATAAACTTTGTTTGTCACTAGAAATCAAGTTTGATATATTATATTGATAATCAGTTTGTGAACATTCAGATGGTGAAGTCACTTTATACTCCGCAACTATCATAACCCATTTTTCATTATTTGTGTTATTAACTGTCACAACAAATTTGGGGTCACCTACTGAGGTTCTTGTTATACTTAATAACTGTGTTGGTTCTGTCGAAGTTGCAGATTGTCTATTAACTTGGTCGTATGCAAAAATCGCAGATTGAACTTGACTTTCAATATTTCCTAAATCAACAATATCCATGTCTTCATATATGGTTTCAGGTTTAATATTTTGTTTAGAATTTAAAATAATAAATTTAGTTATTTCTTTATAATTGTCCTCACTAATTGTCGCAACTCTACTTCTCCACCTATTAGATAAAAATGTAACAAACTTATCAGTATTTTGGAAAGATGCATATGGTACATTGTCGGTAGAACAAAAATATTCTTTTAAGAAGTTTGACTCTCCTGATTGTCCCCATGAACTTGTTAAGTCAATCCCCCCAAAATTGAAATTGTTTGACGAAAAACCCGCTGCCGAACCATTTGAATTTAACCAAATAAATGCATAAATTGTATGGGCTAACTTAATGTTTGCACCTCCATTTAAATTTAAAACAGAATTAACAATTTCATACATTTGAGTTAAGTTAAATTCTTTTTTAACAATTTCAGCTTTAGTGTAAGATGCGTAGTCTGAATTAGATACACATTCTTGATTAGCAGATTTTGTACTTGCGGGACTATTATTCAATTCATAATTCAATAATCTTAATTGGTCAATTGAATTAGTTGTTGTATTCGAGGTTGGTCCGGTGGTTAGAGTCGGAGAAGTCACACTATTTGATGTTCCTGCGGCTGCGTTTGTATTTGTTACATTTTGTGTTGATTGCGCAACTTGAGGTGTATTTGAACTTGATTCAACTTTTAACTTATCCTTTATTATTTTTAAAAGATTTGTTCTTATCGTTTGGACAAATTGGTCAACTTTCGGTAAAGACGCGGTTGGTTGTCTAATACCGGTAATTGTGGTGTGAAACATACCAGGGACTATGTTATGTGTTACATCCAAAATCATATATGGTCCGCTGAACATAGGTACATACCTCAAATTAAAATACATACTTGGTTGTATCATTGCGTTACCCATCATCATTATCTTACATTTATAACTTCTGTTTTTATAAATGTTATATAAAGATAAATTCTGCGTTGCACCTCCTCTATTACCTGATTGGTTTGCCATTTGATTAATCACCTCTAATGACTCAGCAGTAGAGGTTCCTGCCTCTTGAGATACGTCAAAACTTTGGAATATTTGTTGATTTTGTGTCCCAATATCAACATTAAATCCTACAACTTTATTCGATTTGTCCCAATCTGTTTTACCAACTTGATTTTCTACTAATGGATTAGAAGTTTTTCTCAAATCAAAAGCGTCATCTTTGAACCTGTAATCAACATTTTTATTTATTGCTAAATGTTCTGATGGTTTTGAGATGAAAAAACAAACCATTTTAGATGATGAATCTCTATAGTCAACATTCAAAAAAGTACCAAACAAAGTATTAGCGAATTCTAAAGTACCTTCGGGTCTAGGTTTTGGATTTTTAACCGCATCTTGTACATTATAGAAATTAACATACGATGGTATATTCATCACCATGAAGTTATTTCTTAATAAGACAGACTGAGCAAAACTTAATACTGACATTTTGGGACTAGCATCCATTATAAAATTTTTCAAATGAAAAATGTCGGCAATAACCGTGTCACCAATATTCCTACTAGCTCTATCTAATAATAGTAAATCTTCAAAAATTGTTTTATTTTTAAAATCACCACCAGAAATCCATTTATCGTTAGTTGCTTTAAATGACTCCCATAGTTCTAATTTTGTCTGAGAACCATCTAAATCTTTTCTAACACCTTTACTGTTTTCAACAGTTATTAAAGGTAATTTAGACCTTAATGTTATCATTAAATTATCTACAATTGTTCCTTGGAATCTGTCAACAGCACTTAGGTAGTTATCCATATTGTTAATGAATGTGACTTTACCCCAATTGTTGGTTGAACTCGGTACTAATGGGAACTGTGGTTCGGGAGGAGTTGTTACTGCGGCAATATATTGTGGGTCTAAAGGTGATTGTGAATAAAAACCGTAAATTTCAGTTATTGCAATTTTTGCTAAATTCAAATTGGTTTCTCCAGATATACCTACTTGTTCTCCAACAAACTTTATTTCCTGTGAAAAATTCCTAAATAATGAAAATTTATTTTCGTTTTGTTTATAGATAGTTACAGTTGACCCATCATTTAAAGTAAAAATTTCTATTATTAATCCCACAAATTGTTGTGTAGGTAAAACAGGCGGTATTGGTAATGGGGAAACCGAAGTTTGTGGTTGAGTTTGTGTTAATTTTTGTGTTGCATAAATTTTAATTATCGGTGCAAAATTTTTGATATTCTGTACATTAAATCCAACATTTAAATCTATGAAGAAATCGGTTATAAATGAACCACTATCTTTATAAGTGAGTTCAGGTATATCTGAAAATCCAACATATATTCTAAGAGTTTTCCATTCTTCAGGGAAATTTGTTTGTGATGTTGTTAATGTAACAGACCCCCCTTGAACTGGTAATGCGTCTGGTGTTGCCTCAGTATATTTTTCCCATGTGTATGGGTCTTCAATAAATTTATTGGAAAAACTGTAGAATAGTTTTTTATCGAATGACGATGGATTTCCATATTTGAATACGTAGTCAAAATTTAAAAATTCTTTAATGTATGAATTAATTGTTTGACATTGAATTTCTTGAGTTCTTGAAACCGCTTCGGTACCTGTTGCTCCTGTGGTACTTTGTTTAGGCACTTTCATCATTTCTCTCATTAAAAATTGGAAATTTTTGAAAGATTTTTCAGTTTTGGTTAAAGTTTCAGATAAATTTTTTAAATCGTAATCATATACTGATTTGGAAAAATTTAAAAACTCTTCTTCAAACTTATTTAAAATTTCTGTATCAAATGCCGAAAATATTTCACTGATTTTTGAGTATCCTACAATAGGGTTGTGTAAACCAAAATTTTCTTGTGACGATACATCGCTTTCGGTAAAAATTATTTTTATATATTCATCATATTCTGGTTTTTTTATTTTTGATAAATCAAAATATCCATAGTGAGGTGCCGCCCAAAAATTTCTAATTGAGCCATCGTACATTGCCTGATTACCCTTAACTTCCAATTTTAATTTGTCAATGTTACCTTCCTTAATAAAACATTCATTAAATGTTTGGTTAAGTAATGAACCTTGGGATGGTATCGGATATGTAAAAGTTTTTATTATATTATCCACATTAACAGACCATGGTATTACTCGTAAATCTCTCATAGGGTTGGCATCGTCAAACCCTTCAGGTTCGTCAATAATGGCTTCTGACACATAATTTAAAGTCACTCCACTATCGAAACCGTTCTGAATATCAGTATCGGTAAAAGTACTATAAATCATATATCCCTGATAAAACACATTGAAATCATTTATTAGTTTTGGATAAAAACCTGTGTTTATCAGAGTGGATGTTTCGGTACCAATGATTGTATCTTTTTCTAAAACTATGTCGATATTTGCCCCATTAATTATTAAACCATAATTTCTAGTTGGTACATTAGTAATAGGGTCAAAATTCTCAACTTGTTTAAAGTTTTGCCAACAATCATCTAATATGTCAATATTGTCTTCAACATATTTTTTGTATCTGTGGTAAATTGAACCAATTTTCAAAATCCACGCATAAGGTACTTTGTGTATCGCTCCGAATTTTTTCAAACTAGCCAAGATATAATCTAAATCTTCAACAGTAATATTTGAATCGGAAGTTTTATAAGTTTTATACTTTTCTCTTAGAGTTGATAGTGGTAAACTATTTAAGAACAAATACGCAGGTACGGTGTAAGGATAGTCATCATAATTTCTAAATTTTTCTACCGCCTGTTGTATTGAGTTCACATAAAACGGTGTATTCAACATGGAAGTTGTTTGATAAAATCCTACTTGTCCTGAATAATTGTAATAAATTAAATCTCCTTCAGTTACTAATTGTTCAGAACGTACTCTTTCGTTATAAAAATCAACTAGATTTGTTGTAGTATCAGCGGTTGGTACTACAGTATTTTCGTATATAAAATTAGTTATTGGTCTTTTTTCTAATGTAGATAAATTATAAGGAAAATTAGTAATAGTCTTATTTGACTTATTATAAGTCAAAATTTTTGTAGTGTTAAACGCCGATTTATTATCCGAAATTGATTGACCATTAGCTAATTTATCTTTACACCAACTTAAATTAGTTAAAGGATAAATGTCTGAATAATCATAACTATTAGAAGAGCTACTACCTGTTATATAATTTAAAAAATCATCCTCTCTATCCAAAGAAAGTAGTGGATTTGATTTAGTTTCTAAAATTTTGTCTAAATTTAAAAATTCAAATTGTGAATTTTGTACCGTATTTCTTATGTAACTTGTATTGAATATACCTCTAATAAAATTTTGCCAGCTTTGTCCTGTACCTCCATTTGATATATGTCTGAGTGTGGTTTCAAAATTAGCAGAATTAATTCCATACTGTTTAAATTTTTCAATTAAAAATGGGTTGTCAGTACCTAAAGCATAAAGCAAATTAGTTTTTTCAGCGTCTGCGATGATACTACTAACCAAATCTTTTTCTTGAATTGATGATTCTGCTCTTGATAACCTTGAATAATAAATTGTATAAAATAGTCTTTCGTATATTTCAAAGAAAAATTTAACTTCTTCTTTATTGCCATAAACAATATTCTCAACAGGAAATTCTATAGCATTAAAACTAAGTCTATTAATATCGGTTTGTTCATTAGATACTGGTTCTGGATTATCTATTTCAGGATTTCTATTTACAAACGCATTAATAAATTCTTCAACAAATTCAACTTCAGGCCATTTTTCATAAGAAGTAGCGTTAGTTAAATTAGAATACTTAGGGTCACCAGGGTACGCAACAATGTATTTTTCTTGCCCATTTTCTCCGGCGGTTTCTACAATATATTGTGGCCATGGATATATCGGTAGGTTAGTATTATCACCACTTGATAAATTATCAGGATTTGCGTTCGAAACTGATGGGTCTAAAATAGCCTTCTTTCTGTCTGTGTCGTCTCTAACTTCCCACGCCTTTGCATGGACATCGTCCATTATTCTTAGAAACGCCTCTCCATTTGCAAAAATAACAGATAGAACATTTCTAATCGTAGGCACAAATCCAATTCCGTTATCTTTTGATTGAATTTTTTCTGTTAAAGCTTTAGTAAGAGCGTCTTGAATTTTTTCTCGATATGATTTAACATCTTTGAACATTCTATTAATTTCACCTAAAAATGTTCTAAACAATGGTACAGGTGACTGTTCTTCATTTAAATCACCAAATTTGTAATACGTATATTCAGGAACAATGCCCCCATCTTTCATTATAATTTTTCCCGAATTAAATGTCATATTTGTGTTTAGTTCGGCTTGTAATTTACTAATTTCATCGTTAGTAAATTTTTTCTTACTCGACCTTTGATTTAATGTTTTTTGTAAATTGACATCTTCGGGTTTATCAATTATTTCTAAAAATATGTCGAAGGTTATATTATTTGGGATAGCACATTTTTCTAAGTTTCCATTTATTTCATATGACCCGTTAGTACCTACTGTTTCATTTTTATTCAAAATTTCATTATACTCAGTAATGTATTTTTTTAACTCCGCTAAGGCCACCTCTCGTTTCGATTGTTCATCGAACTCTTTTTTGAACGAATAAAGTTTTTCCCCACTTAAATTACTAACATAGAAATTTTCGTTATCCATATACTTATCTTTCCACGATTTTTGATAAGTTGCGATATTTCCCTGATATTCTCTTAACTTTTTTTCATATTCTTGTACGTTGTTTAATGGGTCAAGGTTTTGTTGTATATAAGATTCTAAAGTGTTTTTGATAAAATTCTCCAATCTATAATACATTTGGAGAATTGTTATCTCAGGAAAATCATCGGGTATTAGTCCTTTGGTTTTATATTCACTATACATCTCGTGCATTTTCTGTTTACCTAACGAAACCGATACACTAGTTATATTTGCAAATTGTGACGGTCCTCCTTCAACACCTTTTATATCAATATTTTTTTGATACATTTGTGGTGTTGCAATTGCTGCCGCCATAGTTACCTCATTTAACACATTATATTTATAGGTAATCATACTAAGAGTAATATGGAAATTACCCGAAGATGTATTGTACCTACTATTAAAACTTTGTAACATTAATGGTAATCTTACCGCCTTTCCATAATATCCCTTTATAGTCAAATAAAATATTGGGTATGGCATATTAAAAAATGCAGCATATGGTGAATTATTACCCGATTCAAATAACGCTCTACCTTTAACGTCTTCTAACTCAATTGTTATCACAGGAGTAAAAGAGGTGTTTTGTTGTATAGAAATTGATGTTATACCTAACAACCCACTATCTACCGTACCATTATTTCCTCCCGATAAATTGGTTTGTTTTGCATAATACTCTTCATCCTTTGAATTAATCTTGTTTTCCGACTTTAGATTCTCCTGACCTGTTAAATTATCTGTATAATCATTTTCAAGTATTCGTTTACCACCCGGTTTTAAGAAATTAATAGAGGCAATTGATGTATTTCGGATGATATCGTCATTATTAGACCCAACAGCTAATTTTGTTCTTGGAATTGGTTTACATTCCAAATTAGCATACATGACTAAGTCTTCCTGACTTACGTATCTTTCTTTAGCGTTACCATTTTCATCAATAACTTTGTTTGGGTCTATTATGGTAATGTTGTTGTAATCAAATTCTACTAATATGTTCTCTGAATTATCTGCCATAATAAAAGAAATGATTGTCTAACTGATTTTTATAGTCCTGTAATGAAGTTATCAGCGGAAATGGAATAGTCAATACACTGCCGTCAACTATATTCCATTCTTGTCCTCCAAATTTTGGGTTACCCATTAAAATTAACCACCCAAAAAAAGGAGTCCCATAATATTGTTGTGATACCTTATCTAATCTAGATTGACCAACTTTATAAATGTACCTTTTGTCAGTACTTTTAGAAGGCAAATCAACATATGTCACTACCGATGGTGAACCATCAACAAGAAACTCACTATATCTATTATAATATTGTTTTTTTGCCATAACTTATGAATTGAATTTTGCTTTTCCTATATATGTACTATCCTCACCGGTATTTCCTCCACTATATAACTGTGAAATAGCAGTTTTTTGAGTTTCCGCATCAGTTCCAGGTACTGTGGTATAAGTAAATTTACGAGTTTTTCCTTTAGGGTATAGTTTTTCGTCCAAACCTTCAGAAAAATCTTTAAATTCACTACTTTTCTTAAAGTCTTTATATAACTTTTCTTCGGCGGAAATTTCTTTACTGTATTCTTTAGCTAAATCATCAACAATATCCTCGAATTTCTTTTTTAATTTTTGTGGGTCTTTTACATTTTCTAAATCACCTTTTATTACCGCATTTACAAATTCTTGACGTTTTGTTCTATTATCAAAAATTCTACCGACAACTAAAAAGAATGTTTTTTCCGGTGTTGGTGACTCTGCATTACCTATAAAATCTTGATATATCGGGATAAAATCTGCAGTAAAATCACCTATTGGTTCAAATATCTTTTTATCTTGTAAAAATTCATAATACTCTTCTAGCGTTAATTGTAATCTCGCAATATCATTCCACAATTCATCATCTGTTGTTGTTATAGTATCGTCATCAATGGTTGTTGATTCACTCACCTTATCAGTTCCCGAAAGAGTGTAGGGTCTTGGAACTCCCTTATCAATAATTTTACCATCAGTTAAATCTGCAACCAAATTTATTTTTCTTAAATTTTGCACATAATCTTGTTCCAACAAAACTAATTCCTGTATAGTAGTGAATATTCCGTTTGAGAATTCAGAAGAAAGAGAATTAATATAATCGACCATATTGGTAATGACCGCAGATAAATCTTTTGGTTGCCATTCAATAGTGTTTAATTCACTAATAATTGGGTTAGTTTGGTCCTGAATTTCTAATATTACTTTATCAAAAATTTCTTTTATTTTCGCGTCCATTTTATTTGGGGCTCCGTAAATTGGAGCCGAGCCAACTTCATCCAAATCAACATTAAGTAAACCTTCACTATATAATCTATTATTACTTATAATCTGAACAATACCTTGGTTTGTATTCAACATTATTTTTTCTAAAAGATTAGGAACCGCATCAATATATCCTTTTGTTTGGTCAAACAGGGTATCCATTATTTTTTGATATGCTATTTCACCAGTTTGACCACTTTCAACAGGTATATTAGTTATAATTTCACCAATTGTTGTTCCTCCATCATTAGTTCGTTGGTTCTCTACATTAGCAACTGTTGCTGGTTGTTCTGACTGTTCAATTGAGTCTATTAATTTCTTATCAATTACTTTCCATGAATCATCAGTCCATGTTGACCTTTCATCATAAATTTCTGTGTTAGCATAATAATTAAATGACAACGCATTCTGCAATTGGTCAACTGGTTCTTTCAATCCATGTCCTCCAATCATGGAAAAAGACATTTGAACTTTCACCACCATTGGTTGTAATCCAATACCCTCAGGATTCATATCATAAATTAATGGCTCATATGTAAATGCTATATTATCAGGCACTATCTTACAATTATAAAAATCTCCAATTCTTAATATTAAAATGGGGGGAGCTCCAAATGAAGTGTTAATTGCATCATTTGTTTTTGGTTTACCATCCGCTCCTATAGTAGGAACTGTTTCTCCAGGTCTAGTACACTGATTAAGGAAAGTTAATCTAGCATTTAAACCCTCAGGTGTCATTGAGTGGAACGCCGGATTAAAATATTTAATTTTTTCTTTAATCGAATCATATACCATTGGTACGTCTTGTTTTAGTACCTCAAAATAATCACATTCACTTAATAAGTTTCTTAATATTTTTTTACTAATACCTTCTTTTAGTTTCTTCTCAATAGTTATGGTTGGTTGTGGTTTTGGAAACTGAGGGGTTATACCTTGTCCTGATGTTTCGTCAGAAGGGGGATTTTCAATTGTAGTTGTTTGACCTGTAACTTTATTAACAAATGTCGTTTCTTCTTTTGGTATATCGGTATAGTTAATACTAGTAATCCTTACCCTTCTGCAGGCCATAGCACTTACAGAATAAATTAACGAACCTTGATTAGTTTTACCGTTCTTATCTTTAGTTTCTTCGGTACAATTAATTGGGTCTTGAGATATATTACCTTCCCCAACCGGAATTGTTGTGTTTTCACCAGACCCTCCGGCAGAATTTATTTTTAAAGAACCGTCTTCTAAATATTTTTTAAACGAAACATCACCTTCAGAATAATTTTGTAAATATTTTATTACAGAATCAATTCTTCTTTCGGATAATTTTTGATTATATTCAGGCGTTGCCTTAGCCGAAGCCGCACCTTCTAAAGTTATAACAATAGTTCCCTTTTGTTCTGATAATATCTTATATAAATCTTGTACCATACAAGATGAACCACTATTAATTTTTTCAAAATTATTTGTTATAACATTATCAAAGAAATCAAGAACATTACCATTAAAATCATCAGTATTAAATAAATTATTAGCCTGAGCTCCGTAAACTTGTTTATTACTAACATATGAGTTGTAAGCACTCAAATAATCCTCATTCGATGTTGTACCATTATTAGGCCCTGGCACATTATTATCAAAATAAAATGACAAATTAGTATAGGTATCGGCAAATGCTTCTAATTCAGGCTCATTAGACACTTTTTTAGTTTCAGGAACATCTCCCCATAAATCCGACACACAAACTTCAGGGTCTTTTGGTATTGATTCAACAACATAGTTTACCTCTTCTTCGGTTAATTGTGGATTATTCAAAATTTCTTGGTAGGTATATAAATCCTTGGCCGGTATAGTATTAAATTTTTGGGCTAACTCATATATATCGTACTTTACACACCCCGCAAAAAAGGAATCAATAATAGAATCAACTCTTTCTCTTGCAGTACCTTTCAATTGTTTTTCAATAATTAAATTCATAATTGAAGGACTATCAACTATAATAGTCCAACTTAAAGTTCCACTACGACTAGTGTCTTTATATGTATAAATCGGCTCAGGTCTACCTAAAAAAGAAGTCGGACTAAAACTTGGTTTACTTGTATCACTAAATTTTAAATCATATGGAGGAAACCACATTACCCTACCCCCATTTGGACCTTTTTCACATGTTGGAAGTTCGTCATAGGTATATCCGGGTCTACTGGATGTTCTCCACGCTAAATTTTCAATAGAGAACATATATTTTTTAGCATACCCACCTGTTCCGTTATTTCCGTCAGCAATAATATTTGTTGAGCCAGGGTTTTTAGTTGGAGAAATATTCAAATTGAAGGTGTTATCTAATACGGAATATGAAAATCTTCTTCCTGAATTAGTAATACCCTCAGTCTTTTGTAAATCAGAGTAGGTATAGTAAGGAGTATCTTTAGCAAAGACTCTACAATATTCAATACCCGCTTGAGTTCCTGTGGTATTATCAACATAAGATAAAACTTTAGAACCTTTAGTCATTTCTTTATATCCATCATTGAATACTTTAGAAACTTGATTGATTGCATTACCTACGTGTTTTAATCTAGCAATACCTTCTACTAAGTCAGCAGATTCAATTAACCTTTGAGTTTGGTCTAATATTGAGTTATCTTTAAAATCAATATTTGTTGATGAGTCACGAGTATAATTAGAACTAACTAAATTGAATTGTTCGTCCAAACTTCCCGCTCCGCCACCTGGTGTTGGTTTGTATCCCGCATTTCCTTTATATTTTGGCGATGTCCAAACAAATTGACCATCAATTCCTCCTCCATCTGATAAAGATTTTCCAGCTAATCCAAAATTAAGAACTTCTTGATTTCCTTCGTATAATATAGCTAATTCGGATGGACCATAAACAGGTGTTTGGACCTGTTGTCCATATGGATTTATTGGCAACTGATTGGGTGGTGAATTTATTTGTGAAGGTTCTGAAGTATTACTTCCAACATAATAACCACCTATTAACGTTCCATTATTAGGATTAATTGCGGATGCTAGTAGGTTTGTCAACCCTTGAGCTAAAGTACCTAATAATCCTCTATCATATGCGGGTCTATATCTATTATAATCTATATTATTGAATAGTGCCGACCTTTGTCCATTTCCTGTATTTGCTAAAAATATTTCGGATGGATTTCTAGTTATATTTAAAATCGGTCCTAAAAAACCACCTGTTAAATTATTAGTAACATTTAATGCCGTTGATGTTTGACTGGTCTGTAAATTACCGTTGGTGTTTTCATCAAAATAATCACCAGGTATTGGTGACACGGGCCAATAAGCACCAGCTAATCTTGTCGCAAAATCAACCGCCGCTAATATAGGATTTTCAGGTACGGTAATTCTCCAATTTCTGTAAACTAAAGGTTGTTGACCTGTTATTAATAAACTAGCCTCGAATGGGTCCTGTAAACTAGCTAAGTTGACAGCCCCTACCGTGTTTTGATAAATCTCAAAATTAATTCTCTCAATAAAAAGTTCCTTTAATGTTTGAGCACCTAAACGAGCGATAAATGAATCTTGTGATAATGGTCCGTCTGAACCAACCGGATTTGTAGATGTTAATATCTCATACGGACTATAAAATGATGGAACAAATGTTGGTGGGTCCCAATAAGGCGAAAAATATTTATTTAAGTTAGGTAAATCGTCAACCTCATATAAAAATTTGAATCCTCCATCGGGTATAAAGCTGTTTTGATTTGCAGGACCTGTAACTAATTCATTTAACCAATAATTACTCAACCCGACTAAGGGGCTATCAATTAATGGATAGTACGGTTGAGCGGTTGGTTTTACTGGAACAAGAGGTCCATTATAGTTGATGTTGAAATCAAATCCACCCGATGGTCCAAATTCATTAAGAGGATATAATTGATTTGCAAATGGATTTTTTGCAATCAATTTATCAGGTGAATCAATTACTGAAAAATCAGATTGATTATACTCATAAGTTATATCGCCAGACGGTGGAGTATAAACACCTGTAACAGAATAAGGTTGTAAATTTCTTACAATAAGTGATTTACGAAAAGATTCACTAGATGCAAATGATAAAGTGCTCTCTGACATTATAACATTTTATATATAAATACAATAAAAGGTTTTTTTTAATGTGCTGGTTTTAACTTAAGGTCGGGATATTTTTCCTCAACAATTTTAACTATTTCTTGTTTAATTTGTTCGGTTCTTAATGCGTCTGAAACTTCTTGAACTGACATTCCAGGTGGAACATCTAATTTTATATTTACATCCACAGTTGAATTATTGTTAATAGTTTGTGTATTGGTTTGTGGGGTAGTTTTTGTTGACTGTGTTTCATTACCTTGATATTCCGCAATTTTTGCTTTTATGTCAACTCCACTAACTTCTTTTATGTATCCAGAAAGTTCATCAACTAACGTATTTACAACACCGGCAAATATATTATCAGACTCTTCTAATTTTTTTCCTTGTTCGGCCAAATTTTGAGCCAAACTTTTCATTTGTTCACCTAATAAACCTCCGGCATCTTCACCCATTTCCATGAATTTTCCTCCAACATCAACATCTTTACCTGACAAAACATCTTTCATTAAATTCGTCATCTCTTTAGGGTCCGCAATGTTAAACAACTCACGAATACTTTTTGCCGACATAACATCTCTATCGGTTACAACATCTGTCATATTTGTATAACCTTCTTTTATCGCCTCAGTAACTTCCTCACCTATTTTAGATGTCGCCAACGCTCTTGAGGTTCTCCCGGCCATTTTTGCTAAGCTCGCTTCCATACTTTGTTGGAGGTTCAACTGTTCCTTAGCCAAATCTTCCATTGTTTTAGGTTTGGCAGCCTCTAATATTTTGTTAATTTCTTCCTGACTATCTGTTCTAGCAAGTAACTCTTGTAAGTTTTGTTCTGTACCATCAATTGATATTACATATTGACCATCCTTCATTTCGGACAAATTTGCAACCATTTTTTGTTGCTCTTCGGTCATAAACTCAGGAAATCTTATTTTAGACAACTTATTTTCTAATTCTGCGGAACCTAAAGCCATTTTTGTTAACTCTCCATACGCAATTCCAGTGGCTTGTTCTAATTCTCTCATTCTAAGTTTTCCCTCAGGAGCAATCTCAAATTGTCCGGCTTCATTCATAGTTACAAATTGTTGAGTCATTTGTACTAACTGATTTTGAAGTTCTGTTGGGTCATTAATAGATAAATCCATTAATCTTAGTGGGTCCAACAATTCAGACTGAGTAACCCCAAGTCTTTGGAGTGCCGCTGACATTTCAATCGCCTTTTCGGGCTTATATAAATCATTTGAAAAATTAAGAGTAGTTGCCATATCAATTCTTAAACTAGTTGCTTGGGCTGCCATTTTAGCCAATCCGTCAACACCCCCTTGAAAATTGTACTTGTTCATTGATTCCATATTACTCATCGCCTGCTCACTAACCTTCTCAACACTAAGACCTTGTTGTCTAGCGGTGTCAACAATTTTTTGCATTCCGGAGGCAACACCATAAGCGGATGTCCCAATATTTTTAAAACTAGTAAACAGTTTTCCAGCTTCTTGTCCAGTTACTTGTGTTGTTGCAAAAATGTCGTCGTATGATTCTGATGTTAGCATAACCGACCTACCTAAACTATTAGTTAAGTCAGTTTGTATTTTTGCAACATCAACAAATTTACCTCCCAAAGCCTCAACTGAAGTCGCAGCGTCGACCAACGCAATTTTAATACCCGCAATATTTTCTCTACCTTGTCCAAAAGTTTTAGCCACTTTAGTGGCGTCAGCGTCAATTTCTTGAACTGTGTTAACAAGATTTCTTAATCCTGGGTAAAAGTTGCCAAAAAAGGCTTCCATACTTTTACTACCCAATTTACTTACGTAATCATAAAAATCACTCGCTGCCTCCTGATTTGAGCCTCCTGGTGTTGGTTGATACATCATTATTATCCTTTTAAAATAAATACTTTGTTTTAGGTTTTAGGAGTATTCATCTCAATAACCTTATCTATCAGATATTTTCTGAAATAAGTCGGCATTGATGTAAAATCAAAGTAAGATGTACTAAGATTCTTAGATAATATAATGTATTCGTTCGCTAAAGAAATTTTATGTTTAGAAGAAAGGCCGAAAAAATTCTACCCCAAAGACGATGTCAACATCTATCTTATCTCCTGATGGGGTAATTACTGTTTTATTTAAATCTAACGACGGAATATTTTCTTTTATAAAGTTTTTAATGTATTTGGAGTCACCTATTGGTAATTTATCTATAAAAAGAGAAATTTGACTTGTATCTGAGTTACCGTCAACTTCCATAATTTGTCTTTGTAATCTCATAGTCACTCTAGGTGCAACCCTTCCTTTGGGGTAATTTTCTAATAATTTATCTATTTCAAACAATTCACCAAAAGATAAGGGTCTTAGTTTTACAGAACTGCCGCTAACCGGTAATTTCGTGGTAAAAGTACCATCTTCACTTGGTAAAATTTTCCCCTTTTTGATGTTAATTTCGTCCAATATTAGTGTTTCCTCAAACTCTTTTTTACTTTTTGGGTCTTCTAATTTGACTATATACTCAGGACCAAACGAGGTATTTCTCAAGAATAAAAGTATTGCCTGAATATCTTCTTCTAAGAGTTCCTCAGGTCTTAAGTCGTGCTCGTAAATTTTGTTCCTTAACAATGTCATAACTATATTGTCCCTAGTACCCAATCCTGACATTAGATAGTTCTCATCGTTAGCCGTTAAATAACCAACTTTAATACTTTTCTTTTTTGATTTGTAAAACACTCCACCAGTTGGTAGAACCACCACGTCATGTGGTAAATTAAAATTTTCAGTCGCAGCCTTTATTAATGATTCATCCATAATACTATTCCTTTAAATTGTCTTTTTGTTGATTTTCTTCGGGTTTTTTCTTATTATTATGTCTATTCAAAAACTCTTCCTCGGTTTCGAAGACTTTACCACAAGTATTACATGTAAATCCTGTATTGTTTTCCATAATAAAAAAAAATCCCATATTAATAATATGGGATTTATATAATATTGTAAAGTATTAAATTAGTAAACCAAGATACAACGGTCCATTCTCATTTTAGCCGTAACTGTTGCTAACTTATCATCAGAATAACTTAAAGAATTAAAGTTAACATCGTTTAAGAATGTTCCTTCTAAAATCCATTTTTCTACTACAACACCTGTAGGGTCCAACATTTCAAGGTCAACATTCTTTTTATAACCCGCAGCATAACCCATACGACCTGTAACAGATTCCGCACATAAACGAACCCATTCCATAAGTGCCTGTGAAGCCGAAGGTCCAATTGGGTCTCTAAATACCACACTTATTTCTCCCCACGTAAAACGACCAGCAACATAAGTTGAGGTATTTAAGAATGGAATCTCAGTACTAACAATCGTAATATGAGGTCGAGCGGCAGATTCAACGAACCACTCGTTTATACCTAATGTAGAAGGAAAACGTAAAATAAATCGGTTATTCCTTTTGGGTTCATAAGGTATGGGCATTTTCATTAATAAATCAGCCATTGTATTTTTGTTTTAAATTTTTTATTCTTTTTATTTATAAATATCTAATAATAATTTTTTTCTATTTACTTTTGGGTTTTTTCAAATAACTTCTAGTTATAAATCACTAGTAAATAATTAATAAGGTTTTTTTACTCCTCCTGCAGTTGAAATTGTTTTAATTATATTATCTGGTTCATTTTCAAAATGACTTTTAACTTTTTCCAAATTCATTAGGTCATCATCAGAAAATCCAATTGTAGGTACAAAATTATTTGATATTCTATTCTTTAAATATGCCTTTTTCTCTATGTGTTTAGAGATTCTTTTAACATATCCCACAAATTCATTTAAAGCTTTAATTTTTCCTTCTTCGGGACTAACCGCACTACCTTTACCATAAGTCACAGGGTAAAATCGACACATATCTAAGTATTCTCTTATCATTTCTTTTTTTGATGATTTACCAATACCTTCTATGTCTCTAAATTTTTCTAAGTTTTTTAAAAGTTCATTAGAATCAATTCCCATATGGTTTGAAATTATCATGTTGTAGACTGACTCTTTCATAACTTCAGGAGTGTGTCCTCTAGCAGTCACAATTGAAAAAATTGAACCGTTATTAATTGCCTCCACAAAATCAGACCAAGCGGGTCCTGGTTTCCCTAATAGAGAATCAATTATAAACTGTTTATCACCCTCCACACTGAAGTATCTAAATGGATTTTCAGCAAACCCCACAATATTGTGACCATCATATTCAAATGGTTCTTTACCTATTTTCATTCGATATTCGGCAAAATCTTCGGTAGACATACCAACTTCATCATCCTTTTCATCTTTAAGAATTATTTTAGTTGGCATTATTAAAATATTATCATCCCAATCAAATGCGTAATACTTCATGTCGGGAGTTCCGGTTTCTGTGATTCCTTCGTTAATTGATTTTACTCTCATACTATTAAATAAATATAAAGACAGGCCGACTTTTGCCGACCTGTCTTATATTATTGATTAGATATTTTCAAACGACGCACCTGTTGGGGTTATATAGAATGTAATATCGATAAATTCAAGTGACCTAGTTGGTTTAATATAAATCTTACCTGTCATTTGGTTTCTATCTAAGTCAGCAGTATCTGAAGAAACTGTTACACGGAAATCGTATAATCCTCTGTCTCTTCTGATAGCATCTAAGATTGGGTTAACCGCATCCAAGAAATCTTGTCTGACTTTTTGGTCATTTTGTTCAAACAACAATCTAACAGAAACTGCCGAAATCAACTTACGAGCTTGTAATAGTAATCGTCTAACATTAATTCTGTCAAGAGCCGACTGTCTAATCTGTAGAGTTTTATTACCCCAAATTACAGTTCCTACATCAGAAAAGGTTGCAATTGGGTTAATTCTACCTTGATAAAGAGTATCTCTGTCTTCTTGAGTTAGCTTCTTACGAGCCTTAATCGCATTTACTATACCACGAGTGTAACCAGCAGCTGCGAACCATGGGAACGCAATGTTATCAGTCAACGCTAAGTTTTTAGTAACCTCGGCGGTTGCAGGAATGTAAATTTGAGTGTTATTAACTGTGTCTCTAGTTAATACCCAAGGATAATAAGTACATGTGTAGTTAGAATCCAAACCAGCGGTTTCCAAATTGTCTACCGCTTCCTGTGGGTAAATTAATTCAGTTGGTTCACCTGCAGTTGGTGAGAACATGTTATAGTCAGGAGTAGTTGTAATGTACAACGAATCTGCTCTATCAAATTCTACCATTTCTACAGCCGCCTCAACCAAATTAGAATTATTAACATAGTCAATACCAGGTGTAACAAACACATTTATATTAACAGCTTCAGGATTTGAGAATGTTCTTTGTCCTAACAAATAAGCGTAATAGTCTGTGTTACCATAGTCCATAGTATTATCACCAACTGATATCTGTTTGAATGCTCCCCATCCTGTTGCGTTTGGATATCTTGTATCGGGACAAGCCCCTCTTAAATATCCACTCTTTCCTAACACAAATCTGTCAGAATTAGTTCTGTATTCTCTGTATATATCCCATCCATCAAAACCACCCTGGCACAACAATGAGAATTTACGAGCGTATATTCTGTAGTATGGATTTGTTTCATTATCAGGGTCACTAGTGAATGATGCAGACCCAACATAGAATGCTGGTGCACCTGAGGTTGTATATCCGTTTCCAATAGTTATAGCACTTGCGTTTATATCCATGTGGAAACCTCTTGTTCTATATGCCCAATCATCACCTGTAGTATCAGTACAAATATTTAATGGTGTTTGTTTACCTTTATATTGGTAAAAATCAACATCGATACCTATAGTATCTGATACACCTAAATAAGTTCTACGAACATTGTCACCAGGAGATGTAATCGCATCATTACCACCTGTGGCCAAACCAAATGGTGGGTCATAAACTACTTCTCCAGGGAAATCATATTTTGTTTTATAAATTGGGAACGGAGGTCTAGCACCGGCATACTCTCTCATATTGTAACCTAAGAATCCACAAGGTAACGCATCAACTGGAGCGTCCTCATTTATCTCAATCATAACATATTTTGAGTTTAATTGATATTCACCGTCTTTAGTACCAATTTTTTTAGCTATGAAACTGTTTTCATTTGGATTCATAGTACAGTTAGTGAATTTCTCAATTACAACAGGGTTGGCGTCTGAATCATAAAAATCTCTAACTAAAACATCAAATGTTCCATTACCAAATGAAATATTTGCTATAGAAATTTTAACTTCGGTATTTGCGTCGTTACCGTCAGCAATAGTTGTAAACTTAAATAAGTTATAAACTTTATTACCTCTTAATTCAGAAACAACCCAAGGAGATGTTGGGGATTGATATTGTTCTAAATACCACCCAATTGAAGTTGGGTCAAATCCTTGTCTTGCGTCGGGTAAAGCAATTAACTCACAATCCAAACCTCTTATATAACCTTTTCTATAACCATAGTTTAAAAGTAATTGGAATTTCTCTTCTACAAAAAGTGGAACCACAGTTCTAGGTTTTGAGAAGTTAGTTGTTCCAAAAACTTTAGTTATATATTCGGTATCTGAATTAGTAAATGATGTTTCAAAGAAATACACGTCCCCATCTTTACTTGTTACATTAACTCCAAATGTTAGGTATGGGTTTTTAGTTATTCCTGAGTAAGAACCTGTACAATTTAAAGTAACACCTGTTAAACTAGGTACTTCATATACCGCTCCATTATCTGATGAATAAGTGGCCAAACCTCTTGAACGGAGTGTTGCAATTACTAAATCATCATAATTAGTATAAGCCATTCCTGAATAAACATAAATCACACCGAAAACACTTCCACTAAAACATTCCAGTACTTCACCTACATTACCAGAACCAGTGTTTCCTGAAACTATAGGATTACATGGATTTTGTATAGTTACAGAAACTGTCCAATATGTTGTAACTGTTGAGTCATTCGATACTAATTCGTATGTTAAACTACCGAAACTAAAGTCATTTGTAGTTATACCACTTTCTTGTAGTATTGTATTTACAGTAACTCCGCTACAACAAGCGCTAAAATCACTTACGATTGATGTTAAATCAGTTCCTGAGAAAGAAGCGTATGGTAAAACGACATCAATTGTATTTGTATCATAATTTATACTACCTTCTACACCTAAAACACTATAATTATAGAAAGTCGCACAATTAGTTGAGGTTGTTGTTGGGGTTATACTTAAATAAGAATAGAAAGATGAACCTGTGTATACCGCATTACCTACGTTATCAAACATTGCATAATACCAAGGGTCATTGTTAGGGTCTGAAAAATCAGCATTATCAAAACTAATATTATCAACTTCAAATACATTTGATATTCCAGTGTAACCAAAACTTATAAAATCATTGTATATTGTTGTCGGAACAACACCGTAATAATTTATTTGAGTTGATTGTAAACTATTATCCTCGATTGCGTTGTTTATTTGTGTTTTAATATTTTCATCCAATGACGAAATTCCACCATCAAATTGCTCATAAGGTAAATTTAATTTATTTAAAATTATATCAGGAATCTGAGTTTCATCTAAATAAACAATCGAATCTATACCTGTATTACATCCTGAAAAGTCTATTTGGAATGGATATTCTTCAAACTGAGTACATTCAACAGCACATCCTGTAGAAATATCAGGACCCGCAAATGACAAACAATTAAACCCAACTGTAGTTGTATCAACGTTGGCTTTAACTCTTATAGACCAAGATGGTCCTGCATCATATCCTGATAGACCTAAAATTCTTGTAACAAACAATTGATTAGATTGTTGTAAATAAGCCTTAGCTATATAAGCCGCCTCATATTTTGGGATTTGTGTGTTTATAAACTTTTCTGGTGTAGTCCCACCAAAATAGGTGGTGAATTCATCAAAGTTGGTAATAAAGATTGGCTCAAAAGCCGGACCCTTTAAAGTTTCACCAACAATACCTAGAGTTGTAACACCAACACTTTGTGATACAAAACTCAAATCGACCTCAGAGGTATAAACCCCGGGAGATACGAATACTTTACTGTTAGAAGCCATTATTAATTTTTTTGTTAGTTAATTTATTTTTATAGATAAATATTTGAGAAAAAACCAAAATTCTTGACTTTATGATAAGTATTTATAAATTGGGCAGACTATTTTCTGCCTTTTTTATCTTATGTTGCAGAACGGTCGAGAAATAAAGAATTTAAAGATTTCAAAAGATGTTCACAAACTATTAAAAGATTATTGTGACAAGAAAGGAGTTAAGATTTATAGGTTTTTAGAGAAACTTATTATTGAAACCTGTAAAGAAAAAAAAGATATTTACGGTGAGGATTAAACCAAAAGATTGTTGAATACCATAGATGTTTGACTATAGTAATCTGATTTAACTACCGATATTTTTAAAACGTCCCCATTATTAATCTGTATTTGTAAAACATCATCACCAAAATAATTGTCATTAATATAAACCGAATATGACGATATATTGACAGGATTACTAATATTGACATTAACTGAATAATCAAATTTTTTGGTATAAATGTCGACATCCACAGGAAAATCTATGTTCATAGTTGTGCTATCAGGATTTGAATTTCTTTTCTTTTGCCTTCTAACATCTTTTCTTTCAGTTTCAGTTAATTGTAAAACTCTTGAAATTGCGGGTGACACCTCAAATTCATTCTCATCAATTAAAAAACCTAACATTGTAAATGAATAATTTTGTATATAAAACTTTCTTTTCTCGAGTTCCATAACTGATTCATCAGAAATTTCACCCATTATAATTGGAATATAATGACCTTTAATAACCTGATAAGCCTGTCTTGATGCAAATTTTTCTATGACATTTTTATTGAATGAGTTTAATTCTCTCATTCTATTACAAATAATTTTCACAGAATAAGTTATATCTACAGGAACAGGTTGTGGTATTTTATATACATCGAACCCTTGTCTATTCCCGTCCCAAGTCGGAACTTGAGCATAAAAATATTGTTTTCTATTTGGTATATTGTACATTACCGCAGGATTCGTTCCAAATTTAACTTCAGGTGCCCTGACTACTGTAATGAATGGAGGTTCCGCGTTTTTATCTAAATTTTGGAAATTCCAAGTTTCTGTAAATTGAGCCCAATTTTGAGTGGTTATAAGAATGTCAACCATTGGGACCACTTTACCATCAACAATTGTTTTTAACTCATCTTTAACAAAATCTAAAAATCCTTTATCCAAATCCGCATGTAATAATGACTTCGGTAAAAATGTCCCGTCTTGTTGAATTTTTTCAGCAAGTTCATATCTCCTACTTAATAAAGTCTTAGGTTGAGTTAAAGGAATATGTTTTTTAATTTTTTTAGGTAATGGCATTATTCTTCATTGTTATGTCCACATTTATGACAGATATAAAGGTCGTCTCCTCCTTCTGATAATTTCCACGACCACCCACACTCATCACAAACCACTTTTTCTGAATCAACCATTTCGGTTAATTTTTGTAATTGTAATTCAGTTATTTTTATTTTCATAATCCTCTAAATTCGTTATCCGTCACAGGTGATGCGGTTATTGTTCTATAAAAAGGTAAATATCCAGCGTATGTGTGTTTGTTATCTGAAACAACACGACCATCATTATTAACCGTATAGTATCTAACTCGTGATTCAGTTTCATAATATCCAATGTAATCACCAAAGTTTATATCAATCCCAAGTTCCTCCAAATGTTTTTGATATACTGAAATTTTAATATTACCAGGTTCCGTTTGTTCTATTTTAGAAGTTCCCAAATTTTTATTCTCAGGAGCCATTATTTGAACAAATGCCTTAAATTCAACTGGTGGATTAAACTTTATACCGTCAGTTAGAGTTTCTCCATAAACATCATCGGTTTTAGTCTTATATCTATCAACACTATACAAAACCAATGTGAAATTCATATCACCATGTAACCATTCCTCTCCCATTGATATATCAAGGTCATAATCCTCCGCTCCGAAAAATTTACCTATTCTTGAAATCGGTACTCTTGGTTGTCCCATATTGATAAATATCTAATTTTTACTATTTTTATAACATTAAAGATTGTTTTGGAAACAGGACAAATAGAAAATATGATTGAAAATAGAGCTCTGAATATTTTAGAGTCGTATTCGGGTGCTAACAATTATATTTTAAGATTAAAAACTCAAAAAGAATCAAACAAAAAGTTTTACCCTACAAGAGCCCAATCTGAATATATTACAACTTATCATGACGTTGTTCCGAAAGTGGCTAAAAAATGGGTTGATTTGGACCCATATTTTGCTAAGAAAATTGCCGATGAAAAACTTTATTCTGAAATACCTACTGAATTGTGGATTGAGAAACTATTAGTTGAAAAAGAAAAATCATATCATGTATGGGGTAAAGTTTTTTCGGGGGAAACTCTTCACGATTTTTGGTTACCCAAAGGTGCCATAATTAAAACGCACGTTATTAAAGATGTTACAGTTGACTATGAAAAGTATAAACATAGACCCGCTTTAGAACATCAGAAAATTGCTATTGAAAAATTGGTTGGTAGTACAAGGTTTATTTTGGCTGACGACATGGGATTGGGTAAAACCACCGCAACAATTATTGCCGCGTTAGAGACGGGTATTCAAAAAGTATTAATAATATGTCCCGCATCTCTCAAAATTAATTGGATGAGAGAGATTCAAAACTACACTGATAGGAGTGTTTATATTGCGGAGGGAAAAAACTTCTCATTAGAACATGATTTTGTGATTGTTAACTATGATATCATAAAGAATTTTTATGATTTAAAAGACAAACAAAATTCACCTATAACCCAAGGAAATTTTGATTTAATTATAATAGATGAGGCTCACTATGTTCAAAATGTTCAAGCTCAAAGAACCAAATTGATTAATAGTTTTGCCAAAAATGTAAAAAGACTGTGGTTGTTAACGGGAACTCCAATGACATCTCGTCCGATGAATTATTTTAACCTATTAAGTTTAATTGATAGTCCCGTTGCTCAAAATTGGATGGCCTACGCCATAAGATATTGTCAAGGATATCAATTTAAGGCCGGAAATAGAAAAGTTTGGAATGTTACAGGGGCTTCAAATTTGGAGGAATTAAGAGATAGGACTTCTCGACAGGTTCTCAGGAGATTAAAAACTGAAGTTTTAGATTTACCCGATAAAATTATTTCTCCTGTATATCTCAGATTAAAGTCAAAAGTTTATGAGGAGTTGATGGGTGATTATTACAATTGGTATGAAAATAGAAAAGACGAATCATCATCATTAACTGTTCAATTTAACAAGTTAATGAAAGTAAGACAAACAATTGCCGATGAAAAAGTCTCAGATACCATAGAATTAATTCAAAATATTATTGACCAAGATAAAAAAGTTATAGTCTTTACCAACTTTACTGACACATTAAATAAAATTGCCGACCATTTTGGTAAACAAGCGGTTCGTTTAGATGGGTCAACAAGTAAACCAATGAGACAACATGCCGTTGACCAATTTCAAGAGAACGATAAGATTAAAGTATTCGTGGGTAATTTGTTGGCTGCAGGAGTTGGTTTAACCTTGACCGCTGCCGAGGCGGTTATATTCAACGACCTATCTTTCGTTCCCGCTCATCATCAACAAGCCGAAGATAGAGCTTATAGATACGGTCAAAAAAATTCAGTATCCGTTTATTATCCAATTTTTGACAACACGATTGAAGGGGTTATTTATGACATGTTATCCAAAAAGAAAAATATAATCGATACTGTTATGGGGGATAATTTGGATAAGGCTGATTTTATAGAAGAATTGATGAATAGAATAAACTCTCGTTTATAAGTCTAAAATGAGATATTTATATCTATAAAATATCTTGATGAAAAACTTAGAGTCTAAAGCCGAATTACTTAAGGAAGAAATTATTTTACAAGAAAAGAAAGATAATCAAAACTTTCTTATAACTGAAATGAAACGAATTGGTATCGATAAATTACCATATTCATATTCTTCTTTAAAAAATTTCATTGATTCTAAAACAATGGATGTTCATTATAACAATCACTACAAAACATATGTCAAAAAATTAAACGACGCTTTGTCAAAAAAAGATTATGGTGATGTTGAACTCGAGGAAATTGTAAAATCAATAAGTAGATATAATAACAAAATTAGAAATAACGCCGGTGGGGCTTTTAATCATGCAATGTTTTGGAAAATGTTGTCACCAAAAAAACAAAAGGCCGAAGGTGAAGTTATAGAAAAAATTAAAAAACATTTTGGTAGTGTTAATGAGTTCAAACAAGAATTTGAGGAAACTGCTAAAGATAGATTTGGTTCGGGATGGGTTTGGTTAATCTTAACCAAGAATAATAAATTAAAGATTATGTCAACCGCCAATCAAGATAATCCACTTATGAATGTTATTGATGGTGGATATCCTTTGCTAGGTTTGGACCTTTGGGAACATGCGTATTATCTAAAATACCAAAGTAAAAGAGACGAGTATATTAAAAATTTTTGGGATGTAGTAAATTGGCAATTTGTAAATGAACTTTACAAGTTGAAAACTGATAAGGAAACTAATGAGTCAGTAAAGACCACAAAAACCCAAATTTTAGAGAGTATAAAAGGACCTGTAAACTTTGGTCAAAAATAATTCTATTTAAGTAAATATTTATATAATAAACAAATCAATGGCCATAATTGAAGAACCATATAGAAGTGAGCTCTATAAGAGATTAAGACACTTGTTAGGTGCCCCACTTAGAAGTGTGGAACTTGAGGACGAACAATTAGACTCTTTGTTAGAATTATCTATTGATGATTATTCACAATATGTACAAGATTGGTTAATAGAGTCACAATGGTCCTCGTTATATGGACTTAATTTAGATACTCAGTCTTTGTCAAAGGCTTTTATTACAAAAAGTTTAGACTATGAAGAAAGATATACCTATGCCTATTCTAAGATAGTTGGTTTACAGACAGGAGGTGATTCTGTGTTAAAGAAGGATTATGTCCAACTACAACCAAATCAACAAATTTATGAAATTCCCGCTAATAGAGAACTTAATGAACTTTTATGGTTTACTCCGGCCGAGTTAAATAATTTACTATTTGACCCTTGGTCATTTGGAGCCTTAGGTGGTGTTGGATTAGGTGGACCCGCGGGTTATTCTCAGATGGGTTATTCAGGGTCATACTTTATGATGCCAGCATTCGACATGTTATTAAGAATGCAAGAAATCAACATTCAAAGAAGAATCATTGCTGGAGATTTAACATATAGAGTAACCGCATTACCTGAAGGTAAAAAGGCGTTACATCTTATGAATACACCTGGAGGTAAATTTGATTTCGGTAACGCCACCCTAATGAGAGGAAAAGTATGGTATTGGTATTATGATGTTGAGGGTGCCGATAGAGATAAATGTTTAAAGGACAATCCTGATATTATTAAGTTACCATCTGATGTACCTTTTGAAAAAATAAATTGGATTGACCTAAATAATCCATCTCAAATATGGGTTCGTAGGTGGTTTTTCGCATATGCAAAAGAAACTTTATCAAGAGTAAGAGGTAAGTTTAGTGGTAACATTAAAACTCCTGATTCTGAATTAACAATGGACTACGCTTCATTGGCCACTGAGGCTAAAGATGAAAAATCAAAATTAATTGAAGAATTAATCGGAGCTGAAGGTCGTTTGACAAGATTGAAACCTGAAAAAGTAATGGAAAGAGAGGCATTGATTGCCGAAAATCTTAACAAACAAAAGAAATTTACAGCAATGCCGAGACAAATATACGTTATTTAATATGGATAATAAATTTTTACGAAAACAAGTGGGGCAAAAAGTTTACACAATTAAAAAAATTGTTGAGGAGCCTGTATATTGGACGAGTGATGAAGAATTTATTTTGGTTAAAAATACAGTGGATAAAGTTGTTTTAGATAATAAAAAAACTAATGAAATAACAATTAAATCATTATCTCCTGTGATTGTTTCATGTACCGAAAATAAAATAGATGAAGAATATGATGAAATTTTATTAGAAAAAGGGTCATGTGTTCATCTATTGAAACTAAACAATATTTGGTACATTATATCTTCAGACGGACTCAAACTGAATTAATTTTTCTTCCCACCCTTTATCCGCCAATTCATACATATAATCAGGATGTAATCCTCGTTTTTCCCAATACTTCATTTCAGGTTCTGATATTGTCAAAACTTCTTCCAAAGTATCTTGGTCACCTTTTTCAAACGGTAAACCATTAATTAGTTCTGATTGGTCTTTCGTAAAGAACATTCTTTCCTCAGGATTATCAACAATCAAACCATCGCGAACTTCCTGTTTGAATACCACAAGTAGTGGTTCAATTCGTTTGTTAAATGTTGCAATCGCTCTTGGTACATTATAATCACCTGTCATTTCAGGATTGTTTTCCAAATCTGATGGCTCAATCCTATAACAGTTTAATTGTATGATTGAATTAATACTGTCATTTAATGGTTTACCAAATTCTTTTAGATGTTGTTCTTTTGTTTCATCTGACCAACCCTTTTTAGGTTTATTAACTTTCTGAACATCTCCGTGTGAAGCCTTAATACCGTTATTAACATAGTAAATCACATCACCAAGATTGACTGCCACATTATCACGAATTGCAAGTTCCATATGTGCCATTCTCGACATTTCATTACCCGCTTTTGTTTTTTCCTTTGAGCGTTTTCTATAATCATCAATAGACAATTTAACTTTCGCTCTTTGGGCAATCTTCATAAGTGGGATTTGTTTGTTATAGATTTTTTGAACATACTCATAATACCATTCGATAAATTCTTGACCCTTACCCTCTAGTAATTGTTTAACACCCTTGTCCAAAAAGTCCTCAATGTAAAGTGGAAGTTTCTTTGACTTAATTGTATTACCCGTGAGTTTAATCTTACCCTTGGCATCCATAACCGCGTAATTCTTACGAGCAAGATTGATACACGATGGCCAAGTTCCATCAGTATCTAATGCCATCTCACCTCTCATAAATGTGTCGTTAAACTCGGCAACATCTGCGTCGTCCCCACGATATTCTTTACCCTCCTTAACTTTCCAGTTTAAACCTTTACCGATATAAACTCTATCCTCCACACCTTCAGGTTTTGAAAAGTTAACACCGTCAGTATCCATTACAAGTGGGGTATAACCTTTTTTCATAAAGAACTTAATCATCATACGAAGGTATTGTCTACCAGTACAAGTAATCTGTTCTCCCATATACATATCACCCCACGCAAATACTTGTGGGGCCGACAAAGCTCCGAACATTGAGTTGATGAAAATCTTAATCGGAAGTTGTTTACGGTCATACTTTAAAGATGTCTTTTTATCTTTATCATACCATTCTGCCGCCAAGTTCTTATACATGATACGAGAATTACGGAAGTAAGATAACATACCCTTCATTGCGCCTGTAATGTCACAATCAGGAAACACATCGTGTACAAGTTGGATTGAAGGATAAAGTGACGAGTAGTCAAGCTTCAATACTTTTGTAGAGTAACCAACCTTTAATAGTCGTGACAATCCGCCAACAAAATCCGTTTTTGATTGTTTTTTTGGAATTGCAAGTTTGTGTTTGTAACTCCAAGCAAGCATCAACATTTTCCAAAGTGTTGCCGTACCCATAGTAGATACCCTCTCATAGGTCGTTGGTACAAGGGATGCAAGTAGGAATGTTCCTTGGTTAAATTCTTCGTCAACAAGTAAGGTTTCCTCCAAGTCATCGTCGAGATACCTCTCTACAATATCATCACCTGTTGTCTTAATGTATGTGCCAGGAAATCTTGTATCTAAATAATTAAATTCAGGATTGTTGGCTTTCTTGTATTTTCCGTTCTTAATGTTTAACCAATATTCTTCCTTTTTGGCATACATCGGGCCAATCTCGGTGTGGTCAATATAAACTCGGTCTTCGGATTCCGCGTCAATATATTGAGTGATATATTTCAAACCCGCTGACTTAATACTTGAATTAATTGCTTGTGCTCTACGGACTGAGTGAATAATATCAATTACGTTATACCCCCACATTCCAACCTGATTGTATCTTTCAACTTCGTTGGCGAGTTTAAGTAAGTTCTCACTTTCCTTTATTGTATGTTTTGGGTTAAGTGTTTTACAAATTCTTTTAATATCGAGGTTCAGAGCCTTACAACGTTCGAATATCCAATACCAATCGAAGTTCGCGGAATTGTAACCTCCCAAAATACTAGGCTTTAACTCATCTATGATGTTGAAGAATTCTACAAGTCCTAGTCTCTCCTCGTCCTCATTAGAACACTCAATTACTTTTTGGTATCCTTTGTTTGTCTTGATACCTATCATAAAGATACGACCGTCTTTTGGTTCGAGTGCGGTCGTCTCTAAGTCGAATACAAACCTCGTAATATCATTGTATTCGTCGTATCCTTTAAATAGTCGTTTTTCTCTCGATATAAGATATTGTTCGGTTGGTGGTAAAATCATAATTAGGTCTTTTGTTCTTTCACCCCAAGGGTCAACACCCCCATCACGGAAGAATTGAATTAAAGAACGATAACCCTTTAAGGATTTAACCATATACTTTAAACCTTCTTCCATTCGTTCATTACCGCCTGTCTCAAGTTTATCAATCATAATTCCATACTTAGACATAGCTTCTTTCTGTAATGCCTTTGATGACTGATAAAAATTTAAACCTCGTAGGTCTCCGACCCACGCAAATGCAACGAATGTGTCTTTTTTGATTTCTTTACCTTTACCAGGTACTTCTTTGATTTTATATATAGAATCTGAAACGTAATCAAATTCTATGGCAACGATGTGCTCTTCAGGGTCGTTTCCTTCTAGAAACGCTTTGATTTCTTCTTGACTTGTCATAATTGATTGGTTTATTGGCTGCCGCGAAATTACGACATTTACCTTTGTATCAATTATAAATATTAAAACCCACTAAATCAATTAAGTTCTTATCTCTGTCGCCAAACAAATTTCACCTTGTTCCATTATAAGTCTATTCATATCTGTGAAACTTATATAGGCATGACCTCCTTGACCCCATCCCTTACCCCAACTATTTTTAATTCTGAACATTTGTGAAGTTGTTGCAATTCCGTTTATCACATAAGCATGACCTCCAGCTAATGGTCCTGTTGCTCTAATAACCCCTGAAGAATTTGGAAAAAACATACCATAATACCAATTAGTACCAACAACAACTGGTCCCAAATTTAATACAGAATCAATTAGTGTTTTTAAATTAAACCCCCAATAATACCTTGAGATTAATTTTTGATTTTGTAGGAATTTTGCACCTCCTCTTACTGAGGTTCCATCATAGTTTTCTCCGGGCCAAATATCCAATCTTTGAGCGTTTTCATAAATAATGTTTGGTTGTATTTTTGGAGCGATTCCTCTATGATATACAGGACCATCACTTAGCCAGTGAGACCATGCATATCCTACACACTGAGGTGTATTGCCTTGGTCTCCCCACCAAATTGTGTCATCCCAATAACGACTGGTAATTCTAGTTCTATTTGTTCTTTTTAACAAATGAGTTGATATGAGATAGTTTTGGTCTCTCTCATCAGGAATATATTGTCTCCCTAATTTATAAGTTATTTCGGTATTTTCTGTTTCCATTACTTTAAAAATAATTCAATTAATCTTGTTTCAATGTCAACATCAGTCCATTGACCTATTCTATCATACATTTGATTTTCCCAAAGGGTAACTGGACCAAGTTCTTTTGTATTGGCAACAATTTTTCTTTGTTTTGATAGGTCTTCTACAGAAAGAACTTCAATTGTTGAGGTTTTAATTTGAACTGCAGGTATTTCTCTAACAACAACCTCAGTTGGTAAAGAGATTATTAAACCTTCGCTTTGATTTTGAGTATTTCTTCTATTTGGTCTCATTTTTTTATTTTATTTAAGGTGTATCATATGAATCTTGACATGTGTATCCGGTTCCACTTGAGTTAACGGCGTATCCTCTGAAGTATATTGTTGAGCCTGAAGTTAGTCCGGTTAAGTTAGTGGTGTAAGAACCAATACCCGTTCCCCCTTCTACAACAACATTATTAGAAATAGTTGGATATGGAGAAGTGTCCCATACCACCCCTCGTTCAGTTACTGAATTTCCTCCATCCAATGTAATATTAACGTAAACATCAATATCATAAGAACTAACTGCGGTCCATCCCGTAATATTTAAAGTCGGTACCACCGAATCATTTATATTACCAATGATTAATGTATCAGTACCATCATAATAACTTATCCTAGTTCCTCCAGTTGAATTTGTGAACACTTGTTTAGAGTAAGAGTCGTAAATTACCACTGAATTTTCTGAAATATCATTTATATTTGAATCAACAAAATTTGTTTTAGATATATTTTTATTATCCATTAAACATATTGACGATAAATCAAGTGACGAATATTTTAGTAAATTATTTTCAAATGTTGAATTATTTAAAACACCGTATAGTATTTCAGAAAATGAATTTAAATAATTTTGATTAATTGTACTGGCACTAAGAGTATTATTATAAATAAAACTATTGTTTAGGTCATTTAATCTTAATTCTGAACCACCATTTTGAGTATTATCAATTATATTTGACTGATTTTTTACTATATTATTACTAATAAAAGATGATGATAAAATAGTATTAATTGATATTTCAGATGTTTGGGTTATCTCGTTTTCGGAAATAAAAGAACTATCATCTAACGTGTTTCCTGATAAATAACTTAATGAAAGATTATTATATTCAATATAAGAATTAGTGAATCCTGAATTATATTCTATCGATGAATTCTGACTTAAAGTGTTATTTTGTACAAAAGTATTTGCCGATAAGTAATTATAATCAATAATTGAAATTTGACTTAATGTGTTATATAAAATATTTCCATTATTAATTAATGTGTTATTGGATATCGATGAATTATGTATTGTATTAAATGCAATATTTGAAATTGATAAATTATTAAATTCTATGGATGAATCATCTATGATTTCATTACCTTCAATACTAGTTGAAATAAATATATTATCATTTAACAAACTATCTGTAATTATATTATTTGAACCAATATTAGAGTTGTCAGTTATATTATTAGAAAACTCAGAACCAAATTTCAAATTTATTTTATTAATATTAGTATTGTGAAATTGATTGTTATAAACAACACTTAAAAATATTTCACTGTCCGCAATATAAGTATTATTTGTGTTATAACCTCCAAGTATATTACTATTTATTACCGAGTTTGATATTTCACAATTTTGAAATTCAGACCTAGGACTAAATATATTATCTGAAAATATTGTTTCTGAGATAACATTATTGTAGGAAAAATTTGAGTTTCTAGTTGGTGCGAAATAGTTTTCAGAGAAAACACTACTTTGAGTTAAATTATTATCCCAAATAAACCCTCCTTGGAAATTTAAGCAATCAAGATAACTGTCTGTTATTTTATTACCCATTATACCGTATTTAGTTGTGGTTTGACTATTATTAAATAAACCAGTAATATTAGTATATTGAGTGTCTATATTAAATTTAGATTCCTCGATAAAATACCCATCAACAAGTGATAGAAAAATACTTACGATATTATCAATCTCATTGTCACTTATCTTATCTATGGGTGATAATGACATCAGTAAATAATAAATTTTGGTTACACTAGATGCCGTTAAACCCGATATTTGGTCAAAATCACTATCACATCCTCCGCTACTATAATCATGATTTATTCCCGTACCATCACTATTAACAATTATAATATGGTTGTTTGATGGTTCATTATTTGTGTTATTAAAATATCTTTTAACAAACGCGGTATAAGTTTCAGAGAATCCTGTGTAGGTTTGTTGATAAGAATCTAAAACAGAATCACAATCTGTACCAAGTGAACCATTAATGTAAAACTCATCTACAGAAGTATTTGTAGCCATCATAACAAATAATCCGGGATAAAGATTTGTAAAATAACTTGACGCTGCCCCGAAATAAGAATCGCCAGATAAAACAATTCCGTTTAAAGTAAAATAAAATGGAGAAGTTTCTTGATTACTGTGAACAGGTGGGTCAACCATTTGAGTGTGGGTGTAAGGTATTTGGGTGAATAATTCAGTATTTAAAATGTTACCAGTATCGAATAAATCGTTACCTCCATACAAAATATCACTTCCTAAATCAGGAACATCATTAAATAAAAATAACCCTGTAGAATTACCCCAATTTGTTTGATTATTACCCCACTGAAAATCCTTAATTGGATTACCATAATTGTCTATTTCAAATTGTTTTATACTTTGATACGTACAAGAAACTTCATTTCCAAATCCATCTCTTCTGTAAATTATTTTATCTTTTTCGTAATCATAAATTATTTCGTCGGCAACTAAATTATAGTTAAAATCATTAAACGGAATGGGAGACCACGTAGAACTTAATTCATACTTATTTAATGAAACACCAACGGTCGATGCCATATATGATGCGGTTATACTATAACCAGAACTTACAGAACCTGTAGTCTCTAAAGACCATTCACCGGTATCATAATTTGTGGTCCCTGTACCTCCACCATTTCCGACTAATTGACCACTTCCATTATCTAAAAATTGTTCTATACCAGTGTCTATTGACAATGTTGATGGAAATATTGGTCTATTTTCGGTAAATCCGCTGTATATCGATGAACCATCACCAATTCCAACGGACTCATTAGAAATATCACCACCTTGATTTACCCATAAAAATCCTCCCCATATAGCCGAGCTGGAATTTTCATCACCAAATACATATTCAGGAGTCAATGAACGACTAATAGTTGCAATAACACCACTTGTGTTTCCAGTAATTGAGGTCGCACCACTCCAATCCCCATTTACCCATTCTATTAATTCATCAGATATATAAGTTCCAGTTCCACCCAAATCACATGTAACAGTTTCATTTGGTGTAAATATCCCTCCACTAATACTATCGAATGTAGGAGTCATGTGTCTCGTCCAAATTCCATATCCGTCGATAGTTTGGTCATATTTTGGATTATAAAATAAACCAACACCTTTCTCAGATAATTTATTTGGGGAAACTGACTCTAAAATTATTGTTGTTCCACCATATAGGTCAAAATCAACCCCACTTATTATATAGAAATAACCAGGAATTAAACTTGATGTTTGAATTAAAGATTCAAGTTCATTTTTAGTAACCTCAATATAGTTAGTGGTTAGTCCCGAAACGTATCCTTTATATGTAGCACCATTATCTGTGAAAGGAAAAATACTCTCAGGACCTGGTGTTGCCAAAACTAATTGAGATATCTTAATATTCGCCATTTTAATTTTATTTATAAATATCTTTTATTTTTTTTTAATTTTTTAAATTACAATAACACCTTTTAGATTTTCTCCATTAGGGTCTGTCAATGTATCTATTATTGTCAAAGGTGGTACCGGAGGTGTTGATGTAGGGGTAGGGGTTGGAGTTGGGGTTTCACTAGTAGTTGGAGTATTAGTATTCGTAACACTTGGGGTTGGTGTATTAGTTGATGTTTGAGTATTAGTCGGTGTAGGAGTTGGAGGTAAAGAAGTTGGAATTAAGTCTGTCGGAGCAGGAGGGATAACCGGGTTATTAATCGGAGGTACAAAACTATAATTTGTATAAACACTGTAACCATATGAAGTATATCCCGTCACCGAAGTTCCAACCTCGTAAAACGCCGATACCCCATAATAACTTGAATATGGAGTTGTAAAATCGTAGAATAAAGTTTGAGCCGATTGAGTTCCTGCTGAAATCACAAGTGACAAATTAAATAACTGTACAGATTCGTATCCATAACCAATAATGTTTTGGAACGATACCTCAACGTCGGTATCGACCGGATATGATGAAGTTACGGTATACGTAAATAAAATGCCACCTAAAACTTCATAATAAATTGCGTTTATGTTAATTAAATTACAGGTTTCTTCTAATACTAAATTTTGGAAGTCCTCAGTAATAAGAACATAATCAAAATCAAAATCAGTCGCCAAATATAAGTTACATTGAGGTGTTGGAGTTGGGGTAGGTGTCGGTGTAGGTGTCGGATAATTGAATTCTACAATCTCAGTAACTATGAATTTGTTAGAATATTCGGCAGGTATAATATTAACATTTTTAAAATAACTGGTTCCGCTAAGTGACTCAAAATCATAGTCTAATGTTAATGTTAATACATTTGATGTTTTCTCTTTATCTATTTCTATTTGAGATGTAATCTCTATTTCACCACCTGACGATAATAAGACATGAGTAAATTCTAATATTATATCATCAAAAAATGGCTTATCTATAACCAAATAATATTCTATATTAACTGAACCAGGACTTATTAATCCAAATAAATTCATTTTTATAACCAACCCAGGAGTTAATGTTGGGGTACGGGTTAGAGTCGGTGTGGGTGTTGGTGTTCTTGGAATTCCAGAGTCACATATGGTCAAGGTCGCTGACTGTAGAAAACCTTCGTCTTCAGGAGCGAAATCTTGAATATATAAAGTCCATAAACCATTTGCATATTCAGCTGGAGTCTCAGTTATAAAAACACTCAAGTCCAAAGTAGACTGACCTTGGATAAACTGATATGGACATGGGGAACCAAATAAAACTGTTTCATAAACATAAGGGTCATTTATAAAATTTCCGGTTGAGTGTCCGTCCCATAAAGTATTTGACAATGTGCTTAACGTGACAGTTCCGTTATCTATACCATAAACAGACCCTTTCCTCCCTGTTATTATAGAATATCTTAAACCATCCGGTGATAATAATATCATACCAACATCGCCAACATAAGTATGACTATATCCATTTAAAGTTAAACTTATACTATCTATGGCATTAGTTATACCATAAACTAAAAATGTAACGGGATATACTGAGGCCTCAGAGTCGTCAAATATTGATATATCTTGCTCTTCGGATGGAAATATTTTACAATAATTAGGAGTTACCGATGGTGTAGGTTGTGGTGTTGATGATGGAGGAGGTAAAGTAGGACACGGAGGACAAATAGGTTCAATAGGTGATTCAATACAACATGGAAATTCTGAAACATAACAACTTTCATAATTTAAATCATTAGCAATAAATGATTCCTGAACTGAAATATATAATTTTTCTCTAATTGGTAGAATCAAAACTCCTTCAGAGTTTCTAAGCATGAACTGGCCCTCAAACCTACCTTCCATATTGGTGTCGGTAGAAGTGAATTGGTAGTATAGATAATACTCAGTTTCTGCATTTGGGTCATCAAAAGTTTTTTCAACAAAACCTGCAGGACGAGACATTATTTTTGGAATTCCCGTCTCAAGGTCCGTCATAGAAAAATAGATTGATGAAACTTCAATAAGTTTCATAAAATTATTGTAGTCACTTCTACCGTCCTTAACTACCTGTAACTTTAAAAGTGGGAGAGTTGCATTTTTCTTAATTAAGAATTCCATCAATCTATTTTATCTTATAAATATTTCTATTTAAGAAATAGACGATAATAAATATGTTGTTTCAAATCTTTAGTAATAGTGAAACTTTTTTATATTTTTGAAATACTTATATAATATGGGACGACCAAAAAAACAAACAGAAGATTGTAAAGTTAAATTCGGTATTAGTTTAGACCGAGAACTATTTGATATAATGGTTAAAGATAAAATTAAAAAGTCAACCTTGATAAACAAGTTACTTAGAGAATACTATGGAAACAAAAGTGTGTAGTAAATGTGGTATTGAAAAAGAGGTTTGTGAGTTTTACAACAGAAAAAAAAGTCGTGATGGAAAAAGACCTGAGTGTAAAATTTGTTCTAATGAATTATCAGTAATTTACAATAAAAAAAACAAACAAAAAATTAACCTTATAAAACAAAAATATGTTAACAAAAACAAAGAAAAGGTTAAAACGTCTAAAAAAAAGTGGTTCGAGAAAAATCCAACTTATCAGAAAGAATGGGCTATGTATAATTATAAGACCGATATAATATATAGACTGAAGGTCATTATGAGAGCCAGATTACAACTATTTCTTAAATCAAAGAAATCTTTTAAAAAGGGAAAAACATTTGAAATTATAGGATGTACCCCTGAATTCTTAAAGGAATACATAGAATCTAAATTTACTGAGGGTATGAGTTGGGAGTTAGTTGGTCAATATATCCATATTGACCATATAACCCCTTTGTCAATTGCAAAAACTGAGGATGAAATTTTTAAACTATGTCATTATACAAATCTTCAGCCCCTTTGGGCTGAAGATAATTTGAAAAAAAGTAATAAAGTTATAATTTAACTTTCTTTTCTAAGTTCGGCCGCGTAGTGTTCAAAACGGTTGTGCTCAGTAGGAGTCATCAATAATATTCCACCATTTAAGTTACCCTTTTTAGTTTCCTGATACATAAACGACATCCAAGTCTGTTCGTATGGGTGTGCCCACTTTGTGTCTAAAAACATTTTTTGGTTACCTTTCTTAGAAATTACTTGTGGCCAGTTGCAGTAATAAATTTCTCCATCGGCATATGGAACTCCATCTAAAGATTTAATATTTTTGAAGACAGTTCTCGGAGCATTTGGGTCTAATCCCATTTGAGGTAATTTAGTATTTTGAGGCCAAAACTCTTCTCTAACATGTTGCGGCGTATTATACCATGACCACTGCACCGAATTATCACCAAAAAACTCAGAAAAATTGAGCTTCAAAAAATCAAAATTCTCAGATTGAGCAATTCTCATACTTTTATCGTATAAATTACTCACGTATCTATTAAACCCATTTCTACATACTTCTCCTTTTTTTGGATAGAAAAACATGTCATCCTCAAACCACCAATAAAATTCTGAGTCTGTCTTATCAAAATGTTCGGCAACAAATTGTCTACCCCCACATATACCCAAGTTTTCACCAGGATTAATTATTTCAAAATCATACATTGCACACAATTCTTCGTAACCCGAATCAGTACTTCTATCCGTTGAGTTATTCAAAAGATATTTCTTTGGTTTTTTGATAAAATCCTCATCATATTCAACCATAGATTGAATTAATGTTTTTAGTTGATTTGGACTATTAAAACCAATCACATATAGTGATGTCTTACTAATATCTTTAACAGGTTCTCCACTTGGTAATGTGTGTTTAGTTTTGACCTCTAAAGTATCATTTTTCAAATCCTCAAAAAATTTACCCATAAGTCCATTATCTTCGATTTCAAAGTAGTTAATTAAATTAGAATACTTGTATAATAATATCGAAAATATTGATTCTTCAGTGCCCATATATCCATCTGTTAGGGTATTAATCAACATCGAATAATAGATTGAGTTAATTTCAGAAATACTTTCCTTAGGTCCTCCGAAGAATCCTCCTCTACCAACCAAATTTACATTTGAACCGGCGTATTCATTTATTTTAGGATAAGAAAACCCATGAATTTCATTTGACGCTTCGTATGGGAAACAAACAAAACTAAATTTATTAAAATACTTACTCAGTTTATTTTGTACCTTATCGTGAGTAAAATAACCTGGATGAACCGTGTTTGATAATCCTGCATCAATCCAATACATTTCATCCGAATTAAATTGGTCCATTATTTTTGCATCATGTAGTAAAAACATTTTTGACATGACTAATGGATTATACCATTCTAATTTCGCTTGTGTTGAGTCGGGAAGCCATCCTGACTGACCGTACCATTCAGGATTGTTTCTAATCTCTTGAATTTTTTCATACGGTACAGATGACTTAAACCATTCTACACTTCTTTCTATAAATTGCGTGTTTGATTTACTTCTTCTTTCCCAAACAAAAGACTCTAATTCCTTTTCTCCAAAAATAATTAAGTTAACATTTACTTTTAATAATTCATTAAATTTTTCCAAATAATGGTCGAAACTTCTAGACCATCCTTCAGTTAATGAATCTCTTTTAATGTTCCACAATCCTGTTACAAAAGTTGTGTGACTTAAGTTCTCAGGTTCCATAATTTCTATATTCTCATTTTCTTTAGGTTCATTTATTTTTTCATCAGATTTCATTTTACATACCCAAACAACAGATTGGAATAAATCTCTTCTGTAATCAACTAAATTATTTCTATTACATGGTTCCTCAATATCTTTTTCAGTTAATTCTAACCAATTCCAAATTTTAAGATTTATATTATTATCAAAATATTCTTTATCGTATGAATAGTCATGTCCTAATATAAAATCATTTTCTTTTAAATAATTTGACAAAATATTAAATTCTAATTTTTTATTACCACCATCACACAATACAATTGTAGTTCCTTCAGATTGAATAAAGTCAATAACACTTTGTGAAACTGTAGTATAATTTGAGTCAAAAATATTTTCAACGCTCACATCAACTCCAAATTCTTTTAATTTTTCATATGTATGATTTTCATTTATATCAAATGACATTATTTCACAATCTATATTTAGAGAATTACAAGTATCTTTTAAAAAATAAGTAAATCCACCTAGAGCAGTTCCTATTTCTAAAATTCTTTTAGGTCTGGTCTCCTTTATGAAATAAAAGAAAATTTCGAATGCGTTATGATTTTGTTGGGCAACCCATTCATTATTATAAACCGACAAACTATCGTTATCTACTAAATTACTTTTTTTAGTTATCTTATTTTGAAAAATCATGTTTAATATTTTTAATGTTTATTTATATAATGTAGATTGGGGCCAAGTTGTCCATTCAATTGATGGGTCCTCAAATTTAAATTCATTTTTTAAGTGAGATATTGAATTATGTAGATATATGTCATCCTGCCCTCCACACAAAGAACCAATTAATGTGTAACCTTTAGACTGTAAAAATTCGCGGCTTTTTGAGATTCTGTAATAATCACCTTCTCTACCAGTGTCAATCTCAAATGAGATTACGTTGAAATTATACTCGTCAAAAGGTATTTTATATAAACATTCTAGCGTTAATTCTGGTGGTTCTAAATCCAAGCTTAAATAATCAACATTATATGGTAAATTATTATTTTTAAATAAATCAGAATAATTTATTGTTAGAGCATCAGAAAGAATTCTTTTAGTTTTACGTATACTTTCCCATCCTTCACCATTATCCTCTTTACAATCATTTAAATCGATAGATATTCCGTTCCAGTTATATTTACTTTCTAATAAATAAGTATTGTTAATATTTTTAGGATATCCGCAACCAATATCTACAAAAAAACCATTTTGTTTATTTTTTAAGTATTTTAAAACTATTTTATCTTGACCAATTTGTGAAAAACAATCCATAATATTTTTTAATTAGTTATTAAATTTTTTATTTTAGTATCCCAGTCCTTATGATAATGATTATGAGCAACACCGTATGTTAAAAAGTTTGATAGACTTTTACTAACAGTGAAAATATTATCACATCTTGAAAATAAGGTCATTTCTGCCACAATTTGTCTAGCGTGATTAATATTAATCATTTCTTCATAATTTTTATTATATGAATAATGTAAATCTAAGTCACTATCAAATGTATTATAAAATGTATTTTTGAAATTTTTTGTAATATGTTTTACTAAACTTTTATTGTTAGAACAAATCATTATATCCTGATTATTATTCATTTCAATAAATTCGTAAACCCTATTAATCATTGAGTTATAAAAAACATCTTCGAGTACAATATCATAATCTGAAAGAATAAATAAATCGTCACATCTAAAATGAACAGATTTAATTTTTGATTTTTTTTCTATAAACTTATTTCCAATTTCAAGTACTTCTTCATTTATAAACTGATAATCAAAATCAGGTAATTTTTCAGGACAAAAAGACGAGTAAGAGTTTCTGCGAAAACCAAAATAGTCAAAAACAGGTAATTCATATTCATTAATTTCATCGATTATTTTGTCAACAAATATTTTTATTGCGTTTTGACCGGTGTTTAAATATAAAAAACCGTCTGAAATCTCAGACTCATTATGTATATAATTTATTTTTATATTCATTTTTTTAAAAAGACTAAAGTCATAAAGATAATCTAAAGGTAAATCTGGAGAAAAGTATAAATTTTTATTTATCCATAAAATTTCAACTTCGTACCCGAAATTAGTAAAATCTTTACATGCTTTGTATCCTGTCAAAATATTTGCATATTGGTCCCCGAATCCTGAAATGCAATGGAGAATAATTTTAGCCCTCATTTCTTTTTTTAATAAATGAACCCCATACGACTTGTAAAAAATCATCAGGCATAAAAGGTTCTAAATTATTTTCCTTAACTGAGATTTCAATATCTGAAAATTTTGATTCGTGCCAATTCCAAATTTTATTTAAAAATTTTTCTTGAAACTCGTGTTCATCTGTAATATAATCATGTAACATGATTATATCACCATCATTCAGTATTTTTGAAAGAGCGTTGAATTCATTTTTTTTATCCCCTCCGTCACATAATATTATGTTAACCCCGTCATCTGACATAAACTCTTTGAGTTCTTTGGTAGAATTTTCTGATAATCTAAATGGATTATATAAAAATAAATCTTTTTTTATAATTTCAACGTTATCTTTTAACTCAGGGTGACTTAAAAGAAAAACTGGGTCTTTTATATCATAAGTTCTTATGATAGTATCTAAATTTAATTCATGTACAATGTCTTGTAACAAAAGTGTTAGCCCACCGAACTCAGTACCAATTTCTATAATTTTTTTTGGTTTAGTCGTTTCTAACAATTTCTTAAATTTATCATTTATATTTCTATGTTGTAACATAGAAAGTCCTTTATAATTAAAGGAGCCGTGAACATAACTTTCAATTTCTGTATGATTTTGTTCCATATCAACCGTGTTTTCTATAATTTTAATACCAAAATAGTCTAATTCGCCTCCATCATGACTTATTCTACAATATTTTGTAAATTCATCGAATGGAGTTATTCCAATCATTTTCATACCTGAGTATATCGCCGATGTTCCAAAATAAACACCATCATGGTATGTAAAATAATCGTTGTTTTTATAAGAAACTAAATCCCAAAAATGTAAAAATTTAATTAATTTTTCATTTTTTTTGAAAATGACTCTAGTTTCGGCCGGATTTGGAGCGTTATCTAATTCATCATAATATAGTTCATTAAATTCAATATCTATCTTATCCTGAAAATGTTTATAAATAGACCTCAATCCACCCAATTGGGGATTGGCGTGGGAAACAAATGCCACATCAAAATCTTCATTACATTTTTCTATAAAACTATCATTATCCCATCCTGTTATAAAACAATCACAATCATTATAAAAAATAATTTCATATCCTAAATTTAATGATAATTTAATTGGTAACCGTTTTAGGTGCATATTAAAAAAGTTTGCCGATGTTAAAGGCTCATTAAAATTATCGTAGTAATTAAAAAATTTAACTCGGTAATTTTTTATTTCCTCAAATTGTTTCATTTGGTTAGTTAATATGACTAAATCATATTTTGTATATTTTAAATAACTTTCTATAAGATTTTTAGTTTTTTCGACATAATGACTTCCACCATTAATCTCAATACAAGAGGTTGCGATGCAAATTTTAGAGGAGGATTTTATTTTAAAAATTTCATAAAAATACTTAATAATTAAACTATTTGTTTCTGGATTATTTCTATTATACCAATCATCAAATTTTAATGGCGTAAACAGTACAGGATTATTAAAATACATAAAAGACATAATCAATTCTTCATGATATAATTCGGATTCATTTGTTAATAATGAAAAAAGTATTTTTTCAAATTGATTTTTAAATTCTACCATTAAGCTTACGTTTCCCCCAAAAAAACCACCAATAATATGTTCACTATTGTTATAACTGTCATAATACTTTGTTGGAATTGAGGAGCTCCAATAAAATCTACCGCTGTTGTTTTTACTAACAATCACAATTTTGTCTTTAGTTATTGTATTTAAGTAATTTAAATAATCTTCATTAAATACTGTAAATGAAAAATGTTTTTGGAACCCTTGTCCATAAGAATACTCTTCAGGAAATAACCCCCCATGGGATAGTCCGGCATCAAACCAATAAATTTTTTCATAGTCTTCAATATTTGTAATGTTTTCCAACCAAAAAAATTTATTATATTGTATTTCATAACATCTATCCGAAGTTATAATTTCTGACAAATTTTTTAAATTTCTAATTTCATTGAAAAAACGACTTTCAGTTAAATCAAAAACAATAAATTCTAATTTATCTTCTGAAATTTTATTTATTTCATAAAACCAAGATTTTAACTCACCCAGTTCTTCCTCGCTAGTGAAACATATTAGTTTATCAGGATTAAGTTTTAAAATTGATAATAAACTATATTTATAATGCAATTCTCTGCTAGGTCTCCCTCCAAATTCGGTACCCCATAGGTTAGAATATATTGATGTATATATTAAAGTTTTCATAATATTTCATTTATTAATTTAATTGAGTTTTCTAATCTTGATTTTTTTGATAAATTCTTTTCATAATATTTTCTTGCGTTTTCGCCAACAAATTTTAAATATTCTTTATCGTTAATTATTTCTTTAAATTTACTCTCAATAATTTTTGCGTGATTAAATTCTCCTAATCTGTCTGTAAAAACTTCGTTATGTTTTGGGATAGAATTATCATACGGTATTGAAATATAATGATGTCCTGGTATTAATGGCTCAATTAATTGAGACTGGAACTCAAACCGTATAAATGGAATTCCTAATGCCATATATTCCACATCCCTATAACATAATTCTCCGACCCCCGCAATTGATAAACCAATGCTGTAATTTATTAGCTCATTAAAATAGTCATTAGTATTTATCGGATTTAATCCTTCTAAAATGTTTCTATCAAAATGGTTAATAATTGGTCTATGTGCGGTTGCCCCCCTAAAAAATAATTTATCAACAAATGAGTTTTTCTCCTTTCTTTTTTGGTAAAATTGCTCTAAATCAACATCAAAACTAGGAAAATAAATCCAAGGAGAATATTTTTCAAAATAATCATCTACGTGATGTTTTATTTTATAGTCTATAAATTGAGAAACAAAAACTTTTTTTAGTTTTGGGTTACTTCTCTCATCTAATATACAGTGTGTTAAATCATCTGCCACTGAAAAAATTAAAAAATCACCCGTTTCAATATTTTCTATGAGATATTCGCATTCTAACATTAATAATCCGTCTTGTTTTGATAAAGATTTAAAATTCACATTAAATCTATCAAAATGAGCTTGCTCAAAAAATCTGTTTTCATAAACTTCGTTATTTTTTTTTAGTTCAATAGTTAAATCATCCCAAAAAACATTATAATCACGATTTTTTTTTGTAATCTCATTAGTTGGATTATGGATTCTTAATTTCATATTAAATTAATATAAATTTCCGCTTATTCTCTCACACCATCCTTTAGATACTGAGTATGGCCAAACTACCCAATACTTTGGTTTCTTTGAGGTTTCAAATTCTCTCCAAACTTTGCAGTAACCATCGGGGTCATTCATCATCATATTAATTTCACCAGGGTCAGCATCTTTTCTATAAATTGTCTCATCATTTTCATCATGGAAAGCAACTACCCAAAATTCATAGTCAGTTTCAGGTACTTGAGAATAACCAACATCAATACAGTGCTTGAATATTGCCGCAAAATCGTTCATCCATTCTTCTTCACTTGCGTAGTTATATGGATTTGGTGGATATTCTTTATCTAAAGTGTATTGTTGTACTGCTCTTTTTGAGAATAACAAACCTGAATATTTTTCATAATCTCTTAAACTTCTGATTGGACCAAATCCATATTTACCATGGTCCATCTCTCCTTCATCATCCATTCCAAACAATGAGCGATTCTTTTTGTGACAGTAGTCATTTTTCTTACCCCAATCTCTAACATCATCCCACTGTTTAACTCTACCTTTACGAGTATATTCATGCCATACAAGAACTTTATGAGGGTGGAATAAATCATAACCCCAGGTATACGCTCTTGCGGCTATCGAAATCTCTTCTCCGTGGAAATAAAAATCAGGGTCATGTTGAACTTCTTCACTAAACGCTCCTAGTGTAAAACAGAAGTGAGCCGAATAGAAACGAGCCGGAATTGGTTTTGTCATCATCTGCCATCCAGGAATTGATTCTGGTAAAAAGAATACTGCCCCTTCAGGAATAAAACGGTCAAATACCATTCTCCATGGTTCTCTAACGCGACCTTGTGGGTCATTATCAGGGTCAAAAGATGAAACGTAACCTGTCAATAATGGTTTTGGGTAACCATCTTTTTGAAGTTGTTTAATCATTGAAATAAACTCAACATCCCAATCCTTTTCAAACCTCATATGTGAATCGATTTGCATTGTATATTCTTCACCTTCGTACAATTGTTGAGTTAAATTTCTTGCCCAACAAACTCCTTCAGAATCCATATGAGGAATATCTAAAACTCTAAATCTTTTATCTTTTTTCCATTCTGAAAGGTCATCAAAACCGTCCTCAGGGTGAAATTGACGAGCAATACCGAATCTTAAATTTTTTGGTTTTTTTGCATTTTCCAACATACTTTTAATTGTTGGGACGAGCTCAGGGTCTCTGTAACTTGCGATTTGTACGAATATTCTGTTCATAATTAAATCTTATATTTTTTAATAAAATTTAAATATGAATATTAAATAGGAAATAATAAATCTTTGAAATTGATTATATATTTCTGAAAACCTCTATTACCTCAAATACTCCTTGATAATTAGATATGATGTTGCTAGTTATTTCATTTTCGGCATCAATTTTAGATTCGAATATTTCTACTTTATCGTTATAAACAAATCCTTCTTGGAATCCTCGAGATTCCCCGCCCCAAAATCCATTCCCGACATAATTGTATATTATATATTTTTTCATACTTATGAAATTTTTTGATATTCAACATATGACCCTTCTTTTGCTCTAATAAAAGCACCGGCAATCGGAAACTCTGAAGCAAATCTTGCAACAACAGTCCCATTGGCCGAAGGTTTTATAACACCTTCAACTATCGCAATATTTCCTGCGGTTGCGGTTGATGATGCGTTTGCTGTCGCTGGTGTATCATAAGTATTTATGGCTGGGTTTAATGTTTGTGTTCCAACACCTAAAGTATACATTGACCTATATGACAGAATGCTGGTGGTAGGGCCATTAATAGTCCATCTACTACCTGTTGAGGTATTAAAGGCCTCATAATGAAATACAAACCTAAATCTATAGATACTCCCACTAACAACCGCAAAAGATAAATCAGTAATGTCCGCAAGTGTTGTTGTAAGACTGGTTTGGTCGGATGTCAGCATTGCAACTTGTACTCCATTTGTTATTGTGGTTACATTATCGGTGGTACTAACCGAAATACCTGAACCAGCGGTAATTCCTGTTATTCCTTGAACTTGAGTATTAATTAATGTAATTGCCCCTGTTGTTGAATTACCTGATAATCCTGAGCCTGCAGTAACTGAACTAACGGCACCGGCTCCACCTGTTCCCGCACTAAATACAAGTGTATTAGTTGCCGCAGATGTTATGGTAATATTAATACCACTGAAATTAATAAAGTTATTTGTATTACCTGAGAACTGAGTTGTGCCGTTAATTTGTACCGAATTAAACGAAGGTAAATTCTGATATGTCCCCGCAGAAAATGTATTTGCGGATAATCCTCCTGTAAAATTAGCCTGACTTGTAAATGTTGAAGTCCCTGTAACAGATAAACCATCTTGAACATTAAGTGGTGACAACATATTGACAGGAGAACATCCACTTATATTAGTTACAAAAAAATCTGTGAAGCAATTTGCGGATGAACTACCTGGAAGGTTATAATATGTCGATGCCGATATTGTATTAGCGGTTAAACCCGTCCCAAATATTGATGTTCCTGAAAATACTCCGTCAGCTCTAATAAATGAAGTTGTAGTTCCGGCAGTATTCTGTCCTTGTAATAAACTTGTGACATTATCGGCACCACCCGTTCCATTTCTAATACTTAAACCATCTAATGTTGAGTTAATTAAAATTTCAGGTTCAGTGGAGTTATCATAAGCCTGTTGGAGAGTTGTTGTTGATAAACCTCCAGTTCCTCCTAATACTTCACCAAATTTTGAAACTGAGTTAAACACCGCATAGTTAGTGTTTACTAGACCTCCATTACCAACAGATGCGTTTTTGTTAAGTGAAAGTATTCCTATTAATATACCATTCTCTCTATTAAGAGAATATTCGACAAACGTCTCAGTTTGTGAACCAGCAACCGCCTCGGCAAGTGTTCCATATACTTTTTGACCCAATTGGATTCTGACAAGACCAGTTGGAAATAAATAAACTCTTTGATTTGTTGATGAGTTTGAACCCCCTCCTACCGCAGTAACAACTCCATTTAAATCATAGTAACCAGGGTCTATTGTTGTTGTATTTCCTGTTGTAACACTACCACCTGTTAATGGACCTAATTGTGTTCTATACTGGAATGTGGTTGGTGATGCGCCGGAAATGGTAACACTATCTGGATTTTGTTGATTTGTTACCCATCCAATACCATTACCCCACAATGCACCCGATGATGTATTAATCGTCATTCCAGTCCCTGTTGGGGATACTAAAACACCCTGATTAATCAATTTCAATGGAGTCCAAAGGTCTCGAAGTGCGGCCATTGGTGACACATCAAAGTCAACCGTTTGGTTAATTGATGTAATTGAAATTCTACTTGGGTGAACTACTTTACCTAAGAATATATTTTCTCTTCTTTCTTGGGGTGTTGGAAATGTTGTTTGTTGAACTAATGTTGATGCACTATTAATTAAAATAAATGTTGCGTCATCTGTTGCAAGATTAGTTAAAGGAATGTTTGTTCCACCTGTATAGTAAATGTTATCAACATCAGGTAGCGTTGCAAATCCATATGTATTTCTAACTATCCATCCCCTTGCCATTGCAACATTAATAGTTGCCCCTGTTCCTTGAGTCATTCCCGTATATTCATATACTCCACTTGAAATGACATTACCTTCCAAGATATTTCTTTCAATATCGGTTAGTGTAAGGTTACTATCTTCATTATTAATATTAATATAAATCTTACCCGTTGTAGAACCCGTTTGTAGAACATATCCGATTTCATTTGTTCTAGCACTAAATGCTAGTGATGCTGTGGAGTTAACATATCCACCAGGTGTTGTATCAGAAAGGTATAGAATGTCTCCGTTTGCAAATGTGTTAAGTGTTATTCCACTTAAAATACCATTATTTAAAACTAACCCAGTACCTCCATTTGATATGTTCTCAGCGGCAACGCCAATTGGCCTTGGTGTACCCAATGCGTGATTATTAACTGCCAATATTATACTTGGTAATCCATTTGTTGTTCCTGTAATTGTAACTACTTTACCCTTATCAATTTGAACTCCTGTACCGTTGTAAACTCTTGCGTATAGTTGTTGTCCCATTGCAATTGGGAGTAAACTATTATCAACATCATAATAAGAAAGCGCCTTTGATACATTATCAAAAAATATTCTACCTCCTGTTTGTAGTGGATTTGTTGACCCTGTTGTAAAATCAATATAATTAACTTGTGATACGGTATTAGCCGTAACTGCCGACATTGACAAATTTAAACCTGAAAGTAATCCTTGACTGTTCAATGAAAGCCAAGTTGTTCCACTTGTTGTAAAATTTAAACTATTACCCGAACTATAAAATATTCCGTTATTTGCCATTTCTTAAATTATTTGAACCCATCCACTTGTTTTATAAATATACAAACCTTCATTATCATCAGTCACAAAAAGTATAAGTCCAATTGGTGGAGAAGTAATTGCATCCCTTTCTACTTTTGTCATTCTTGGAAATAAAACACCTTGGGTTGTTGATGCAATTTCTATTATTGCCTTAGCATTTGGACTTGCCGTTCCAATACCAACTTGACCTGATGAATAAAATGTATTTGCCGTTAATCCGCTTTGGAATATTGTTCCTCCTGTTACGGTTCCCCCGCTTAATGGAAGGTAATCTCCACTAACGGTTCCTCCTGTTGTTGAACCAGTAAAGTTTACACCGAAATCAGGATATGTTCCCGTAATTTGAATATTGGTTCCACCTGTAATTGTAACTGTTTGGTCAGGAGCAGTATTAATTATTGTGACAGCTCCTGTTGTTGAGTCCGCCGATAATCCTGTTCCTACCGCAATAAATGTTACACCTGAAGAAGGTGTTGCTGATGATACAGGCCCCCAATAAGCATATCCTGTTCCGTCAGTTAAAAGAGCATAACCATTTTGTTCCGTTCCATTTGAATATATAAAATCACCATTAATTGTTAATCCTGATAAAAATTTTGGATTAACAGGTATACTTCCACCTATACGATATACCGTACCGCTTGATAAGTCAGACTGAAGAACATAATTGTATGAATCCTTTATTAATTGATTTGATATATCGGACATCCTTTAATTTTATTAAAAATATACTACTTATAAATAGTATGGCACTCGTTTGTTACGCATGGGATGATACACCATTTCCTTGGAATGAAACACCTTTCACTTGGAAAGAAGGTTGCGTTATTGAAAAATTGGTTCAAGGAGCCGGTGGTATGCAATCCATAAGGAGATTTAGGGCCAAACTTAAAGAATTAGATAAAGAAGAAAAAGAAGTTTTAATTAATCTATTTTTGAGACTTGAGGTGGATGAAATTGTTATTGAGAAAAAAATGTCAAAAGGGAAAAACAAACAAGTAAAAATAAGATTAAAAGATGTTGAGGTGTTAATGAAAGAACAAAGATTTATAAATGTCAATGTGAAAAATATAGATTAACGATATATTTATGAGATATGGCATACAATTTATATACAGATAAAGCAAACAAATTCAATTGTAATATTGAAATTGAAGGTACTTCATTATCTAAATCTAAAGTTAGATTGGTTATTGAAACCGATGAAATGTCCTACATGTTTAATGGTTCAATAGAAAATACCGGTATTTGTGAAGTTAATATTCCTAAAACAAAGCACTTTTTACCTGAAGGTACAAAAGGTAATATGAGATTGGAAGTTATTGCCGATGATGTGTATTTTGAGCCATGGGCTTCTGACTTTAGTGTTAAGACAAACAAGAAAGTTAATGTTGTTGTTGCTGAGCAAGTCGAGGACAAACCAAAAGTTAATGTGATTGTTGCCGAACAAAAAGAAGAACCTGTAAAGCCAAAAGTGGTTGAAACAAAAACAGTTCAAACTAAAAGAAAAGTTGAACTTACAAAACAGGATATTCTCAATAGGTTGATGGGTAAATAATTATATCATCTGAACCCAACCCGAAGCTTTATAAACATACACTCCATCACTTCCATTGGTTTGATATACCATTAATCCAATTGTTGGACTTGATATCGCGTTTCGTTGAGCTTCCGTCATTCTTGGAGGTAAAAACCCTTTAGATGATGATGTCAAATCAACTATTGAACTAGAACTAGGTGAGGATGTCCCAAAACCTACAGAAGTTCCGTTATCAAAAATTTGACTGTTTCCTAAACTAGAAGAACTTGTCCATTTTGAAATGTAGTTTGTTGTTCCCCCTCCAGTGAACGCCGAGTTTCCACCGACAATTAATGATGCGGAAAACCAAGTTCCCGAACCATTTGCAGTTCCTTGTAATATATTGACACTTCCTGTTGAGCCTTGAAAGATTGTAAATTCGATATAATCTGTCGTGCCATTCAAATAGACAATTTTACTGGCCTCGAATGCTTGACCCGTTACATTGTTTAATGGATTTTGTACAATTACAAATGAATTACCATTTTTTCTAACCTGAATATTTGCTTGATTATTTGTTACACCCGGATTATCAAGCCATACCCCAACAAAAATATTATAGTATCCCGCAATTGTAGGGGTGAGTTGATACGTAGATGCGTTCCACCAATTCTGTGGGTCAAAGTCATCTACAAACTGTATAATTACATCTGTATTTGCCGAGATTGATTGGTTTGCATTTAACTTACCTTGTACAACATAATCACTTGGAGTTAGTCCTGTTGCCCCTCCTGAACCAGCCGTTATACCAGTTACTGATATTGTTCCTCCTGTCGAATTATATAAATCCAAAGTAGAAGTTCCTGACGAATAAGTTCCCGCAGAGATATAAAGACCTGTTACATTACCAATCGATATTGTTCCACCTGTGGATTCTAAATCTAAAGTTAATGTGTTTGGGTAATATGTTCCTCCAGTAATTCCTGAACCTCCTCCACCACCTGTTGTTAGTTTTTTCCAAACGGCAGTAACACTAGTCTCACCACTTACATCCTCTATGGTATTTGCTGTCCACGCGTTTATAAAGTTTTGACCGGCAACGGAGTTATTCTTTACGGTTGTGCCAAAATCGGACATAACAACTGTATCACCACCAACTCCTGTGGCACCTGTTGCCGCCGCCCATAGAGTATCATAATTATCTATACGATATTGGTAGATTTGGTCAGTCTCATATACGTAGGCCAACATACCCAATCTTCTTCTACCTGAAGATAGATTGTCAGAACCCATAACAAGAATATCAGGAGAATATGCGGACCCACTACCTTTTATAAAATTAATTGGTATTGTATTGGAACTCAGACTTATTGTACCAGTTACACCTGAAGGTATTTCAAATGTTAAATCCGAAATGTTATATACCTCCATATAACCACCAATACCTAATACAGAATAGTTTGTACCAAAAACCTCAGTTCTCGATACTGATTGAATTCCGTTTAGTTGTTCGGGAGATATTGGAAGTTTAAAGGGTTCGGCCATATTATGAACTTAATGAGTTACCTCTAAAATAAATATTCGTTCCTGCGTTTGATAAATTAAAATCTACGCCTGGGAATGTGGTATAAACTCGATAAGTCGTATTTGGTATGGTTGAGCCTGTATAATAGAATGTGTAACTATAAATTGTTGACTCCATAAATAATGGAGTCAAAAGATTTGGACTTGATAAACTGTAATCTATCTGAGATTGGTACAGACCATTTGTTGCTCCGGTTGGTATCATCCAAACGAACCATCCACTACCATTCAATGTATTTGCTGATACTACAGCCGTTGTGAAGTTATTAGCAACTATAGAATTACCAAATGCATCAACTCCACCTGAAACTCTAGGAATTGTTTGTGTTATTACTGAAGGGAATGTCCCTGCGGTCCATCCTGAAAAATCAACATATATATTTAATTCATTATTAAAATCCGATTGGTTTTGAGTTGGTTGACTACCGTTACTAAATCCAAAGAAATTTTGACCGTTTACTGTGTACATCCATTCACCTATTTCGGTTGACCCTGTATTTGGTTCAATGAATAAATACGCAACAAATGGTGCGGCAGTTGGTGTTGTGGTTATTCTAGGTGTTTTAGTTTGAGTTTTTGTTGGTGTTGGACTTGTAATTGTTCCTGTTGGAGTTTTTGTTAATGTTACCGAAGGGGTATATGACGGAGTTACAGTTAGTGTTGGAGTAACTGTAGGGGTTGACTCAAATGGAAATGGAAGCGGGGGGTCAAAACAAGAATTATTAATACAATCACCATAGATATTAAAATACGCTTTATCATTTGTTACATACGGATTCGAGCCGCACGCATACAATAAGTTATCGCCAGGACATAACCCATAAAAAGGGGTACCATCACATTGTGTGTAACCGATATCAATGTCTCCTGCCGATGTGTTAGTAAACACGATACATCTACATTCTGAAGTTGGTGTGGATGTTGGAGATGGAGTTAAGGTTACAGTTGGTGTTGGAGTTATTGAATCAATATATCTAAATTCGGTGCATCCTGAAGTGTCTGTTAATTGTATTATTACCCTAAAAGACCCCTGTAATTCTTCAGGTATATCAATATAAAAAGGAACATCTGTTATACCACTTATTTCAGGATAACAATAATTGTATGTGTAATCACACACCTTAGCAACATAAGGAGGGGTTCCACATAAATCAGTTATTTCCACCTTTTGCATTCTTCTATATTTTTTAAGGTGCGGTTGTAACCGTCCAATTGGCGGCTTGTAAAATGGCTAATGCATCATCACTACCCGAATCTCTTGGTGAATTAGGGGTTCCATTAGTAACTCCTAGGTTACTCAAATTAAGAGTACCGTTGGTGGCGGTAGTTGTTGCCGCAATGTCGTTTATGATTCTGTTCACTGATGTCGTATCTAAACCACAACGTCTCATAACTACGTTATTAATATTAGCGTTCAAAAAGGCATTTGTGGGCCATGTCGAACCAATTATTGGATTTTCATCAAATTTAAATACCCTTAAAGTTGAAGGTAAACTTGTTGAAAACAAATTAGAGAAGCTTGTGAAACCACAATTATTTAATTCTAAAGTTTGGATAGTAGAATTGGATGATAAATTAGTCATCTGTGTTAATGTGGTATTATCTGACATTATAAGTGTGGTTGCACCATTCACTAAGTTTATATTAATCGATGTAATATCATTCCCATCTAATCTAATATTTCTTATAGTACTTGGGAATTGGGTATCCCAAGGTCCTGAAATATTACAACTATAAACATAGAACGTGGTTAACTGAGTATTTGTTAAAGGTATAGTCCAATCTGTTATATTTGAATTATTATAACCATAGAAAACCTGTAAATTATTTGGTAAGTAAGATGTAAACGAAGTTACTAAAGAATTATATTGTAATTCTAATCTAGTAATTGAATTTGGTAAATCAGGTATAGTAGTTAATTGATTTATTTCCAAATATAATTCATCCAAAACTATACAGTTTATAATTGTGTCAGTAATTGCCGTAAGTCTATTTCTAGAAACATTTAAAATTTCTAATTTATCGTTATTTGTTAAATCAATATTTAATTCTCTTATACCATACTGATTTGGTGCAAATAGAATAGGTCTTGCATTATCAGAAATATCAAATTCAATTAAATTTTCAGGTAAATTATATGTCCACCCTGTTAAAATATTACCTTGAACATCTATCTTGGTTAATCCTGTTAGATTTTCAAAACCATTTAAACTATTAATTGATTGTAATGAGGAAATATTGTTTGAAGTTCTTAATCCAAAATATGTTAATATTGTTGTTGGTAATTCAATATTGACCTCAGATAGGAGTGGATTGTTTAAAAAATTAAAGGCAGACGCTCCTTGATTTAATAAAGTTGATGTTAAATCATGAGAAAATCCTGTCATATCACAATTAGCCATAAAAATTTGTTCCAACTTAGTTTTAGAACCTAAATTAAAAGTATTAAGTTCTAATAATTGGTTATCATGTCCGTCAAATTGAATGGTTGTAAAATATGGAGAGGTCTCAACTGAGTTCAAATTAGCAAAACTACAATTTTCAAATCTTAGGCCCAGCATTCCAGGGAAAGAACCAAAAGTATATGGGTCATCGTCACCTGCTAACAATTCTGAAATATTTCTAAATCTAATAGATATATCTGAAGCAACACTAATAATATTTGGGTTATTACTACCATTTAATTTAAATCCATATGTTGTGGCGGTATATACTTGAGCTAACGGTGAATAAACGTGAGTTTGTGTAACATCCGTTAAAGTAGTGTTGTAATTAATAATAGTACCATCGCCAAAATCAACATCAAATTCTTTAATACCGTTAACCAGTATAAGACTTTGTACATATTCATTATTTATTGGGGCAAAATCGGTTCTATTCGAATATCTAAAATAAGGAGTCCCTCCACTTAAATTATTACCCAAACAATTAATTGTCTGAGAAGCACCTCTAACATTAATTTGTCCGACATTTCCAACTAAAGTTCTATCATATGGAATATTACCATTAACGTTATAAACATCACCGGTATTACTTTGTATTACATAATTTAACCCCTCCCATTGGAATAACCCTTGAGGTTGATTTATATTGTTAGTTGCTAATGGTGGAGAATTTTGTCCTATAGGATTAGTGTCAAATTCATAAAATAAACCATTATAATCATATTGTGTTAGGTACGAAGTACCTGGAAGTGATGGGTCATATTTTGTAAATACTATTTTTTGTCCTCCCGCAGCCAAATTATTAGTCACAATAACATCACCATAAACAATGTCAGGTGTTAATACCGCTGAAGATATTTCAAATAGCTCGGTATAAGATGAGGTATATGGTAAAGCGGTTGAGTTTATAAAAAACTTAACCATCTTATTAGGGGTTATTAGAGTTAAACTTCCAATTAAAACGTGTTGACCTCCGGTAGTTTCTAAGTAGGTTAAACCATTCCCTAAAGGACTCGGCATACCAACAGGGAATGGAATATTTCTATAATTAATTCCTGTACCTCCATAATCAGGGTCAAAAGTAAATGGACATATTGATGTTATTCTAAATTCTCTAAAGTATTGATTACCCGAACCTTGATTACCGTATATCCAAAGTCTACCATCATTTGTAATTGGATTCCAATAGTGAGCAATATCATCACTTTCAAATAAGTTTGCCGGTGTTATCTGAGTTGATGTATCGGCAGTAAAATCATAAACATATAAATCAGTTGATGTATTAAATAATATCATACATTCAGAGGCACAAGGAACGGCAGTTGGTGAAGTTTGGGTCGGAGTTGGTGTTTGTGTCTTAGTTGAGGTGTTAGTTGGTGTCTGACTCTTAGTCGGAGTCTGAGTATTAGTTTGAGTTTGCGTATTTGTAGGAGTATTAGTTTGAGTTTGCGTATTTGTAGGAGTTTGAGTTTGAGTCTGAGTATTTGTTGGAGTTTGAGTTTGAGTCTGAGTATTTGTTGGGGTACTTGTTTGAGTTCCTGTATTTGTTGGTGTTGGACTAGGTGTTGATGGAGGAGATACATCTGGAGTTCTTGTTGGTGTTGGGGTCTGAGTAGATGTTTTAGTTTGGGTTGGGGTCTGAGTAGATGTTTTAGTTTGGGTTGTAGTTTGAGTAGGAGTTTTAGTCTGTGTTGCAGTTTGAGACGGTGTGGAGGTATTAGTTGTAGTATTTGTTTTTGTTTGCGTTGGAGTATTTGTCGATGGGGGAGTTGGAGGCGGGTCAGTTGGAGTTGCGGTTGGGGTTCTAGTTGACCTTGGTGTATCCGTTTGAGTGTTAGTTGGGGTTTGAGTGTTAGTTGGGGTTTGAGTTTGGGTTTGAGTTGGGGTTTGACTTATAGTATTTGTTGGAGTTTTTGTTTGAGTTCTAGTTTGAGTCATGGTTGAAGTTTGGGTTTGAGTTGGGGTTAAAGTAGCCCTAACCGTTTTAGTAACAGTTGGTGTATTTGTATTTGTTGGGGTTTGTGATTTAGTTTGAGTTGGAGTATTGGTATTTGTTGGAGTATTAGTTGAAGTTATTGTTGGGGTTTTAGTTTGGGTCATTGTTGGAGTTGGTGTTGGAGTGACTGACGGACATTCAACTAGAGCATTCCATGACGCCCCTAAAATTGGAACAACTATTTCTAATATAACTTCAGTTGGTGATGATAATGTTTTATCAAATGAAATTGAAACTAAACCAGTATCGGATACATCAGGATAACCTAAATTGTTCAATTCGGTATTATACAATGGATTTCCTATAAATCCTGTGTCAATAACTAATGTTGAATTCCAATATAATCTAAACCAAACAGGGGTTAAATTGGAATTTACATTTAAAATTATAGGTCCTATCTCACTTCCAACATCTATTGTGTAATACAATGTTCCATAATCTGAAGGAGAACCAAAGAATTTTTGGTCACACACTGCGGTACCACTAAATTCAAATGGAGGCGTCGATGTTGGTGTTTGTGTAGGTGTTGAAGTTTTTGTAGGAGTTTGTGTAGTGGTTGATGTCTTTGTGGGTGTTTTAGTTTGAGTTTGGGTTTTTGTTGGGGTTTGTGATGGATTTATAGTTGGAGTTGAAGTTTTTGTTGGAGTTATTGATTTTGTCGGTGTTTTAGTTTGAGTACTAGTAGGTGTTTGAGTTTTAGTCGGAGTTTGACTTGGTTCAGGTATAGGACATGAGATATATAAGTTAAAATCAACAGGCTCGAATGGGGAAAAAACGATAACTTCAATGGTTGTTGGGGAAGATGTGGATTTGTTAAACACAAAAGAACCGGTTCCCGCACCATTCACAGAAGGATAACCGGCGGAATTCAGTTGAGGGTTAAATGACGGGTCACCTCTAAATCCTGTATCTCTTTCTAATACGCCATCGTAATAGAAGTAAAATCTATCAGGAACATTACCGGCATTAAAAAATATATTTAATGACCCAATCTGAGAACCGATATCAACTTGGAATTGACGAGTCCCTCTATAGCCATCTGAAACTACTATGTATTGGTCACAAACGTTAGTACCTGTATACTCACCTGGAGGTGTTGTTGTTGGAGTTGGGGTTTGGGATGATGTTTTTGTTACTGTACGTGTAACTGTTTGAGTTGGTGTATTAGTTTTTGTTGGAGTACCTGTTTTTGTTTGTGTTGGAGTACCTGTTTTTGTTTGGGTAGGGGTTTTTGTTTGTGTTGGAGTCGTGGTTTGGGTTTTAGTTTGGGTTGGGGTTATGGTTGGTGTTTTAGTTTGGGTCGGGGTTTCGGTTTTAGTTGGCGTACTTGTATTAGTCTGGGTACTCGTTTTAGTTTGAGTTGGAGTTCCGGTGTTAGTTGGAGTTGGAGTTCCGGTGTTAGTTGGAGTATTAGTGGGTGTTTGAGTATTTGTTTTTGTAGGGGTTTTTGTAGGTGTTTCGGTTTTAGTTTGGGTTGGAGTTTCTGTTTTAGTAGGAGTATTAGTCGGAGTTTCGGTACTTGTTTTGGTCGGTGTTTTGGTATTAGTTGGTGTATTGGTTGGGGTAGACGTTTGAGTTTTAGTTTGAGTTGGCGTTTTAGTAGGTGTTAATGTACTTTTAGGAGTTTCAGTTGGGGTTTTAGTAGGACATAAAGTTGATGTTGGAGTTTCAGTTGGCTGTAAGGTTGGCGTTTGGGTATTAGTCGGAGTTGATGTTTTAGTCGGACATGGGGTACCGGTAGGGGTTTCGGTATTTGACGGGGTAATTGTTTGAGTTTTTGTTTGTGTTGGGGTCCTTGATGGTGTTCGTGTTTGGTTTGGTGTGGTCGGTAAAATTGTAACTATATTTGAACAACTTCCTCCTGAAGTTATAACATTATATGAACCATAAATATCTTTTGGGGGTGTTAATAATGAAGGATTAAAGTCATACGGTAGTATAACGGTACCTAAATTAATAACATCGGTTTCACCAAATGGGGTGAATAAAATTACCGCAGTCTCTCCACTAAAATTTATATACTCTATAACAATTGATTGGGACATCCTTAATAATTAATCTTATACTTTTAAATATAAATAGATAAGATTTAATTTAAATAAAAGAAGTTTTTATTACCTACGATACAAAATAACATTTAACCCGTGCATTGCCAAATTGATGTTATTTGATTAATTCCATTGATTGTTTGAACTCGAACAATTACCGGAGGACCTTCTAAATCGCTATAATAATTTAATAACGAATTTGAACTAACCCAATAATTACGAACTGCCGCCTGACCACATGGGTTGTTAGGTGATTGATTACCTGGATAGACTCTCATCCCGACTTGTAATTGAGTCCAGTTAGTAATATTACCCTCTACTTTAATTTCAACAGGTAGTACCGCCCTATTAGTAAAATTCATAAAATCCGAATACCACGAACAACCTGCGTTATCGTTATAATCATTCCCAACTGTTCCGATGTTTATTAAATTTGAAAAACAAGCACAATTAGGTGAACACCCTTGAGTACTTCCGACCGGACAGTTGCTACAATTCCCGAAGGTTTCATTACACCCTCTTGTAATTGGGTCAATACAAGTGCATCCATTATAAATTCTAGTGGCAGTTCTGATTGTTGACAAAACTTGAGGGGCTCGGCAAGGTCCAGATGATGATGGAGTCTGAGTTTGAGTTGTTGTATTAGATGGTGTTTGAGTTTTGGTTTTAGTTACAGTTGGAGTGGTTGTTGGTGTTAATGTTTGGTCAGGAGTTTTTGGTAAAGTTGTTGTTGGTGTTGAGGTTTGAGTAGGTGTTTTAGTTTTAGTAGGAGTTTGAGTTTTAGTATTTGTATTTGTATTAGTTACTGTAGGAGTCGTAGTTTGAGTATTTGAAGGGGTAATCCCGATGGTTTGTGTTGGAGTCTTGGTTTGTGTTACGGTATTTGTTTTGGTGTTTGTTTGTGTTTGGGTAACTGTTGGTGTTGATGTTGATGTAGGGGTTTGTGTACTAGGTGGTGTTGCACCAATTGAACTCGTAGGTGTCATAGTGTTTGTCTTAGTTGGTGTAACAGTCGTAGTGTTAGTTTGAGTTTGTGTTTTAGTAGGTGTTACTGTTTGACTCACAGTTGGTGTTTGAGTTTTAGTTGGGGTTGGGGTTTGAGTGATTTGTTCTACATTAAAATCACAAATATTTAAATAGGTTCCGTCATAACCTCCCGCACCTGTTATTGTGAGTGATGTATATGGGTTTGTATTATTTATTATGAAAACACCGGCGCCTCCTGTAGGCCCATTAGGTGGAGTTGATGGAGCTCCAGCCCCTGAAATAATTTGGTTTCCAATTATTGTTGAATAACAATTAAATGTACTTGAAATTGTTGGGATACCTGTGTCAGTAGTGAATACAAAATTTTCATTTCCTCCCCATCCAGCACCGTTTAGAACTATTGATACGTTATTAACAGATAAACTAAAATTAAATGTTAGTGAAAAACTACTTGTAGGAGTCGAAGTAGAATTACTTGAGGCCCCGCAAAGATAGGCCGGTATACCATTCCAATTCATTTGGCCACAAGATGGTAATAACGCCGATGGAGATAAAATAGTCTGTATGTCCCCAGTTGATGCGAATGTAACATTAACACCGTTATATGTTGTTGGAGCAATAAATCGACCGGAACATAAACTACTTAGTAAGGTTCTAGTTGGTGTTGGAGTTGGGGTAGTAGTTTTTGTTGGGGTTGATGTTAGTGTAGGAGTTGGGGTTGGGGTAGGGCAATTAACTATACTTGAACCTCCGAATACGTTGAATAGATTACTAAATACACCTACATATTCGGCACTACCAGGAGGGGTTAAATTTAACCTATAAGTTTCCGTTTTATCTGGATTGGATTGAGTTCTCATAACGTACATCTCATTATCCCATTCAAATATTGCCGCTATCGAGCTTCCGAAAGGCGTACCTGGAGTACCTATTGGAATCGAAATTGAATATACGGGAGTATTCGACGTTGATAGGTAATTATACACATTGACTCCTAAAACTCCGGTACTGAAATTTTTGGTACCAACAAATAATAAATTATCCGACCTTAGATAAATGTCTCCACTCGCTTGTGTCATAGATGGGAGAGCCATTTTTTGGGTAATTACCGTTTGATTTGTTGATATATCAACTTCAATAATTCTCTCTGGAAAACTATCATAACCCGATGAGCTTATCAAAGTAGTATTATTAATTGCAAATAAACCCAATCCAAAAATTACATTATCACCAGGAATATACGGACCAGGATATAGTATATCTCTATTATAGGTAGCAACAAAAGGGTTCCATGTTATATTCCATTCTCTGAAACCAACAACAGGATTTGGGTCAAAAGGGGCAATTGCCGGCTTTACTGTCCAAAGTTTATCGAAAGTATATGCAATATCTTGTACAAAATCATCTATGTTTGGCACATCCAAAGTATATGTGGTGTTCAAATCAAAGTCATAAAATGATACATAAAATTCACCAAAAGATTCTTGTCTTTGGAGTAATAAAATTGACGGACAAGGATTAATTTCCCCTCCTGAAGTTGGTGTAACAGTAGGTGTTTTTGTTTGAGTTGGTGTTTTTGTTTGAGTTGGTGTTGGAGTAATACATTGATTTGGGTTAATTGATGTGTCACAAATTCCTATTGCAGTTCCTAAATAACCTCCGTCCCCTGTAATTGTTAAATTTGTAAACCCTAAACAGTTCTTAATTTCAAAAATTCCGTCACCAGTAACCCCACCTTCCCAAATTGGCGCCGTACTGTGTAATATAATTTCATTACCTGTAACAACCCCATTACAAATTAAGATAGGGTTGATTGTTGGTATACCTGTATTTGTGGTAAATAGGAAATTTTCAGGGTCATTTGGTGAATACTGACATGTACATCCGGCACCTCTTAATGCGATTGTTATACTTGTAATTGGTTGACTAAAAGTTAAACTAACTGTCCAATTTGAGAAAAAGGATGGAGGACCTGTAACACCTATCCCATTTAACCCACTACCCAAAGATAACGATGGATATTGTATTGATATTCCAGTACCACAAATTGGTCTGTCATTTGATGGTGGTTGTATTAATAAATAAGTATTTCCTGTTCTATTAACAGTTATTGTTATTCCATTCACAACTATTGTTGGGTCAGGCCAAACTAAATTAGAACATTGTGTAACAGGTGTTGGAGTTAGTGTTGGAGTAGGGGTTGGTGTTGGGCATCCACATCCTGGTAACCTAACAATAGACGCTCCGCTTACATTTGTAACGTTTGTTGCACATTCTATTGTTATAAAGGATAAACCTGTGTATGTAAAAGTTCCTGATTGTCCTTGACATGAGCTGACATTGTAAATCGCACTATTAAATCCTTGTAATAGTGATATTTGAAAATTAGAACAACAATTAGTTGGTGTTGGAGTCGGACTTTGTGGTAAACCGGGTGTTTTAGTCTGTGTTTTTGTCGGGGTGTTGGTTTTTGTTTGTGTCGAAGTATTTGTGTTGGTTTTTGTTTGTGTTATAGTGGGTGTAGAAGTTGGGACAAAACCAAAAGATGTGGTTGGAGTTATAGTTGGTGTTTTTGTACGTGTGATGGTTGGGGTTGGGGTTCTAGTTGTACCTGGTACATAAATTTCACAAATAGAAATTTCAGACCCATCATACCCACCGGCACCAGATATTACTAAAGTTGTATAATCCGTAATACAATTTATAGTGAATAACCCACCTCCGGTACCTGAACCTACAGGTGGTGGTACTATATTTGCACCTGAAAGAATTTGGTTGTTATTAATTGTGGTATAACAATTTATACTTGATGTAATTGTTGGAATTTCAGTATTTGTTGTTATTATAAAAACTTCGTTGCCACCTCCGAAATCGTATGTTCCAGAACCTCCTATAACTAATGTAACTTCGTTAATTGGTTGACCAAAATTAAATGTTATAACAAAAGCACTTTGGGCTGTTGGTTGTTTAAAAATACTTTGCCCAATTCCACCCGCATAAACTTGCTTTAATGCGGTTAAAGTATAAGGATTAAAACTTCTAATAACGTCACAACTTGGAGGATTACCGTTGTAGGTTGCAATTTCAACCGAACCAGAAAGTACCATCTCAACAAAAATTCCTTGTGTAAAACCGGTAAATACAGTTTGTTGATTTTGGTTAAAAGGGAACGTATAGGTTGGTATCCAACGATTGAAGCAGGGGCCCAAATCTTCTATAGTGGTTGGGGTTGGTGTTGGGGTAACCGTGTTACAATCACAACCAGGTAATTGTGTTATCGAACCTAATCCATTTATTAAAGTTGCATTATATGAACATGTTATAGTTTGAGATTGTCCAACAGGTACTGGTAGAGTTAAAAACAAATTACCAACGCATCGTACTATTGTAAATGTTGAACCTGTAACATCTGAAGGACTTGATGAAAGTATATATGTTGAACAACATTTAGTTGGGGTAGGTGTCTTAGTGGGTGTAACACCTACAAAATTTATTGTGTTAGTTTTAGTTGGTGTGTTTGTTGTGGTTGGAGTCAAAGTTGGTTGTGGACATGATATGAATCTTACACAATCACCCGTACACGATTCATAAACAAAACCAGAAGGACAAGTATATCCACTATTCAATTGTAAACCAGTTGATGATTGTATTATTTCGGCATTTGATTCGGAATAAGAGCTAGTCGAAAAAATAATGTTTAAGTTATTGGGTGAGGTTGCTCCTGTTAATTCATCAAGTGTATTTTGATAAATTTCACATCCAAAAACACCTGATGTTGTTTGTGATAGATTTAGACCATAAACGTTCAATACGTGATGACCAGGGTATAGTGGAATCTGATATACATGCCAATTACTAAATGTCAAAGTACTATTGTTATAACCACCCAACAGTGTGTTAATAGTTTCGATACCATCTATAGTCAATCTAAAGGCATTATCCGCACCAAAACCAACGTAATAAAAATTAGCAAAATCAACAACATCAATACAAAAAGAAAATCCCAACCAAGTATTAGACGGAAATGTAGATAATGACCAAATACCACTTCTGTTTAAGGGACCATTTGTACTGTCGGTACTTTTCCATACATCATTTGTGTTTGAAAAATAATATGTCGAACCACTTCCTCCTAATTGAAATCCGTATGAGTAAAATCTGGTTCCAATGTTAGTATACCCTGAGTTATTATATTTAGATAAACCAATATTAAATAATGGACTTGTTGATGGTTGTGATATCACGGTATCACATGGCTGAGTTGGAGTTACTGTCGGAGTTTGTGTTATACATGGGTGTTGGTCTGTACAGTTTTTACAATCATCACCATTAGTGGGAGTTATTGTTGGTGTTGTGGTATTTGTTGAAATTGGTGTTTTAGTTTTAGTTCTTGTAACGGTATTTGTTGGAGTTATTGTCGGTGTGGTGGTTGGGTTTGGGCTAACTCCTACAGATTTAGTGGGAGTTACAGTTGATGTTTTTGTTATTGTAGAAGTTTGAGTTGGGTTTGGGGTGGCATTGATTGTCTTAGTCGGAGTAGATGTCGGGGTTTTGGTCGGGGTTAAGGTTAAAGTAGGAGTTGGGGTTGGTGTGGTGTCTAGCGACTGTAAACAAGATAATGAATTAATGAAATTTACAATTCTTTGTTGTGGTTGGGGGCCGAATCCGTTTGTAAAAAGTTGACTTCCTCCTCCGACTAAACCACAATAACTCATTATGGTACCACCACTGTTGGGTGGGGTGCCCGGAAAAGGACACACACCATTTACAATTTCAAAAACAGTTTGAACTGATGATGGACAACCTAAAAAAGTATAAGTTTCAAAAGTAACACAACTATCAATTCTGTTACAACCAATTGGGTTACCTCCGGGTACAAAATTGGTTGTGTTCCAGTAACATCCGTGGGTATGATTTGAACCCATTAAATGACCTTGTTCGTGTGTAATTACTTGTACTGTAGATGAATATGTTGTTGAGTTAGCGGTTGCATTTACATCAATTTGACTGAAACATACTGGTGAATTAGTACTTGTCGCCAAATATTCTTGACCATCAATTACTACGGTATAATCAGAAGATATTGGGTTACACAAAACCTGTATACCATCGGCCAGTCCTTGTATTTTATTAGCAGGATTTGAGAAAGAGGTTGTTGGAAAAGTAGCGGTTAACAAATGTTTTAAATCACCGGAAAAATTAGCCGCGCTAGTTCCTGCGGGATAAATTCCGTTACCTAAACTATATCTGAAATTAAACAACAATAAAACCATAGAACAGGAACCATACCCGCACCCGTCATTGATAGGTACCGTGAGAGGTGTTGTTCTATACGGTGAATATGATGTGGTAAAAATGTGTAAAAAATTAAGTACGACAAAAATCCCGTCGTTTTCATATAAAGTTTTTGTTGCATTAAAAATTGAAGTTATATACGAAACTGTATTTGCACCTTTCAAAAGTCGTATGTCATAATCAACTACCCAATCTATTTTTACCAATTTAGTTGCCTGGTCTGCAACATAAGGATTTAATGTTTTAAGACCGGTGTTTTTTTTTGTATTTAAAGAAGGGTTATATGGATTTGAATATGTTTGACCTTCTTTAGGTTCATGATGACATGTAAAATTTATAGGATTTTCTTCATTTACACTTGATGTTCTGTATGTTGAGCCTGAGACAAAATTTATATCATATGTTGAGCCAGTCGTTACGATATGTCCATATATTTCATTATTTGTGAAACTTAAAGAACAAAAAGAATTTTCTTCTCCTTCGATTTCTCCTCTATAATGTTCACCCAAATCCCATTCGATATTTTCTCCATCAGATGTAGTGACCGTAAAATTCTCAGAAAATATATTAACTTTTTTTAGAATAACGTTTTTATTAATACCCCCTAACGGAATTGACATAGTCATTGTATCAAATTTCTGTGATGATACAGTCCTTAATTCCGACACATCAATTTCAAATGAATTATCTAAATTAATATTTCTGAGTAAATTCAATTGTTTCATATACTAAATCATCAATTAGGGGTTATACTTATATATTTATACGAATTCTGAGCGGTTGTTATACTTTCATTATAAATAGCACAATTAGAAAAACCTTCAGCCTCAACATAGTATGATTCACCATCTATTAATGTGTCGGCGACATTTGCTGGTATTAAAAATATTCTAATGTTTTCAAATGGTTCACAACAACTGGTAAAATATTTACTAACGGAACAAGGATAAATACTTATACAATAAGCACAATCTCCCCTAAGAGGTGTAGCCGTTGGTGTTGCTGTTGGTGTAGGGGTCGGTTGAGGACTTTGATTTATCGTGGTAGTTGGGGTTACTGTAGGGGTGTTAGTTTTAGTTGGGGTTGGACTTGTGCAAACACAACCAGGATATCTTACAAATGTTCCTGTTCCTGAAGTTAATGTTACTGTGGATGCGCAATTAATATCTATTGAAGTTCCTTGAGGTACAGTCGTTGTTTGCGGGATTCCATTACATGAAATTACATTAAATGTACTACCTCCAGTGTCGTTTACTCCTGAAGTTAATGTAAATCTACTACAACAATTGGTGGGTGTTACGGTGGTGGTTTGAGTATTTGTATTTGTTACTGTTTTAGTTATAGTTGGAGTTTGAGTGGGGTCAGGTGTTGCGTTTATAGTTTTAGTTGGTGTTGGAGTAGATGTTTTGGTTGGAGTTACAGTTGGTGTATTTGTTTTAGTTGGAGTTTTTGTGGGGGTTTGTGTTGGTGTTTTGGTTGGAGTTGGTGTTGGAGTTTGAGTAATTGTTGTTGGAGTTGGTGTTGGGGTTTCAAATGGAACCGCCTGACATGTTAAACACGCAAAATTGTTATTAATGAAGTCATACATTCTTTGTCTAGGTATTGGACCAAACCCTAATGCGAAATTTATCGGAGCGGTTCCTGCACTGTCTCCATAACTCATTATAGTTCCTTGAAATCCGGGTGGTATTGGTAGTTGAGCACACGCAGGAACTCCTGGAGGTACCTCTACCGTGGAAGTCCCGTCAATGGCCTCAGCACCAAAAGTAGTATCTCCATATACCCAAGCGGTATTCCAATTACATCTAAAAGTATGTCTTGAACCTAATAAGTGACCTTGCTCGTGAGTAACTACTTTAACACTTCTACTATATACAGTAGAACTAGGAGTTCCTGTAGAATCTCCTCTTTTTAATTGTGTATAACCATATTTGTTGGGACCACAAAGAGCCCCCACATATGCGATACCCGCACCTGAATTGCTTGTTGGAGAAGTTCCAAAACTCAGTAGCATACCACAATTCTCGGCAATGCCACCATTTGCATTTCTATAATTTACATAGGCATCTAGTATAACATCTGTTGTTCCCACAACAAAACCTGAAGGACCATTTTCCCATAAGAATAATAAGGCTAAATTAACCTGAATATTATCATTAGCATAAAGTTGTTTTTGTGCATTAAAAAGTGCGGTCAACCATGTTATGGCCGGACCCGTTCCACCAAATTGTTGTATCACATCATAATCCGCTTCCCATCGTATATTAATACATTTAGAAGCATATGGTAACGTTAAAGTTTTTGGGGATAATTTTAATTCCTGTAAATTATTATTATGTGATAGTAATTCACATCCACATTCAAACCCTTCGTTATCATTAATCGTTTCATGAAGTCTATGAAAATTTTCATCTATTTTGGTAAACCCATACTCTTTAGTATTATCTTGAACTATTCCGATAATTCCGTCATCACTAAAAGATAATGCAACAAATGATTTTTCAGAGCCAATGACCCGACCACCGTAGTGAATTCCTGAATCATACGATAAAATTTGACCTAATTCATTTACAACTTTAAAATCATCGGACCCAATATTTGTTCTATATATTTCAACTTGTTTTTCAATCCCATCTATAGGTAAAGACAGATAAATTCTTTCATTAGTTTGAGTTTTAAGTGAGGTTATTGTATTTAAATTTAATTCAAAAACACCATCATTTGTAAAACTTTTATGTAGACTTAAATGTTTCATATTTTATATATACTTTTTAAGGAGTTATAATGTTTATATATTCATATGAAAAATCCGCATTTGTTAATGTTACATCATACACGGCACATCCTGAAAAACCAACGGCTTCTACATAATATGTATTTCCATTTACTAGAGTCTCTGAAACATCAAAAGGTATTAGATAAACTCTAAAACTATCATACGGCTCACAACATTGCCAAAAAAACCTATTAACTGTACATGGATGTAAACTCAAACAATACTGACAATTATTATTGACTTGTGTGCTGGTTATTGTTGGGGTTATACTAGGTGTTAAAGTTTTAGTTATTGTTGGTGTTTTAGTTTGTGTTGGAGTTTTAGTTAAAGTTGGTGTGTTAGTTATTGTTTTAGTAGGTGTTATAGTTTGAGTTGGGGTAGGATTAGGACTGGTACCTATTGATGGTGTCGGGGTGGGTGTTTTAGTGAGAGTTGGTGTTGGTGTTAGAGTTTCTTCAGGTGGTGGGCCCAAACATTCTATACAAGTTGAAGGTAGGCTATTGATTGCATCGAGCATTCTTTGTCTAGGTTGTGGTCCGAAACCTAAGTTCAGATTAGTACCTACCGAAACTTGGTGACAATAACTCATAATTGTTCCACCTTGAGCCGGACTTCCAGGGACTCCACAACAATAATTGGGAGCGCAACATGCTCCACAATTTGATGAAGATGTTATACTACAAGTTCCATATCCTGGATTTTGTTGAGCCACAGTGCAACCAGAGCTCAAAATTGCGGTACATTCAATTCTACAACTATCAATTCTTGAGCAACCTCGGGGATTGTCTCCAGGTTGAAAATTATTCGTATTCCAGCTACAAGAAAATGTGTGTGGTGAACCGAACGTGTGTCCATGTTCATGTGTTGTAGCCGCCACGGTCCAACTATATGTCATTGGTTGTTGGAATGACGATGTTATCCAACAAAAAGCGTATGGCCTTGCGCATAACGCATCAACCCAAGCAACTCCTCCACCATACCCTTTGTTAAATGAAAAAAGTTGCGCGGCATCCCCATTAAATGTCGGTCTAACCACCTCAAATTCATATAACATATCCAAAGTACCAATTTGATTATATGGAATGGTTGGATAGTAAAATGAAGTTCCTGAATTTACGAATAAATCAGATAAATAAATTTGTATACCATCATTAGAAAATAATAATTGTACCGCGTTAAATAGTGATGCTAAATATGATTCTGAGTTTACTCCTAGCGTGTCATATATGTCCGTATCCGCCTCCCAATAAACATTAAGACATCTTGTTGTTGCGGTTGGGGATTTCATTAAAATATCCCCATTGGAACTTAACCTGAGATTGTTTTCTAACGAGTTCTTTTTTTCCTCGTCGTAGTCCGGGGAAAGACCGGCCCCACATTCAAATTCATGTACACCCTCGACTGGTAAAACTTTATATGAATCAGTACCAAATGGGGAAATTTCATATTGATTTTCACCATCCAAAATTAAACCTACAACCCCCAATTCAGTGAATGAAACAGCAACCGATGAATTTTCAAATCCACTTAATTTACCTTTATAGTGAGACCCCAAATTTCTTTGTGAGATTTGAGATGAGCTATAAGTTCTATAAAAATTAGACCCAAATAATTCTGATTTGTTTAATTCTAAGTTATGAAGTTCATTTCCAATCGGTAACTGTAATGTAATTTTAGAATGTGAATTTTTTAAAATGTCATCAAATGAAGTTTTATTTAATTGAAAAACTCCTTCGGGGCTAACTGATTTTAATATATTTACACTTTTAAACATTAATATTATGGAGTTGTTATATTTAAATATTCATAAGTGAAGTCATAAGTTGTCAAGAATGGCGAATATGTCGCACATCCTGAGAAACCAATAGCTTCAACATAGTATACATTGTCAGATATTAGTCCGGCTAATACTAATGCGGGAACATTGAATACCCTTATCTTTCTAAATGGTTCACAACATTCTATGAATATTGCAAAAGGTTGGGGGTATACAGTCAACGTTGGTGTTATAGTTGGGGTAACAGTTGGTGTTGGGGTTTGTGTAGATGTTTGACCGGATGGATTGATGTTAACATCAACACATTGTGGTAGTTGGGACGCTCCAGATATCCGTCTTCCGGCATTAATAATAAATGTTTGATTATATGGGAAATCTAAGTTAATCCTATAAACTCCACCAGGAGTTTGACCATTCATTATGTATAAATTACCATTATCACTAAACATACCCCATGGTAATGGAATTATTAGAGTAATTTCAACTTCAGGTTGTCCGTTGTCATAATTATATTGAGTCAAGAAGGTATTTACACCATTAGTTGTTGTTACAAGTAACTTATTATTTGTAGTTAATAATAAATCACCTGAGACGATTCTACCATCAGGAAGTGTAATTTTAGGTGTTGACACAAAGTTTCCTCCAACAATTAATAATTCAACAATTGTATTAGGATTTACCGATATGTTGCTTGAAATTAATCTTGTGTTATCAATCGCTGCCAAACCATTACCAATAGGGTGAGGTAATACAATCGATTGATTATAAACCGCAATAAACGGATTTAAAGATATATTCCATTCATCTATGGTTTGACTTGTTGAAGGATTAATCCATAATTTTGAAGTAGTGTGGGCAATATCATTACCACTTTGAGCCCCCGTAACGGGAAGTAACACACTTGTATTAGTTTGTGGTGTGTACGAATAAACAAGGGTACTGTCATTATATAATACAGAACATTCACTAACCACAGGTCCACTAGGATAAGTCTGTGTAGGAGTATTTGTTTTAGTAACTGTTGGGGTAACACTTCTTGTTGGTGTGTTAGTTTTAGTTACTGAAGGTGTGATACTGTTTGTAGGTGTTGTGGTTGGTGTCTGAGTAACTGTTGGGGTGTTAGTTTGAGTTGAAGTTGGTGTTTTAGTACTAGTTTTTGTTGGTGTGTTAGTAGGGGTATTAGTTTTGGTTGAAGTTGGAGTTTTTGTATTTGTTGGTGTTCCAGTTTTTGTTGGAGTTTGTGTTTTAGTGACCGTAGGTGTAGATGTACTTGTTTTAGTTGGAGTTTTAGTGACTGTAGGTGTGACTGTTTCAGTCGGTGTATTTGTATTTGTTGGAGTATTAGTTGGTGTTTCTGTTGGAGTTTTGGTATTTGTCTTAGTAGGTGTTTTTGTTTGTGTCGGAGTCGGAGTTTCCGTTTTTGTTGGAGTTGGAGTTTGTGTTGGTGTTTTTGTCGTGGTTGGGGTTTTAGTTGGAGTTTTACTTGAGGTGACGGTAGGAGTTGGAGTAGGACATGGACTTCCAATTGTACAAGTTTCACAATCAGTTTCTGATGAGAAACTAATATAAGAATATGAGAAGTCGGCCGATGATAATGATTCGAAATACGTTCCACAACCTGAGAATCCGACACCTTGAATTAGATATGTTTGTCCGTCAACTATCGTTTCAGAAACAACAAGTGGCACATTGAAAATTCTATAAATATAATATGGATTACAACAACCGCTGAAGAATAAGTTCACTGGAGAATAATATGTTGATGTTGGGGTTGAGGTGTAAGTTGGCGTCTGTGTCTTTGTAGGAGTTTGTGTTTTGGTTTCCGTCTTAGTAACGGTTGGTGTCTTAGTAACCGTTGGTGTTTCTGTTTTCGTTGGGGTTTGAGTTCTTGTTTCTGTTTTAGTAACAGTTGGTGTTTTAGTAACAGTTGGGGTTTCTGTTTTAGTAATGGTAGGGGTTGGTGTTTCAGTTTTAGTAACTGTAGGAGTTTTTGTTTCAGTTTTTGTCGGAGTATTAGTCGGAGTTTCAGTTTTTGTCGGAGTATTTGTTGGAGTTGTTGTAACATAAGGTGTAGGACATGATAAATTAAAACTATATATTGCCCCTTGAATCGGTGACTCGACTATTAATACCACAGTAGTTGGTGAAGGTGCTGTTTTATTAAATGTTATAAAACCGCTACCAACCCCTGACACACTAGGATAACCCAAATTATTTAATTGAGTGTTATATAATGGATTTCCTCTAAATCCTGTATCTATAACCACATTACCATCCCATTCGACTCTAAATCTATCAGGGATATTAGTTGCATTAAACGTTAGATTAACAAAACCAACATCACTTCCTAAGTCTATTTCATAATAATAAATCGAAGGGCCGTCAATTGTAATATTGTTTGTTAAATCACAATTTGTTTGTGATGAATAAATTGTTGTACCAATATTTGTTGGTGTTGGGGTAGAGGTATTAGTTCTTGTTTGTGTTTTAGTCGGAGTTGATGTTTTAGTTGGTGTTTGAGTAATGTCAGGTGTTTTTGTCTGAGTAACTGTAGGTGTTTTTGTTGGTATGTTAGTTTTGGTTACGGTTGGTGTTTTTGTATTTGTTGGGGTTACATTAGGTGTATCAATCGGACATGACGTGCTGGCCGGTGTTTGAGTTGGATTATTTGTATTGGTTGGTGTACTTGTCGGATTTTGAGTTGGTCTTGGAGTTTTGGTATTTGTTGGAGTCGGAGTCCTTGTACTTGTAGGTTCAGGTGTTGCCAACTGATAAGTAATCCCTGTAATTTCACATTCAGGTAACAAACAATCAGGACAATCAGGATTAAACATGTTAAACCTGTCCTTCAGTAACTTGAAATTATGTTTCACTTCTGGGGCCGATAACGGCTCAACGTACATTCTGAATTGAGATATTCCCCCATCAAAAGTTCCTGCAAAATATTTTTCTAAAAGTATATTTGTTTCTAATCCATTAAATGACGTGCCAGTTAAATCATTGGTTGGTAAATTTTCAGGGTCCTGTTTGTAGGTACCATCCAATATGTACGTTTTAGGACCAGGTGTTGGTTCTATGTAAACAGGAAATGGATTAGAGGATGATATTGTAAAGTTACATGTATATTGGTCGGCATTAAAGATAAGTTCATATGTACCAAAATAATAATCTGTTACATAATCATATGGTATAATTTGTTGACCTACATTTATAGTACCACCCGTTTCAGGATAAAATACTATATTTGCGGTTTGACCACTATAATTATTACTACCTATTTTAACTTTAACGGCCATCCAATTTTACGAATTATTTATTAACGAATTTTTTGTAAATTCGAGATTTCGTTTATTGTTAAAAAATATAGAATTTTTTTTATAATTGAACGGACTTTTAAAGGTCAAATCTTTCATCAAACAACTTTATTGTATAAATATTAAAGTTGTTGGAAATACTTTTGTATTCTTTGACTTAATCTAACTCTTGGGTCATTTTCATTTCGACCCGTGACATTATATGGGACAATAAAACCAAAACTTAAAAAAACTCTCCTTGAGTTAAATTCATTTGTCCAATGTTTATAAAGAGATGCCTCAAAACAATAAAGGTCTCTCTGCTCAACAGGGACATATGTTTTATCAACATATAGATTATAATCTTCAGATAAAACACTAACATTACATTTGTAATTGATATACCCTTGTATTGATGCGTCATAATGTGGGTCAATTTTTCCACCCTTATTCATATCAACCGCCTGTAAGAACATATGTTCTTTTGGTAAGTTAATTGTTTCAGAAATTCTATCTATTATATTAATAATAAAGTCTGGGACGGGGTCTTTTTTGACCTCACCCACCGACTGAAAATTTGTTATATAATTTGTATATTCTGTTTGAGAGATATCAAAAATATATGAATTACCATTAAGGGTTTTTGAAAGTTCTGCTAAATGGTGATTTGCTTTAAATTCTTGATTATTTAAAGTATCAATCCATTTTAATATGTCATTAACTTCTTTATGACTTATAAAATTTTTAATTATTTTATAATCTTCAGACCCCATTTGTTAAGAAACTCTTTTGGACCTATTTCTAATTCCATTATAGATAAATTCTTTTTATTGTAAATCTCCATCATTTTGGATTCCTCTCCAGCCATTGAACAAAACCAATGTGTTGCTGGTTCTTCTCCTGTTGGAGATACTGGAATTTTCATTACGTTTTTAGTAACCCAAGCTTCTCTTACTTGTTCTACTTTATCATTTTCTGTTAAAATATTAATTCTCATATTATTATGGATTATATGGTCCGTTTATTGCATCTGAAATATACCAAGAAACTGTATTCCAGTCTAAAGTTGTAATTAAATTAAATCCGTCTCTTGAAGTTTGAATTGTACAATTTGCTGTTGTATACACAAGCGGTTCATCTGAAACAGAATCGACTGTTATTACTAAATCCTCTGCTCCGTCGAACTGAACCGCACTTACAGTAATTTGGTCACCAATTAAATATTCAGTTCCTGCAGACAATATTGTTACAGTAGTTACAATATTACCCGAAACAATTACCTCGAATTCCGCACCTATTCCGTGACCTGTTGTAGTCGTTTGCGTTACAGAAAAAGTTGAATCTGTTGCCCCGCTTGGAGTTGTGTTAGAAATTGTCAATACGTTTCCTTGAAGTGTTGTAAAATCAATATTATTTAAATAATTAACTTTTATATCATTGGACTGAAAATAGTAACCTACCGTATTATTCTCAAAATTTTCTTCAATTATGTTACTGTAAAAATATTCACCAATAGTATTATTACTAAAATTATTTCCAATTCTATTACCTCTATAGTTTCCTCCTCCTACTCCAAAACTATCACCTATGTCATTACTAAAAAAACCAATTCCAATAGTGTTGTATCTAAACTGTCCTTCACAAGTATTCAGAGTGAAAAAATCACCAAAAATATTATTTGTCACATCTCCACTAAAAACGTTAACCGCACATGCAAATCCAACGTTATTATTGCTAAAATCCGCAAAAATCTCGTTTCCCTTAAAATCGGTCTTAATTGTGTTATTCTCAAAATCATTTAGAATATCGTTACCTTTAAAATTATTCATTATATCGTTACTTATGAAGTCATTATCCCCGATATCCTCAGAGTTACCTATAGTACAAGTATTGAAATCATTCATTATTTTATTTTTTTCAAAAACCGAATATATAGTGTTCTCATAAAAATTATTTAAAATGTCATTGTAACTAAATGATGACCTAATTGTGTTATCATTAAAACCATAACCAATTTCATTTTCATAGAAATCATTTGTAATTTCGTTATTGTTAAATCCACTACCAATTATGTTTCTGTAAAAATCGTATGTCCCAATAGTTAAATTGGTTCCAATGGTATTATCTACAAAAACGTGTCCAATATTATTTTCATAGAAATCTGAATATACGGTGTTACTATTATATCCGTTCCCAATTAAATTACGATAAAATTCTGAATAACTTTCATTATTATTATATCCATTACCAATATCATTATTATAAAAATCATCATAGATATTATTATCATTAAATTGGTTTCCTATCTCATTATTTTGGAAATCACCATTAGTCCAAACATTACTAGCAAAGTCATTTCCAATATTGTTTCGGTAAAAAGACCCTCCGATTAAAATATTAAAATCAAAATCACTACCAATTCTATTATTGTTAAAATTAGCCGTGATATAATTGTTACTGAAAAAATCTCCGATTATATTACCATCAAAATCATCATTTGTTGAGTTATTATAAAATCTGTCTCCAATTTGATTACTGTCACAGTCATCATTAAATGTGTTATTATAAGAACCATTTCCAATTCTGTTATTAAGGAATGAACCACTTATAAACACATTATTTGCTAATAAAAACTCCCCAGTACCATCTTCTAAATATAGATTGGCTTGGTCACCGATATAGTTATTTACTACAGAACTATCCACCAATGCATCTCCAAATGTTGTATATTCAAAAACTTCATTTGCTCTTACATTTGGTTGATAATAACTCATTATACCATCATCGAATGCGGTATAGTAAGGAGAATCGGTTGTTTCACTTATAGTAACGCCTGATATTGTGGCAAGAGAATCACCCTCAACTGAAATAATCTCGAAAAGATAAGGATTTAAATTTCTTACCGCAATATAATCTCCTACAAATAAGTTTGAGTTAAATGTTGTACCTGTATTACCATATAATATTCCTGTGGTTCCTGTTATACCACTTATACCGACAAGTCCTGCCAGTGGACTGTTTTCATTATATGAATATCCACGATATCTCTTAAATAATATAGTTCTGTGGTCATAGTCCGTTCTATTATTAAAATTATCAATTCTTTCTGTAATTCTACCAAATGCAGGTCCTGCAGTATGCTCAGTTGCGTTAAAACTATAATCGTATTTTATTTTATCAAAAGGAAACTCAGGTTGGAACGCATCTATAGATATTGTATTTGCAGATGTTGCAAACACAACAATAGGCGATACGGTATCGGCACTTTTATATATTCCCGTAGTAATTGGGTCTTTTACATTATTATAATCTGGCTGGTCATAACAAGTTCTAAAGTCGGTTATAATATAATAACTTCCCGTGTTTAATGTCTCACCAGTAATTTTATCAACAAGTTCAGAGTAAGTTACCTCAACTGTTGAATTAGAAGTTATTGATGAGAACTCAATATGATACGTTGCATCATTATATTCAACCGGAATTAAAGTATCCGCAGTTGGAGTTCCTAATAAGGTTAATTGACCTATGGTTTTTCCTGTTAGTGACATGTTTTTTATTTTATAAATATCATTAGTTTATTATGTTGTTTTAACAAGTTCCTGAAAATGTTAATGGGAAATCACAATCAAATGCGACCCCACCACCAGGTCCTGTAAATACGTATGTATAAGTTCCGTCTGAAGATACAATTCCAACAAAACTTGTCGCCCCAATATTATCTGTTATAACATCATTCACTTGTATTTGTAAAGTTTCTGAAGTCTGAGTTAGTTGAAGTGTATTGCTGTTTATACTAGTTGCTCCATTCCATAATGTCGGAACAACTATTTGACGAACACAATTTGGTGTTTTTGTTGGGGTTGGTGTTATTGTTGTAGTTGGAGTTTGAGTTTGAGTGTTAGTCTGTGTTGGTGTAGGTGACGGTAATGGGTCCCCAATAACACAAACATTAGTAACACCTTCATTAAAAGTTAAAAGAGGGAAATAAATATGTAATGGTTGTGTGACCGCATTAGATGATGTATAAATTAAACCGCCGTTTTTATAATATTTCACATCCGTTCCATTATAATCTACTTTCCACACATCTGACGTTGTATTTGTCATCTCACCTGGAACTGTAACCTGAGTTCCATTTTCATATATTTCCAAGAAGTTAGGTTGGATATAAAGTCCATAAGAAATGTCCACATATGTGTCACCAGGATTTGCGTTTGGATTATATGAAAATCCTCCCATCAAATATAAATTACTACTTGAAACTTGGAATGATACTGATACAGGAGAAGTATAAGATTCTACCGAGTATGCAGAGCCATCCCATCCACCGTTTGATGTTTTAATTGCACTGTTTACAGTTATAGTGGCATTATTACCTGTAAATGTAAATGTATCACAAATAACCGATATTGTAGGTGTAGGAGTAGGTGTTTGAGTTATAGTAGAAGTCGGAGTTGGAGTAGGTGTATTGGTGTTAGTTGGAGTAGGTGTTGGGGTGGTAATAATCGGGTCAACAAAACTTAGATATAAGTTTTCTCCAACAGATATATATTCATTTCCATTAACAATTATTGCATCGTTTATTGCTTGTTCGGGGTCAACAAATTTTAAATAGAATAATCCATCAACTGAAATATATTCAATTTCACTAGTTATTATCGCATCAGTTATTGTTTGTTCAGGAGTTGGGGTAAATGTTGGGGTTGGTGTTGGTGTAGGAGTTTCGGTATTTGTAGGTGTTGGTTGAGGTGTCTCGGTCTGAGTAGGTGTTGGTTGAGGGGTTTCAGTTTGCGATGGTGTTATTGTTGGGGTGACTGGTGGAGTTGGTGTTGGGGTTGGTGATAGGAATATTATATTAGAATCCACCTCAAAATTTGATATAATTGTTTTTGGAAATACTTCAACATTTAGATAATATCCGGTTCCATCCAAATCATCAAAATTCTCATTTAATGTTTCGTATGTAACACCGGAAATTCCAAAAGGTGGTATAATCACTTTACTATCAATTTCATAGTGACCACCATCTTTTTTATTAAGGATATTTCTAAAATTCACCTGTATTTCGTCCTTGTAAGGTAAACCAGTTGTTAATGTGTATTGTGCGTTTATAGAACCTGGACTAATCAACCCTATTAATAACAAACCAATCTCAACACCAAATACAATGTCACAAGCGGGCTTAGGGTTAAATGTTAAATTTTCCCTCAATCCTTGTGTTCCACCACCCCATGATACGTTAAACGGAACTCCGACCTGTTTTTCCTTATCGGTATTAAGGGCTCTAGGAATTATCTCTTCAAAATCCTCAATGGTATAAAACAGTTTACCGTTAATATAGATTTTCAATCTACCTTTTCTAAAATTTTCTTCGAGTAACCACTTTTCGTTTAAACTTACAATATCAATTTCCAAAGTGGACTTTGGGTCCATCCTTGTATATGACGTATCAATTAAAGAAACTGTATTATTTGCCAGTGATTCTAAATATACTTTTTTTGTAATATCTCCTAATCCACCTCTATACCATAAATCACATGTATCTAACCATGTATATCTTTCCCAAACCGCATCGAGTTGGAACCAGTGTTCTTGTTCAATGAACGGATAATTAATACTTTCACAGTATTCATAAATTGGCGGAGTACAATAATCTAGTACTGTATAACCTGTGGTGTATGTAATTCCTGAAGTTTCACAAGAACCCGTTGTTTCACATCCACCTGTGAATTTAATTGCTCTTATTCCAATACCCGGATTTTTAGGGTCTCCACAAAGTCTAAATGAAATGTTGTTTGATAACACATCCATTTTTGGGTCAACCTCACAAGTATTTTCAATTGACGAAAATCCTGTATAAACACAATCAACACAATCAGTACAATTTGAACATGAATTACATGTCGGTGTACAAACTGGAGGTAATATACAGTTACTTAAAGTTGCGGTTGGTGTTGGGGTGGGAGTTGGAGTAACTTCGACAATAACCGCGCATTCATGAATTTGACATTCCCACCCACATGTGGCACACGCTATTTTATCACAACCACATCCACACGTTGCCTGTACCATTTTATCCGAACCGCACTTATCACATCCATAATTAACATGAGTATCATGAACTCCGTCTTTAGAACGTGGTGGATAAACATATATACACCTACTATTTGTTACGGTTCTGTTACAACAAGCACAAGTCGATATTCCCGTCAATGGTGAAGTAAATCTAGTATATCCTGTAAAACAATTTGGAGTTCCGTCAGCGTGGTGGTAAAATTTATTTTCAGCTCTTGTTCCCAAATAGAAAAATGTATTAGCATTTTCGGGATATAATAAATTTAATGTAGTTTCACCTGGTCCTGGAAAATATTCACTTATTAATCTTGGCCTTAATAATAATTCAACTGTCCAACCCTTGTTTACTCTTTCAGGAAAAATATCATAATCATACCCAAATAAACGATAAAAACCTTGATAAAAACCACCATATAATTCGTGATATAATCCTTCGGTTTGACCGTATTTACTTACAACTTCATATAAAACAGTATTTGGAAATCCTGAAAATCTAATATTTGGTGAGTTGGTATTGGCGGTTACTTGAAATAACTTTAATCTCCTATCAAAATATAATCTCTCAAATTTTAATCCGTCTGAGAATAAACCCTTTGTAAATGTAATCGAATATCCTGTCATTCCCGTAACGAGTCCATTGTCGATACCCGTTAACCCAATATCACAAGATGTCTGAGCCGAATAACAAGTTAAATCCTCATTATTTATGTTATAATAATTTTCAGAAACAAAAATATTATTTCTGTTATATTCTTTATAATTTAATGTAAATTTTTGGTTAGTTATTGAACTATTAATATCGAAATAGAATGGAAGTCTGTTACCATATGTTTGAGCAATCAAATACGGAGAAAATATCACCTCCATATTAAATCCTTTCTCATCTGAGGTTAAGGACATATCATAACTCTCTAACGCTAACTTCGGATTTAAATTTGGGTAAACGTATTGATTAATATTCTGACCCGCCATTCTTTTTTATTGATAAATACATTGTAACGAAGTATTTATTGTAAAAAGATATGATTAATTACAATACCGAATATTTTAGTAATGGTCGTTATTTCTTCTTGAAAGATAGAGGAGAGACAATTTCTTTATATTATACAATTGCAGAAACTTTGACAGAATCACGAAAAAAAGATGAAAAAAAAGTGTTCAATAAAAAACACGAAAATAAGTTGAAAAAAACTATCGAGAAAATTTTAAACTCAAAACAAAAATTGAGTAAGAAAAATGTCGATAACGCTTTAAATTCGATTGAAGAAGATGGTGAGATTGATGAGATTATTGATGCGGACGGAACAATGTTGGGTTCCAAGATTCCGCCATTAGATATGACATTACACCCTAAAAAAACTACAGACCAAACCATTGCAATGTCAAGGGTAACAAACGACCCTGTAACAAGAGGTTACCGTGTGTATTGGGGTGAAAGTGAGGAAAAAGATGATAATGTTGTTTCTGAAGTTAATATGGAGGATGCGTTTGGATATGAAGAAACTAAAGATAAAGATTTCAAAGACAGTGTTAAAACTCTAAAAGATATGGGAGTGGACAATGCGGTTGAAAGAACTAAACAATTTGGTAAAATTAAAAACGTAAAAAAGAAGAACGGTAAATTAAAACAAAGAATCGTTGAGAAAGATACTCTGACAGAAATCCAAAAACAAAAAATGGTTAAAATGGTTGAGGATATCATCACCAAAAAATCAAAAGATGAGTCAGATGTTGTTGGTAAAGACTCAACACTTAGCAAATTATTAATGAATAATTTAAAATCAATTAAAAAACTTGCTGAAAAAGAAGGAATTAGTTTAACACAATTAATGAAGGCGTTAAAGAACAATGAATAAGGATTTATACGGACATAAAGTACCTCTACCTGAGGATGTGGTTGGTTATCTCGAACAATGTTACGGGGCGGCTGAAGGTGCTGATGAAACAACCGAAGGATATCGTAGGAATATTGAATTAAGAGATTCAAAAGAAGTTACATACCAACAATTAAAAAGAATGAAAAACTTCTTTGATAATTTTAATGGTCGTGAGAATGATTTACCATTTATATTAAATGGAGGTCATTATGTTAAAGAATGGGTAAATAGAACCTTAGGCTCAATGAGAACTGATGTTGATTTGGGAAAAAAAGTTAAATCTGAAGTTTTACCTAATCAATATATACAAACACATGAGAAAGATGGATTGGACAGTGCAAATAGGTCTAGTAAAAGTCATAAGTCAAATGTTGAATTTTATGATTTGGAAGTTACTGAAAGTCTAAAAAGAATAAACGATTTAATAAAAAAAATAATTTAATAATATGCCAAACGTAGAACCACTTAGTTTTGACCAACCGAGTAATGAGTTGTCGTCAATTGCAGACATTGAAAGAAAAAAATTATTAACCAAAAATGATTTCAATAAACAATATGAATATTCATCTGTAAATCCTGACGCTTTAGCTGATGGTGATGAACAAGGTAAAGGAACTGGTATATTCTTAGATGTTTATAATCAACAAGCAGGTGCAATTCAAGATATAGTTGAAAGGAAAGCAGAAATAAAGGTTAATGAATATCAACCGAATAATCCATACACGACTCCATCGGCGTAATGAAACTTTACAACGTTACAAAGTCTCTTATTTTAGAAATAGCGTCAATTGACTCTATTGTTGATGCTATTAAAAAAAGAAATAAGATTGTTATTTACTACGATGGTGATGAACCAGGTGGTAGAGGTCTTAGAGAGATTGAACCTGTTTGTTTTGGTTATAGTAAAGCAGATAACCCCGTATTAAGAGCTTGGGATTATCAAGGAGCTTCACATACCGCATATAAAGGAGAACAACCCTTACCTGGTTGGAGATTGTTTAGAGTTGATAAAATTCTATCCTTCAAACCTACAAACGAAAAGTTCAACACCCCTAGGCCAAACTACAATCCAAATGGGGATAAAAGTATGGTAAGAGTCATTGTTAACGCAATATTTGATAATAGTGAATTTACCCAATAAGTTTAAATTATGACAAACGAGAACGACTTAATACAAAAATTGATGATTTCCAAAAAGATAATGGAAAAACACAATACAATCCCACGTAGAGCGGACGCTTTACCTGACGTTAACACTCCGATGGTAGAATCATATGACGCCCCATCGGCCAAATATAACTTACCACAGGATTTAGTACAAGAAAGTACATACCAGCCAAAACCACAACAACCCGTAACACAAGATAAGATTTTATCATCAAAATTGCCCGATGAAATTAAAAAATTAATGATTGAACATCCAATTTCTCAACCAAACAACATGGGCGGACCAACATTATCAAACGAACTTGTTGATAAAGCGGCTCGTCTTATGAGTTTAGGTTCAGACGGGAACGGATATCAAGGTAAAGGCGTGGTTAAAGAAACAACCTCTCATAGAGAAAATATCCTTGATAATCAAAATCTTAGAAGTCTACTTAAAGAAGTTGTTCAAGAAGTATTATCTGAAAATGGTATGATAACGGAATCTGTTTCGAAAACTAACGATGTATTTTCATTTAAAGTAGGGAAACATATATTCGAAGGAAAAGTCACGAAAGTGAAAAAAATACAGTAATCTTTAACCCTCACAAATGTGGGGGTTTTTTTATTTATCATAGTTGATAAAATGTAATTTTCGTCGTATACTTTCATTATTATTTTTAATTATGAAAGAAAAAATTAATGTTTTAGTTCTACCATCGGATAGAACAGGTGTTGGTAAATTTAGGTCATTGGACCCTCATGTCATGTTACAAAATCTATATCCTGATGATTTTCATGTTGATATAGATTATGAACCAAGAATAAACGATGTAAATTATTGGAAACAATACCAAATAGTTCACGCTCACAGAAGTATAGGACAAAACTACGATATTGTACCCCAACTCATCCGACAACTTAAATCATTAGGTATTATCGTTGTTGTGGATATTGACGATTATTGGTTACCTACAAAGGAACATCCAATTCATCAGTTAATTGTTAATCATAAATTGAACGAAAAGATTGTTGCCAATCTACGTGAGGCTAGTTACGTAACAACCACAACAACAATTTTTGCCGATGAAATCAAGAAAATAAACAAAAATGTTATTATTTTCCCAAATGCCATTGACCCAAGTGAACCTCAATTCAGACAACCAACATTAGAATCCGAAAGAATTAGAGTAGGATGGCTAGGTGGTTCCTCACACCTCCATGATTTAATGTTATTGGATGGAATGGTTGAGAAAAATGGGAAAGAAATAAATGATAAAGTTCAGTATGTTATTTGTGGGTTTGATACTCGTGGTACAATGACCGAAATTAATCCAAAAACAGGAGAAGAAAAACGTAGAGATATTCTTCCTCACGAAACTGTTTGGGTTAGATATGAAGAAATTTTCACAAACAAGTACGAAATTGTTGGTGACGAGTATAAGAAATTTTTGATGGAATTTAAAGATGTTGAATTCCCAAATGAAACTAGTTTACCATATCGTAGAGTTTGGACAAAACCTGTAACTACATACGCAATGAACTACTCTAAGTTGGACATTTCGTTGGCCCCAATCAAAAACCATATCTTTAATAGAATGAAATCTCAACTTAAGGTTATCGAAGCGGGTTTTTATAAAAAGGCACTTATTGCTTCTGAGATTGGACCATATACCATAGATTTGAAACATTGTTTGAAAAATGGTAACTTTGTTGATGGAAACGCTTTACTTGTTGATGAACATAAAAATCATAGTGATTGGTCTAAGTACATTAAGAAACTCATTCAAAATCCAAGTATGATTACCGACATGGGTGAACGACTTTATGAAACTGTAAAGGACACTTATGATTTGAGAAACGTTACAAAAAATAGAGCTGAATGGTATAAAACTTTGGTACAATGATAAAAATCCCTATCACCAAAATATTATTCATTGATATTGAAACGGTTGGGGGATGTCCTGATTTCACTACATGTCAGGCATTAAATCCTAAAGTGGCAACTCAATTTATAAATTACTATGATTGGTTTTTAAAAAGATTTCCTGAAGATGATAATACGGTAAGTAATATAGAACAGGAGGAAAAAAAACGAGATAAAATATTTGCAAAAAGAGCCGCGTTAGTTCCAGAATTTTCAAAGATTGTTTGTGTTAGTGTTGCATTTGTTACAGACAAGGGTGAAACGAAAATGCAAACATTTTCAGGTGACGATGAGTTAGAGTTACTAAAGGATGTTCAAAAATTATTGGACAGATGTGGTAAATTGGATTTTCACTTATGTGGTCATAATCTTAAAAATTTTGATATACCCATGTTAGCCAAACGTATGATTATCAATGGTCTAATGCCCCCATCAATTCTACCTTCATATGACACAAAGCCTTGGGAGATTAAGGCAATCGATACCAAGGAAATTTGGCAATATGGGGCGTATAGTTCAATAGGGTCATTAGATTTGCTTTGTTCTTGTATGGACATACCAACATCAAAAGAAGGTGAGATAACAGGAGATATGGTTCATGATTCATATTGGATTGATAGAAAATTAAAAGAAATAAGTGAATATTGTGAACGTGATGTTCAAGTTTTGATTGATATAATAAAAAAATTAAAAGAATTAAAATGAGTTTAGACTTTTTTGGAATGTCAAAAGAAGAATCGGAAAAAATTAAAGAATTACTTTCCGATAACAGTTATGATTTTGATTATGATGAGATTTTAAAAGTTACGGGGGTTGATGTTAAGGAACTTGAAAATGATATCTTGAATTATACCCCAAAGATAACTTTAAATTATAAGAAGTTACGCCCTGAGGCAAAGGACCCTTTTTACAACTATCCATCCGATTCTGGATTTGATTTATACGCAACGGAGGACACAACTATTCAACCTTTGGGTAGGGGTTTAGTTAGAACGGGTTTATCATTCGATATTAAAGATGGGTATGAAATACAAGTTAGGTCTAAAAGTGGTTTGGCGATAAACCAAGGTTTATTTGTTATGAATTCCCCTGGAACTGTTGATAATGGATATACCGGTGAGATACAAGTTATTATTTTCAATACAAATAGTTATGCGTACACAATAAATAAAGATACAAAAATAGGTCAAGCAGTTTTGTGTCCAGTCGTTAACGGAAAATGGGTCAATTTACAAGAAACCAAAGAAGAAATAAACAAGGATAGAGGTAATAACGGTTTTGGGAGTACAGGGATATGATTACAATAGGATATAGTACAAGAAACTCAAATCCACAATATGTTGAAATATTGAAAAAATCTTGTGGATTGAAAAATGTTGAAATTATTGAAGTTGTTAATAATGGTGAAAAATCCCTACCTAAAACTTATAATGAAATTTTAGAAAAATCACAACATGACATTGTAGTGTTGTGTCACGATGATTTAGAATTTGATACGGATAATTGGGGTAAAAAAATAATAAAACATTTTAATAAGAGTCCTGAATTTGGTGTAATTGGTCTCGCGGGTTCTAAATACTTACCTGAATCAGGTAAATGGTGGGAAGTATCTCAAACAATGTATGGTATTGTAAACCATAAACATGAAGGAAAAAAATGGACTAGTACTTATTCAAAAGCAATTAGTAATGTTGAAGAGGTTGTATTGATTGATGGATTATTTATGGTTTTGGATAAAACAAAAATCAAACACAAATTTGATGAGGAATTCGATGGATTCCATTTTTACGATTTGTCGTTTTGTGTTCCAAATTATTTAGATGGTGTTAAAATAGGAATTGTTACAGATGTTAGGGTTACTCACTTATCTGTTGGTATGACAAATGATACATGGGAAAATAATCGAATATTTTTCTCAGAAAAATTTAAAAATAATTTACCTTTAGATATTACTAACAATAATGTTTGTGAAACTTTCATATTTTGTCACGACCAAGATATTATAATTGATTACGAAAAATCAGGTAAATTTAGTAATTTAAAAAAATATAGATATGTCTTTTTAGGTAATAGACCTGTTGATAAAATAGAGGATAATTCAAATATTATTATTGCTCGTAATTTACCATATAATTTAGAGGAGTATCCAAATATAAATGCATACACAGGATGGTATGCGTTGTGGAAAAACAACCTAATAAAAACTCCATATGTAAATCTATTTGAGTATGATGTTATTTTAAATAAAAATTTAGAACAAATCATAGATAAATTTATGTATGAAAATCAAAATATGATTGGTTACATACCATTCCCTTGTTCGAATTATCATTTTATAGATAATAAAAATTGGGTTGAGGAATTATTTGGAGCAATCAAACAGGTTTATAAAGTCGACCTTGAAAAAACAATTAGGTTTTATATGAGACAAAACCCTAAGTTGGTTTGGTCTACCACTAGTAATTGTACTATGAAAGTATCATTTTTTAATGATTATATGAAGTGGTTTGAACCTCTGTCGGAATTAATTAAACACTCTAAAACAGCAGGTCACGGACACGAAAGGTCTACAACTTTTTATTGTTTAATGTACAAACATAATCCGTTTATTACTCAAGGGTTAATAAAGCATTATCAAATGAATTCACATGGAACTCAAGACCATTATGTTGATTTTGATAAAAATATAAAAGAATTAGTTGAGAATTAATGAAATATTTGAGTTTTAGTTTATGGGGGGATAAACCCATATATAATGTTGGGGCAATTAGAAATGCCGAATTATGGAAAACCATATATTCAGATTGGCAAATGGTCGTTTATTATGATAATACAGTACCAAAAGAAACTATAAATAAATTAAACGATTTGGGAGTTTTAACAATCGATGTAACCGAAAAAAAACTTTATGGGATGTTTTGGAGATTTTTTGCAATAGACTTACCTGACTCAGAATATTGTGTTTTTAGAGATGCCGATTCAAGAATAACTGTTAGAGAAAAAATGGCGGTTGATGAATGGATTAATAGTGGAAAATCTTTACATGTTATGAGAGACCATCCTGCCCATGGAATTCCTTTCGGGAGTGATAGATTAGGTATTTTAGGGGGAATGTGGGGAATTAAAAAAGGTTTTATATCTATAACTGATATGATAAACGATTTTGTAAAAAATAAAAATTTATCATACGGTTCAGACCAAACTTTTCTAAAAACTGTTTTTTCTTTATTTGAAAATGATAAAATTACCCATGATGAATTTTTTGAAAAAAAACCTTTTCCGATTAAAAGAGAAATGGGTAGATTTATTGGGGATAGAATTGATGAGTTTGATAAACCTGTCGGTCAAGATTATTTGTCGGTAATATGAAAAAGATATTATATGTATTATTACATGGGTCTATGAATCCTGATAGATATTTTAATGTTAAAAAAACTTGGGGTAAAGATGTTAATTGTTTGTTCTATTCTGACCACGAAGATACTGAAAAAAACATAATTAAGGTATCGGATAGAAAAGATTATCATTCAAATGAAGATAAACATATTAATGTTTTACATTATGTCTCAAATAATGTAAAAGATTATGAATGGTTTTTCTTTTGTGATGATGATACATTTGTTAATACTAAAAAATTAGAAAATTTTGTGGACCTTTTGGATAAAGATTCAGTTCACGGCTCAGTTCTTAATGGTACTTGGTCTGTTGATAAAAGTCTTAATTATTGTTCAGGAGGGGCGGGATATCTAATACACACAGAATTATTACACAAAATAACTAGACACTTAAAAATTTTAAACACAGGTTATTCAGATGTTACACTAGGTTTATTATTAAGAGAATTAGGTATAAAATCAATTGACTATAATTTTTTTAATTCTCAACCACCTAGTTTTTATAATATCCCTGTTGACGATACTTCAAATTATATTACTTTTCATTATATAAAAACTATAAATGACATGAATAATTTATTTAGCAGGGCACAATGAAATATATTTATCACCATTTAGGATTAGGTGACCATATAATATGTAATGGTATGGTCAGACATTATAAAGAAATTTATGGTAAAGTGATAGTTTTTTGTAAACCACATAACTATGAAAATGTCAAATATATGTACCGAGATGACGAAGATATTAAAGTATTACCTGTCGGTGAAGACTGGGAAGTTAACAGATATATTATTGAAAATAATATTCAATATGACGTAATTAAGATTGGATTTGATAAATTAATGAAATTCCCGATGACAAAGTTTGATGAGGCATTTTATAAAATATCAGAAATGCCATTTGAATATCGTTTTTCTAAATTTTTATTTTTAAGAGACCCTAATAAAGAAGACGACGCCTTTAATTATGTTAATCCAAACAATGAAGAATACATTTTTGTTCACGGTAAAGTGGATAAAAATAAAATTAGAACCGATTTAAAAATAATTGAAAATCCAATTGAATTTGGAATTTTTGATATTCTTAAAATAATTGAAAATTCAAAGGAGGTACACATAATGGAATCAAGTATTAAGTGTTTGATTAATTCTTATGTTTTTGAAAAACCTTCATTTTATTATCACCAATATATCAGAGGTTACAACGAATCATTGAATAGCCAAGGTAAAAATAAATTTATAACAATATATTAAAATGATTGGAGAGAGAATTGAAGAAATTATTAAAAATAAAGTAAATCAGATACTAACTAATAGTAAAAATGTTACCATTCCTGATGATTTAATTGAAACTGACAATATAGGAGAGGTGATTGAAAAATTGGCTATTTTACATTGTCGCATGTGGTATCTTGAGGACTCTATCAGTGTTGCGGAAAATGATTCGGAAATTGCCGATTTAAAACGTAAAATTGATATTTGTTTTAAAGTTAAAAGACCTAAATATGTACAAGCGGTAAACCGTATGATTGAGAATTCTATATTAACTAATAAATCATTGATTGAAGATTCTGTTAAATATTATAAGGGATTTTAATTATGGAAAAATTATTGGTGTCTCCTCAATTAAAAGGGGGGTTAGGAAACTACATATTTCAAATAGCGGCTTCATATTACACATCAATTAGAGATAATAGAGAAATGGTTGTTGATATTTCGGATATATCTATAATTCATAGCCCAATTGATTTATACTATAATAATATATTTAGAAAAATAAAATTTGTTTCAGAGTACTCAAACTATTCGTCTCATGAACCGATTCAACCCATACAATATTCTGAAATACCAAACCCTAAAAATAATCTAAAATTAAAAGGTTATTATCAAAATGAAAAATATTTTAAAAATTTAAGACAAGATATTTTAAATTTATTTGAGATTGACTCTGAAACATATGAATTTATTACTATGAAATATTCAGATGTTCTATCTGGAAACACTTGTTCACTACATGTTAGACGTGGTAATTATGTTCAAAAATCTCATTTTCACCCGGTACAAACTATAAACTATTATAAAGAATCCGTGTCAAAAATTGGTGAGGATTTGGACTACTTAATTTTTTCTGACGACATTGATTGGTGTAAAGAAAATTTAGGGTTTATTAAAAATAAAACGTTTATTAATGGAAACATAGACTATCAAGATTTATATCTAATGTCAATGTGTAAGAATAATATAATTGCGAACTCAAGTTTTAGTTGGTGGGGAGCTTGGTTAAATAATAATGATAATAAAAAAGTAATATATCCATCTAACTGGTTTGGAGTTCAGTTTTTAGATACTTCAGAAATAGGATGCGAAAATTGGATTAAATTATGAATAAAATTTTAGTGACAGGTTCTAACGGATTGGTAGGGTCTGCTTTAAAAAAAATATTAGGTGATAATCAAATCTATCACACAAAAGAAGATATAAATCTTCTAGATAATAAAAAAACAATTGATTATATAACATATCATGTTAAACATAATAATATTGACACTGTAATACATTGTGCGGCTAAGGTCGGAGGAGTTCAAGCCAATATGAAAAATAATAAAGGTTTTTTTATTGATAACTTTATTATCAATAATAATATTATTGAGTCATGTTTTAAAAATGAAATACCTAATTTTGTTAATTTATTATCAACGTGTATTTTTCCTGATAAAAACATAACATTTCCGTTGACCCCTAATCAAATTGACCAAGGACCTCCTCACTTTTCAAATCATGGGTATTCATATGCGAAAAGATTATCTGGTTATCAGACAAATATTATTAAAAAAGTATTAAACGCTAATTGGGTATCTGTTGTCCCTACAAATGTTTATGGAATAAATGATAATTTTCATTTAGATGATGGTCACATGATTCCAGCTATGATACATAGGGCTCATTTATCTAAACAAAACTCTGAAAAAATGGTAATATGGGGAGATGGTAGTCCTTTACGTCAAGTAATATATTCGGAAGATTTGGCAAGGCTAATAATGTGGTCACTCGATAATTGGAAAAGTGATGAACCATTTATGGCAATTAATAAACAAGAACATTCTATATTAGAAATTGCTAAAATAATATGTAATAAATTAGATATAGATTTTAATAACATAATTTTCGATAATACTAAACCAATGGGTCAATATCGTAAGCCAGCAATATCTAATGTACCGGAAAATTTTGAATTTACGGATTTATCAGATGGTATAGAAAAAACAGTTAAATGGTTTCAGGAAAATTATAAAAATATAAGAAAATAATATGGAAAAAATTACATTAGTAAAAGATACTATCAATTTTGACGACATAAAAAAATTAATCTATTGGTTAGAGACAAATCCAAGATTAACTAAGGGAAAATTAACTGAGGAGTTTGAAAAAAAATGGTCTAAATGGTTAGGGGTTAAATATTCAGTATTTGTTAACTCTGGTTCGTCAGCTAATTTAGCTGCAATATATTCTTTAATATTATCAGGTAGATTAAAGAATAAAAAAATAGTGGTTCCTGCGGTTTCTTGGGTCACGACCGTCACGCCAGCAATTCAATTAGGTATGGAACCAATAATGTGTGAATGTGACATGAATAATTTAGGACTTGACATTGACCATCTAAAAAATATCATTAAAAATGATAGTCCATCAGCAATTATTTTGGTTCATGTCTTAGGTTTTCCAAATCATATGAATGAGATTATTAAATTATGTGAAGAAAATAATATTTTGTTAATTGAGGATACTTGTGAATCAATGGGCTCAAAATATGAAGATAAATTATTGGGTACTTTTGGGGACCTATCAACTTTTTCATTTTATTTTGGACATCATATATCAACTATTGAGGGAGGTATGATATCTACTGATGATGAAGATTTATATCATATCTTATTATCAATACGTTCACACGGATGGGACAGAGACTTACCTAAAGAAAAACAAGAATCTTTAAGAAAAAAGTATGATATTGATGATTTTAGGTCACTTTATACTTTTTATTATCCAGGGTTTAATTTAAGAGCAACAGATTTACAAGCCTTTATCGGGTTAGGTCAATTAGACAAATTAGATATTATTGTAACTAATAGAAATAAAAATTATGAAAGATATAAAAATGAAATTAAAAATACTTTTTGGAGCATTTCCCCTCCTGAAAATTCATTTATATCAAATTTTTCATTTCCCATTATAACTAAAAATATCAAATCATTAACTGAAGAGTTAATCAAAAATAATATTGAATGTCGGCCCTTAATTTGTGGTTCGATTAACGAGCATCCATTTTGGTATGAAAGATACGGTAAACAAAATTTGCCTAACTCAAAATTGGTACACGAACTTGGTATATATATTCCAAATAATCATCAAATGACTTATGATGAAATTAATAAAGTAATTCAAATAGTTAATAAAAATTTATGAAAAAAGCATTAATTACAGGTATAAATGGTCAAGATGGTTCATACTTGGCCGAATTTTTAATAGAAAAAGGTTATGATGTATATGGAATTTTAAAAAGGAATTCCGTTGCGGAAAATCAAACTGCTAGATTAAATAATGTCTATAATAAAATAACGCTAGAATACGCAGATTTGACTGATATGTCTTCTTTAGTTGGGGTCATCCAAAAAATAATGCCGGATGAGATATACAATTTAGCCGCACAATCTCACGTTAGAATTTCATTTGACCAACCAATATATACCGCAAATGTAACCGGATTAGGGACTTTAAATTTATTGGAGACCGTTAAACTAATTAAACCTGATACTAAAATATATCAAGCATCTTCATCTGAAATGTTTGGTAATTCTATTGATTCTGACGGATTTCAAAGGGAAACCACACCGATGAATCCCGTTTCACCATATGGATGTGCTAAAGTTTTTAGTTATAATATTTGTAGGAATTATCGTAATTCTTATGGAATGTTTATCTCAAACGGTATTTTGTTTAATCATGAATCACCAAGAAGAGGAACTAACTTTGTAACAAATAAAGTATGTAAAGAAGCGGTTAAAATTAAATTAGGTCTATCAAATGAATTAAGATTAGGCAATTTGGAAGCCACCCGGGATTGGGGTCATGCTAAAGATTATGTTAAGGCAATGTGGGAAATTCTACAGTTAGATAAACCTGACGATTTTGTGTGTGCAACAGGTGTATCTCATTCAGTTAGAGAATTATGTGAATATGTTTTTGGTAAACTAGAATTAGATTGGGTAAAATACGTAAAACAAGATGAAAAATTTTTGAGACCTGAAGAATTACATGACTTAAAAGGAGATAGTTCTAAACTTATTAAATCTACAGGATGGTTACATGATTACACATTCGAATCTATGTTAGACGAGATGATTGACTATTGGATGAATTATTTTAAAATTAATATATGACAAGAAAAAAACCTATTTCAGTTCAAGAAGAACCGAAGAAAAATGTGAGTAGGAAAGACCAAATCACTGAAATAATAAAGAAAAAATCAAAGGAAAAATTTTTATCTGAAAATCAAAAAAAATATTACGATTTATTAATAAATAATCAAATTACAATTTGTTCTGGTCCCGCAGGTGTTGGTAAAAGTTATATCGCAATGAAAGCGGCTTTGGATTTATTATCAGACCCATTAACCCCATATGAAAAAATCATAATTGTAAGACCCGCAGTTGAGGCCGAAGAAAAACTTGGCTCTCTACCTGGTAATGTTGAAGAAAAATTAGACCCTTACATTTTCCCATCTTACTATCTAATGAATAAAATTATTGGTAAGGAGGCTCGTGAAAAATTAAAACAAATAGATGTAATTGAGGTATTCGCTTTAGCCTATATGAGAGGTATGAATATAGACAACTCAATTCTTATTTTCGAAGAGGCTCAGAATTCAACCCCAAATCAGATGAAACTACTATTAACTAGAATAGGTTTCAATAGTAAGTTTTTTATTTCAGGTGATTTAGAACAAACTGATAGATATAAAGATAAAAGACACTCGGGGCTTTGGGACGCTATAGAAAAATTTAAAGATTTGTCTGATGTTGGTGTATTTGAATTCGATAACAAAGATGTTGTTAGAAATCCATTAATTAGTAAAATTCTAAAAAGATACGAATAATGAGAATTGGTATTGAGGTAAACGGAGTTTTAAGAAATACTTTGGACAAAATAGAACAGACTTATCAAAAATTTATGATTGATAAGACAGAAGGTATTGAATATGAAAATGATTTTAAATATGAAATAACTTATCCTGTCGAAGATTTGGAAATTAAAAAACATTTTAGTTTTAGAGATGATGATGAAATGTATTCTTTTTTATATGAGGAATTTCCAATGGAAATTTTTGGTCACGCTCAATCATCAGAATATAACACGTTTAATGATTTAAATGAGATTTATATTAATTTAAGGGATAACCACGAATTACTAATAGTTTCCGATGAAATTAGTAAATCAAAACCGGCAACTCTATTTTTTCTATCAAAATTTGGATGTTTAGTTGAGAAAATTAAATTTTACAGTAATATTACTATGAGCTCAATGTGGAGCGAGGTTGATGTTTTACTTACATCAAACCCTTCTTTATTATTAGAGTGTCCTAAAGAAAAGATAGTTATAAAATTCGAAACCGAATATAATAAAAACATCGACTCCTTATATATGATACGCTCTATAAAAGAATTCGAAAAAACATTAAAACAAATAACAGAATGTTAAAAGTACTAAATGAAAACTATTATCTAGATTTAGATGAAATTGATAATTACATAAGTATACCAAATGATACTGGTACTTCAGAAAATCATATAAGTGTAGTTAGGTACGAAATGGTTAAGTTAATGACTGAGATATTATTAACTGAAAAAGATGAAGTTGATGAGACATTGGGACCAAAGAGTTCTGACCTATCAATTCCATTCAAATTATCATTTAATACATTATTAAATAAAGGATTATTAAACAAATATTGATATGACACAAGAACAGATTTCAAAATTAGAAAAATCAATTGAGAACATAAAGAATAAAAAATCAAGAATATACTTTATTGTTCAAGACACAAAGGGGAATGCTAAGGCATCAGTTGCTTACATTTACAGATTTGCAATGTCTCTTTTAAATTCGGGATACAACCCAGTTATGCTTCATGAAAAAACGGACTACACAGGAGTCTCAGGTTGGTTGGGTTCTGAATATGATGAAAAATTACCTCATAAATCAATTGAAGGTCAAAATTTGGAGGTATCTCCTGAAGATTTTATAATTGTTCCTGAACTATTTGGTTTTGTTATGAGTCAAATAACAAAATTACCTTGTGGTAAAATTGTATTATCTCAGGCTTACGACCATGTTTTAGAAACTCTCCAACCCGGAGAAAATTGGAATCAACTTGGATTTTACAAGTGTATAACGACTTCAGATACTCAAAAAGAATATTTAGAAAACGTTATGAGAAACGTTTCATATGATGTATTACCTCCATATATCTCAAATAATTTTGAGAAACAACAGTTTCCTCCTAAGCCAATTATCGCAATTCATTCAAGAGAACAAAGAGACAGTATTAATTTAATTAAGAATTTTTATGTAAAGTTTCCACAATATAGATGGGTTACATTCAAAGATATGAGAGGATTATCTGAAAAAGAATTTGCAAGTGTTTTTCAAGATTGTTTCTTATCCGTTTGGATTGATGAAACTAGTTCTTATGGAACTTTCCCTCTTGAATCTATGAAGTGTGGGGTACCTGTTTTAGGACTTACTCCTAATATGGTCCCACAATGGATGAATTCTGATAATGGTTTGTGGGTTAATAATAAAATTCAAATGGTGGATTTTGTTGCAGATTTCTTACAAAATTGGCTCGAGGATAATGTTAATGATTCATTATATGAAGAGATGTTAAAGGCTGTAGAAAATCTACCAACGAAAGAATATTTTGAAGAAAAGTCAGTTTCATTATTTGAAGGTTACATTAATACAAGATTAACCTCGTTTGAAGAACAATTAAATAAATTAGTTTCAGTAGAATAATTTTAAAAATATGGAAAAATTTAATGTATCGGTAATTTTACCAATAAAATCTTCTTCGGCTCCTTGGTTTGAAGAGTATTTCAATAAATGTATTGAATCTATCAAAACTCAAAAAGTTCGAATAAATGAATTAGTAATTGTTCATTCTGATGAAACATCTCTAGTTGAATTTTTGAATTCTTTTGATTTTGGTGATTTAAATGTTGTAAAACATAAATGGACGGATGAACCAAATTATGCAAAACAAATTAACTATGGAGTAAGAGCTTCATCGTCTGAATGGATATCTCTTTTTGAATTTGATGATGAATATTCAACTATATGGTTTAAAAATGTAAAAAAATATTCAGAAATTTATAAAGATGTTGATGCATTTTTACCTGTGGTGATTGACACGGATGAAAAGGGATTATTTGTTGGATTTACCAATGAAGCTACTTTTGCTCTCAATATGACATCAGAAATTGGTTATCTAAGTAACGAAACTCTACATCAATTCCAAAATTTTCAAACATCGGGAATGGTGATTCGTAAAAGTGCGTTCATCGACTATGGGTTAATGAAATCATCGTTTAAACTAACATTTGGGTATGAATTCTTTTTAAGAATGACATACAATTCTGTTAGAATAATGACAATTCCTAAAATAGGATACAAACATACCAATTTTAGAACTGGTTCAATATTTTGGAACTATAAGAATGGTGAGACAAGTTTGGTTGAAGATGAAGTTAAGTTTTGGATTGAATCGGCAAAAAAAGAATATTTCTTTATTAATGACAGAGCCATAAAATACGAGTCAAACAATAATTGATGATTGAAGAATTCAACGGAAGTGGTGATACAAATGTTGAGTTAAAGAAGAAAGGAAGAAAACCAAAACAAGCAAATTATTTCGATGTAAGAGAAGAAATGGCCGTTATAAGATTCTTATCGGCCAGTACTTTTGAAGAAAAAAACAAAATATACAACGACTACCTAAGAAAACCTTTAGATAAGATGATATCTTCTATAATAAGAAGATATAAGCTATATAGAAAAGATATGGATTTTAACGAAATTCATATAGACACTCACTCGTTTTTAATGACCAAAATAGATAAGTTTAAGCCGGCTAAAGAAAAGAAGGCTTATTCGTATTTTGGTACAATCTGTAAAAATTATCTTATGGGTCAAATTATAAAAGACCAAAAAGATATGAACAGAAAAATATCTTATGAAGACATCTCAACTGATTTGGAAAATAATCCGGATTTTTCATACAGTATTGATAACGATTCACTAGATTCTGAATCAATTATTAAAAATTTTATAATTCAAATAGAGTTATTAATGGAGGATGATACATTAAACGAAAATGAGTTAAAACTAGGACAGGCTTTATATGAAATTTTTCAAAATTATGATGACATATTTATAGGGACTTCAAATAATAAGTTTAATAAAAATATTATTTTATTATCTCTGAGAGAAATGACTAATTTGAGTACTAAAGAAATTAGAAGCTCTATGAAAAAATATAAAGTTATCTATTATGGGTTGGTCCAAGGTATGTTAAAATAAAAAATGCGTTTAGATATTTATTATTATGGCCAGACCACAAAAAAAAGAAATTAATCTAACTCAAGAGTCGATACTTGCTCTTATGCAGGAAATCTACAATGAATTAGTTGAACAAAGAAATACCGCAATTAGGATTCAAAACAAAATGCTTTCGTTAATGAAAGAGACCGAGGACATGACAGTTCTTGGTCCTATCATCAAAGAACAACAAAAAATCATAAATGATTGTGTTGAGAAAAAATTAAGTTTATCAAAACTCCAATCTAGTATTTGGGAAAAAAGTAATTCGTCTAAAGAATCATTTACACTGTCTGACTTAAATGTTGATGATGAAGTAATTCAAAGTCTAATGGAGAAAGATTTATCCAAAATGGATGAATCATATAAAATGAAAAAATAATAATTATGGCGTCAGTTGATGTAAGTGTTGACTATAAAAAGGTTCAAGATAAAATCAAGGCTAATAAATCGTATAACTCATTAAAGGGTGATTATGATAAGTTAACAAAAAAGGTAGGAGATAGTTTTGAACAAAATAAGTCAGATGTCACAACTTCTTTAAATGATGTAAAAAAACAAGTTAACCGATATCAAAGAGAAGTAAAAAACCAATTTTCTCAACTCTTAGACATAAATAATTTGTCGTCACCATATGGGTCAAACACAATTAATTATTTAAAAAAACAATTAATTAGGACTTTAAAAAATTGTGAACCTCAAATCAAAGAGTTACTTTTGGAAGAGAGTTTTAATATGGTTGGATGTAACCAAGACCAAGAATACACACCTCAAGATATATACATAAAGGTTAAATCAGTCGACATTGGTAAAATCTTACTTAATTATAGTCCATTAGAAAAACCTGGTAAAATTTTATATGAAAGAGAGCCGGCAAGTGCTCCTCAGTTATATCCATTTTCTATGAATCGTGAACTTTGGAATAGAATCCAAAGCTCGTCTTCATATTTTGGTGACTATGGTACATATTATAAAGGGTCATCTGGCCAGGATTTATTTGATATTCAATATGTTGAGACTAATGCCATAGGTGAGACGGGTCCATATTTTAAAGTTAGTTTACAGGATAGAAATCTATCAATAAATAAAGTTAAAGAATTTATGGTTGATTATTATCAGTCTATTAAAATTTTTGACTTTAATGTAACTATGGCTCAAATTATGAATTCACTAAGTGGTGCCGTAAGTATTAAAGCCGATATCGGTATTGTTGAAGTAACTGACCAAAAAAAATTCGAGAAAATATTACAAAGGATTTTGGGGTTATGTTTTGATAATAAACAACAGATTGATGTTAGCGGAATTGCGAAAATAGGTGAGTTAGATAATATTGATGAATCTTTTTTTGAATTTACTGACTTAGATTTAAGGACTATTGAACAAGAGGTTGAAAATGTTAAAAAGGGAGTTGTTGAGTATTTGGATTGTACTGAGGTAAAACTTCCAGTGGACGCTTCATCTATTATTGATTCATTAGACCAATTAAATTTCATACCTGATGATGATTTAGTAGAGGCTTCCAGTAATATTACCGATTCTTTAATTAATAACCCTGAATGGACAAAAATTGGATTGAGGGGAGATATTCAAGCGTCTGTTAATCTTAATTTTATTCAACTAATATCTCAAGGATTAGTTTCAGGGATGATGGTACCAAAAATATTACTCCCAATCATGATAATGTTAAAATCAATAGGTAATAATATTGATGATAAAATTAATAGTCTGATGGACTTTTTAAGAGAATTTAAAAGTAGAGCAATCGATTTTATTTCAAAGGTAGGTGCCATTTTTGTGAAAGAATTATTTAATATAATTAAAAAAGATATTAAAAATTTAATTCAACAAATTATTTTGGATTTAGCCAAAGAAAAGGCGGATAAAAGAATTATAATGATTTTGAAATTGATTCAATTATTAATAGTAGTCGCTCAATTTATTAGGGATTGGAGAGAATGTAAAAGTGTTGTTGATGAATTACTTAGTTTATTACAAATAGCAACAACCGGATGGGGTGGGGAAATTCCTTTACCATTAGCACTTGCTAGTAGACTTTTGGATGGTTATTCGGCAACAAGAGCCTTTATCGGAACTATAGAGGAGTTACAAAAGTTAGGGATACCCACTGGTCCCATGCCTGATGGTAGTCCTAATCTAACCGTTTTAAGTATGTTGGGTCAAATGAAAGCCATGTCAGTTGAGGAGGCAGAAAATGGTAAAGTTCAAATAGCAATAGGTTCTTTGGCAATAACTCCGGCCGGATTAACTGTTCCATCATCCGCATTTGGTAAAAAAATATAACTATGATTGATATAAAAGATTCGGAAAAAACTAGTAGGATAATAAAAGAATATAAATCATCGTCAAATAAGGATTTAACTTTTGCGATGGATTTTATTCAAAAAGACTTTAATTTTACTAAAGAAAGAATTATTGATTTAACTAATCATTTAGATAAATTAGAAGTTTTATACAACAAACTTTTATCAGAATATCAAGATAGAACCAAAACAAAATGAACATAAATAAAAATAATGAACATCAAATAATATTTCCTGGTGAAGTAATAAGTAGATATGACCCTAAAATGTTAGGTAGGGTTAGAGCGAAACCTATTTATAGTGAGTATGTTTCTGAGATGTTGAAATCTGTTAACAAAACATATTTACGTGATGATGAAAGGGATTTAAAACCAGAATTTTGGTGGGGTGAGAATGATATTTTTGTATTTCTACCTTTATTACCTTTTTATATAAGTCAAGTCCCTGATGAAGGGGAATATGTCCATATAATTTATCAAAATAAAAAGTTTTTGTTTGGTAATCAGTTCTATATCCAAGGGCCTTTCTCGTCCCCGATGAATTCTGATTTTGAAACGAGACCGTCATCTGAATCTATTTTATCGGCTGGTGATAGATATAAATTAGGTATAAATTTAAAAGATAATTTTAATGTATATAACGATGATGTTAGTTCTGGAATATTTCCCGAGCCGGGTGATAACGCTCTGTTAGGTAGAGGTAGTGCCGATGTTATTGTTAAACCTGAAGAAGTTCTAATAAGGGCGGGTAAAACAGTAACTAGTGATTTAACTCCCCAAGATTATCCTAAATCAAAAACTAGTAGGGCTTTTTTGCAATTATCTAATTTTTTATCGTCCACGGTCCAAGGAGAAACTGAAACCAACTTTGATGTTAGTAAAGTTATAACTAAATTAAAAAGAATTATAATTTGGAATATTGATAGTGGTGTATTAGGAAACTCGGCCAATAATTTTTCAGGTAGTATAACACTCCATAGAATGTTAGAGACTACAAGTGCGACCACTGATAATTTTAAATTGGGGTCAATTAGTACTTTAACTTCGGGGACCGATTACGGAAATGAAATAGAGGGTATTAGATTTTCAAATAAAACAATTGAGGAAGTAATTTATACATTTAATACATTTATCGATAGTGTATTTGATGGTACTGTATTATATAATGATAGTGTTGTGAATAGTAGGTCTAATTTCCAAGATGCCGATAGGTTTCCATTTGCAGTTTCACCATCTAAAATTACATATCAAGAAGGTCTAACATTATCAGAACATGTCGACCCAAGTGACGTTCAAGAAAGTGTTAATTATTTCAAATTACAAAAAGGTATAAAGGTCAAATCAAACAATTTTCAAACCGGTTGTTTTGTAGTTTCTAATAACACAAATAATATACCTACAATAGGACCTTCTACTAAAACTAACAGGAGACAAGATACTAAAATTGATGTTTTTTCTAGTCCGGTTACTTATTCCGTATTAGGCGGGCAAAAATTATATTTATTATCTCACAATATTACAGGTCCTAAGGGAAGAATTGATTTAACAAATACAATATACGGTATACCTGATATTGAATTCACTAAACCTGGCGGAATTCAAGAAAAAACATACCCAACAGTTAGAGGTGATGAATTAATCAAACTACTTAGAAAGATATTTGAATTTGTTAAAGGTCACGTTCATCCAGTTGCTCCAAGTCCTCCAGTTCCTGTTTCATCAGGTAACGGTCAGACAACTTTAGAAATAGACCAATTACTTGCCGACGCTGAAAATACTATTCTGAATCAAGAAATCAGAATCAATTGATATTTATTGATAAAACATTTTAATGTCAATAAATAACTCTTATTTCAGTAAAAACGACACCATCATATATAGAAGTTATGTAAACACGGGAAGAAATCCTGTTACAGAACTATTTTATGGGTCAACCACCATTAGTCAATATCCTGAAGGATTTAGTCGTTTCATTTTCGATTTAGACCTTTCTTTATTAACGGAAAAAGTCGACTATGGGACCATTACATTAGATTGTAATGATAGTGTTAGACATGTTTTAAGAATGACAAACACAGGTTTTTTTGGTGGTGATGACTTATTAAACCAAAACACATCACAAAACAGAAAAAGAGCAACGTCATTTGATTTAATATTATTTAGAATACCAACAAACCAAATTTGGGATGAGGGTGTTGGATATGATTACGGGGATTTGGTTTACGAATTTAGTGAATTTGACGAATCTTACTCAGTAAGACCTACTAATTGGTATCAAAGAACTACTATTGATTTATGGTCTGAACCAGGACTTTATAATAACAAAAATCAGGGGTTTGTTAATTACAGTGGTTTAACCATTATTGACACACAACATTTTCAATTTGGTAATGAAAACATTAGTTTTGATATGACCAATGAAATTAATTCAATTTTAAATGGTTCGTTGAGTGGTGTTTCAGGATGGGGAATTGCATATGTACCTGAAATTGAGAATTTAGCAGGATTAACTGAAGCTTACGAAACTCAATTTTTTACAAGACACACCCAAACTTTTTACGAACCATTTTTGGAAACAACATATGATGATTTAATCGAAGACGATAGGAATGAATTTGTGTTAGGTAAAGTTAATAAACTATACCTTTATCTATTCGATAATGGAAACCCAATAAATTTGGATGTGAATCCAACTGTGTCAATTTTGGACGCTTATGGGAGAGGTATTGTCGGATTAACAGGTTTAACTTCATGTAGAAGAACCAAGGGTGTTTACGAAATCACATTACCTCCTTTGGCGGGATATAAAACTCCATGTATGTTTACTGACAAATGGACAAATCTAATTTTAAATGGATTTGATATTGGTGATGTAACCAACACTTTTTCGGTGTATCCGATGAAAAAATCAATCCAAATCGGACCAAAATCTCAAGACCCTAAATTATACGGATTTGATTTCTATGGATTAAAACAAGATGAAAAGATTTATAACACCGATATTAGAAAAGTAGGTGTTATAATAAAACAAGCCTATACCACTCAAAAACTATTACCTAATGTTGACGCTTTTTATAGAGTATATGTTAGAGAAGGTCAAACAGAAGTTCAAGTACAGGATTGGACAAAATTAAATAGAACCCCAAACGAATATTATTTCATATTTGATACTCGTGATAAAATACCAAATGAATATTATATCGATATGAAAGTTGAAAGTAGTGGGGAAATAAATACATATAAAAGAACCATAAAATTTCAAATAGTCAATTTGAAATATTTTGAGGATTTATGATATTTATAATAAAATATTTTTCATGAAAAATTTATTTGTATTAACTGAAGAAGAGAAAAATAGAATACTCGGTCTTCATGAATCGGCAACAAAAAACCATTATTTAATTAATGAACAAACCTCGGAAGGGGACGCTTTTAAAGTAGCTGATTCTATAGGTTTAGGAAAAAAAGAAATTCTCGAAAATCGATGTGTTGAAATTATGATTTTTGACGGTCCACAATATGATAATTTAATTTGTAATGTGTGCCCAAATGGTTATATTGATTTTAAAGTTGAAAATGATTATAAAAATAAAATTGTTACCGGAAGTTGGTCTACCGACCAAAAAACAATAACAATAAAAATGTCTGATGGTAGAGAATTCAGAGGAAAATTTAATCAAAGTAATTCGTTAAAAACTCAAATTCAAGAGTGGTTGACAACTGTAAAAGTTTTCAACGAATGGATTTCAGTGAGGGGTCGTGACGGCGAAATTGTGAGAACATGGGACTCTTGGAAGACTACTAAAAAGTCTTCAGAAGATGTAATTTATAAACAAAATTCAGAATTAAAAAAATTCAAGGAAAATTATCCTTGTATAACCGAATACCCGTTAGCTGAGGTAGTCTATTATGGTAATAATAAGGAAAAAGTAGCTTATGTTGTTGGTGATTATTGGTATTATAATGACGGTACTAAAGTATCTCCTGATGGTACAAAATCTAGTTGGAGTTGTCAGGATAAAATATTTTTACAAACCGTCCAACCTAAACCAGAACCAGTAGTTAGTGGTGGCCAAGAAAATCCAAATGTTACAAGAATTAAAGATTTACAAACTAAGGTAGGAGTTAAAGATGATGGAATTTTAGGACCAAAAACGTTAAAGGCGATAATGGATAAACTCTCTCAATAATATAAAAAAAATGAACAAAAGATTTATTTTAACAGAAGAAGATAAAAATGAAATAGTGAGTTTATACTCTCAAAAAAATATTGTTTTAGAACAAGCGGCCGAAAAACCAGTAACATTACAAGATATTCAAAACAAATTAGTTAAATTGGGTTATGGTGATATGTTAGGTAAAACTGGTGCTGATAATAAATTTGGTAAAATGACTTATTCGGCTATTACTCAAGCTATTGGTGAAATTGAAAATAGAAAACAAATGAAGGATGCCGCGGCTAATTTGGCTCCGATTAAAAGTAAAGAAGTTACTCAACTCTCATCACCTGAAGCACCAAAACCTGAGTTAAAAATCGCCTCAACTTTAGCTCAATTAACTGCTGATATTAAAACAAAAGAACTGGCGGATTTAGCAATAACTCAAGCCAAAATGGAAGCGGAAAGGGCAAAGACTCAGGCCAAATTAACTAAAGAAATGTGTAGGACAATTGGTAGAGCGGTAACTCCTCTAAATCCGTTTAAAGAAGGTGTTGCAAGTCAAGATTTATGTAACGCTTTAAGAAGATGTATAACTGACGGATTTATTGTTAGAGACGAGTCTGTATTTGAAGGTTGTAGTGCGTTTCCCGCGAAACAAACAACACCGGTAACAGGTAGTACTCAGACAACTAATACAACTACTGCTTAAATTTAAATATTATTTGGTTCATCATCGGTTATTTTAGAGATAACTCTGATTGCTTTAGATATTACCTCAGTTTCTCCGATAGAATAAGTACCCAAATGATGAGCGTGCTTAACAGCTTGCACCAATAAATAAATCGATTCTTTTTGAGACATTGTTGTTAATATTAACTCCAAATGTTCTTCACTTATTAATGAAACTGAGTTAAATAATTTGCCGAATTCTTTGTTTTCGATATTTTCCATTTTACCGTAATTAGATATTTATAATTATAGTCAATAAAAAAGACTTTGTTAATGGATTTAAAAAATAAAATTATACAATACCTAACCGAAGCCACTTCTGAAAATGGTAGTAGAGGTTCTTATAGTCTTCCTATACAACCAGGATTAAAAAAATTTGATAAAAATCAATTATCTCCATTTTCAATTCAAGTATCAAAATATAATAATGCCGAATTAAACTACGATAGTTTAGACGGACACATGGACGAACCTAAAAAAAAGATTAAAAAAATGGAAAAAAAATCCAATAAAATATCGAACTATAAAAAAAATCATCCAACAATTAGTGACGATGACGGTGATATAATCAATCCAACACCTGGTAAACTTAATGAATGGATTGAGATTACTGAAAGTACTGTATTAGAGGATTTAGGTGTTTGGTTTGGTACTAAAAAGAAACCTAAGGGAAGTAAACAACCAAAAGGTCCATGGGTTAATATATGTAGAAAAAAAGAAGGTGGTGGTCATCCTCCTTGTGGTAGACCTGAGGCGGATTCAAAAGGTTATCCTAAATGTAGAGCAGCAGGTGTTGCCTCCAAAATGACAGACGCTCAAAAAAGAGCCGCCTGCCAACAAAAAAGAAGAGCTGAAAAAAGTAACCCAAAATCAGGAACGGGTAATTCACCAACTATGGTTTCATACAAACCAAAAAAACAAAACGAACAGATTAAACTTACTGAGAGTCAAATAAAGAGACTTATCGACACAGTTTTAAACAACGGTCTCTGATTCGTATGAACTTATAGTTGTGAATATCTTATCTAAAGAGTGTTTAATTTGACCCTCAAGCTCACGTTCCATAATCTTAGCCCTAATTTCCATTTCTTTAAAAAAGAAATTATTTAGTTTTTCAGATTGATTTGGGCTGAGTTTAATAAAATAACTATACGTATGGTTAGTAATTGTTACCTCATGTCCGTCTTTAGTTATGAATATACCTAATTCTTGATTTTTAATGTACATTTTTTCAGAGATTGGAGCAATCAACAATTCTGAATTTTTGTCATGAATTAATTTACGACAAATAAAGGTACATTGACTTGTGTTAACTTTTGATAACTCAGATTCCATAGAAGTAAATTTATTAATTTTTCTAAGGAATAACTTGTAGCGGATTATTAACTTTTTTAACATATTAGGTGTTTTGTGGTACAAATATACGACAAAACTCTAATCCCACAAAAATTATTTATTCTTTTTAGGTGTTAAAATATACCCCAATTCTACTACGGCACCAACTGCTAAAGCAGGTAACCATACCCCTGTAACAACCGCAGCCACAGCTCCAACTGCGACAATACTAGTACCAACAGTTGCTCTTTTCCACCTAACTTTCTTTTTTTGTTCTTGTGATATTTTTTCTTGAGCCTGCTCTAATTGACTTTCTAAATTCTGATTTTTTAATGCAGAATTCATGGCCTCTTCCTCCAAATCTTTGTAATTATCAAATAAACCAAAAAATGCTTCTCTTGATAATAAGAGAGCATCAGTACAATCACTTGAGTATTTAAAAATTGAGTCTATCTCACTTTTGTAAGAATCCCTCAACGCTAATCTCTTTAATACTTCTCCCTCCTGTCTTTTGGTTAAGAATATCCCAGTGTCCCCTTGGAACACTATCCTCTTGGGACGTATGGTCTGACCAAAGTTTATCCCTATCATGGTCAACATAAGTACCAAAAGAAGGAGTGACTTTTGTAATATTTGTCTCATAATTTATTATAGTTTCATCTTGATAATCACGTTCTCTTTGTAAAAATGAAAGTAATAATTCTCTATTTGATAATCTTAATATACTAATAGAATCTCTTAATTGGTTAATTTGATGTGATGTATTAACCTCCTTAGTTGACTCAACTTCATGTTTAAAATTATCTTTCAAAAAGAAAATATATGCCAAAAGTAATATAATGGCAAAAATAAAGATGTAATCCTTTAATTTACTCTTATTCATTATCTAATAATAAGGATAATTTGTTAAAATTCAAGAGACTATTTTCTCCTCCACTTACCACCTTTACTTTTGTAATGTTTCGCAGCAGCTCCATTACAATATGCACTTGGGCAAACTTTATATCTAGCTCTTGCCCAATCTAATGATTTTTTCCATAACGAAGGGTTAGTGGGTACATTTTTTTTTGCTTTTTCAGATATTTCTGACTCCATCATAACCATTTCTTCTTCATCTGATTGGTCATCTAAATCACCTTCATCGGTGGTTTCATTCATTAAAAAATCAAATACTTGGTCCATATTATTCTTCGCTTCAGCAATATGGTCTTGAGCCCAATCGTGACCGTTGTCCAAAATAGAATCAATTTCATCTCTATTTTTACTTAACAATATATCACATTGTCTTCTCATTTGTTCTAAATTAGAAAAGAACATGTATCTATCAGAAGTTTGCTCTTCTAAAACTTTTTTAATTAGATTTTGTAGTTTGTTGTCTTTCATTTTAAACCGCTTCGTTTCCTTTTATTTCTTCACATACGTTATCTAAAAAATTCTCAACTTCATGTTCCAAACCTTCATATTTTTCAAATAAATTTACACCGTCACCATCCTCAAAATTACATGTTGAGTAAGTTCCATCTGTGTCACAATAAATTTCACCATAGAACTCATCGTTATTAATTTCCAAATAACCACTGTGAATCATCTCATCAGGAGTATCCTCAGTTGATTCGTATTTAAATGTCATATCAACTCCACCTATGTTATCTGAAAACCTATGTTCATAGTCAAATGATTGAGACCTTGTTACAAGTTCCTCATCATCTTTATATTCTCCTGTTTCAGAATAATGTCTGAGATATGATTGTTCTTTTGGAGTTAATCCATCAAAACCAACACGGTTTATCTTATCCAAAATTGAATCAATTTCGGATTGACCTTCTTTTATAATACGTTGGATAACGTTAATTAATTCTGATTCTGTTAATCTTACTACTTTCTTCATAATTAATTATCCGTTTAAACCAAATGTACCTCCGAGTGCAACCATATTTAACTCAACAACCGCTTTTCCACCTAAGTTAGTCCATACAGGATGAGGAGGAGCAACTGTAACCACACTTTGGTCACATAGTGCGATACAAACTTCATTTGGGGTTCCAGCCGATAGAGGAGCGTTTGCTCCGGCTATGTCACCGTAATAATATATTGGATTAATGTCTGCCATTTTATTTTTTTATTTTAATTTTTATGTTGTTAACACTAAAATACTATCCGAGTTTACATCACCTACATATAAATATTGGGTGTCAGGTGAATAAAATGCAAAAACAGATTGGTCATAAGCTGTTGTTGCTCCTGAATAAATGAATGTTTCACTAATTATTGATAAATTTTTATCCATTGTTGTAATGGTAAAATCATTAGTTCCTCCTGTTACAATACCAAGATAAATATATTCCTTATCAGGATTAAATACAAAAAAATCTGTATTTGCGGTTATACTAAGTGTGTCAAGTGGACTATTATCGCTGGCGTCAAAAGACTTTATTCCTGATTCCGGAATCAAAACATATATAAAATTATTTACACCATCAAAAAGTACTCTTTTATTGATTTCACCACTTCCTCCTATATTTATTGTATCCGCCGTAACTCCATTTATAATATCTACTTTTGTCATTACGGTTGAAGAACCAACCACATAACAATATCCATTATTGTCTGATGCAATACCTCCTTTGTATGAACCGTTTTCAACAACATCAATTATACTTACAACGGTATTTGACGAAGCATCAACAACTACAACAACGTCTTCGCCTGGACCTGTTTTAGTTATTGCAACCAAATCATTGGTATTGTCAACATCGATACCGAAAGTAGTTCCCGATATGTTTATTACTGTTTTAGTATTGCCTGAATTATAAATGGTTAAACCGGTAATTGAACTACCACCTGAAGGTCCTGCAAATATTTTTTGATAAGTACTATTATAAACCGAGTTTACAGAAGTTATATTATTAATCTGACTAACCGTTTGAGCCGAAGTTACTGAACTATAAGAAGGTAATGAGTAGACCTCAGTTGAACCCGTACTAAATGTATAAAGTAATGACATTTTTTTTGTTTTTTATTTATTTTATTTTATTATTACACCCTTTAAATTGAAATTATTCGGGTCGGTTAATGTGTAAACTATTGTAAGTGGTTCTAACGCCGATGTTGCCGTTGGTGTTGGTGTCTTAGTTTTAGTTGGTGTTTTTGTATTTGTTGGAGTCACATTTGGCGTCTTAGTAGTTGTTGCGGTCGGTGTTTTTGTCTTAGTTGGTGTTACAGTCGGTGTTTTTGTCTTAGTTGGTGTTCTGGTTGGTGTGACGCTTCTAGTTGGTGTGTTACTTGGTGTTGGAGTTTGTGTTGGTGGTACATAATTCTCCGTTCTAGTTACAGTAGGAGTCATTGTTTTAGTTTTTGTAGGAGTTTTTGTAGGTGTTGGAGTTGGGTTAGGAGTTGAAGTTACATTAGGTGTTTGTGTTTGAGTAGGAGTGTTTGTCTGTGTTGCAGTATTAGTAGGTGTTTGAGTCATAGTCATTGTTTTAGTTTTTGTAGGAGTTTTTGTAGGTGTTGGAGTTGGGTTAGGAGTTGAAGTTACATTAGGTGTTTGTGTTTGAGTAGGAGTGTTTGTCTGTGTTGCAGTATTAGTAGGTGTTTGA